GCATTCAATGGAAGTACCATTGCTGTCAGTTCCCTTACTGGAAATACCTTGACTACCAGTGCATTCAATGGAAGTACCATTGCCGTCAGTTCCCTTGTTGGAAATACCTTGACTACCAGTGCATTCAATGGAAGTACCATTGCCGTCAGTTCGCTTATTGGAAACACTTTGACGACGAGCATTCTTAATGCAAGTACAATTAATGTAAGTACTCTAACTGGTTCTTCTCTTACAATGTCTACCATTACCGCATCAAAGATCAATTATTCTACCCTATCTGGATCCAGCCTTTCGGCCAGTGCCATGACATCCAATACTCTCGCCCTGTCCACACTCACCGTTTCCAGTATTAATAATGGGACACCAGGAGTTGCCGCCTATTCTACTTTGAACGTTAGCTCGTTGAATGTCATGTCGACCACGACGACGTCTTCCCTCATTACCACAGGTAATGTCGGTATTGGAACCGCGACTCCAGGATCCAATTTTATCGTCTATAATTCGGCTACTTCACAATTTTCAGTGATCAATGGTGAAATCGATTTGATGGGATCGGATCTATCAGGTTATTCAATCTGTACATCGATCATATCTAATAACGGAGGAACCTCTACCTATGGTACGTCAACCTATGGACGTCTGGGACGCCTTAGTGTAAATTACAATACATCACAGGGTGGAACCGGTCAGGCTAGCTATTGGAGAGATTGGGGCATTGATAACAATGGAAGTTTGTTTTTTACCCAGAATCAAAGTGTGGTACAAGCATTTACCATATCTGGACCCGGTTATGTTGGAATTGGATCATCAAGCCCCACATCCAATCTTCAAGTGAGCGGAAGCACCAGTGTATATGGAATGCTTCGTGTTGTAAACAGTACCTCCACTACCAGCAATGAAGTCAGTATTGGATATTTTAATAATCCTTCCGCTTCCTATTCTGGTGCAACCGGTTCCGCATGGTGTCATGGAATCGCCTCCTTTGGAACGGGGACCAATAATTTCGGATTCGGATGTGTCAATACAGGTCTCGTCATGAGTATGTTGTCTTCAGGTAATGTTGGCATTGGAATATCCAATCCTTCTTCCAAACTTCATGTGGTCGGTTCATCTTCCATTTCTACACCATCGGTTGTTTCCTTTGTAAACAATGGCGGAGGTCAAAATCTTTCAGGATCCGATACGGTCTATAGTCAAATTACATTGGGTGCCTATGGCCCTTACATTCGTTGTATGCAACCCAATTCGGCGTATACTGACGGAATTCGTTTGGATTTGTGTACAAATCTGGGATCCAATAATACGACTCCTGCCCCTCGCATTTCAATGTTATCAGGTCCTTCAGGAGGATATGTTGGGATTGGAACCACAACGCCAGGATATGCACTGCATGTCCAAGGTGCGATTTATGCAACGGGTGAAATTACCTGCTTTTCCGATGAACGATACAAACAAAATATTGTTCGTTTGGATCATTCCTTGGACATCATTCGTAGTCTAGGAGGATATTACTACACTCGCGAAGATTATCGTCCTGGAGAACGTCAACTCGGTCTTCTTGCCCAAGAGTTATACAAGGTTCTACCCGAAGCAGTCAGTTATGATTCCGCAAATGATAAGTATAGTGTCAATTATAATTGTATGATTGCACCTCTGGTCGAAGCCGTTAAAGAATTGTACGATCGCATGGAAGCACAGTCTAAAATCATTGATTCACAACAACTTCTTATTCAACAACTGTTAAATCGCACATAAATACGGTCGTGAAAAAAAATATTCACTCTATAGAATGGCAATTCAATTACCATTAGATATCGTGTCCAATTCAACCTGTTCTGGGGCATTTGCACTCTTTCGTGTATCTACCTCTTATACCGGTCCTACCATTTCTGTTCGAAGGAGCAGTGATAGTGCAACGTCTGATTTCTATGCCGATCCCTATGGACAAATGGGAACCGCTCTGAACGGAACAGGAACCACCATCGAATCATGGTTATCAGGTTCAACGGGTTATCTCACGAAATGGTATGATCAATCAGGAAAAGGAAACCATGCAACACAGGCCACAACGGGTAATCAACCTTATATTGATATTATTAATAATCGTATTAGTTTTTCAACAGGTACTTTTTTTAATCTTCCCAGCGGAACTGTCCCGATGAACGTTTCCTATACTGTCACCGTGAAACATAATACCATTAACAATGGACCTGGAACGTGGCTATCAGGTGCGGGTAGCGGAGCAGGAAATAATTTAGGTAATGGCTTTCGTCGCAACAATACAGGTTATCTCAATTGGTGGTATAACAATGATTTTCCAGGAAACGATAATACCTATACCACAGGAAATACCGTTACTCATGCCTACGATGGTTCCTATAATTATTTATATATCAACGGAACACCACAAGGGGTCTCCGTGCTCCGATCTGATTGGAATGGACAAGCAGGAAATGAATATATTGCTACCTCGCCGTTTGGAGAGTATTTAAACGGAGAATTGTATTTTTTGTTCATTTTCAAATCCTTGTTATCCATTAATGAACGAAATCATATTGAACATGGTGTATCCATTCCCAATACCATTCAAGCCATTAAATATTCTCAAATCAAATCCATCTTTGGAATCAATACCACTACTTTTGCACTTAGTCAAACAACCAACTGGATCGGCGTTTCTACCAATCAATTAATGAATGCTTCGATGTTTGATGGATGTGTTTTACGAAGTGGATTGTTCCTGCGCATTTATTGGTCTCGATACCATAATAATGATCCAACCTGGTTTAATAGTAATACACCAAATATAACCGGTGTTACCACCAATCTGCGAAATACATACTGTACAACTGGTGGATTCAACAATCCCAACACAATCGATTCTGCAATTGGTGGAATCGCAGCCAACACCGTCTATTCGGTAGAATGTACTGGATTGTTTTTTGCACCGATTTCAGGAACCTATACCTTTTATCTTGCAAGTGATGATTCCAGTTATTTATGGATTGGAAGTACCGCGATATCGGGTTATACGACTTCCAATTGTCTTATTAATAATTTCTATACAGGTCCCGCTGAAAAGAATGCAACCATCTCATTAACGGCTGGAACCTATTATCCTTTTCGTCTCCAATTTGGTGATGGTGGAGGCGGTGAATTCATAACCTTTAGCTTTTCACCTCCCAGTGGTGTACGTGTATACGAAGGAACAGGCTATTTCTTTTGTGAAACACGTAATGTAGCGAATAGCAATACCTATGTTTATGTCATTCGAAATGGAAGCACCGAAATCACAACGAGCATTCAAGGAACCACTTCTTCTAATCCTGCCACGAGTGGATTTGCGATGTATTCCTGTAATCCATGGCTCCCCAACGGATATTATTGGATTAAATCTTCTGCCATGCCCAACGCCTTGCAAATGTATGTTGATATTAAATATGGAGGTTATGACTTCTATGCCATCACTAATGGAATAAGTGTAAATTTTATTACTCAAACCCATTCTGGAACGGCGCTTGGGCTAGAATTAATGATTCCTCGCAGTCAAAATCATTGGCGAGCCATCTACAACTATGTTCATACCACACTTGGTAGTTATTACTATAACTATCTCGTCGCACTTCCTATTTATCGTACTACCTCCACTACAGGTGGTTCGCTAGGTGGAAATTATACAGGAGTTGCCATGTTTGATCCTCGACTGGGAAACAGTGGATCCACTGCAGGATCCTACACGGGTGCACCCGATTGGACATGCAAAGATGGTGGATTGTGGTATTTGCGAGATGTTCCACACAGCGAACCCAACGGAGATTATACAGCGAACGCATTTCTAGGAACCTATAATGAAGTTGCAAATGCGTCCTATAATACATCCTATGGTGCACCTGGATTTAACGACGGAAGTTCTATTTATTATACGGGATCCAATTATATTGTTTCTACCAATTATGCAGGTTCCGCACTTAGCACCTTAACCATCTATTTTGATGGCTCGACGTCCGAACGCGCGGCGCCCAGCGCACTCTACATTAAAAACCTAACAGGAACCAATACAAACGGAGTGTATTGGATTAATCTCCCCACAGTAGGGGCAACCCAAGTCTATTGTATTATGGACTCCGCAGTAGACGGTGGTGGCTGGATGATGGCCATGAAAGCAACACGTGGAACAACCTTTCCTTATGATTCTGGATATTGGACCGCTGTTAATACACTGAATTCAACCGATAATACACGTAATGATGGAGATGCAAAATTCAATACCATGAATTATTTTCTATGCAAAGATATGCTTGCCTTATGGCCCGATATCCCCTACAATTATGCAGGTGGAACCGGTGGTAGTCTGAGTCTGTCTGGATACAATAATTGGTGCTGGATGAAAAATAATTATAATTCAGGTACACGACAGACACTCATTAATTACTTTTCAACTGCAAGCAATGTTTCATTTGGAACCCCTAAAGGGGTAGAACGAGGAACTGCATTTAGTAGTCAAGCAGGTAATTCGTTTTATGGTATTAACTTTACACAATCATCATGGATGAAAGTTCGATGGGGGTTCGGCTGGAATAATGAATATGACTGGGGATCAAATGATGTGATTGGAGGTATTGGATTGTATGCTGCCTGGGGTGGAGGCACTACTTTGCCCAGCTATTCTGCAGGTGATGAAATTGGATGCTGTCAAGATCAAACCGGTATCAATCGCAGTGCACGGGTTGAAATGTATGTTCGCTAATGATTCACCCATATCTTTCGCGCTTCTTCATAGTCTATGATGGGTTTTCCCAGACGTTGATTGATTGTATTATGAAACTCGACAAAGAGCCGAAAGAGCTCCATTCTTCCAAACCGATCTCTTCCTTCGATCTCGGTTTGAAAAAAGAAATCGTAATGAGCCCGACAGCGGTGGCAAGGGATACATGCACTGATTCCTCGTAGGTTCTCCATTGCCTCTTTTGAAAATCGTACTTGTGCATCGTCATCTTCAAAATCAATAATGGTGATGGTATGAATGAATCCCCACAAGTGCTGTCCCCACATATGTTTGGGTCGATCAGGCATTCTACTGATACAGGGGAATCTTAAATGTCGAACCATTCACGGTTATGGGAAGATAATAGGCCGTTATGGTTCCAAGTGCAGGTGTATTGGTTACACCACCAATCGGACTGATTGTAATACTCGAAAGAGTAAGAGACGATCCAACAATGACATTCGATCCTCTTATGGTAGACCCTATGATGCTTGATCCCGTTATACTAGACCCAAACAACGTAGAAACCGTCAGGGTCGATCCTGACATACTGGATCCAAATATCGTTGATCCTGAAATGGTCGAACCCGTCATCGTTAATCCAAACAGTGTAGAAATTGTAAGGGTTGATCCTGCCATACTGGATCCAAATATCGTTGATCCAGCAATCGTGGATCCCGTCATGGTTAGCCCAAATAGTGTGGAAATTGTAAGGGTTGATCCTGCCATACTGGATCCAAATATCGTGGATCCTGAAATGGTCGAACCCGTCATCGTTAATCCAAACAGCGTGGAAAACGAACCATCATATCCAGTCAGTGTTGAATTTACATTCAGGGTTGAATTCACGGTCATGGTAGATAAGGATGTTATACTCGACACTGTCAATGTACTCACAAAGAGTGTTGAGAATGATCCTGTGTATCCATTCAGTGTAGAAAGAACATTGAGAGTCGAATTCACGGTCATGGTAGATAAAGAGGTGATACTGGATGCCGTTATCGTGGAGGTATTAATCGAACACGCAGTTAATGTACTGAGCGTCATCGTAGAAAATGTTCCATTGCTTCCACTTAATGCCGATATGCTAATGGGTGTACTCACCACCATGGTAGAAAACACTGCATTACTTCCATTCAAAGAAGAAACATTTACCGTTGAACTTCCTAACGTACTTACCGTTATGGTAGAAAAGAGTCCTCGATTGGTAGATAATTCATTCGTGGAAATAATACTAGTAGAAAGATAATTGGTATTTGTTGTAGAAAATGTCAAGGTAGAGTTTCCTGTTATCGAGGAAAAAAGACCATCATTCACGGCAAGATCACTTGTAGAAATAATACTAGTCAACAGATAATTTGTATTTAGGGTTGAAAAAGACAACGTCGATGATCCCATAATGCTAGAAAAAAGACCATCTCTTGCAGATAAATTAACGGTCGATATGATCGAGGTTGATAGATAATTTGTGGTAATGGACGAAAAGGAGGTCTGTTGTGCGGCGGTTATCGTCGAAAATACCGCATCCCTTCCTGAAATGCTTGTAGTCGAGACATTTGTGGTTGAAAAATTCATTCCATTCACGGTAGAAAACGTTATGGTCGAGTTTCCTGTTATCGAGGAAAAAAGGGCGTTGTTCGCGGAAAGATCACTTGTAGAAACACTGTTAGTCGATAAATAGTTTGAATTCATGGATGAGAAAATAAAACTCGACACACCCACGATGGTAGAAAAAGATGCATTCCTCACATTGAGCGTTGAAACAGTTGCAGTAGATAGATTGCTGATGTTTCCTAACAGCGTCGAAAAGGTTATATTCGACGTATTGATGGTTGATAGGGTTCCCACACTGGCAACCTGTAAATATGACGTACTCGTGGTACTTCCTGTCAGACTGGAAAAGGTTGTACTTATGGTTGAAATGTTGATTCCATTGATGGTAGAATAAGTTATGTTTCGCGCATTTAATGTGGACATGTATCCCACTTGAGTTGTGCTTGTTGTTTGACTCGAGACATTGATGGCAGTGACACCACCTGATGCATTGATACTACTTGTCGCAATACTACTGATTCCTAGTGTAGAAAGATTCGCAATACTACCATTTAGGTTTGTCGCAGATAGTGTTGAGATGTTTGCGGTTGAATTGGTAGTTAGATAATTGGTTCCTGCATTGATTGCAAATATGGTACTTCCTGCCAAACTCGAAAAATTCATCACCGACGTAGTCAAATCATTTGTTGCCGCACTAAACGCAGTAATGGTACATCCTGATGCCGTCGAGAACACCAGTGATTTCACGGTTAAATAAGTTGCATTACCTGTCCAAAAATTAAGTGATGATACATTACTATTTACACTATTCATTGTGCTACCCGTCATAGTTGAAAAGTTCATCGAATCGGTTGTCAGATCATTTGTTGCCGCACTGAACGCAGTAATGGTACATCCTGATGCCGTCGAGAACACCAGTGAGTTGACCGTCATTGCATTCGCTGTTATGGTACTGACCACATTCATCGAACATAGAACATTTAATGAATTTCCAATGGTCATGTTTTGTGTTAGATTCACAAAAGGTGCATTGATTACAGTTGACCGCGTTGATGTGATATTAATACTACTGTTGCTGAACAGATCGAGTTCTCGTGTGGCATTGATCTGAATACGATTGGTGCTCATTGTAATTGTATTATTACTATCGGATGGACGCGAGGTTATGGTCGAAATTGCCAATTTACTGCTAGGAACATCGATCACTGAATTCAAATCTCCAATCAAGGACGAAATGATGGAAGAAATATCATTTACCGTATTATTGGTGGCAAATGCACCCAAGTTAACAGGAGTATACGGGGAGACAAGAAATGGATTGCTATTGTTTGACGCAAAATTATCCGCTGTTTTTTGCTGTTTAAATGATTTTGAATTACCTTCTTTTGGTACAAAGGCAGCGTCCATTGCTTCTACCATATTTCCATTTCTTTATATGGCGGGTTCATAAAGAGAATAAAGAAGAATCGATAAGATAGGAAAAGGATGAGTCGACCTTCTCAATACTATCGTCCCTATGAATCAGAAAAAGAGGATAATGATGAAACAGAAGAAGGAACTGATGAAGAAACCGATGATTCGGAGGATGAACATACCGAAGCGGATGTAGAACGCATTCGTGCAGAACAAGATCCTCGATATGCCATTCTTCGTACGGCAGGTCCCAACTTGAATACCGTTGCAAAGCAAGATAAATACAATACCGTTTCCATTGGTGCACCGTACGATACCACAACGGATATTCGATCCCTTGTGAATCATGTCTATCTGGATCCACCCAAAACGACCAAAACCAGTCTTGTCAGTATCAAGTCTGTGAATCGAGATAACCGCATCTTTCCTACCCCCTATCGTTTTCAAATCAAACTTCCACGAGTCTACAAAGACGTTACCAAGTTCCAACTGGTTCAAATGTCCTTTCCTAATAATGCCAGCAACGTACAGGCATCCACCCTGTTTACCAGTTCACTAGTACAATTATTATTAAGCGAAGGTGTTCCTGATGTATGTAGCTCGATTTGTATTTCGATTGCCAATTGTGTTCCTGCTTCGAATGCAGTCGCCATGGTGGAACAAGGTCGATTGAATGGTTCAGGCGAACCTCTCTTGACCACTCTCTCCATTCCAACCGGATCCTATACGGATACACAACTGGCACAACAACTTACCCTTCAAGCCAATTCAACTCCTCCTTTGAATCTCATCTCCTATGATGACTTTAAAGATATCTTTATGAATACTCGTGATATTTCGGTGTTATTTAATGAACCGGGCGACAATTACATTTCACGAACAACCAATCAACAATTTGGAATGCATTCCAAAGAAAATATTATGAATTCGTATTATAATCAATACAATATCGATTCTCTTCCCGATATAACCGATGAGATCGCCTATGTTGCCTATTACTTTCCCATTTTGAAAGAAGTGATTGCCACGGGGCGTGCACAACCCTTTCTTCAAACGGCAGGAATGGCCTATGATGATATGGCCGCTGCGGTTATGGGTCCGTTTCAAGGGCTTGATTCGCCACTTTATTATCAATTGTGTCAGATCAACCAAGATGCATTGGATAACTATCGGCCACATTTAACCTTTGAACTTCGAAACATTAATAAATATACATGGACCTTCAATTCACACGAAAAACGTTTCATTACTATTCACGATACACTTCATACCTCCATTCAACGTGATTTAGGAAATCAATATCACTCCATTTTACAACAAGAGTTGTCTCTTTCCAATCTTAACGTGAACTCTTTTCAATCCATCAAGACGGATCTAACCTCCTATCAATCCATCTACAAACACCTGGAGCGTAATTTAAGCACCGTTTTGGGACAATATCATTTGGTATCTGGACTGCAATTCCAAGGAGGAGATACCTATTCCACAATACAATCTACGTTTTCGTTATCCGATCTTTCATCTGATGCCGATTTTAACGCCATGTTTTGTTTTAAAAGCACAATTGGACGAATCTTTCATAATTATTCAGGAACTACCATGAATTTTAGTTCTTTTTCCGATTATCATAGTACTCTCTCTAGCTACTACTTTATTGTACAAAGTACAAGTTCAAAGATTTCTTCTATCAATGGATCCGTTCATACCGATTACCATCAATACGTATCCAAAAAATACGGAGGAGTTTTACCCAGTTCCATGATTCAAAATCGATCCTACGTGTCGAATCAAGGTGTTCCTGTTACCTTTGTTACCAATCAAAACGTCTACATTCCAGGCCAACCCATGAAGGGTCTTACTCCTCGTGTTGGTCCCGTTCCCATGACTACACCACTCAGTGTATCTACCTTGGCACCATCTGATACCCCTCCCGTTTTTTATAAGTTTCCTCCTAATACCAGTTGTAGCAGTATTTGCTGTACGGTTATTCAAAATATGATCAATTCATGGTATTCTTCTGTCCCTGTGAATACGGTTATCAATTCGATGGCCTATCGTCTTGGAATTCTGAATATGACACCTGGTACATTTAATATTTTGAGTACAGTTTCTCAAATTACCTCTACTGCCAATACCAATTTACTCATGTCCATTAATGATGCACAAGGATTCAATAACATGGACATTTCCATGCCAGAGGATTATAATATAACGAACGAAACAACTGGTCAAGTCAAATTGATTGCTGGTAAAATTTTGATGGGTGCAGTGGGTGATACCGGTGTTTCTCAGACCGTTATTCAAAATCCAACTGTATTTGAAAATACACTCGGTAAACTCGATAAACTGGATATTAAGATTTATTACGACGATGATGCCATTACACCTGCATGGCTCTACCTCCCTTATTTCTTGAGTATCCAGGAATGGGATGCTACCTTTCAAATCGACGAACAAGTCGGATTTGCCAATCAGAATTCAGGATGGGGAAATCGTCCTTCCATTCCTGTTCCAGAAGACCCCGATTCTACGCCTTATATTTATTTTACGCATAAGAATAATCCGAATAATTCATAATCTTTTTTTAACTTATACTAGTAATGAGCAGTCAAACTCCCTCCCCTTTTGTGAGCAAGTATCCGTTTCAAAACGTAGAAGGAAACTTATTTCCACCCGTTTGCCTGAAAAGTCATTGGGATCCTACCCAAATGCTCCGTCATATCCTTCCTCAACAAAAAGTCGACTTACCACAAGATTTCCGTCCCCTGGTAAAGGTCTGCAAACAATACGTCACCAGCGCACCTGCCATTCCTGCTCCCATGCCACCCAAGAATATGGTATTTCCTACAGGCGGAGAGTTCTATCCACCCGGCCGATATGCAGAGGCAATTGACAAGGAATCCTCCCTTCGTACCCTGGATCGCCGTTTGGATACCTGGTGCCCCACTTCCAGCTACATTCCCAAGCAAACCAGCAACATGTACGTTCCTGGAAGCACCCTCCCCGATCGAAAAACGATTTCCAACGCGTTTGTATCCGAATTGGCCATGCCTCAGGCTCTTCTGCGTAAAGATGGAACGACCTGTCGCTCGGCCAACGATTCTGCCTACTTTCATCGCAGTGGACGTCTCTTCAACAATCCCACCAAACAAGATCGTTATGGGGCCCAGAAATACTACGCTCATAAGGATGGTCTTCCTCAAGGTCAACCGATGCCACACGGAGGTGTTCCACACGTTCCTCCTACCGCCCAGGCAGCTCGTGCTCGCGGCCCCTTTTCACAACCAGGGGGGTCCGTTTCACCTCATTCTTCGGAAATGGGTGCTATGAAACCTCTTCGTACGATGACGAATCAAGACGATACTTGCATTGTAGGTGTTGCCACATGTGGCTCAGCTGCTCCCGTATGGTAGGCGTCACATCGTATTGCAATACCATTCCTGTCGATACATTCACAAATCCAATCGATTCCAGAACACGGTCAAACAATTCTTCATACACATACTGTTTTAGTAGCAACAGTATGTTATCTTCTTGACTTGGAACAAACGTTGGATCAAAAAAGATATCATAGGCACATCGCTCCGTCATCATATCAAATCGAATCGGACGAATTCCCGATGCCTCCATCATAAAATGAAAGGTCGGTTGATCCTGCGTCGCCACCCACAACGGAATTGCCGTTTCAATCGCTTGAACAATGCTTTGTTGTTCCGCTTCCTGTAAATGAGGAGCTACCGTGGAACTCTGATACAGTGGTATGTTTCTCCCTTCCATGACCGAACGTATGGTCGCGATCTTCCATAAATCGCCCAGAATTTCATGTGTCTTTTGTTTCGAATCCTGGATTCGGTGCCAACTTGCCAACACATCCGGTCGCAATTCTGTCGGAACCGAATTGCGCACCATCCCAAACGCAAACTCATTCAAATCAAACCCCGCATGACGCAACGGACGAAGTTGACCCCTGATCTTGGCCAAAATGACCACGGCTCGTGACATATCCTGTACCGACCAATTCAGATGCGGCAATTTGGTCAGAACATAGGTTTGAAGCTGCGAATACTCCAGGGCCGGCATCTCATAACTATGTTTCAAAAACCGATGCACCATATGCTCCAACTCGGCTTCATACAATTCCCAGAATGCCAAATCCTCCTTATACACACGCAGTGTCAAAAGCGCCTCCTGAATCTCTGGAGTACACAGCTGATCCAATTTGTTTTGATAAAGCGCACATTCTCTCAATGTAATCCACCGAAGAAGTTCATACCACGTTTCTCGTACATCGAGACGTTTCACCCATTCCGGAACAGGAAAGAGTTGCCCAAACTGATAAATCGACTCGGTCTTTCGGGCCTTCAAGATGGGAACATCCCCTCGCGATCGAAGAAGATTCCAGTCCGATCCATCCAGTCCTCGAATCATATCTTCAATCCCCATCATTGTAGCCCCCGATTCATTTGTACTCAGCTTGAACGAAGATACATTGTGAAATGTCAGAAACGGACGGGGAATCTCACGAACGAATCGCGACAAGGAACGTTCCTGTCTCGAATATGTCAAGTAGAGACCCTTCTTGGCTCTTGTTATCCCCACATAGAACAATCGACGTTCACAAATAATATCATTATCACTCTTTCGCGCAGGAAATACATCATCATGTAGATTCATAAAAAACACAATGTCCCATTCTAGTCCCTTACTGGCATGAATGGTCGCCAAAGTAATTTTTCGTTTCTTTCCTGTGTTCTCTCCTGGAATCGTAAGGAGATTATAAGGCATCCCTTTCAAATGAAGTCGTTCTTCGATCTTGAATAAATCCGAATTATACCTTGAAAGAACCGCGAAACGGAATTCGGGCGGCGCCTGGCGAATCAATTTCTCTAGCGATTGCACAATCCAATCCTGTTCATCCGATCCACGAAAAAAGAAATGCACATCCGGTTTTCTTCCTCCTTTCGTGAACGCTACCATCTTCTCCTTGAAAGGGAGTGTAGGGATGAATCGCATAACCGAATTCGCAATCGTCACGATGGATTCCGCGGATCGATAATTCATACAGAGCTGATAATCCTTGACTCTTGGGATCTTTTCATGAAACGATAAAATGAAATCCACTGATGATCCACGCCATGTATAAATATTCTGAGCATCATCTCCTACAATCGTCATGGTTGCATATTGATGATAGAAGGCTTTAAGAATATCCCATTGAATTTCATTGATATCTTGAAACTCATCTACAATAATCGTTTGGAATCGTTTGGCCCATCGTTTGCCAGGTTCTGTTTGAAGCCACGTAAGTAAACGATACGGAAGTTCATCAATAAACGGTTGATCCGATACCATTTGTAGTGCCTTTTCACGGAGAATCTGACTACTCAGTGCATGAAAGGTTCCCGCATACATGGGGACAGGACCAATTAACGCATGAACACGATGAATCATCTCTTGAGCTGCCGAACGACTAAACGAAACAAGCAATATTCGACTCGGATCCATGTCATATTCTTGTACCAAATAGGCGATTCTTGCCGTGATGGTTGTTGTTTTCCCTGATCCTGCCGAGGCAAGAATTCTCTGGTTTTCCGAAGGCGGGCTCGTGACCACCCGAAATTGCTCTTCATTCAGACGAACGGTTCCATTAGAAAACTCCAATTGATGATCCATTCCTTACCATAATATGGTACATAATGATTTAGACTCTAATGCATGCGATTAAACAAGGGTAAGAAGAAGGCTGGATTCTACTAGAAATGGAGTACACTTCAATTCGAACTGCACTTTCCGAAGCAAAGGGTCTTTCCTCTTTGCAATTGCAAAATCATCTCTACGGGTGCTTCATTATTATGGAAGACATTGCCAATTCGGTTCTTACCTATTCGGGTGGAATTCTTAAGGGGTCCAATTTTACCATCGATCTCCACACAGATTTTTCAATGATTGGTCTACGATACGGCTTTGTCATGGATACTCAGCTCCTTCTTTCTCAACCCCACCCTTTGTACAAAACGTCGTGGATGTCCTGTTTTCAGGATATGTCGGTGAAAAAAGATCTGAATGTGGTGGATTCCATTGAAGATCAGATTATTGCCATCCTCAAAGAGGTGGTTCCTGAAAATGAGTCTTTCTTTCTTCACTCGATTGAATCCGGCAGTTTGCCACAAGAATGGGTGGGAAAAATGCTCACACTCTTGCTTCCAAAAGAAGAACCGACACCAGAAGAAGCTCCTTCCAAATTGGTACAGGCATTAACAGAAAAACCAATCAAAAAACGCACTCTTTCCTTAACCAAACGAAGAAAGGAGGAGCCCAAACGAAAACAACTCGGTCTGACTCGTCGATCGCATAAGGCATAAACAAGAATGCGGAAACCATGAGTTTTTTTGTTGATACGCGTCTATAGGGGATTTCATGTTGGAAATCATATTGATTCTTGGCGTTATTTTTATCATTCTTACTTTTTTTTATAAACAAGCCGTTTGTGAATTCCGACTCAATCAAATCGAATGGGCACAACGCGATACTCTACGAGCCGTTCTCTCTGAAAAAATACCTCTTGTCCTTCGAGGAATTCCAACGGCAACCTTCTGGACCCACGATGATGTTATGAGCCGCCCTTGTTTTCAAAATCTTTCCATTTTCCAAGAAATAACCTTAGTGGAATGGTTATCTCAGGCAAATTCAAGTTCTATTTGTCCTTGGAAGGATGCACAGGCCGAAAAGATCGCCTCTGTCTCAGGAATCGCCGTCTGGGCCAAGAAATGGATGGAACCCTCTCTCTTTTCCTCTTTCCTAAAAATCTGGATGATGCCACGTTATCACTGCTGGGCAGGAACGGTCGGTCTTCGAAGAACCTTTGCCACATGGACCTGCTTGTTTCCCGTGGACGGAGAAATCCTCGTATCCATTCTTCCCGAAACCGCCGAGAGCGCCTTACCTGCGGATTGGGTCGGCCGAGTTCCTACCGATATCACCGCAAAGGATACTCCCTTCCTACAAGACTTGAAATACATTGACGTCGTTCTTCGACCTGGAAATGCTCTATTTATGCCACCTCATTGGTTTGTTTCCTGGCGCGCCCTCGATGAAAAGAGTATTTGTCCCATGACCTGTACCTTGTCTTATCATTCACCCATCAGTTTGTTGGCATATCACTCCTCTCCATTTACCACTTAAATCCAGACCACATGTATCATTTAGCATGGACGAGACGAATACTGAAATTCTAACCGAAGAATTGGATACAAGTGATACCGAATCGATCGAGATCGAAGATTTTGAAGAAGTTCATACTCAACTTGTTCAGATTCAACACTTTCACGAAGAGGCACTCTCTATCCTAGAGCGAATTCAGAAACAGTGTTCTCCTACGATCCGCTTGATGCAAGACGACAAGGAAGTAGACTTAGAAGACATCATTGAAGATCTTCATCAGAAATCGCTTACCACCATCTCCGAAACAGGACAGAATCCATTCAGTTCCCATCTTCTCGCCATGATCGATTCGATTAAAAATTGAAATCATCTGTTGCGGTTTGAATCGGCAACCATGATCCAAGAGAAATATTGCTACATTCGCCGTGCAGGAAAGCAGTGGGAACTCGCAAAGAGCCATCACGAACATGCATTGAAATCCTACATGGCACTGGAAGGAGAACCTGGTTTGGATGAATGCATTTATGTTCCTCATTCGGCAGGCGGGCTCTTTGTTGCCTACTTTTCTAGAGTCAATGATAAGGTATATCACTTTCGAGATGAATACGGAAATGAAGTCGATATTATGATGGAAACCCCAGAACGAGTAGAATATATTAATCGCATTGTGGATGGTTAACTAAAAATTGATGCATTTATTTTTGATTAAGAAACACCATCCATGTATTACGCAGTGGCCAACGGACAATCTCCTGGTATCTACGACTCCTGGCCCGAAGCCAGTGAACAAGTATCAGGCTATCCTGGCGCCGTCTTCAAAGGCTTCAAAACACGAGAAGAAGCGGAAACTTATCTTCAAGAACATCTGTCCCATACCGAAGTAGTCGATTCTCGTATTGGAACTCTGACCGAAGAACAGCGATCCGTTCTCGACTTCTTATTGAAAGGACAAAATGTATTCCTTACAGGCGGAGGTGGTGTAGGAAAAAGCTATCTCTTATCCGTTGTTTACACTGAATTTCCAGGAATGATGCGCCGTCTTCTAGGAAATAACAAACTGCCACGCATCCAATTATGTGCCTTAACTGGATGCGCAGCACTTCTTCTTGGACACCATGCCAAAACGCTACACTCCTGGGCAGGAATTGGATTAGGAAAAGGAACCGTTGGCGAACTCTACATGAAAATCCGCAAGAACCGAAAAGCCATGCGCAATTGGCTCATGACCGATCTTCTTATCATTGACGAAGTATCGATGTTGACGGCCGAACTCTTGGACAAACTGAACGATCTCGGGAAAAAACTGCGATCCAACAAAAAACCGTTTGGAGGAATGCAAATTATGCTCGTCGGCGATTTCTTTCAACTTCCTCCCGTCAACCGCAGCGATGAACCCACCCGATTCGCCTTTGAAGCCAGTGCTTGGAAAGAAGGCATCGAAGTCTGTGTCGAGTTAACCCAGATTCAACGACAAAAAGATGAACGTTTCCATACGATCCTAAAAGAGGCTCGTGTCGGTTCCTTATCCAAAGAATCGTGCGAAATTATCAGCCGTTGTGAAGGACGCGATTGGCGCAGTTTGGCCATTCGTCCCACGCTTTTGTTTCCTCGACGCGCCGAAGTCGAACTCATTAACGAATCCAATCTACGAGCATTACATGGTCCTCGACGAACCTATACTGCCAAACTCGTCTACGATGGTAAAATCCCCAAAGGATTTCTGGAGTCCGACGAAGAATTCCAGAAAGCCTTAACCAAATTTGATACCGATTCTTCTTATTCTGTCTCCTTGGAACTCATTCAAGAATCCCAAGTGATGCTGATTGCCAATATCGAACCCGATGCCGGTCTTGTGAATGGATCTCGTGGTGTTATAGTTGGATTCTGTCCTTCTACCGATTTACCGATTGTAGAATTTATCAATGGCGTACGCAAACCCATCGGTCATCATCATTGGCCCATCGAAGAATACGAATTCTGCTCTCGCTCCCAAATTCCTCTTCGATTGGCATGGGCTTGTACCACTCATAAAGCACAAGGATCCTCTTTGGATTCGGCCCTTGTCGACATTGGATGTGGAAACTTTGAGTTTGGACAGGCCTACGTCGCCTTGTCCCGTGTTCGATCTTTAGAGGCACTCTACGTCCACGACTTTGATCCCATTTCCTTTCGTGCCCATCCAAATGTAAAGGCCTTCTATGAACATATGAGTCGATCCACAATGGATCCAGGCGAGCAAGAAGAGATTCGAAAGAAAGCGAGTATTCCGTTAGATAACGATGTACACAGCGTTATGGAGGAACCGTCTCGAATCATGAAAGGTGTTCGAGTCATAAAACATGATGATGTTGAACCAGGTGGCTTATAAAAGCACACAAGCACATTTATTTTTTAAATGAGAACAGGGGTAAGGGGAGGCAGGGATCCCCTTAAATGAGAACAGGATTCTTACCAAACGATGTTTTGGTATCTCCCGTCAAGGGTTTATTGCGAGCGGTAAGCGCCGCATTGGTGCGTAAAGTAGACGTCATTCTATTCTATGCTTTTATTATTCATGTTAGAACTTTGCTGTCCTCATTGTCAAGGAATGATCATTGTTCTACCGCATGAACTCAATTGCCGCATTTTTCGTCATGGTGCGTATGTTTCGAATGGAGAACCCATTCCACCCCATGCATCCAAAGAAGAATGTGATCGACTTGTTTCGGAGAACTTAATTCGAGGATGCGGAAAACCCTTTCAGGTCATACAACAACCAGATGGATCAGAACTGGCTGTCATATGTGATTATATCTAGTGTGTATTTCATCAAAAGTCTAAAATAATAGACAATAGTAGTACGAGGAATGGGTTGTATTTCCTCAAAAACAATTGATCCGCCACTTGATCCAGTTGTTCCCGCTCCGACGCCAATCGATGTTCCCATTATACCGAAGCTCACTATAGAGATCGATAACGAAGAGGACGATTTGGTGGAAGAAATGGAACAAAATAAAAATACGAACATTTCCTATGTCTTTCAAGATATTGTCGATGACAAACACATGAAATACATGGATCATTATGAATCCACAAAGGAAACCGTATTCTGGGGGATCGGAATTGAAAATGAATCCTATTTTATGTTAAACAATCCATGTAATGTGTCTGACTTTGCCAAACTTCGACAAAAATGCGAACGATACAGTGTTGATTATTACAAAAATTTCAAGCCCGAACCCTTACAGGCCGCCTTAGAGAAATGCAAAAAAAGTGCGGGCCTAACCTATCCCATTTATGTCAATTCTCATACCTTTCAAAAAACAGACATCAAAGGTCAACATCGCACGTTTTATGATGTTCATTCCACACCCAATCCCGCCTTTACCGAATCCATTCACGATGTTCTATTGAGAGAATGTCCTTATTACAATGATCAATATGATAAGGCGTTTGTATTTGATGGAGATTCAAATGAGTTCATTACTCAGAATTTCTACAATGCTACGGTATCCTCGTGTGTTTCTGAATTGGTTGATGTAAAACAACGGTTTCTTTCCGAAGTTGCACCTTTTTTTGAGAAATGGAAGATCGGGAAGCTTGTCTACCCGGATCATAATTATGGTCTAGTAACCTTCTTGACAACACGAAAGGCAAATCTGTTGGTATGCAATAATGGAACCCTTCATGTCAATTTAACTCTTCCTACGGTTCTACGAAATGGTGTCATTGCCGATAAAGATCTATTTGCTAAAACACACCTTACCCTTATTGAATACATTCAAATGGTTGAACCTCTTGTCGTGGCTTGCTATGGAACACCCGATGTCTTCTCCGTCGTAGATCCAGCCTATTCGATCGGAAGCCTTCGTGTTTCTCTCAGTCGATACATTTCTCTTCAAACATTTAACACTCAATCTCCCGTTAATGGAAAGTTATTATTAATGGAACGTCCCACTGATTCGGAACATTGGTATAATCACTTACAAGATACACCTTATGTTCCCAACCCATCCATCGGATTCGACATTAATTTCAATAAATTCAAAAATCACGGTGTCGAAATTCGGTTTCTTGAATGGTTTCCCGAAGAATATCTCACCGATCTGATGAACTTTTTTGTTCTCCTCGCACAACATTCATTTGTCATCGGTAAAAAAGCATCCTTTGATAAATCCAACTATCGTTCTATCATTCTTTCATGTATTCGTAAGGGATTCACGTATAAGATGTCATACAAAGAGTGTGATCATATATTACACGATCTGTCTCTTCCTACTATGATTTATGCCTATTCGGCATATACTCCCTTTGATCTCCTTCAGTACATCAGTACCCAACTCTATCGCCGTTATGCGGACTCTGAATTGGTACAGCAAATGTCTCCTGGCATGAAACGTCCTGTTCTTGTTAACTATAATCGAATCGCGTATGAAAAACTGTATCAGGATGTCCATGGTAAAGCAGAACTTATCATTCGAGCGGAACACAATCCATTGGAAGCACGTACTCCTCTTGTTCCTGAGCACCTTGCCGAATTACTCCCTTATTACAATATCAAGGTAGAAACCTCCGAATATCGCTGTTTTTCCGATGATGCCTATCGTGCAGTAGGTGCAACGGTGGTAGACAAAGGATATTGGGCAACCTCTACAAATTCCTATGTCATTGGCCTCAAAGCCATTCAGGTTCCCGCCTCTTCTACCCAAACTCTCCTTCATTTTGCACACTGTTTCAAGGGACAGGAAGGCTCACAAGAAACACTTGAATTATTGAAGGAATGTACCTTTATCGACTACGAGTACATGCTTACAACAAAGAAAGAACGTGTTATTTCCTTCTGTGCACAATCTGGTAAAATAGGGGCCTATTTAGCCTTGATGGCGTTTTATCAAGAAGAGATTCCCGCCTTTGATGAAGCTGTTTACAAAGAGATTCTCTCTCGAATGATTGTGAAACCTCGTGTGTTATTGATCGGTCATGGAACCGCAGGAAAAGCGGCACGAATGGTTATGGATCAATGCGGTATTCCTTATACGATTTGGACAAGTCAAACGGTCGGATCCCGTCAGGAGATTCTTGATCATGACATTCTCATTCATGCCATTCGTTTGCCCGATAATCCATCCAAAATATCGCCACCGTTTCTTGTAAAAGAAGATCTTTCTCTTGATCGAACCCTCTCTGTTATTTGTGATGTCAGCTGCGACATGGGAAATCCACGCAATACCCTACCCATCTATACTTCCTATACTTCGGCCGCTCATCCCGTCGAAAATCTGGAACCTCATTTGAAATTGATTGCCATCAACAATCTTCCCTCCATGGAACCGACTGTATCCTCGACTGAATTTTCCACGATTTTGAAAGAGTATCTTCCAGAATTACCCTTCATGAAGATATCCCCTGATCCCAAAGCCGATGTACTTCTTCGATGCTATCAGACGTTCCTTTCTTTTACGCAAACGAATACAAAGAAATAAGCATCTCCTGAAATCGATCATTTTCATCCGGTTTGGCAAATCCACGACCATCGCTTCGACTATACATAAACATCTTTACATATTTTACATTACCCTCCTCTTCAACAGAGTAATGTGTAGTATAATCATTATGCAATGAAATGCAGAGCAACTGAGCGTTTGTTGTCATCTGATCCAGTTGTTGCTTGAGATCATGAATTTCCTTGCGATCAAACACAACATCTTGGGTACACAATACAAAGAGTTTTGAATCCGGACTCGATAGCACCGAACGAAATCGTTCCACTGCGCGTACATACGATGCATGAGTTGCAGGATCCGTTATGTCTTTGTGGGTAAAGGTATGATTCAGAGTCGGTGTTCCGTGAAAATTGTTTCCATGGACCATCGTTCCATACACCGTGTGATTTGATGTTCCATCACCCAACGATCGATGATAGGTCGGATCCAAAAACGTCTTGAAATCGTCTCGAAGACAATCCATCACCATTCTGGGACTGGAAAGAATCCAATCAAACGGATACGAACATTTTCTCATATAATACCGCTGAAGATGTGATGCCATATGACAAAACGTTCCCAGCGAGACCACGTGCTGAATCATTTCTTACTCTTCTCTTCTTGGATTTAAGTTCTGACCGTGATGTAATTAACTGGTAAATTTGAGGATAGCGTGCGGTATTATCAGACGCACTGAAACATGAACATATCTTCTTTCTCCGGTTTTAGTATTGTGTTCGGAATGGAGTCTCCTGTTGTTTCGATGTCTACACCATTATCTCCTTCTTTGAAGGCCAAACAGGCAATTATGAATGAAGTGGATGGAATCGTCCCCTTAGAGGAGACTTTTGTGGAGCCGATCTTGCGTGAGAATCCAAACCGTTTCACCCTCTTTCCCATTATGAAACCGAAATTATTCCAAAAATACAAGAATCACTTGGCGGTTTTCTGGACACCCGAAGAGATTGATCTTGCCAAAGATATGAAAGACTGGGTCAAGTTGACTCCCAATGAACAGCACTTTATTAAAAACGTCCTTGCCTTCTTTGCCGGCTCCGACGGAATCATCCAAGAAAACATTGCCGCGCGGTTCATGAACGACATTCAGTTGAGCGAGGCCCGTCAATTCTATTCGGTTCAGCTCATGATGGAGGCCATCCATTCGGAGACCTATTCCCTTCTGATCGACACCTACATCGAAGACAAGGCCGAGAAGATGCATCTGTTTCACGCGATTCAGACGATTCCCTGCATCCAAAAGAAAGCCGAGTGGGCTCATAAATGGATGGTCTCTAAAGAGGCGGACTTTCCTACTCGTCTAGTTGCCTTTGCCGTTGTTGAAGGCATCTTCTTCAGCGGTTCCTTCTGTGCGATTTACTGGCTCAAAGAGCGTGGTCTCATGCCTGGTCTGACGACTTCCAACGAATTCATTGCCCGCGACGAAGGACTTCATACCGATTTCGCATGCGGACTCTACGAAGAGATTGTTCGAAAGATTCCTAAGACGACGGTTCATAATATCATTAAGGAGGCCGTTCAGATTGAGAAAGAATTCATAACCGAGTCTCTCCCCTGCAATCTCGTCGGCATGAATAACAATTTGATGGCGCAATACATCGAGTTCGTCGCGGATCGTCTCAGCTCCCAGCTCGGATATGGTAAAATCTATGAAACGGTTAATCCGTTTGACTTTATGGAGCGTATCTCCCTGGAGGGAAAGGACAACTTCTTTGAAAAACGCGTATCGACCTACGCCAAGGCAGGCGTTGGAAAAACGGCCAATGAGATGAGCTTTGCTCTCGATGCAGACTTTTAAAGGACGGAGTCCGACCATAAAGGGCATAGGCCGACCATTTAGGTTATCTAAAACATGATCGATTCTATCACCTAGAATGATTGCAGAATTACCCTATACTGCAACGTCGTTATCGGTGTTGGGTAGACTTATTTTTATGTTCTTGTTATATAAAAATAAGAGTACAAATAGTTTATCATTGATCTTTTGCCTATTAAATATATGCTCTTCCTCGATGTGGATTTATTACAGTGTCAATATAAATGATCTTCCTATGATCATACGAAGCTCCGCTGAATTATCACTACTATCCATCTCTGCCGTCTACATTATTTGGAATAAACTGCACCCTGTACAAGTATTGCCGATCTAATTCATATATGAATATAGTAGGATGATTCTCTACGGATTACTTTTTTTCGCCATGCTCTATGGTGGATTATATATATTGTATTCGATCAACTACGTCGGCGGAACCGTTCTATACGATTCCCCCATCACCCAGCTCTTATTTCCATGGATCAAGGATCGTCTCTACCCGATTTGGGGATTCAACCCTCTCGGTATGATGAACAGCGATTCGACCAAGCACGGCGCGGGCCAGTTTTGGGCTGAAAATAAACAGGGATTTGTTCCCACCAAAGAAGCAAGTGGCGGTATAGATCCTTCAGGTGGAATGAGAGAAGTCGATCCACAACCCGACGTCGAATTACGCGATGGATATGATCCCATTCCGACCATCCGCAACATCTACGACGATTCCTCCATTCCCTCCACTAAAAAAGTAGACGTCGGCTGGTGGGGTTATTAACTTATGTCATATAAATGGAGTATCTTATTGGTTCCATTGCCCTTTTATTATTCTTGTATCTGATTATATTTTCATACAAGAATCATTCCGTTGCTACACACTCCGAGTCTTCCTGGTGGCCTTGGAAACTCATACCCTACAATGAATGGCCCAACTGGCTTGGCGGGAAACCTGTTCGGGTTCCTACCCATGTACCTCCTTCTACTTCATCTAAGCATGTCGTTCACAATCGACCATGGGGCGGAGCCAGTCGTTCCGCGAATTCATTCTAGAGCCAATGAGGAACATGACGTCCTGTATACTTGATGAGTCCCTTCTCTTGTTTGGCAGTACGGTAATAATGACGATAACATTCGATGACATTATCCGAGATTTGATATTGTGGATCCATGGCCAATGCAAAACGACGACGAGGAAACGATCGAATGGTGGGAGGAAGATGATCCGCCAACCATTGGATGTGTTGTTCACACGAGTGTACTTTCTTGAATCGAAACCGATACTCGCGTGCCAATTCCAGGCCAAGTTGCGCCAGCCATTCATAATTCCCCGAACAAGCACGAGACCATTTTGCACTCGGATGTTGAACATGACACGGACGATAGGTTGGCTCCTGAGTTGTCTGACAGATCGGCGCAGTCTGCATGTACTCAGGAACCGCCAATAATTTTTGGGCTCTGGATAAGCCAATCGCCGATTTTTGTTCTTTGAGATCCGGATAAAACAGAACCCAGTGTGCTGTATAAAGCAGTTGACAGGTTTCTAATAACATTTTGATAACATGTTTGTCGACGTGCCATCGAGCCGCCTTTCGTGGTTTCCAATGGAGGGCAAAGATATTCATGTGTGCGGTATCTCATTTGGAATTATGGCATTTCAATTTTTATGGATCGACGGTCTAAAGTGATGCTGAGATGAACATGGAATATGAATTGTATGAATTGCATTTGCTTTGGTGTTTTTTTCCAATGGATCAGTCAATTTAGCAACCGAATCACCTCATTGGAAAAACGGGTAGAATACTTGGAACAGCATGTGATTATTGATATTGATGATTTGGAAAAAGCAGAGTAAAATTTGAACTGCTGGCGGACGGATATCAAGTCAACATCATGAATTATGAGCTGCAACACCTCCACGGAATCCCCTACTACACCCACAACGGCACCCTCTACACCTTTGAGCTCGATGCTGGTAAACCTGGAGAGCACTGTGTCCCAATTGGAGAATACGATGAGAAATCTAATCGTATCACCTACTTTTCCGACTGGCGAGAGCGTGTCCAACCTCGTCTTGATGCCTTCCGTGCCACCCTCACCTCCCAAGCCCGAGACGCCCGCAACCATGTCAAACCTCAAAAGCAACGTAGCGCCACACGAGCTCCTCGAAAGTCTACCGCCCGAACCAAGAATCCTGCGAGTGTCCCGAGCGGACATTGATGCACTCGCCCAAGCCATACAAGAATTCAAAGAACAATGCACTTTTTAGAGCGGCGAATGCCGCGCACTACGTATAGCGTTCCGCTTTAAAGTGCGCAAAAACAGATGCGGGACCCACTTCGTGGGCCCGCATGATTTCAGCATATTATTTCATAATAAGTAAACTGTATTATTTTTTATGATATAATTTTAAACCTTTAAGAAAAGTGCAAGGAGAGGGGGTCAGGGGGACGCTTTTGCGTCTCCCTTTTTTGGGCACTTTTTTCTAAAAAGTGCTAGTTGTTGATGATCTGATAATTCGTCGACAACGGAACACCCATCGGGCCAGCCGGATTTTGTCCCGTGATTAACGTGCGTTGCGCGGTCATGGCCAGTCCCTGACGATACTGTAGACGTTGGCTTTCTGATTGAAATTTGGGGTATTCCAGATTTTTCACTCCACCCTTGACGGAACTAACGGTTGCTGCCGTGCGCTGATTGATATCATTAAAATACACCACATTCGCGCGTTGCTCGGCGATCTGACGAGGGTTGGATCCCACCGGTAGCGGATAATTCGGCGAATTGCTCGCGAAACTCTGTAGGCTCGTAAAGATTGGTCCATTAGCAGACGTAAAATTCAATGTATTCGGCGGTGGCAATGGGCAGCCCTGTCGTGTTTCTGGTGTACCTTGACTAAACATCTTTCTTGTACAAGAGAATATAAAGTGCAGAGGGATGAACCATTCAGATGCCTCCTCGATTGTTGACATTAACCAATCCCACCGTTCGCAACCAACGAACGCTCATCTGGCTTCAGAAACAAGATCCCACCATCAAATGGAATAAATGGGAAGGCGTTGTTTCGTCATTAGAAGATTATCGCCGATGGGACGATCTCGATGCTCGTATTGTCGGAATGGTTCTCATCGATGTTCCTCATGATGTCGTATCTTATATGGATGAATTATACGAAATCTCCAAAGAGGTACAAGTGATATTGATATCGCGGTCAATTCTTTCCCTTAAATCGGAAGACTTTTGGGTCGAAAATTTCGATAATCTCATTTGTCTGGATACCGCAGCAGATTCTTATCCCTTTCTAAATCAATCATGGGATGGATCCTTGAACGATGGAATCGCCATCTTAGCCCATCTCTGTCGTTATCATCGTCTGGTTGATACGCCTGTCTCAGAAACACGTCTTGAGGCCATCAAGCCCATTCAGGTTATTTCCAATATCATTCCACAAGAAACCTGGCTCATTACCCAGTTCTTTCGCCATCAGAATCCGGTACGTCATGCGGAGATCCTATCTTGTCTTGAACGAAACATCAAATGCCCTTATCTGGACCGAATCATCTTGTTGAATGAAAAAGATTTATCCAAGGATTGGAATGCTCTTCCTGGCTCCAACAAGGTGAATCAAATCATTATTAAACAACGGCTTACCTATGCTAATTTTTTACAATTTGTTCACGATGAAGTTCCCAGCAATGTCTTTACCATTCTCTCCAACGCCGATATTTATTTTGGTCGTTCGCTTCTTGATCTATATGACATTGATTTTAATGGAAGAACAATGGCTCTTCTTCGATGGGATGATCCAGGAACGGGCGAAGAGGATGCTACCATCTTTGGCCCTCGTGCGGATTCTCAGGATTCTTGGATCTTTTTATCAGACACCCTTCGTCAAACCAATTGGCCTTATCCCACATTTGATTTTCCATTGGGACATCCTGGTTGCGACAATGCATTTGGTGCTCATCTTCTTCGCAATCATGTGGTTCTTTCCAATCCCGCTTTATCGTTTAAAACCTATCATTTACACAACAGCGATGTTCGAAATTATTCCAAAAAAGATATCATTCGATCCGATCTCTATATCAATCTCGTTCCTACCTACATCATCGATACCAAACAAGAACAAATTCCAAACGGACCGCGTTCTTGTATCTGCAACCAATTGGTCTGTTTTGATATTAGAAGTAGTTCCTTATCCAATGAAATTACCTACTGTACCATGCTAGAGAAAGAAGGACGATATAAATGGGAAGCAGGTGTGGAAAATAACTATTTTGAACCCGCCATTCCAATTTATACATGGAAACGATCCTGTGTAACCACCAACGGACTTGTATACGATCCTTATACCATCTATACAGGAAAGCACGTTGACGAGTTTCCCTACTGGCGAGGAGCCAAAGTTGATATTTTTACTCCTTTGCAAAAACGTGATCGAATGTTGGCCATTCCATTTGCCGATGGCTCCGTATTTGGACATCCTGATACCTACGTTCTTCAATACGTATCTCGAGCCACACGTCTTCTCCAAGAATATCCTGGATCTTCCTTTTGGTTGCCCCATGGAATGTATCCATTGTCTTTGAATTGGAATGTCGAACCATCCCAAGCAGTCGAGTGGAGTGAATCCACGGCTTGTTGGGCCGAAGAAGTTGTTGGATTCGTTCCTGGCCCTCATTCATTGGAACTTGGACACGAAGACATTCATCTTCTTCGAACCATGTTGCCTTCTTGGAAGCGCGGCCCTACTGCACAAATCTGTGTGGTTGTTGTGGATTCCATCTTAACCAATCGATTCGTATTGGAACGTCTGACTTCCTTTTTAAAGAAAGATGATCCTTCCTGGGTGATCCAGATTGTTTCCGATCACAATCCAGGATTCTATGATTCAATTGTTGGTGCCTCTCTGTGTATTGTATTCGGCGGACCAAATACACAGACCAAATGGTCTCGTCTCTGGGCCCTACCCACCGACGCCTGTGTGATAGAGTTTCAACAAGAATTAGAGGTCGATGGTGAACTCCAACACCTATGCCATATTTCTGATTTGAGATCGTGGGTTCTTCTCCTTGCAAAAGGATCCGTCTCCGATGTTCAAGACCAAATCATGGAACAATTTGAGAAGTGGTATAAAAAGAACCAAGTCGAACTATCTTTGTGTTTTTAAAAGACTCGGATGAGATATAAAGCATGTATGAAATACCATAACAAAATGGGAAATCTGTCCTCTTTTGTTATGGGGATGGTTCTCGGTGTGTATCTAGATCAAACCCATAAAATGCCCAATGTAGAAAAATGGGTTAAAATGGGGATTCGTAAAGTCAAAGAATGGGAAGAGTACTCAAGGAAATGATTCATCATCCGAATCTTCTGTCTCTTCTTTGATATCCAGTTTTTTCTTACCCCAATCATGGGTATCCTTTACTTTTTTCTCTACCATCGCCGTTCGATATCCACGAAAATCAAACAGTTTTCCCTTGAAGAGTTGATCTGAGTTATCATATTGACTCGTCGCATTTGCCCAGTTTGATTTTCCGATGTAATTACTGGTTGTATAATTGTTTTGTGGCAACCATGCAGCGGGTTCCTTATGGGCAACTTTTCCATTGATGTAAATAATAAGATCTGGTTTGAACGCATCATTGTTTCCTGCGGTAATGACCACATGAACCCATTTCTGCAATGGAATGGCATTCTTGACCTGAACATGAAGTTTTCGTTGTTTTTGATCCCAAATCTCGTATAACAAATCGGCAGTGATGGCTTGACCTTTTGTTGCCGATTTCTTATGTAATGGTTCCATGATTCGTCCAAATAATTCTGGATCGGGACAATCCCACAAATTGACGTTGGCACTGGAAGTAAGCATCGCGGTCTGTGGACTCTGTTCCTGGGTACATTGTGCCCCTGAGGGAGCCAACGGAACCGTTTTCTGTGATTCCTCCATGCACGTGGAAGTGGTGGTATCTTGTTGGGTGGATGCATTTCCACGTCCCACAATTCCACAAAATACATTGTCTTTTCCTGCGCCATTTCCGAAATCAAAGATCTTGGCATTATTGCTAAATTCATCAAAGTAGACCCAGAAGGATGTTGCACGAAGATATCGAAGTTGGACCATATCTCCAAAGGATAAATCGGCCGTCTCTCCGATTTTAAGAAACTGATCCTGACCATTGAATTCGAGACCCTGCGTGGTTTCCTTAGGAACTTCATCGATTTCCATTCCACCTGCGATGCTAAGTACCGTATTCTTGGCATAATCGATCATATCATCTTTCAAACGTAGCCAAAAGACAATTCCTTCATAAAATGTCAATAGTGTCTGAATCTCGGGGGGAGGATTGGGATCCGTGATCATATCCGCTTTGAACGCCGAATCGGCAGCGGGATTGCATTTGGCTTCAAACGTATCCATGCCCGTTTTTACAATGCGGCAATATCCCGCTCGTCCTTCTTTAAGAACATCGTTCATGTAATCATCTCTCGAGATTTGCAGTCCATCTTTCACCGATGGCGTTTTGTATTTAGTAGCGGATAAACCCTCGGTTCCTCCCAGTGCGCATGCAAAAAACATGTCCTTTTCGTCTCCTCCTGAAGGGACAATCATTCGGCAAAAATCGTGATCTTGTCCAAGACGCTGAACATCGGTATATCCTGCAAAATATCGAATGTCTCGGGTGTATCCACCCTCTTCTCCCGTAGGATCCAATCCAATGTCTCCACGACGGGGCATCCAACGAGACCATAAGGCATTGTCTCCGACGGAAACTAAATTGGCAAATCCTTCATTGATCCAATGAGGTTTCCATAATTCCAACACCGCAATCACGATGAGGAGAAGTACAGCGAACCAAAGGTACACTGTATCCATACTATCGTATCGTGAGGTAAAAGGGTAGAATACGAATCGCGAACAGAGTCTTATAAATCGTTTCTTCGAACATGCTAGATGCAAGGCGGTCGATTACTCGATCAAGGCATGTATGGATGTGTCTTTACACCTGCCTTGAAGTGCAAAGGTGCGACAGTAAAACTAGATCAAGAAGATCCCTTTCATCCACCTGTTAGTAAACTCATTCTGATCGAAGATGCCGAACAAGAATTTGCCGTATCGGAAATCATTCGTCGACTCCCTGACTGGAAACGGTATTTTGCCGTGTCGGAATCGATATGTGAACCCTCGCCCAAACAAACAGAAAAAGAAATGAAAGAATGTGAAGTACTCGAAGATCGTCCTCTATCTGATTTTCGAATTCTCTCCATGCCCTACCGAGGAACCCCCGTGTATCGTCATCGATTTCAAATCAAAGAATTCGATATGATTTCATTCGTTCGTCATATCTTCGAAGCCGGATCCATGCTGGCTCTCTTTGGCATTGTTCATCGCGATCTTCATCTAGGAAATCTATTAATCGATCATAAGCAAGTTCCTCGAATCATCGATTTCAATTTATCCATTCGCGTTCTTGCCGATAACATAACCTCTTCTTCCATCTCTCATACATTCAAACCTCAGCTGATCCAAGAACCACCGGATTCCGCGCTTGTCATGGGAACCTCTCTCGGTTATTCATCCGATCGAGTCATTCAATCCATTATGAAAAACAAGTGGATTTTAACCAGCATTCAGCGCCATTTTGGAATTTCAAAAGAAGACATGACAGAAGAGCTACGAAGCTTATACAAACAAAGTCGTTCCATCCAACGTGGAGATACGGTTGCGTGGTTTCGTACCTATTGGTCCAAGATTGATAGCTGGTCAATTGCCGTTATGATCCTCGATCGATTGTCTACTTTCACCCTGTGGCCTGAATTCGGACCCATGATCGAATCCGCGCGTACCACATTGAATCCCATTCTGCGAAAAATGTGCGCCATCCACCCAGGAGAACGCATCGATTGTGTTCAAGCCCTAGAAATGCTCGACCCTACCAATTATGTTCTTCGAAACTACGGAAAGGCATGGCTTGAAAAAATAAGGGGAAAGGAATAATTATGTATGGCGTTTTCGGCTTTCATTGTTATGTTTTATCATTGTGTTAAGCGTGTAATACATGTATCCTGCACATACTGCCACCTTGGACGATTCGGATAGCCACTTTGGAATCAATGTGTGAAGCATTCTATGGTTTTGTATCTCGATTGAATAGGAATCAAATTTATGAGTATTGAAGAGGAATTGGTTCAGCAGATTAAGCCTTTGATTGAAGAAGGAAATTTAGAAGCCATGCAAATTGCATGGGAAGAACTAAGTGAATGTACGGAATTTGATCGACCGGTTGCATGGGATTATGTTTATCAAAAAGTATACCTCCACGCGGCTCTTAAAAAACAACGATCCATTTGCAAATGGATGGATGAATTATACGCTGATTTTGATCCCGTTATTCAAATCGCTTTGAGACACGTCTTTCCCTATGCACGATATTTGATGAATCATTGACGACGAGTATTGCGTTTTTTACGCTGTGTCATTCGTTTACTACGAACGCTTCGTATTGTACTTCTTTTACGAACACTTCGTATACTACGCAGTCCGCCCCTCTTCAACTGATACGTTCGACTCGCTGGAATGAGCACAAATCCGCAAAACTGTTTATAATGCAGTCCCGAACCCGGATACAGCCACGATGCCAGACTCGGATCATAGATTTTACGATTTAACGCATCATACGGTGTCACCTTGGTAGAACCCGGTTTATGCGACCAGAATCCATTCGAATCCTGTCGAACCACATGATAATCATTATTCTCGTCCACAACGAACGCGATTTTACGCATTCCTTTTGGACACCGTTCCTCAAAACTGCTGATTCTACTTCCTGGAATATCGCCTAACACCCGTGCAATCACATCAGGACACCGCTTTCCCTTAATTTTAGACCACGAAGGATAACCACTCGCCTTACCGGGCTGAACGAACGGAATAGGACACGATTCTCTTGTACATTTGGAATCGTTTGGTAAAATCGGATTTCCTTTTTCGTCATATTGATTATTGGCTGCATAATCATAACAGTTGATAAAATCGAGTATTCCCTTGAATGGATTGTACAATTCTGGTTTGTAATCTGGCTCCGAACCAGAGAGAGGCGATTGACGCTTACACTGTTTTGCATGTTCTTTACAAAACGGTGAATTCTCTCCTTCAGGAGGATTCTTACAATTCGGGTCGCACTGACACCGTGCAACTTTCATATCATAGGGCATTCTTTCCCTCTTACTCTGGATCAATATTTAATTTGGCTTCATATTCAACGGTTCTGCTTGGCTGTATATTCATATTGCGAAGATCCATCGTTTTCTGCGATTGAATGATGGATTGAACCGCATCTTTCACTGGATCAGGAACCTCATTCACCATAGTGGTAAGCGGTTGCTCAGGAGAGGGCGGGTAGAGATCATGCATTGGACGCGACGTGGTCGCTTGTGGTTGCTGTGTTGTCTTCTCATCCGATTTGTAATATTCCTCCTCAATCTGTTTCATTTTAATCTTCTCAATCTGATGTGTAAAAAACACGAATTGATTTTGATGATTCGGTGTTTGATTGTGTACCAGATGTCCCGAATATCGTCCTGTTAGTCCGAGATATTGCCATCCTTCTGTTCTTAGACGTTCCAGCGTGGTATTCAAAAAATAATACTTTTTATCGATCTTGAACAAGGCCAACAATCCATTGCACATGGTCACCAACAGCGACAAAATAAAAGCAGTCCAATAGATTTGCATCGAAAACGATGTATTCCCTGTTGCACTTGAGTTTTGAATGGATAAGAGTGCAGGAACCAGAAGGGAACCTACTGTGATAATGATATGACCTGTATAAAAAAGACGAGAATAAATACGAACTCGTTTATGAAGATGTTCTAAAATATAGACATAACGAGATAGAATAATTTGTTTTTGTACCGGTTCTAAATCAAGTTCTAATAGAACCCGTGTCAATTCATCGCGATCATGATATCCGCGACAACAAATGGAATTGGTCAACGATAATTCGGGCGGAAGAACAGGATTCATTCCGACTTATATCGTATCTGCAGTTTTTTCATCTCGGGCAAAATTTCTCCATGAAATTTTCGATCAAACGTGTCAATCGATCGGCCAAAATTCGCCCTTGGATAAAAGGCGATCGGTCGTTTTTCTCGAATGATCTGCATAACATCCTGTGCATGCAGATTCAAGTGAACAATCATCATCATGGCCATCGATGCCGCCGATCGCTGCATTCCCGCCATACAATGGACAAGAATCGCTTTCCCCGTTTTGTATTCTCCCAAGATCTTGAATGCAATTTCACTCGACCACAGTTCCAAATTTCGAATCTCCTCTTCCTCCAAATTATCATCCACTGGAATTCGATACTTAACTGGAATCATTGGATGAAAGGGTAGATTTTTAGTACAATTAAATACAACCTGAATTTGCTTCTGGCGTATAAAATTTTCATTCATGGATGATTTTGCATTCCCAAGCCACAGATTCGGAAGAATTTCATTCGCATCTTCCGATTGAGCCATACTATTCTGTATCGGTTCTTAAAATGGCCGCGAAACTTCGCACTAGTAAATTAGTTTTTCTTTATCAACGGGACAACGAAACCGTACCCATTTGGCCTCCGTCGAAGTAAACTCCCTTGGTGCCACCAATGACCAATTTATGTTTTCTTCGATCAAGCCCAATTCACAGAAAACATAAGAAACAAGGGCAGAACACCAAAATCGCTTTGTCGTTTTGTACGCCGGATTGGAGGGAAGCGGACACATCATATTGTACTTGGCACACAACCAGTCCCATGGACTCAGATCATATGGTTTATTATGGATTTCCTTATGAAGTTTTACAAGTGTATCATAAAACAATGGATTTCGTTCACATCGTACATGACGGACATAGACTGATCCTTTTGGATATTCTTTAAGGACATCTTCCAACAAATGCAATTGAACCCCTGCTTTCATCTGATGATCCTCCACATCCGGCGTATTGTTCCAGGATGATTCCAAAATATACGTTCCATCGTCCAGCTCTAGATTCATAAAGCTAGGATTCTTAATCACCATCCCCACATGACTGTATCGACTGACCCCGAACCACTCTACTAACCATGATACCCAGCTTGTTCCTCGAAATAAAAGAATATCTCCTGTCTGCAAGTTGATTTCATCCTTCATGTTCATTTCTTGGGATTGAGATAAAATTGAGATCCAAATACGCTGGTGAAATTAGACATCGATGTCGCTCTCTCGACATTTCTATGCATTGGACGAGGTTCATTCTGCACTTCAGTACAGTTCAACACGCAACGATCGAGCAGAAACACTCTTTTGGTGCAATGAACTTATTCGCAGCGGTTGTGTTTCTGAAACCATTTCCACCCTTCTTGACTCCTGGCTCTGGAACAAAGGACCCTTTTGCCTCTCCTGGTTTCACAACGCCTTTTCCAAACTAGGAGGGGAAGAATGCTCCGAAGAAGATATCCTCTTATCCGCCTATCAATTAAGCTGCGTTTCCTACTTGAAACGCGATCATTCTCTTTGGAGTATTCTTGCCTTACAGGTAGGATCTGTACCATGTGATCGTGTTGGTCCTAAAACCATTCCACATCCTTTCACAGAGGAACGTGAGAACTACTTGATTCGGGCGATTGTGCAAGGAAGAGCGTATTGTTCCTGGTGTGTGGTACAGCAAATGGACTGGAATCGTGTTCTAACCATTCTGAACTGGTACATCGACCAACGTGATTCACCTACTTTGTTTAAAACCTGTCTAGACTATTTTACCGAATATGAAAAATTACTTGGATATCGTACTCCCGAGTATGACACCGTCTTTCGTTGTTTGAGTATAATCATGGTATGTCTTTCCCCAGTACAGCAAGAAGACAGTTTTGGCCCTCTTCCTTCTTCTCTTGATCCTACCTCTCAGTCTCTGATCGATCATTGGAATACGCTTGCTGGAACGAAAGCAAGAGTCTACTCCATTCCACCATCGGCACTATATGGAAGAACCCTTCGTGGTCGCATGCGATGGACACAATCCACCGTTTCACATCTGAACAATATCGAACCACACTTGATTGGATGTCCCTTCTGGGAAGAGGCCGTTTTCGAGTACGGAACGATCGATTCCACCATTCTTTGGAACTCAGATAAAGATCGAGAAGCGTTCTATCAACGATACTTTCCCGATGACATACCCGATGAATGGACGAAATCTGAAAAGGCGAAATCACACGGTGAGGGAATCTTGGGACCCAACGAATCCCTCACCATGGTCAAATATGCACGCAATTATTTATCAAAGTGGAGTCGTTTCGCATGGAATAGGCATCCTTTGATTCTTCGATTGATGGAAGGAAAAGAAGGAACTCATCCTACTTACGCCCTTTCAGAGAAAGGGACTATGGAAATTAATATGATTCCTGTTAAGCGACGACTTATAATATAAAACGAACGATATAGTATATACTGTGTTGCCTAGGAGGGGAACCTGACACCCCTCCTCCTTCTATTTGTGTTTCTCCCATTTCGTCTACTTCTCTGTCTTCTACAGAATCTCCGCTTACTCGCGTCTCTCCTCCTACCATGAAATAACCCTCAAACCATACAATATACTCCTACACAGCTTAGGACTTTCGATTATATCAAAACACTCTAAATCTTTTTCTTTCGTGTCGTATTATACTTCGGGCTGCACATCGCTCTACCAAAAATAGCACATCCCATTCTTCTTCCCGAATGACCCGTGATCAAACTGTCCTCAAAGGGGCCCTTCCCTAAATCATCTTCCTCCTCATGCACAATAATCGAACGTCCCCACAGGTCTTTGACCGATACATCCTTGAGATCATAGGATATTCTTAGTTTTTTTCCTTTCATTTCAATGTTTCCTAAATCCCCTGTATGTCGAGGGCCTTTTGATGTCGGACTTCCTCCATGAACATGTTGACCTACATCATAATGTTCGCAGAGACCCTGACATCCTTCTCCTCTTAAATCCCCCGCTTTGTGAATATGAAACCCGTGTTTTCCTGGAGGCAATTTGGTAAACGTTGCCACCAATTTGCTCCCTTTTCCTTGATCTGAAACATAGACCTCTCCCTCAATCTCTTTTGTTTGAAACACTGCCACTGCACCCACTGGTTCGCGACTCATCTATGTATCCTCAACATTATTCTCCACTTTATAAATATCATCATAGGATGATCGGTTCGATGCAGGAGATTCGGGTGATTCCCCTTTTGGATGGGCCTCAGCAAACGTTTTTTTGGTTTTTCCGAAATATTCAATGGCATGTCCCTGTCTTACCATCCATTCATTAATGTTCTCTCCATTCTTTCCATAAAAGGTCCCTAGAATGCGCCCATACTTATCCGGTTTGTACAATTGTACCACCACCAAATTATTATTTTCCTGCATTTTATTGATCATTGCTTGTGTGGATAGCTTGGCCGCCGCAATCTCTTGCTCCCGATCCGGATTGGACTTTAACGGTTTCTTTTCAGGGGTATCGATTCCATACAACCGAATCCGATACTTGAAGATCTTCTTTGTCTCTTGATGGTACATTGCAACATCTATCGTATCTCCATCCACGACACGCAAGATCTTGACCAATTGTTTGATGTTCTGATAGGATACATAGGGTGTATTGATATCAGTACTGTGCTGATATACCTCCCCTGTCCATTGATGAATCGGTTCCTCTACATTAGGGTCTTCTACGCAAATACAGTTTCCCATAACTACCTTTTCATTGTTGCGACGATATCATCAATTTTATCGTTCGATGTATCCTTTTTCAACCAAATCTCTGATAAATACATGATGTTTTGAAATGATTTTTCTACATTGTTCGTTAATTATTTCATTACAATTTACGCGAAAATGGGTTGCTTCATAATATGTCATGGCCACTTCTTTCCATTTTCCAAGATACCAGTGTTGAGGTTCGCGTTGCATTGCCACGCGATAGAATTCGGTTAGATTTTCCGTTATTTCCACACCCAAATGAGTTAATTTCAATAGAATAAAATCCTCTAATAATTCTCTTGCAGCGAATGATTCGAGTGTCATGAGACTATTTTTAATTGCTTTTATGGTAATCGCAGATAAATGATATCGATGCCATAAATTTTTGTCAAATTGATATTCATACAACGTGGTCAATGCCCAACGAAGCTCACGATGATGTTTTAGCTGAAAGTAAATCGATAACAACTGATTATAAGAAAAGTTAACATTCGTCCAAGGATTTCTGGGCCATTGAGGGATCGCAAATCCAGCATCATGATGCAACAATTGTGTTTCAATGTGCGTTGCTAAACTGGTCGCATCAAATATAAACTTTCTTTTTGCATTCCAGTCATATACTTCTACTACTTTTTCAGGAGGACACTGCGTGATGGGATCGATGTGTTCGTCCGTTTTTTGATCGATTTTACGCTGTCTCCATCGGCGCAATAATGCACGCATTCGTTCCCTTAACCGCATCTCAAGAATATACGCATCGAATACTTGATCCCTCAAATGATAATATAATTCATTGTCATCATCGTCATACGCATCTTCTTCGTCCATAAACTTTTCTAAATATTTCAGTCGCTTATGAAGGTTCTGTGGAAGTTTGGAGATGATTTTACGAACATACCGATTGGGCTGGATCCATTCAGGAACCAATAAGTTGATTCCATCTGTATCAAAAAAACGAAGTACCCTTCCTGATTTCAGTTTTAGTATATTATAATCATGTTCGTATTCAAAAGGAATACCCTTTCCTGAGTTTGGTTTATGGCGTTTAGGGGAAGGAAACAGTTTATTTTCAGAATGATATCCACTTTCTTCTGCAGGTTCAATTACAATCATTGTATTTTCATAGAGGGCCCGAAAGGTCATTGGAGTATTGCTACTCTCCATAACCGATTAATAGCATAATGGTTATTTATTTTTAGGCACTTCATCAAAGATGAACAACTTCATTCGATTGTTTTCTTTGTCGATGATTCCAACTTGATTTCCGTTTGCATTCAAGAGTTGATTTTCGTGAATCCAAAGGGGTTCTTTGGTGGGCTGATCTTTTACTTTTTCTAATTGAATTGGATTCGTTCCTTCAATCACCATCATTCGTTTCGTTCGATGAAACGGGCAGAACTCGGATTGATAGGCAACCGCTTTTCGACAGTACACTGTTATGTTATCGTGCTGTTGAAACGCTCGGCACTGGGTATGATCCGAATCATGAATGATAACCTTGATCGAATCCGCAGAAGGAAGAACCTTCTTGATTAGCTCCTTCTCAGAAACATGAAGACGCTTGGCGAGTTCTCCAATGTAGCGCTTGGATTGAGCAAGAAGAACCGACTCCAAATTCTCCCAGAGTAGTCGTGGAACTTTGTACTCCATGTGGCAGTTCATCCTACGACGACAGGCCTATCAAATTTTATCAGTGAAAATTTTATCGCAAAAATTTTATCGGTGGTGCGGTTTTTTACGTGTATGACGGACATGTTTCTTTTTATGAGTCGGACGAAATACGTGTGTACGACGCGTCGCATGGAAAGAGTGCTTCTTTTTGTGAGTGGAAGATGAATGGGGTCCCATGGATTCAAAGAAATGCTTCACGGATTGCATAACTTGCTGGAACAATGCGACGTCCTCAAACTGGTAAAAATGGATCTTCACGTAATGACGTGCCTTATTATGACGATCACGGCGATCAAAATGTAGAAACTGAAGTTTACCCACCACCGATCCATTACGTTCAATGATCACATCGACATTATCCTTTCCTTCATTGAACTGCACCGTAAATGCCGGATCGATTTCACGAATGACCGATTCTAACTTTGCCGCATGCATTCGATGTTTGAATCGAAAATGGTGTTGTTTAGGAGAAAATTCAGGATAAGGCATAATATGAGGAAAAATCTTCTTTGGATTCTGGATCTCTACCGTTTCCGCTAGTTTGGCCGTATCGATCGGTTTGGTCATCCGATTTTCTTCTGGTTTCTCCTCCTGAGCTTCTTGTTTCTCTTTTGTATGGGTATCTTGACCTTCCGGTTTTGCTTCCAATTGAAATGCTTTCTCCAAGATATTTCTTTCATGATTCACATGGGTCGGTTCCATAACGGGCTCCGAATCATCCGATGAATCATCAAACGATGCAACAAAATCGGGTTTATGAACCGCCATCCTACTTATCCGAGAGAGGATTGCGGGCAGAACAGGATCGAAAAAAATCCAGGATGGTAGAAATGGAATCGCCTCAAAATTCCATATGGGGTCCTGAACTGTGGATGATTCTCCATTCCTCCGCAGAACGAATCGGAACCAAAGCAACCCGATTGCCCAAAGAAGAATCCCGTATTTGGATCGGACTCCTGCGAAGTTTACAATATTCCCTTCCCTGTCCTCTTTGTAAAAAGCACTATGCATCCTACTGGTCCCATTCCCCTCTTCCTCTTATTACTCGCGAGGCAGTTCGTTCTTGGTTAGGTACTCTTCATCATCAAGTCAATCAACGTACAGGAAAACCAGAATACACAGAATCGTTGACAGAAACATACGGACAACCATTCCATTTTACAAAACATTATTCCATTGTTGTCAAACACATGACTCATGCGGTTCGTCTAGGATGGTGTTCCCGCGAAGATGTTCAGCGTACCGTCCGTTTCTTTGAAGAAATGAAACGGTTTTATGATTTCTTCTAACGAAGTATTGTTCTACGCATCACATGCCGCATCCGGATCAGGAATGCACGCCACCGGTCCATTGGTGATGGCACTTGGTGGCAAAAGACGATTGGCAATTCCAAACAAGTCCGATAAACGATCCTGGCCAATTCCACTGAGCATTGAATACCAGTAGTATCCACTCACACTAAATGCTCCTGCCGTCAAGATGGTTCCAATTAAACTCTCGCATCCGATTCGATAATGAAAGAATACAAGAACAAGACCCACAATAACAATCGAAATCAGGGCAACCATGGCCTGACTCGTTCGGTTGCTTGTCTTCATATCCGATGCACTGTTTGTATCTACCGTGAGAGATGGGTCCGTGGTTTGAAGAGAATACAATTGAAGGGCATTATGAAACATATATCCAATAAAGAAGGTAATCATCGCCATCCACGCACTAGATACGACCTTTTCATCCTTCTTTCCTACAGGAGCTTGAATGGTGGTAAAGGGTATCACGATACGACAAATATCTGTTGTTTGTACCTTTGTCCAACTTTCAGGGAGCCAGCTAAACAGAAAATCCATAATGGTCGCCCCCAATGGTACCACAATCAAAAAACCCAATAGGAAAAACAGAATGGCATAATTTGCCGTAAAGAGACCAATGATTAATAATGTTCCACCGATCGTTAACGGTAGAGTCGTTAATCCACTGTATAGAAACACAGGAATGTCCGATATGATTTGTTTTAACGAATCCATTCTCCTATTTACCCTTTATTTTTATTGTTCAGAGGCAATATTCGAGCACACATAAATAGGATCATTCTTATCTGCCTTCGATACCATATAGGGTAATCCAAGGAAATTCATTGCTTCTTGACCAAAGATGGATTTATTGAGACTGTAAAAGCCTGCTCCGACCAAGAGGGCAACAAAGACGGCAATGCAGATTTCTCCAAAGGTATCACCGCAATCGGAAACAAATAAGCGAACCAGAATGAATGCGAGAACCAAAAGCATAATAAAGACATACGATACGATGCTACGTGATTTCCACTGTGGACCCATTGCCTCGCGCGTCTCGGAAAACTCCTTGGTCGCCAATCCCAGATAGGTCGCCATCGCCGTTATCGAAAAGACTCCGTAGGATGGATAAGGATCGTGAGAAAAGATTCGCTTGGCATCGAATTGATCTGATGTGTATCCTGCACGACACTTGGTATTCGTATCCATTGGCCGGGGTTCCACCCCTACACTTTGTGCAATCAACCAGTGAATCAAACGATGAGATAACGTGGTTTCAAACACAAATATAGCAAATACGCCAAATGAAAAATTATGAGTTAAAAAGTACATCAAGAGGGATCCAAATAATAGCGAATCGGGCATCAGCTTATGAATTCCCGCCACGGCATCTCGAACCATCGAGGGAATACCGGTAATGGCGCTTGCTAATTTTTCGAATCCTGATTCTGACATCTCCTACTACTTCATCGTACAAAATCAACAAGACATAAAGCTTATTCTGCGATTTATATCTAATGGGTATTCCCTCTTATTATAAAAAATTACTCGATACTCTTCCTACCCTTATTCAACGTAGTCATCCCGATGTGGCCGTTCAATGGCTCTTTATGGATTTTAATTGTCTGATTTATCATTGTCTTCCTCATGCCCCCGTGTATCCTGGAGATTCGCAAAAAGATGAATGGGAATCTCAGTTTATCGCGTGTATTGTGGAGTATTGTCTCAAGGTCATTCATAAGGTTTCTCCTCAACACGGTGTTTATCTCGCCATCGACGGTGTTGTTCCCATGGCCAAAATGCGACAACAGCGCCTGCGTCGTTTCAAGTCCGTCTGGTTGACTCAGCACCCTGAAGATCCTTCTCTCCCTGTTGGCCCTAAGTGGGATACCAATGCCATTACCCCTGGAACGGTATTTATGAAGAAACTGCATGACGGTCTCGAAGCAATGATTCAGAAAAAAGGAAAAGGAATATGGATATTGAGTTCCAGCGATGAACCAGGCGAAGGAGAGCATAAACTCATGAATGCCTGGCGAACCGGGTCATATGGTGGAAACTTTGCAGTGTATGGCCTCGATGCCGACTTAATTGTTCTCTCCCTTCTCGGTCAAGAAATGTGCTCTTTGGATAATAAGATATGGCTCTTTCGTGAAGAGATTGATAAGGGTAAAATCGCATATGATAAGGAAGGAGAAGAACAATTCGAATGGTTTTCCATTCATGCCTTGCGCGATTGGTTGGTGGGATCATCCGATCGCCGTCAAACCATCATGAATTATTGTTTTGCCATGTCCGTTCTGGGAAATGATTTTCTACCCTCTTCCCTCGGCCTTAAAATACGCGACGACGGTCATGGGGAACTCTTATCTTTCATTCAGACATTGCAACTTCCATTGATTTATTCCAATACAATGGAAATCTCACAGGAAGGTCTCCAATTCCTTTTTACTCATTTTACAAAAAGCGAATCTCATCGCATTGAGAAATCCATCTCCAAAAAACAAATGTTCGCTCGAAATCTGGGCGTCCATGATCTTCCTCTTGGGCATTCGAATTGGCCTTTATTGCACATGGAGGAAGATTCTCTGTTAGAAAACGGTTCACGCCACCTCTGTTCGACGTGGAAACAGAAATACCTGACACAATTCTTTTCGGGTCATTCACAATCCGCGATTGTAAAAGAATATTTGTATGGGATTCAATGGATTTGGGCATATTATACCGGTCGTATGGATCAGATTTGTTTTAATTGGTATTATCCATATTCTCTTCCGCCCCTATGGGAGTGGGTACGAGACGCAGTCATTCAAGGAGATCTTCCTGAATTTCCAGAAAAAATATGGGTTCGCGCAACAGACATTCGTCCAGTAGAACAGCTGGCACTTGTTCTTCCTTTGGAGAGTTGGTCATTGATTCCTCCCTGTAAGGAAAGATCCTTTCCAGCGATGGCGCCCCAGTTTTATCCACGCGTCTTTGGATTTGAATCAGTAGGTAAACGTTTTTTCTGGGAATGCGAGACTCAACTTCCATTACCGAGCATTCGAGAACTCAAAGCGGTAATGATTTAATGTTTTCTTCAAAGTCTTGCTGGGCTTCCAGAAATCCCTCACCATCTGGACGATAACGTCGTTCCGTTTCCACTTTTTCTTGAGCCTCCTCACGAACACGTTGAATCAAATGACGATCATGGGAGTCATCTAGATGCATGATACGCAATATTTCATACAACGATTCTTGATAGGAAATATCCATTTCATCCACATTGTTCAGTTCACTTTTAATTTTCTGGTGGATTTCTGAAAGAAACATACGAGTATACAAACGACGCTGAAATCGTTCCATAAATCGGCCCAAAATCCGATTGGCATAAAAGTCGCAATGATGCCATTTTAGATGTTGATCTACACCTAGTTCATGATTCCAGTAATAGTATGTATCATTATAATGAGTAGGAAGAACGAAATAATATACATCATTTCCATCCAAATAATGTAGAATAAAGGTGAGTTGTTTTTCTTCTTTCCATATACGTTCAACTTCATCCATGGGATAGGTAGGAAGACGCGACAAATCAATCGAATTCTCGAACGATACAATCGGAAGAGTGGGGGTTGTGCCTACTGGAATATAATCGCCTAATCGATAGAGATACATGGATACCATATGTCTCTGTAGATTTGATTGTCAATTTTCTATTTGGAGAAGAAACCGAAACAACATGTTTCGACCTGTTTTTCAACCGCTGTCAAATTGACTCCTTTTGATACATCGATCAAGGTTTCTAGGATAACAGGGCCCGTGGTCTGCGATACCTGTATCAATTCATCGAATTCTTTGCTGTCGCTTGCCACGAAATGAATCAGACGTGTTAGTAATTGCAGAGAGACTGTTTTTTTAATTGTTCCTGCTATCTTGGCACCATTCAATTGGACCGACTCCAGGAGAGTCATGATCATTCCCAGAAGTTTGGTGATCTTAACCGGTATCGGAAGAGATGCATCATGCAAAATCAATTCTGCACCCGTCATGGCATCTCCTGAAATTAATGACATGATTGCATCATGATCTTCCTTATGCTCCATTTCGATAAGTCCTTCGGCGGTTGACATATCTTCTTCGCCGTGAGATATTTCTACGTGTTTTTCTACGTCGCCTCCCTCCATTTGATTCAGAAACGTCAAATCGACCTATTTTGATACTGGTTGGTGTATCCGATACACTAAATCTACCGATTTGGACACTTGATGAATTTGATACGGTGGGTTGAGCAGGAAGATCGGCTTGAGATCCATTATTGGGTTCATTGATATCAAATACTAAAAATCTTCCATGCTGTTTACCTTGAATCTTGGGAGCCTGTAAGGCAGATTGTACATTCTGAGAGTGTGCCGCTTGATAATTTTCTGAATTTCCAATGGCTTTAATTCGTTCATGCGCTTCTTGATTTACAATCGTCATTAAAGGAATACCAGTACGTTGGCTATTTCTCTGAGCTTGAGTGGATCGATCTCCAAGATGCAGAGGACGGGTAGATGCTTTTAGGGTAAGTTTTTTCCTTGCTGTTTCTGCCATCTATTTCTTCTCTTTATTTTTTTGCGTATCAAATCAAAGATTCGAATGTGGAAACCAAGATAGATGGGAAACCAATCGTCCGCGATCGATCCCGTTCATGTTCGCATGTATTCGAATATGATTCAAATTCATGATCCGATGAAACGAATACAAGTCATCCAAACATGCATGGCATCCACTGAATATATCTCTTCGGCCAAACGCGGAGGAATCTATAGCTATCTTCTTCATTATATATCTACCGTCCAGTCCGGTGGACAACCTCCCTTACTTCCGGGAGAACAAGCGTCTCCCTCACATACTTCTTATCAACCTGCTATGCCATCTATGCCCGCTGTTCCTCGATCGATGCAAACCGTACAACACGGGATTGGAGCAACCCATCCTTCCCTCATGAACGCCCCTACTGCATCGACATATCAACAACACGCATACGCACACACTTCGCAATCGCAATCTCAGCAACAGCTCGTTGCGCATCAATCCAATCAGCCCAGCTGGAAGGTTATCACCGATACCCCCAAACAAAAAGCCATCTCCTACTTTTCTTCTTGTCTCGAAGTCCTCAACATCCAAGAAGAAGTTGCCCTTACGGAAGAAACACTCAAAGCCGCCTATAAGAAAATGGCCCTACGATCTCACCCCGATAAAGGAGGATCCGAAGAATACTTCGAGGCCGTCACGCGTGCCTACGCCTATTTGGCTGAAATCCTCAAATTCATGCGTGGTGGTAAGCGCGACACCCAAGGTGGTAAAGTGGATTCGGCCAGTGTTCAACAACGCCGCGAATCCGATGCGAAACAATGGGAGTATGGTGGCGAACCTGTCCGTCTCAACGCCAAGAATCTCGACATGAACGCCTTCAACAAACTGTTCGAACAAACTCACATGCCCGACCCCGACTCCGACGGATACGGTGATTGGCTGAAATCGGCGGATTCCAAAGCCGCAAACAGTCAAAAGTTCAAAGGAGAGTTTAACAGAGATGTCTTCAATCGAATGTTCGAGGATGAAGCACGTAAGGGCGGAAAGCAGAGCACGAACTTGATTGTTCATCCTGGTCAAATGGCACTGACGCTGAACCCCACGAGTGGTGTCGATCTGGTGGGAGAACGCCCCGATAGTTATACGGCTGCTCCCAATTCACGGTTCCAGTTCACCGATTTACGCGGTGCTTATACTTCCGAATCCACCATTTCGGACAAAGTGGCAAATGTTCAAGTGGGAGATCGAAACTTTGAACAATACAGGGCTTCACGCGAGAGGGCACCCGATCCGTTTACACAGACCGAACTTCATGGTATTCGCGACTTTGAAAAACGCCAGGCCCAGAACGATGAACTGCGTGAACGTAGACGGGCGGAGATGCATATGAAAAACCAGCAATATCATGATCGCATGAAACAGATGGTGATAACCGATGGGGTTGATTTGAACCAGAAGAAAATTGGGTACTAGCGGACTGAAGTCCGCTCATAGCCCCATTTCTAAAGAAATGGGGGTACTAATGGACTTCAGTCCGCAAAAATATCAAAGGATTTTTATTTAAACATATAGTGCTCATCTTCAATCGAAAGATCATCCCACTCCAGGCTTTTGATCGTATTATTATATCCGACCCAAACACCTGCTTTTCCATCCTCCGAAATCCATTCATCTTTGATCCAACAGGAAGGGTATTTTGAGGTCATGGACTTTAACCATGTATAATCTGGTAGCCATGCAGTTGAATAATAAAACCGCATTCCATTTTTACCAGATTGTTTGACAATTCCCTGTACCGATTGCCTATCAGACTCCAGTTGTTCTTTTAGTTCAGATGGATACGTTATGGTGATATGATTAACACATTCGTTCGGCATGTGATCTATTATCTTATTATCGACTTAAGTTCTTTTCATGGATCGCTTTCTTGTATTTCGCTTTTTAAGATTCCTTTTCCCGCCTCGTCTTCTTGAACGATTTTCTCTATTTTTTCTTCTTGGGCTATTTGATCTTTTTGATCTTAGATACTCACGGATATCCCCAATCATAATCATTTTTTCATATCCATTTCCTTCTTCTCTTGGTCCATTAAAGTTAAAAGCACGTGGATTTTCTTTCATTCCAAGTTTGTCCCAAAATCCAGCACTTCCATCCGCATCAATAAATAATTTTTGTCTATCGATACGCCTAATACCTTCCTTTTCAATTCCTGCCATCATACCTTGTATAAGTGCGGTAGATAGTTTTCTACCTTGTAGTTCATCATCTATCCCAATCGTCATATGATTTACAAATCCTGTTCCAAAACTTTCATATTTATTACCTTGTTGGATTCCCAAGCCTTCTATTGTAAAATGACCTTTTTCTAAATCATCTAATTCGCCTTTAGTAAAATGATCCTTATATGATCTTTTATCAATTAATTTAATGGTTCGATATACTGTTCTGACACTTGCACGTTCAATTTCATTAGAAATTTCAGAAGTCCACTCACGTGGGTCTCTTTCTCGATAATTCATATAAACAAGGGTAAGTTCGGAACTATTAGGAAGAATACCTGAAATTTCCGTTTGAAATTGTGTTATATAAAAGGGCTCGGCACTTGCCATTCTATATACGATATGGATTTAAAAACCGGGATATGATTTTATGGGCACTTTTCATAATAACGGTCTTTTTACGCACTTTTTTAGAACATCTGTATTTTTGCACACTTTTTTCTAACAAAGGTATTTTTGGGCACTTTTTTCTAACAAAGGTATTTTTGGGCACTTTTTTCTAACAAAGGTATTTTTGGGCACTTTTTTCTAAAAAGTGCTTAGGTGTTAAAAAAATCACATGGGCTACATCCATGCCATCGTTTTGTTTCCTTGATATGCTGATCAATTTCGCGATTCAATGTATCACTTAGATCGATGTAGCGTTGTCGATGAGTCACCGTCGCATTAAACGCTTCATTCTTCATTCCATCGCAAATATCAATGAGCTCTTTTTTCCTTTGAATGTCATCACGTACTTCTCCCAATAGCCCTTTCATATGACCTGCACGCGACGTGATTTGTTGTAATGATAATTGACATCGTGATAGTTCTTTTTGAATATCCATGATTGTTAGTCTTCTTGATTCTTTTTCCCTTCTTAACCATATTTTCTTCTTTTCTTCTCTACGATTCATTCGTTCTTGATTTCGTTCTCGTATTTTTTGATTGGTTGTTTCTAAGTTCATTACAGATCGTTCTTGTTCTTTCGGATCGTCATGAGGATCTACCACTAGAACTTCATCTTCTAGTTCATCTTCGCTTTCTACAATATATTCTAATGGAACGCTCTTTTCGGCCGACAATTGTTGATCGAGTATGTTCACTTTCAATTCTAGCTCATATTTTTCATTATTGTAGGTACGATATCGTTCTAGATAATCTTTTTCTTTCTGTTTCAGCTCATTTCGTTCCTGTGTAAGGGTATGAATAGATTGAACGGCTGTTTTTAGTTTATTAATAATCAACATTTCGCTATTTTTAATTTCCTTGACAAGTGCAAACAGATTCGATGAATAGATTTTAGGATACCGATAGCGAATCGCCTCAGGAACAATAAATTGATCTGAACTCTGAATTTCCTTGATTTCACGTTCAATTTCTTCTAGTGTTTTTTCAATATCAACCGTATTACCAAAAAACAATGATCTACCACTTTTGAGTTCAATTCGCGATTCCAAATTATGAAATCGCTGTGCGGCCATCAAATGATTCTGACTTTTTTCCGCTAATTTCAGATAATTAATGATCGATAAAATAAAAGAATTTCCCGCATTCAAAGATGAAATAATAATCGTTCCATTTGAATAATCCTTCAAAATAAAATTCAAGATGGAACAAACTGCTGCCAGTAAAATAGCCGGCAACATCAACGTATTTAGTCGTTTTTCACAATAGGTTTTGCTTTCGGTATAAATGATCTTTTGGCCTTTTAAATACAATGCCAAAATATCCAGAGAAGTAGAAGTTATGTTTTCGTCAAAATTGTATGATTCTTTCAAAATTTTCACCACATCATTATATGAAACTGTATGATTTGGATTGAGAACATCTCCTGTTTTTTCTTCTTGAACCGTTACCGTAACATCACCACCTTGCTTTCCAATCACATTCACGCTCGCATTACGTGTTGCAGTAGTTGTCGCAGTAGTTGCAGAAGTCGACGGATTGGAAGTTGTCGTTTTAGTAGATGGTATCACGACCGTATTCACATTTGTTGCAGGAGTCGACATTTTTACCAGTTTCGAATTTATATTCGTTCATAACGCTCACCACCCCTCTTGGCCTCTTCCAATCCATCATGACATATGGTATATAACCATTTTCCACCCGTTGCATGTAAACTTACCTTATGAACATTACGATTTTTGCATTGTACCATGAAGAAATATTCTGTTTTTTCCATAATCATTTCAACACTTTCAATTGAATCAATTAGAATCGTTGTATTATTCAACGTGATCCACTTACTCGACATCTCTATGAAGTTTACACAAAGTTTAAATAAATTCCTAACATGTTCTAAACAATCTAAACCAGTTAACCCTACCAATAACTAATATGGAACACGCCCTGCAGCAATTAGGGTTTCAACGAATCGATGAGGTTTCCACGGAGTCCTTAAAACGAGCCTTCAAACGTGCCGCCGTGGAGTCCCATCCTGACAAAGGAGGATCCGAAGGCGATTTTGATAATGTCCTGGCGGCATACTTGTATTTGTCAAACATCTTGAAACGTACAACAGGTGGCCGTGGCGGATTTCAAGTTCTGGATCCATCTGAAGTGCGACAGGCCCGTGAGGATCAGTTCGTTTCTGAACTTAATAATTTGGTTTCAGAAATATTTGATCAAGTGGATGCTACAAAGAATGAGACATTTCTCAAAGAATTCAATGAACAATTCGAGAAAAACCATGTTCGTGAAAATGAAGTTGGGTATGAAACCTGGTTTCGGTCTCATGATGATGTCAAAGAAGACCCCATTCAGGCAGACAATCCATTTGATTGGAATCGCTCCTTTGAAACGAGGGTCAAACTGGGAAAACCAGAACCAACCTCGCTGATTCTTCATCCCGATCAAATGGCATTTGTATCAGGATCGGCACGTGGTTCCGCCTTGATTCAGGGATCAGGTCATTCCTTCACATCGGAGGTCGAGGCGAATCCTGAATATACCGATCTTCATGATGCGTATACTGCAGAAAATACACTTTATGATAAGATTCCAGTCTATCAAGAACGCGAACGAACTTTTGAATCACTCTTAAAGGAACGTGAATTAGTGTATACGACGGAATTGGATCGTGATTTGGAGGCAATCGCTGCGTATGAAAAACAGAAACAGGAGGAGGAAAAAGCACACAAACTGCGTGTTGAGGAATATTTTAAAAATACGGCTTCGAGTGTCTGGGCATTACAAGGTGGACGAAGTGAACAAGGTGCACAGAATGATCATAGTACGCAAGCGTTAGAAGAGGAAAAGGATTCCTTTGTGAAAGAAATCTAAGACGGATAGTAGGATCGATTGATATGGAAGCCTTTTCTATTCTTCTCACCATATTGGTCGTATTATTCATCGTTGCCTTAACATACGCTGTACTCTATTCAAAGGATTATGTCAAATACAACCCTTTTGCCGATAAGCATATTCTTAAGAGAGGATTGGAAAAACCTGCCATCTGGCTCTACTACGATCATTCCGATGTGAATGCCCGTCAGGGTTTTGATTTTGGTGCACGTTCTAGTCGAGCCCTGAATGTTCCCTTTCTCAATCTCTGCTACGAATCCATTGTCAAACAAAACAAGGACCACTATCGTATCGAAGTCATTGGAGGATTAGCCGGTGCGGCAGAATTACTAGGAGGGTGGGAGCATTTGCCTTCCGGATTACGCAACCCCCTCGCACCTGTTGGTGAGGCGGAGTTGAACTATCTTCGCACGGCCATTTTGGCCAAGTACGGTGGTCTATGGCTTTGTCCATCCTCTGTATGCCTGAAAGGATTCGGTGTTTTACCCAAGGACAAGACCGTCTTTTTTGGAACGGATTTGGATGAAACCTATGCAGGGTCGGCAGGAACCAATGTACCAGGCTTTCGTGCCATCTGGACACCCAAGGCGGATCATCCCATGTTTGTTGAGTGGGCGGCAGTATGTCATACACGCTTGGATGAAAAACGTGGTGGCAGTCAAATCCGCGGGGATGCCAAATGGGATTTTGTTCGATTCTCTACTCAATACGTTTCCACTGGTCTCATTGTTGATCCTGCGGCCGAGGGAATGCGTAAGAAGAATGGCAAGCGTATTCAATTAGAAGATTTACTGGCATCAGGAACGGATGGCAATTTACCTTTTGACCTCTGTTCCTATACTACGTATGTTCCATTTCCATGGGCCGAACTGACCGATCGTCGCGTCTTCGGCTGGTTTCTACAAATGAGCGAAACTCAAATCATGCACTCTGATTTAGCGGTGAAGTATCTACTTGAGAAATCAATTCATGCCTAAAATGAAAATCGAATGTATATATCATGTATCTCCCGTATGATATTGAACTCATCATCTATCGATATCTTCATGAATTGAACATGATTCATATTCGGAAAGAATTGAAGGACACCCTTTCCTTTATGACGGATTGTATGAATTTCTTTCGTTTGTATATACCCAAACTTTTTATGGAACGATTATACAAATGTGATTTTTTTAACAATCCATTTTTTAGTAAAACCATTCATAAATACATTCATTCTAGAAAAATGTCATACTGTTTTGCTCAACTTGTCGGATCCTGTAATGTTTTATAAATAACATTTTGTAATGCTAAAATGCTTGTATTCCCTTTACAATAGGAAATCCAAGAATGAATTAAAAATTTATGAATCATGATATTATCCTTGAATTGATTGTTTCCAAACAATTGATTAATCACTTGAAAGCTTTCTAGAATATCCTCATAGGCATATCCGCGTTTCCAAATATGGAGAAGACTCTTGATGGCTTGTACCGAATCGCCCGTTGACATGGCATTCAACAACGGAATAAAATCTACATAAAACGGAGCCGAACAAAGAACCTGCACACGTTTCATTGTTATTTCTTCCTTAAGCGTAATATGAATATCTCGAATTAATTTTAACAATCTGATCAAATCACTGATGTTATTTGCGGCAATATTAATGATCCAGTTCCACATATCATCCGTTATGGTATCCGGTTTGGGCATACCAACATAGGATAGGAATTGATTGCGATACAATATCGAATCGATCGGGTTCATCGCAATATGAATACAACGAGATCGCAAGGCGGGAATCAAATCTTCTTCCGAAGTTCCAATAAATAAAAATCGGGTAATGTGGGAATACGATTCCATCGGACGTCGCAATGCCTGTTGAGAAATCTGTGGAAATGTGTCGACATCATCCACAATGACCCATCGAAACACATTCTTTCCCAATGACATTTGTCGAATAAACAGGCTAACTTGTCCACGAATGGTTTGAATTCCGCGATCTTGATCAGGGCCCAATAATAAACATTCGTCGTTGGATTCTAACCCCCATTGCGAGGGGTTCATTCTATGATTCGTACGCGCATAGGATTGCAATAATTCACGAACCAATGTTGTTTTTCCACATCCTGCCGATCCTGTTAAAAAAATATGACACGGTGTCTCCAATTGAGCCTTACATTCTTTCCAAACCGTATCTTGACCCACAAGAGATGTCATGGGTCTTTATTCCATTGTCTCTCTCCGACTTTAGATTACCTAACTTAAACGAGGCCAGTATACACCGATTAAAGGGATGTCCTCCAAATCCTTATATGATCTTCTCGGTGTTTCAAAGAGCGACAGTTGTACTGCCATCAAAAAAGCGTATTTAAAACTGGCGCGCATTCATCATCCTGATAAAGGAGGAAATCCTGAAACGTTTAAAGAAATTACCAAAGCGAGTGATATTTTAACCGATGAGAAAAAACGCAAAATCTACGATGAAACGGGAATGACCGATGAACAAATGATGGAACAACAAAATGGATTTCCACCAGGATTTCCTGGGTTCCCAGGATTTCCTCAAGGAGGAGTCCCCTTTGAATTTAATATTAATGATCTATTTGGAAATATGTTTGGTAATCCACCCGTTGGACAACCGCGCGGTCCTGTTCGAAAAGGGAAAAAACCGGCACCTGCGGTACAGACCATTCCCATTACCTTAGAACAGTTTTATCTTGGTCATAAATTCGATATCATGATTAATCGTCAATCCTTTTGTTCCCAGTGTGATCATACCGGTGCAAAATCGAAAGAAACCTGCCGAAAATGCAATGGTCAAGGTGCGGTTACTCAGGTGATCCAAATGGGACCCATGGCGATGCATACAACGGGTCCGTGCCTGGATTGTCAAGGAAAGGGAGAACGAATCATTGAAGTATGTACACCATGCAACGGAACTGGTTTTCATGCAGAAAAGAGAAATCTATCCGTACATATTGCACCAGGAACAAGGGCTGAAGAGACATTCTTGTTTCCTGAAGTCTGTTCCGATCATCCCGCATTTGAACGTCCAGGGGATGCCCAAATCATTCTTCAGGAAGATCCCAATGATCCCGCCTATAAACAATTCAAACGTATCGGTGATCGTCTTCAACACTTGGAAACAAAAATATCCATCTCTCTTTCGGAAAGTCTACTGGGATGTGTGGTTCAAATCGATGGCCACCCAGGATACGACGAAGGACTCTTTGCACAGATTCCTGCTGGCTCGTTCCAGAATGATCGGTATGTCTTGAGTGGGTTTGGTATGCCGATGCCTGGTGTACTGGGAAAGCATGGTGATTTGTACATTATTGTGGATGTTTCTATTCGTCCAGCAGAGCGATCGTTATTTGTATCAGAAGGTTCTACTCTTTTGAAATCGCTATTTCAAGAGAAGGTGAGATCTCATTCTTGTTCGGAGGATTCCATTCAGAAGGATATTTATTTACAACCTCAATAACAATCATAATAATCGTATGGAGAATGTGTCCATTTTAATTCTTTTTTGTCATCTTTGATAATGACTTCGTATCGTGTTTGATCCATTTGATTGGGTCCTTGATAAATAAGAATGTCTCCTGCTGAGGCAGTTGCAAGGAAATCTTCTTTTCTTTTATCTTGCTCTTCTTGGGATAAATCGGTCCAAATCGTACAGGTGCTCATGTTATGTTGTCTTTTAACATAACATAGGAATCTTTCAATTTTTATATTCTTTTTTTGTAGACTTTTTCTTACACTTCAAGCTTTTTGGGTGCTTTTTGCGAACTTTTTCTCAAAAAGTTCACATGGCCTGACGAGCCGCCGCGCCATCAAATTCGACGCCACTGTTCCATTGTGGGCTCATGCCTGTCTTGGAGTAATCGGAGAGAAGCATGCTAGCACTCGAGACGGGTGCAAAGTCAAGCTTCGAACCACCACGCTGCTTATTGCGGGTGCGACGCTGACGTTGACTGCGACGCTGACGCTTGGAACGGTTGCTGCGCTTGGAACGAGACTTACGCTGCTTCTTGCTCTTCTTGTTCTTTCGGCGACGACCTCCCGCTTGATCCTTCAAGCCAGCGATGTCCGCATAGGCCTTCATGGTTCCAGCCGTCATGGCCGCACCCTGCATGGATGCAGGGAGTCCCTCGTGGCCAATCACGTTAACGGGTGCACCCGCAAGAGACCCGCCGTGTTGACCCATATGATACTTCAAATAATCACCGCCATGTCCCATGGCCATTTTCGATGACCAGCCTCCTGCAAGACTGTCTGAAAGTGGCGCACCCATGAGTGCGGAGGAACCGCCTTGCTGACGTTGACGCTGACTGCGCTGACGTTGACTGCGTTGACGCTTAGACTGCTTTCGAGTCCGGGATGCACGTTGTGATTTTCTTGACATTCTAATTAGCTGTTTGAAAATTATCTTCGATTCTGTGCTTGTTTCCATTCCATCATTTGCTGATACGTCTTGAAAATCGGCGGAGCATTCGGACGAAGTTGTTTTGTACTTGCAGCAGCATAAAATTCAGACACAGCCGAAACGAGTTTCGCACCACTTTTCTGTTGAACTACCGTGCTTGTATCATAATTCGAGGTATTGGGATTCGGAGTAGAAAGATTCGCCACGCAACATGGGGCAATCGATGGGGTTGACATGGTTCTACTGGTATCGTGAGAGATTTCCGGTCTCTGCCTAAAAAATACTCACCCTCCAATAGAACCATGCATCCTCCACAGTGGACCAATCAGATTCCGGATAATCTCCTTTGCAATTACTTTTATGTCTTTTTCGTTATCTTCTCCGTATGGGCCGGTCTTGCACTTCTCTACGGAGTATGGGTCTTTACCTCTTCCAAGATGACCGTGGGGATGATGATTGCCGTATTGATCAACATTCTCCTTTCTTTTGGAATTTCAGCAACGTCTGCGTTGTTCCTTTACTTGATGTGCGAACGGGCGCTGAAGCCAACTCTGAAGAATAAACAAGCTGCGTCAGCTCCAGCTCTGGCGATGATGTAAATACGATTTTTCCCTTTTTAGATAATGATTCCGAGAATCGTTCCAATCGTGTAGAACGAGAAGAAAGAAATACGAGAGCATGAGTACATTCGTTTCGTATTTGATCATCCCGCAGACGTTGGGCAATTTTTCCATTCCGTGCCCAATCGGAACGAAAGACCTGTGTGGAAATCGAAAGGGTCTCCGCCCATTCTTGAATATAAATCGAACTATTTCCTTCCGTGGGCAAAAGAAGTTTCGTAGGGACATCACCCAGTTCTTGTAAAATGGGAAGAAGAACCCGTTCTTGCAGATCATGTTCCGATACCTTATTGGTCGAACCAAATACGCCTAGAATAATGACCTTTGGGTCAAATATCGTATCCTCAAGGGTAGTCATGACGGGCAACCATTGTGGATCAAATCGATTCTTTCAATTTTTGCAAATGTAGATAAGATAAGAAAGGAAAAATGCTAGGCAAAGTGCAATGACGTGATGGAGTACGCATCTATATATTTTATTTTGCCCATAAACATCGCTGTATAGCATCAACGATAGAAAAATAAAAGTCAATACAATAATTTCTTGAAGCATAGACATCATTCTATCGATTACAATGAAGAATCATAGGCCTCCTGAAGAGATGCCAAATTCACCTTACGCTTCTGGATCTTACCCGAGACAACGTACAGCGAATTTTCCGTCAGAATGATGAAATCATCACCCACCTTGAATAGCTTCTTGATCAGTGAAGTAAACTCATCCTTTGACTTGACAAGGATCTTCTCTTTCGTATTCTGGTCTTCGCCAAGAAATGCAGTTCCTCCAGCCGTTTGACGGTAATAATCTAACATAATGGCACGATCCTGTTCAATGGCCAACTTCGAGGCCTGGATCATGGTTTGGGCCGAAGGCAAGATATCGGCGACTGCGTTTGCGCTGCCCGCGGCTGGAACCACGACGGGATTTGCTGGGGTAGAAGATGCCGGGGTTGCCATGTCTAAATCTGACAATAAAATATAATTCCTTTCTTTTGAATAAACGCAACTACTGTGTATTGGGAGGATACAATACCTTTGCATGATGTCGGTCAAAGACCTGGTTTAAGAAATCATAAGCGGATTCAATTTGTTTGAGTTGACGAGCGCCCGTAATAATAATTCGCCCCGTTCGAAAGATGCTCATCGTAATGCGTTTGCATTCTCCTTCTCCCTCTCCCGTACCCTGACCCTTGCAGAACGTTTTGCATTGACAAATTCCATTTCCTGGATTTCGAGCATTATAGAAGAATTTGGTGTTTACCCCTTGATAAATCGTTTTTTCCAGCATACTGAACAAGTTGTATTCATTGATCAGAATCTTGTGAAGTACATCCTGATTGATGAATTGATTCAAAGCATAATCGGTATTGATGAGTTGTACGGAAAATCGTTGAATGGATGCTTCTTCTTTAAAGGGTGATTCAGGGAGAGATCGAAAGACATTCAGAAGCCACTCCATGGCCTCCCGTGCAAAAGGTTCGGATGTCACACCCGTCATCTGGATCCCTCCATTTGCAAACAACTTAACATTTACTTCTTTCCAACCATCCCCCGCCGTTTTTCTACGAAGCACCATGGTAGATTGATTGAAGAACGACTTTGATGTTATTTTTCGATTGGTGAAAATGTCTTTGTAGCTGGAACCCAATACCATATTTTTATGTTCAAACTTGAGAATTCCCTCGTCTGGATACCAGATGGGAATCAGGATCGGACGAAGCGACTCAAAGAGCTGATCCAGCTGGATCGGCGTCCCCCAATGCGCCGTGATCACCATCGTGGAAACACGTAGATTTGATTTTGTATATGCCATTCGTGTGTATGCATTATTCTCCTCCACATTTGACTTCAAATTTCACTTTAAATTCCTTCATTAATGTTATTAAATGATCATGTGTTTCTTCCTTTAAGGTTGTATTATCCATAAGAAGAGAATACACTAAATTAATTCGATCAATAAGAGTTTGATCTAAAATATCAAATCGATCTGCAAGAAGAAGAAGTTCCGATACAATCATGTGAAAATCAATCGTTTCATCTTGAAGAAGGGAAGGAAGCTGAGATGGATGACAATGAAGATAATTCCAAATTCGTTGCTCTGTATCGGATTGACGTCCATGCTGTCGTAAATCGCCTCGTGTCATGGAAGTAAATAAATCTGCCGTTTCTTGATTTCGATTCGGTGGATCATATCTTATTTTTAGCAATCGTTGACGAAGTTTTGGATGGATTCGACTTTGTGAATTACAGATTAAAATAACACAAATATCGGTTGGATCGGTATTCAAAATCGTTTGTAGCGACAACTGGGCTGCCTCCGTCAAGGTTTCACACTCATCCAAGATCAGAAAACGGGGTGCCGTCTCCCCCGCCGTTCTCCAATCCACTCGAAGAAACGGGAAGACTTTCTGGCGAATCGATTCCAAACTGCGTTCATCCGCTGCATTCATTGAAATGCACATCAACGATTTACGATTCCCCCAAATCTGATCTACCAACCATGCAGCACTTGTTGTCTTTCCTGATCCAGGTGGTCCAAACAACAATAAGTGTTGAATGGTGGTTGTATTTTTTAAAAACATGGAAAAACATTTCCGAACCCGTTCACACCAAAAGGCGGTGTCTACGGACATCTTACTTCTACGCTGGCATATAATGCTTAAACCCTTTTCTGTTCTTTTTTCTTTGCCCTAAATATAACCATGTTTCACCCCATGATGTCTCTGTTCACTGCGGTGCTTTTCTTCCTCCTTGTTCCAGGCGTTCTCTTGTCTCTCCCACCAGGCTCGTCCTTTTTGGTCAAGGCCGCGTTCCACGCCGTCGTGTTCGCCCTTGTCTACCACCTGACCCACAAGATGGCGTGGAAGGCCCTGTATGGATCTCGATTCTAAAGGACTCTTATGTTATTACTAGGTATCGCAAGATGATTCTATTGGCTCGTGATACCCAAACAACTTAAATAAACCAATGACTGCATTCTACCAGTATGAGTGGAAGAGGTCGAGGTAAACGTAGCACAACTACAGAACATCCAGTGGATGCCCCTTCCAAAAAAACAAGTAAAAAGAAACAATTTCCCGTTGTCGCAGTGATTACTCCTGATGGAATTGAGGGTTCTCTCCTTTCAGGTGTACGTCGTCCTTTGATTGTTCATCTTCCCATTCAAAGCAGAGATGTTCCTATGACGGATATGCCGATTGTGTATGATCCACATCCACCAACCGAGGCGCAACCTTACGATTTGAATGCAGATAATCCATTTTGTGAAGAAGTAGAACAATTGACCAATACCGTGATTGTTCCACCTACCGAACCGGCTCCAATCGAACCGGTCGATTCTAAACCTGTTGCGGCAATTGAACCCGAGATCGATTACTATTCCCTCAAATCGACTTTTCTTGTTCAATTCAAAGATTCATCAGATATCAAACAGATCCCATCTCAATCCGATGCCGCCTGCTTTTGGTGCTGTCATACCTTTACGCATCGCCCTGTCGTATTACCCATTCGTGATACAGGTGAGTATCTAGAAGTATCGGGTAATTATTGCAGTCCTGAATGTGCGGTTGCCTATCTTTTTGACATGCGCCAAGATTCTCATACGCGCTGGGAACAGCTTGCACTTCTCTATCGCGTCTATGGAGAGGTTTGTCAAGGGACCATCCATCCTGCCCCACCACGTACGACACTGCGCCTGTTTGGTGGATCCTTTTCGATCGAAGAGTACCGTGCACTGATCCAATCTCATAAGGTGCGCGTCGATGTTCATCTGCCTCCGATGGTCAGCATTTTGGCCACCATGGATACGAAGCCCATCGATTTCTATGATGCGAGCTTGACTAAAAACGTAAATGAAACCGTCAAGGAACGCCTTCAAAAGGCAGAGGAAGTACTTCGTCTGCGTCGCACGAAACCATTAAAGGCATGGGAGTCTACTCTCGATGCATGCATCAACCTGAAAATCAAATCATCGTAAAATTTGATGCGCTTGTCGCGCCATATATAAAGGCACCCATGTCCATTACCACTGCTTTGATTCATAGCACGATTGACAAGATCAAGAAGGATCTCTACCAGTTGGAAGATTGGTTGAATTCCTTACATTCTGGATCCCATCCTTCCTCCTATCAACCTTCCCTTCCATCCAATCCGAATGTTTCAGATTTGATGAAAAAAATAGAAGAGTTGACCAATGAAGTCAGTGCTCAGAAACATACCATTCATCATTTGATTGATCGCATTGATGTTATGGAAGAAACACGCGAAATCCATATCGATGAACATTTGGAACAAACGATGGAGTATCCTGATCCATGGCTGAGTGGACCGACCCCTCTTCAAAATGAAATCATCGAGCCGACCGTTGTCAACATCCATAAATCGGAAGACTTCTCTGAAGTGAAAAACAATGTTGAATCATCGGATGAAGAGGAAACCGTTGAAGAGACTCAAGAACAAGAAGAGGCACAAGAAGAAAAACAGGTAGAGTCAAAGGAGCAAAAGGAAGAAGTGCAAGAAGAAGAGGTGGAGGAAGCAGCAGAGGAAGAGCAAGAAGAAGAGCAAGAAGAAGAGCAAGAAGATGCAGTGAAACAAGAAGATCCAAAAGAGGAACAAGCAGAAGAGGAACAAGCAGAAGAGGAGGAAGAAGGGGTTGAACTAGAAGAGATTATTGTGAAAGGAGTGCATTACTATAAGGATCCTGAAGAAGGATTCATCTATGAAATTGACGCCGAAGGACAGCCATCTGATCAACCCATTGGTGTATGGAAAACCAAAACTCAAACCATTTCATTCTATCGATCAACTTAAATAATATACTATCTAGAAATGAATAATATGACACTCCGCTCTTACCTATTTTTGTCATGCATGACGCTATGGAACTGGGCCACCGACAAATGCAACCAAACCAAACATCGTCTAGTCGATGCCTATTCCCATTTGTCCCATTATATTCAATATCGTTATGATACATGGGTTTTTCTAAATGATCATACTCTTCCGCTTCCTATCTCCCATGTATCTAATCAAGCACCCGCCAAATGGATTTATTCTTCTCATGAATTGCAATATATTGGCGTAGAAACCCCTATTCAATCCTATAAATTGTCATGGTTATCTGCTACAATCTCCGTTGTCGATGGAGAATATGAGCAAGAGTTTGAGTTTGATTCCTTTATGGCAAAGTTTCGAGTCAAGACCATTCCTACCATCGTTCCAAAATTAACCATGATTTTGCTTGCATGGTGTGCAGAAACCAAACAATGGTTTTCCGCCAACTCAAAGATTCATTTTCACATCATTGACGACGAAGGAAATGAACAAACCTTATCGCTATTTGCAGACAATAATTGTCTTGCCATTCGAAATGGCAAACTATCTATCCGAGAATATGTTGTCCCACCACATGACCCTTTCACCTTTTATCATGCATAAATTTGATCGCGTTCGGTTTAAAGAAATCAACCACCCACTTAGCATAGATACACATCCGTATCACCCAAAACATGTCCCAACCGAATGAAGAATTGACCATTCATTCTTCCATTCCGACCGGATCATGGACGCTCTATTTCCATTCCCCCGAAGAGACCAAGTGGACTCTTCAGACCTTTATGAATCTCGGCTCCATCAAAACGTGGAGTCAGTTTTGGTCTCTCATGGAAGTCCTTCAGACGGAGACCCTCTCCGACGGAATGTTCTTTATGATGCGTGATCCTGCTCCTCCCCTATGGGAAAGCCATCACCACATTCGTGGAGGATGTTATTCCTTTCGTTGTCAAAAAAAAGAAGCTGCTGATGTCTATCTCACGTATATCATTGCTGCCATGCTTGGTGGCGCAACCACGAATGTCGATAATAAAATCAATGGAATTTCGATCAGTCCGAAACGGGGGTTCAATATCATTAAAGTATGGAATACGGACGCCCAGAAGTTTAATCAACCCTCTACTCTTTCTACCTCGATCAGTTCCCTAAAAGAATCCGAAATCATCTATACCCCGTTTGTCCAGAAGAAAATGTAAGTGGGGACGTTACGCCCGCAAAGCGGGCTACCTCCCCACACCCCTGTACCGATTTATTATTATGCAAACACTACTAAAAAGATATTATTCGATATTATCTTTTTATTGTTTTTACTTTTATTCTACATCTATCATTTTAATACCTCAGTGGAAGGGGTCAGGGTTTACGAAGTGTGTTTGCGTCTCCCTAAAGCTTCTGTGGTTTCGTGGTCTCCGTCTTCTGCTTCTGCGGGGCCAAAACCAGACGCACCTCACCCAGATTCGCCACCATATAACGCAGAACCAACGGATAGTCATTCTTCAAATGAATCTGTGTGCTAGTGCACAGATTGGTGCACTTCGTGAATAGAACCAGGTACTTCAGCTCAAACATACCTTGCACAATCTCATTCGTATTCCGCTCGACCTCAATCCCTCCCTGATTATTCGACATAATCACCGTCTCACCATCCACGAAATCTCCCACGCATCGAAAGATCAGATCCGAACTCGAACTCGTAATCTCCAACTTCTCCGCCAACGCATTGAAATCACGGCAAATCTTCTGGAAATCCGCCGACGGCATATGAATGATCGACGTGAACGAAATGTTCGGAAACTCGATATTCTCCACATTCGTATCAAACAACTTCATCATCCACGTATTCGTGGTTCCCTTCTCCGCATTCTCCGCACGAATACCCAACTTGTTCGGGTTGCTCGCCGGCAAGAACAACGTCAAACTGTCATTGTTGGACAAGGTCTTGATCAACTTGAACAGATAAATCATATTGATCCCCAACACATACTTGGCTGGGCAATAGAAATACTCAAAACGATCGGAATGCAGACGCAAATACGTTAGAACGGTATGGGTCTCATCTACATCAATGACTTTAATCCCCGTTGAATCAAACTCCAGATTTGCCTCAGTAAGAATCTCCTTCAAGGCTTCAATCAATGTACGGAACGCCGCCGATTGGACGGTACGGATCTCGAATAAATTTCCATTCGCGTTTGGCATGGCTTTTCCTTGTGAAAGACTCATTGTGTTTATTTGTCTGAATCGGCTTTAGACTACTGACAAATCTAGAATTCTCCGGTTGTCCGGAATGGGACTCGTCTTGTATTTAAACGCACTGGGTTTTCTAGTTAGCCTCCTAGCCTGTATTATACGGATTATGATATTTTCTCATAGTAGAGATGGGTAAAACACGAAGAAATCGCCCATTACGAAAACGCAAATCCAGACGCAGTACCAAACGATATCGCGGTGGAAATTCCATTTCGATCGATCGTAATCTGGTTCCCACCTCCATTAATCATTTCAAAACGAACTATGTTGCATCAAAAGCCAATGGAACACAGGTAATTATTAATGGAACTAGTATTGCTGCCATCGAACCTTATTTTGAGGGAACCAGCTTGAATACCACTCAGAAACAAGAGCTGATGGATCTATTATTTAAGACATTTGGAGTAAAGGACTTTTACGAGATTCAGAAAAAAGTAGAAGAGGCCATCCTCTCTCTTTATCCATTTACCAAACCTTGCTCCAAACGTGAATGGAAATCATGCAGTGGAACCTGCCAAACCATTCTAGCCGATCTAATTCAAAAAGAAATTGGGTCCACTGCCTATATGGTTCGATCCTTATTTCGAAGTGTACTGTGGTCCAACAAGAAGAAAAACGAACCTGTTCCTATAACGTTATCCTTTAATGGTCCTCTTACCGGTGAGTGGCAAAAAGACATTGCCATCATTAAAATGGAGCTTGATTATCCTAACCCAAAAGGGCGTTTGATCATGGGATTCGGTCCAAGTGCCGCAGGAAAAACCTATTGGGCACAGACGTTGATCAACTTGTTCTCAAAAGTCGAAGGATTTCCAACCACCTTTTTTTCGATTGATGGAGGACTCTATCGTGAAACATCCATGATCTATCAAATGATCATTCGTACTCTCATGAGAACCTGCACGGTTGGTTTTGAAAATTTGGTCGGATCTACCATAGGAGTCAAGTCCTTATTCAAATCATCCGATGTCAAAGATGCAATGATGAGTTTTTTACTTACTCATCGGCCCGTCAGTCTCTACGTTCCTGAGACATTGGGAACCTGTGGTTGGCCCGGTGCAGAAGCTCACTTGGGATCCGAACCATGCATTAACAAATATCAAGAATACATTGATCTGACACAGGATAAAGAATGGATCGGATTGCATATCTGGCAACATGAATCCGGAACAAAATGTACCTATTCTGAACTTCAAAAGTGCAAAGGATGCAGTGAAAGCGGACGATCTCGTGAAATAATGGAGGGTAAAAAGTACAGCTCGGGCGCATATGGTCATTCCATTGATAAATCCAATAAACACATGAAAGAAGCAAAAGGAGGACAATTCAATATTCATAATGCAGGAGGACGAAAAACAGGAAATCAATTTAATAAAACAACCATTTATGATTTATCCGAAAATCGTGCTCAAAATCCATTCAGTAAGATCTTAGCGGAACATGCCGACCAATTTAATTACATCTATTCCACTGATCCGGTTAAACCCTAATTTTACTTATGAGCACGTCTCGTTCTGCGTTTATTACTTCGTATGGCATCTTTCGTCTTCGTATACAACTTGTACCCCGCAAAAAGTGCCAAAGGTGTTATGTATTTAGACGCACCAAACAGGAAGTTTCCCATAACGGATGGAACAAATCCTCCTTTCATTTTATGGGTTCTGCGTAGTGGTTTCAGACTACGTCTCGTCTTTTGTTTTCCTCTCATCTACTCTAGAATTATATTATCTTTCCAGAGTAAATGATACCTCTTAAATACATCCCTCTTCGTCTATCACGAAAAGATCGACGGAAACAACGGGCTATGTTGCAGGCATCCCGACGTGCTTATAAGCGCGGAGAGTACCTTTCACGCGCTCCTCTTGCCTCCTATCCCCACCGTCCCTCTCGCCACCTCGAAACAGCCCGCCGTCTCTATGGCGTAGAAACCATGACCCCTACCAAGATGCTTGCCCAACAAACAGGATGCTCCATTGATGCCCTCAAACAAATTGTTCGAAAAGGAGAAGGTGCCTATTTCTCGTCGGGATCCCGTCCCAGCCAAACCGCTCAAAGCTGGGGTCTCGCTCGTCTTGCCAGCGCGATAACCGGTGGTAAATCCGCCGCAGTCGATTTCGCCATTCTGGAAAAAGGATGTGATCACAAAAAAAAGGCATTTCGTTTGGCACTTCAGTCCCGTAAAAAAAACAAATATGGTCAACGACGTACCAGGAAAATCTCAATATAAACCACGTGTATGATATCCATGTAGTATGAGTGCCTTTTATCCTGGCGCAGGAACCGATTTAACACCACCTGTCTTATTTCCCGAGATCAAAACATGGCATTATATGGATAGCCAACCTCGCTCCGAACACGGAGACGATGTCTTTTTTTATCGTCCCAAATTTCTCGGAAATCTCGATCAAACCATGACCCAGTGCGGTTTTGAACTCTTAAAAGTGGAAGATACCCTACGAACCTATTTCTCTCCCTCCACAGATCAAACGATTTACTATGAAACCAGTACTGTTTTTCCTGGTGCATGGAATCCGGTTAAACATGCGGGATCGACGCTGGTTCTATGCGGATACGATATCGAATCTTCTGGGCCCATTCCTCCCTCTTTCTTTTCCTCGTATTCCCATATCCTAACCGATAATACAACTGGTGAAAAAGTATGGACAAAACACATTCTTCCTAATCATACTCTTTCTATCATGAAATATCCAATCGATGACTCCTATCCCTATTGGATTATTGAAAAAGCGACCACTGAGAATATTCGTACGTTTGTATCTGTTTAAAAGGACATAAAATGGACCTACGTCGAATCCATATGAGGCCATCCTGGGACGACTACTTTAAAGAGATTGTCCAAGTGACCGCGACTCGAAGCCCCTGCGAACGTCTTCATGTCGGCTGTGTATTCGTATCCGAACACCGCATTGTCAGTCAGGGATACAACGGATTTCTTCCTGGGTGCGAACATTTATCGATCATTCGCGACGGGCATGAACAAGCCACGGTCCACGCCGAACAAAATGCGGTGGCGGATTGTGCCAAACGTGGGGTTTCCTGTAATGGATGCACGGCGTACATCACCCATTATCCTTGTATTATTTGTTGCCGCATGATCTTGGCGGCGGGCATTCGTGAAATCAAGTATATTTATGATTACAAGAATGATGATCTCGTTGCTCATTTCTGCCGTGAAATGGGGGTTTCGATTCATAAAATTTAATTGCGCTTTTTATGGGTTCGTCTCTTATTTCGTCGGCGTCTGGTTCGTCTTCCTCCCGTTCCTGAAGGATCATTTAACTTTATATTTCCAATGATACCTGACTGAATCGTCGCTGTATTAGAAAGAGATAATTCTTCCATTTTACGTTTCTTATATTGTTCAACACTGTCTTCGGATAAGTAGCGGAGTTCATATGGTGTAAATGTAGTAAGGGATGTAAAACCGTGTTTTTTCGTTAAATATGCGAGTAATCCTAGTTCGGAATAGTAATATTTTGGTTCCAACGATGTTTGTTTTAATACCTCTTCGTAATCGTCCCATGAAGGTAATTGATTAACAATTTTGTCTTGTATAAAGTTTATCATTGAGGTCAGATAGTCGTCATACTGCTGTATACCACCCGATATTTTATTTACCACCAATTTAATGGAACTACCTTTTTTATTTACTTCTTCTCTACTTTTAATCAGTGCAGCAAGACTCTTATTCATCAAATACAGATGTGTCATAACATGATCATTCTTAAATAATAGAAACTTCTTTTTTTTTGAAAGATCCGCTATGTCTTTTTCTAATTTTTTACTAATCTTCTCTTGAATCTCAAATGCTTTCAAAATATCCATTTCAGCAGGATTAGATGAACCATTTAATTGATTGATTACTCTGCTTATTACTGGTTTACCCGTCTGTTCGGCAATTTGATTAATAACATATCCTTGTTTTGCTTCAGGTGTCCATGATTTTCCCATTTCTGCATTCGGATCGGTCATAATCGATCCTCTAGAACTTCTTCTAAATCGAAAACTGTTCTCACCTCCCTTCATTCTACTTTATTATTTTATAAAATTTGATTGCCTATTCTATCTAATATGAAATCAAATGCTTCGACTCTTTCTCCTCGCTCTTACCGTAAGCTATATTAACAGCGTCGGTGCTGTTATTCCCATGATGAGCCGTATACAATACGCGCGTACTCAATATATGGTTCCATGCAACATTTGTACGAGTGCCATTCTATTTGAAATGAAACACCCTTCTTCCAATCACATTGAATTCGAGAAAAAAGCACATCAGGCATGTCATCAAGCCACTCCTGATGTATTTAAACAGAAAGCATGTGTCTCCCTTCTTACACGGTATTCCAGTTCATTCCTTCGCGATCAACGAAAGGGTCTATCTGTTCATAGCTCTTGTGTTCAATCCCAAGGAACCGATTGCGCCGAAACACATTTCACTGTTCTTTGCGATCCACATAAAAGAAAAGGATATTGCCATGTTATTCCCATTAACGAGTAGAACGTTTATGAGTCTTGCTCTTATTTTTCTTACGTTTGATAGTGCGTTTTTTGCGAGATCCTCCTTTTAACGGATTTTGTTGCTGGATGGATGTAAATATGGCGAGAAGTTCACGATTTAATTTCTTCACAGGTTCGTTTACGATTGGATCCGCTTCAATATCGTTTGATTTTTCTATATAGGATGGTATGCGTTTTACAAATTCAGATTCACCATATCCCAGTGAATTATTAATATTATCAAAATGATTGGCAAAGATTTTACCATGTTGATCATCTTTTATGGCTTTCATAGCAATTTTAAATTTTCTAAACAATTCCTTATTGTCTTTATTAGTCATGATTCCTTTTATTTCTTCAATTAATTGTTGAATCGTTGGCTTTTGATTCGATCTATTTGGCTCTACAGGGGCGACATCTGGAACCATCGAAGGGGGTTGAGAAAAAGGCTTGACTTGTATTGATTGTTTCGGTTGTTGCATCATCTGCGGTAGCTGTTGATGTGGTGGATGTGCTTGTCTTGCCTTTCTCGATTGTTTCGGTTGTTGCATCATCGGTTGTTGCATCATCGGTTGTTGCATCATCTGCTGCTGTATCATGCTTTGTTGCATCATCTGATACATAATAAATTGAATATGATTCCATAATCCACTTGGTTCTACGATTTTCTTAATTGCATCTTCGACAGAATCTTGGGCAGAACGTCGTTGTGTTAAAATGGTACGATAAGTGGACAAGAATTGAGACGCAATATCATCTGTTTTCACTTTTATATAGATATGAATGACGCGCTGAAGCTGGATATTTGCTTTCTCGATCTTACCTGTAAGAAATAAATTTTTGAAAGAAAATAATTGCTGGGATATAAAAACTCCCAATTGTGGAACTCTACTTGAACCAACTATTGCAGTATTCAATGGATTGCAATAAGTGGGGTCGTATGTCATTCCCATCTCATTCTTTCCAACAACACGATGATTCATTGTAAATTCTTGGCTGTTTAGTGCATTTCGTATCGCCAAACTACATATGTTTTTAAAATAATGAGTACCATTGATTCGAATAGTTAGTTCAATCGTTCTATTCATAATGACATCACGACGATTTGGTGGAAAAGGTTTATCTTCTAATTCAAATTCAATCTTCGATACCTCCATTCCTAGTAGTGAACCAACCACCGCATTCCATTCAAGAGATGGCTCCTTTGGTATGGATTGTAAAACCAGACTAGACAATGCGGTTAACTCTTTTGGTGGAATAACAGTATCGGTTCGAGGCCACCATGTCATATCAATGTCGCTTGTCGGCATCAATGGAATCTTGAGCATATCCGCGTAAATATTATAGGTTGCACCTCCAAGTATCGTAATATCATCTGGATTATGAAAAAAATGCTTTCCTCTACATGCCTTTACTGCCGCATCTTTCATGACTTGGTACATCGCATGAATAAAGACAATATTCGATGTAAATTTACGATTATCATCTACTATTTCATTTACGCGATTGGGAGGCATCGAAGGTTCCATACCACTTAGGTTTTGAGACCCTCTATTGGGCTCTTCTGCAGTATAAAATGTATTCTGGGAATTAGAAGCCATTCCCTATCTACTATCACATCATAAAAATTGACAGCGTTCGGAGCCTAAACAGAATGACACCACCCCGTATACACTGCATCCATGTCCGTACCCGTTAGAAAGTATCAGAAGCACACTCACCACCAGCACATTCTCGAGCTCCCTGACACCTATGTCGGTAGCACCAAGACCAACGAGGAGACGCGGTGGGTGTACGATGCGGGCTCGAACAAAATGGTCTGGCGAAAACTTCATTTCAATCCAGGTTTGTACAAGATCTTTGATGAAATCATCGTCAATGCCCGCGACGAGTACGTTCGGTCCATCACCACCGCTGGAATGACTCCCATCAAACACATCGATGTCTGCGTGTCATCAAAGGATGGAGATACGCAGATTTCGGTGGAGAACGACGGTGATGGCATTACAATTGAAATGGAAGAAGAACAAAAAGTCATGATTCCCGAGATGATCTTCGGACACCTCCTTACCTCCAGTAATTACGACAAGTCGGAGGAGAAGATCGTAGGAGGAAAGAACGGGTATGGTGCCAAGTTGACGAATATTCTCAGCAAACTCTTTACTGTCAACATTCGATGCCCTGCGTCGGGAAAACAATACACCCAGAGCTGGTACGATAATATGACCCAGTGCGAAAAACCTAGCATCAAAAAATCAACCTCCAAGACCGGCTGCGTTTCCATCACCTTTCTGCCCGATCGTCGCCTGTTTGCCGGTGCGTTCTCCGAATCCGGTATTTCCGACGATATGATTGCCGTGTTTCATACCCGTATCATCGAGCTCGCTTCGCTTGTCGGAAAGGATGTTCGAGTGTCTTGGAACGGAACCGCGGTGGCCTCAAATACCTTTGAAAAGTTCATCAAGTTGTTCTTACGTGATGGAATGACGGGATTCGCCTATGAAAATTGTGGACCGCGATGGGAGATCGGCGCCGTTCTAGCGAGCCACTTATATTCGGATGAAGAGGAGCTTCCCGAAGATAAACACCTGTCCTTCGTCAACGGTATTCATACCAAGAAGGGTGGTAAACACGTGGAAAGCGTTTCACGAAAAGTACTAACCGACTTTTGCGAAGTCGCCAAAAAGAAAAAGATCGAAATCAAACCGGGTCAGCTCAAGAACTCCGTGGTACTCTTCATCAATTCCACTATCGTGAACCCAAGCTTTGATTCGCAAAGCAAAGAGTTCCTTACCACGCCCGCCACCGAATTTGGATCCAAGCCCGAATACAGCGGTAAGCTCGTGGACGGACTCGCCAAGCTCGGACTGTTGGAAGAGGCCAAGTTCCTTCTCGAGGCCAAGTCTCTGCGCGAGACCAAGAAGACGGATGGAAAGAAGCGATCCACCATTCGTGGTATGACGAAGCTGGAAGATGCCATGCTGGCAGGAACGGCGAAATCAAAGGAGTGCACCCTCATTCTGACAGAGGGAGATTCAGCTGCCACCTCTGCCATCTCGGGTCTCAAAGAAGTAGGACGTGAACGCTGGGGCGTGTTCCCCTTGCGAGGTAAGTTGCTGAACGTCCGCGACATAACCGTTCAGAAATTCAATGCGAACGAGGAACTGACGGCGATCAAGAAGATCCTTGGCTTGGAGCAAGGTAAACAGTACAAGGACGTCTCTGAACTGCGGTATGGACGTGTTATGGTCATGGCTGATCAAGATCACGATGGATCTCACATCAAGGGCCTTCTCATGAACTTGTTCCATGCCGAGTGGCCTGGGCTCATGAAAACAGGCTTCTTGTGCACTCTTCTCACTCCCATCCTGAAGGCGACCAAAGGAAAGACCACTCTGTCATTCTACTCTCTTCCCGAGTTCATCCAATGGAAGGATCAGAATTCACTTGCTGGCTGGAAGATCAAATACTACAAAGGATTGGGTACGTCGACGCCCGCCGAGGCGCGCGAATGGTTCAAGGATCTGCACGAGATCCAGTACGAATGGGACGAGAAAACCGATGAGTCCATGAACTTGGCGTTTAACAAAAAACAGGCAGACGATCGCAAGCGCTGGCTGAGCCACTACGATCCCACGAAAATGCTGATTCCCGTGGCGGCCAAGGCGAGCTATACGAACTTTGTCAACGACGAGCTGATTCATTTCAGCAATGCCGATAACATCCGTTCCTTGCCGCATGTCATGGACGGTCTCAAGCCTTCCCAACGCAAGATCCTCTTCTCCTGCTTGAAGCGTAATCTACGGGAAGAGATCCGTGTCGCACAACTCGCAGGTTATGTTTCGGAACACGCGGCGTACCATCATGGCGAGGCGTCGCTCAACGGAACGATTGTCGCGATGGCCCAGAACTTTGTGGGGTCCAATAATATCAATCTACTAAAACCCGTGGGACAGTTTGGATCACGCCTGATGGGCGGTTCAGATGCAGCTTCACCACGTTATATTCATACGTATTTGGAAGACATTGTCAGTTCATTGTTTCGAAAGGAAGATGCGGGACTGCTGAAATACATTGATGATGATGGTGTTCGTGTCGAGCCCGAGTATTACTTGCCCGTGGTTCCCCTCTTGGCCATTAATGGTTCGGTGGGTATTGGAACGGGTTATTCTACCAACATTCCTCCTCACAAGCCCGATGATATCATTTGCTTATTGCGTCATCGCCTGGAGGGTTCCATGGATTCCTTGGCGGGTCATCCTCTTGATCCCTGGTGGTTTGGATTCAAGGGAACTACGCATCGTCAGGATGAACAGACATGGATTACGAAGGGCGTCTACACATTCGACGATGAGAAGAAAACCGCGACCATAACCGAACTACCGACAGGAACCTGGACAAAGGACTACAAGGCATTTCTGGACGAACTCTTGGATGTTGAAGAGAAGAAATCGAAAGATGCCAAGCAAGCCGCCAAAAAAGCGGAGACTTCCTCCAATCGTTCGTCGAAGGACGACGTGGAACCCTGTGGACTGAAGGGATTTGATGATTTGTACAATGATGTGGATGTTCGATTCGTACTCTACTTTACCGAGGAAGGATACGATGCGATCAAGGAGAATACCGACAAGTTTGAGAAACAGTTCAAGCTGACCTCGTCATGGAAGACAACGAACATGACCTGCTTCGATACCGAGTTCAACATTGTCAAGTACAAGACGGTGGGCGATATTTTGGAGGCGTTCGTGCAAACTCGTTTGCCGATGTATGAGGCGCGACGTTTGAAGATGCTAGAAGTACTGGCAGGGCAGATGTGTGAACTGGATGCCAAGCGTCGATTCATTCAGGCACTCCTCGATGAACGTTTGGTGTTGCAGAAGAAGAGCGATGAGGAGATTGTGGTACAACTCAAGGCCTGCAACATTCCCGCATTGTCGAATCTGGAAAAACCAGATGAGTACGATTCCTATGATTATGTGCTACGCATGCGCATGGATCGTGTAAAACAATCTGCTGTGGTAGAATTGGATGGACAGCTGGAGGAGAAGCATACGGAGAAAGAACGTCTAGAAGCAGAAACCGGTTCCTCCATGTGGCTTGCTGATCTGGAGGCGTTTCGTCTTGCATGGGTACAATATTCAGCAGAACGAGTTGCCAGTTCAGTATCAATTGCCTCCTCTGAGGCAAAAGTAGTCAAGAAGAAGAAACCCACTGCTGGAAAATAATATATTATGAAATTAGAGGATGTCTACTAAAAATGCTAACTCTAATGCAGCATTTGCACGTGAGATGCTCAGGAGGCAAAATCCAGGAAAAGCTGCAGAACTGAATGCTGCCAATCAGGCAACCAGAAATGCGACTCGAAAGCAAAGAGAGAAAGAAAAGACAAAAGCAAAAAAAATTGCAAAAGCTATGTTTGATTTCGAGATGTTATTCCCCCTTCTTTTTGGTAATAACTACAAATCAAATGTATCAAAATCCGAAATGGAGGTGCGACAACTCTTCTTGGGTTCATTATCAAAGATGGCAGCCGATTTCAAAGGTGCAATGACCCAACCTGACTATCAAGAGTGGAATACTGCGGTAAAAATGGTATACAATGCTGCGAATGGAATATTGCCCAATAATCAACCTGAACTCAACTATCAACAATCATTCAAGATCGCACCACAGACTAGCTTTAAAATGGAACGAAAACCTAGTATCTTTCAGAGTCCATTTTTAAATCAATTTGAATCCATTGATGAAGATGCATTTAATCAGCATGCTACGAATGCCAATCAAGCCCGCGACCATTTCATCCGCATGATGCTTCTTACCAGCATTCATAACGCAATCAAGGATCATAAAGAAGTCCCAATATTTTTACAGATTAAAAAACATTTGGATGAAATCAGTATTGTAAAAAATGGACTTCGAATTCCCAAAGGCAACTCTGCGCAAATTCAGCAAGCACTTGGGGACTATTTAACCCAACTTGAGAGTGAAACAATGCCGAATAGAGTCTCTAAAGGGGGAGCAGGGAAAGGTATATTACCATTAGTAACCGGTCTTGCTGCCGCTACTTCGATCGCTGCTTCTAGTACGGCGAATGGTACGACTCCTTCTTTCACTCCAGCAGTTCAACCGCCCCTTTCGTTTGGTACAGTTCAAACAAATCACGTGGTTATTCCTCCTGCAGCAAGTGTTATGACAAGTACTACTGGTGCTACCACAGCAAGTGCATTTTCTAATCTCAAGACAAATATCAATCGTGCAAGTGCGACAAGTACTCGTTATGCAAACAATAAACGTGTTGCATTGAATTCCTCTCAACAATCTACTTTTAACCATGCAATGGACTATTTTGGAGTGAAACATGAAGTGAAAGGACCTTCTCCTTTATCTACTGTTCAAAAAATGATGTTAGATCTATCAGGTAAGATTGAAACCATTTCAGGTATTTCCATCTATTCCCCGTCCTTTAGCAAACCCGAAGCCCATGTGACAAAAGAAACAAAGCAAAAATATGCATTTATTCGTGGTCCGTTAGATGATCTAAAAAATAAACTCGCAATGGAATCTCCTGAACGTTTTGGAGTATTACAATATAATTCTATTATGAATATATTAAGGGCAATTCGTATTGGAAATACACATGTTGTACAGAAAGGTATAAATGTTGCTGGCCGAACAACACCTGACACAACACAAATTCAACAAATTATGACTGATCTTGCCAATTATGATCCGCGATATACCAATGTATCATTCTATGTAGAGCGAGAAGCGCCAACTACTGTTGGGAAATTGGTGTCTTTTTTTAAAGGCGAATCAAACTTTGTTATTAAAAACGTGTATATAACGTATACCTTTAACGAAGCTGTTGCACCAAATGTGGAATATTCACGTAATGTACAAGTATATTATGAAGAAAATAATGATGATGAAAAAGAAAATGTTCAAGTTAAACCAAACGATTATGTTTTACAATTTGACCCGCTTCAATTTCGCGATTTCGAGCCGCTTGCGGCGCGTTATGTTATGCCTTCCGTTGGAAATATAGAGCATGTCATGTCTGCTATCAAAGATATTGTTGAATTGGATGCAAGCTTTATTGGATTTTATCGCCCTGATACCTCCATTGCAACGATTATTGCAAATTTACAGGCCGCCGATCCCATTACCAGAAAGATTATTGCAAACGTCGCTGAGTTTTCCAAACTCGCGATTGAATTGACAAAACTACAAACGGCAGATTTGCTGATTGCAGGATTAAATAAAGATGCAAATGACCACTCAAAAGCTGTAGAACTAAGAATTAAATCCTTTCAATTACAAGAGCATGTTGATGAAATGGTATCGAGAAAAACAGAATGGGATGTTGCAACCGTGGATAAACTGGTGAGACTTGCAGCGGATATGGCGGTTACCAGTGGTCAATTGGATCAAACTCTTAAGGATGATGCTGCCATGCGCGAATATTTCACAAATGTAACGGCAAAATTTGGAAATGGATTAATGAAGTCCCTCGAATCTGTTGCGGATCTGGCTAGTCTAACGGGAGATATTATGAAAGGAACTATAAAAGCTCTAAGTGATGCACAAAAGCTTCTTATTCGCGGTGAAATTCTGTTAATGTACCTTGGATTTATGATATATTATATGAGGAATGGATATTTGTTTGGCTTTTGGGCAATGCCGTTAATAAAACCACTTGGTCCTGCTATTGTAATGGAACAGATCGCACAAAAAACGTTAGGAGTCGAGCCGAGTATCATTACAAATGTTGTTATGATGTATCTCTTTTATTTGGTATGGGATCGTCAAACAGTAGATCCACTTACGAATTCCATCAAAGATCTTTTTAGCATGTGCCGATTCAGACAACACAATGCTCCCAATGGGGCTCCCAATGGTGCACGACAAGTTCCAAATGGTGCACAAGGACAAGCTCCCAATGGGGCACAAGGACAAGCTCCTAATGTACCACCTGTACAACCGGCGCAAGTACCGCAACGTAGACCTAGCCGCTGGAATGTGAGACCTCCTAATGCACCAGTACAACCTGCTGTGCCAGTAGAGCCTGCACCAGTACAACCAAGACATAGAGAAAGTCGTTGGGGTCCAGCCACGCCTCGCAGTCAGGCATTGGCGAGGGCGCGTGGTATTGAAATGGGTATGAATCCAAAGGCATTAGCCGAAGCTGCGGAACAGCAAAAACGTGAAAACCAAGCATTTCCTAATGGAAGTCTTATGCGTGGAAGAGGCCGCAAAACACGAAAGAACAAGAAACAGAACCGTCGCCGTACTAGAAAGTAAATAGGTTGATATGAAAATAAAGATTATCGTTTGATCCGATCGTATGATTACAATAGGATCAATACACACTTTTTCCTAACTATATATGTTTTTGCGCACTTTTTCCTAAGCTGCCTTTGGCAGCGTCGCGTTCCGCTTAAAAAGTGCTTTACATTTGAGGCTTAAACGGCAACGACTTCGTTCCCGCGCTCGACATATTCAACGGCTTCTCCAGAGGAACCGGTAAATGGCTGATATCATTCAAATAATACTGATAATGCTCGATTTCTGACATAATTCGTGGGGCGGCCCAATCGATGACGAGTTTATTCAGTTCTTGAATCTGTCCCTCAATATTGTGAGGACTGTTCTTTGCGTACTGCAAATACATGGCACGCATAATCATTTTGAGTTCATCGACATCTTGATCATCAATTTGGTATTTCTTCGGTCCAGACATACGGTAGACCTCCTTTTTGATACCCTCCTGAATCGCCATGGCGTTTCTACGGGTGAAGAATGCGTCCGAAAGGGCAGTATGATCCCAGTTGCCCCGGAGCATATCACCTGCAAAGCTAACTTCCGTTTGTTTCGGATAACTGAATCCTGCCGAATCCGGTACGGAGCTACCGGTGGACGAAGGAGCAGAAAGATTGACTCGACCGTTCTGACCTCCGAGACCATGGTTGGTGTACGGGAGTTGGAAATCGGGTAGGGAAAGTGGAGCACCGGCGGAAGACATTCTACCACCCGTCTGTGTTTTTTTTCTAAGTCCTGAATATAAAATGTCATCGGTTACTCGTTTCATTCGCCAGATCCCCACGTCCAACACGTACTACAGCGCCGCCACCATCGCTGCCACCCCCGCCACCTATTGCTACGAGTTTAACCCCTCGGCCAGCAACACTGTCGGCAACTACCCACCGGGCTACATGACCGTTTCCTCGGCTGCTCTCCAAACTGCCATCGCCGCCGCCGTGTCTGCTGCGGGCAGCGCGAGCAACCTGATCCTCCGTGATATGGGCAAGACCGTCCAGGCCCCAATTGGAAGCCTCACCGGATCGGTCGGCTTCTTCCGTCAGGTTCAGCTCTTGAGCGCCTCGGCCCTGACCGCGGCCCAGGGCTACAACGGTGGCTCCGCCGGCAACACCTTCGGTGTTCTCGGTGCCAACAACACCCCTGATGCCTTGACCGACTTCCACACCTTCTACGTCCCAATCACCGTCATGGGCATTGCGGGCGTCGCTGCTGCCAGCGTTGAGACTCGCATGTGCGGCTCTATGTAAATTGGTTCTTTCTGTTTCTTTCTTTATGGTTAACATCATGTCATTCATGATTTTAAAAATACGAAACGTTAGTAGAAGCCATGTTCAACATCTACATGGGAATTTTCATCGTGATTGCGATCGCTGTGATTGCAGGTGGAACCTATAAGCTTGTTAATATGGACATCATGGTTACCGCCTTCTTTTATTTTGGTGGAACCCTGGCTCTTTTCATTATTTATGGAATCCGCTGGTTCTCACCAAATTCTCTATTTGCTAAAACTTCCGGTTCGTGGCCTCCTACCTTGAATAGCTGTCCGGATTACTTGACCTACTTTGCACGACCTCAGGCCGATGGAACCACCAAGAAAACCTGCATTGATACCATCGGTGTTTCCAAAAATGGAGCCCTCAAGGTCTTTCCTGTTGGCGGAGGTCCTGCCCCCACGACCGATGATTTCTACTTTTCGCTTGATACCACCAGTTCCGATCCGGCAGCGAAGAATTCAGAACTCTGTCAGCGTGCTATGACCATGGGACTTACATGGGAGGGTATCACCAACGGAGAAAGCTGCATTCTTCCGGATGGAACCGTTTCTACGGGTGGTGCTGGAACAACTACTGCGGGATGCCCTGCTACGGTTCCCACTCCACCGACCGCCCATTAAGTGCGTTTAAAAGACCTATAAACATTCTACGACGAGAGTGGAGAGAACCTCCAATCAGCGTTTATAGTTTAGTGGTAGAATGGCTCCCTTCCAAGGAGTCGGCACGGGTTCGATTCCCGTTAAACGCATTGAAACTCAAACAAGGCATCCTTGTTTGAGTTTGAACACTTTGATAGACAAATTCATTCTATTTTACTACATAATGTATGTTCTAACATAGAATTATAGTATGCCAACAAGAAGTACTCGCAAATCAAAAGGCGGAATGCGCAAACGCAAATCGAAAGCCATATGCAGAAAAGAAACGCTAAAAAAATATCGCACCCGACCCTCTCCCCCTTACCGAGCAGCCTTTTGTGTTGGAAAGAAAATGAAAGGAAATGATGGAAATATGTATATATCTAGATCAGATTTTGAATTTGCTGGTGCTAGATGGGTACGAGTGTAAATACTTTTCATGTATTACTTTTTAAACATATGCTATGATTAAAAAGTAAATGTGGACCAAAAAGGACAAACTCCTCTTTTCCATATTGAATTATTACGGAGATATCTATCTTCAAAAAAATGGAGAACATATTATGAAAACCTTTCAAAGAAAACAGGCCATTGCCGATCAGTTCGGATATTATGATAAAATTCACAACACGTTTCACTGGATGCAAGGTATTCATCGTATCACTTACAAACTTCTTACCACCCATTATCTGCATGTATTTGGATCCAAAGAAACCATTCGAAAATTATGTCAACCTGTTGTTCCATTGGAACCCTCTTATCAATTTGTCATTCCCTATTTGGTACAATTTTTGAACGCAGCCTTTTCTGTTATTCCCTTTCACGAGGGAGATAGAACCGTATATGGAATGACACGTCTTGGAATCAAAGATTCATTTGATTTTGATGCATTTAATAGTTCAATGGGTGCCTATCGACGATATGGTATGCAACAAACGAAACATAAAAAACATACGAATGTAAAGAGACGGCGATCATCTAGAAGATAGAATGGTACGCTCCAGCTTACCACAAGAAAAAACGGCATGTCTTCATCCTGATATTGAAGATGCCATGCTCAAATGGTTGAAAACACGATCCCATCCCGCCTTTTTGCTGATTGGGCCTCCTGGTGTTGGTAAAACCACTATGGTATATCGTGTCTGCAAAGAAGGTCATTTCTGGGTACAAGAATTTAACGCCAGTCATACCCGAACCGGCTCCTCTTTTCGCCAAACGATTCTCCCCCTTCTTATTGAAACCGGCGTCAGTAAATGGATTCATCCTTCTACACCCAACGGCCGCGTGGTTCTTCTCGACGAAATGGACGGATTGTCGCAAGGAGAAAAGGGAGGCCTCCAAGAACTTCTGGATTATCTAAAATCCAAACGTGCCTTTTCGGAAGATTGTCCTCTCGTTCTTATCTGTAATGTATTGGAAGGTCGAATCATGCAACAACTTCTCAAGTACTGTTGTGTTCATTATGTGAACATGCCCAAGAAGGATAAATTAATCGAATTTTTTAAGAAGGATATTCCAGATTCCTTATATCAACTGGGAGACATTCGGAAAGTATCTCAGAGTTTGACCTATCACGATCATTTAGGGACGCATATACAAGGAAAAGAGGAATCATTGGATCGCAATATTCATGTTGCCATTCGTGCAGCATGGTTTACGTTGTTTGAAAATTGGGGCGAAAATGATGAATTGGATCTCGAAACCAAAGATGCAAATTTAGCGGGTCTTTTATTTCATCAAAATCTTCCCTTATTTCTTGAAAAGCAAACAAAACACGAAAAGCCATTGGCACCCTTTGAAGCCTATGAACAAATTCTTGATTATCTTCGTTGGAGCGATCGCGCTGATTTCTGGGCTTTCTTTCATCAATGCTGGAATTTGTTGCCTCTTTCCTATCGTCTGAAATTGAAATACCCGAATCTCTATCTTCAACAGTATCAAAAACCAAGCAAAATCCCTGAGCCCTCTGAACTGCAATATACCATGGTACTTACTAAACAATCTGCATTGTTTAATGCCTGGAAAGAAATGAATCGTGTGGCATATGAATACGACATTCCATTTCGATGCGTCACCCAATGGGCCACCCATCAAAACGGTAAAATTTATGATACACTCGGTGTTAAACTTGAATTTCCGAATGCAAATACAGGATCTTCAACGGCTTCGTTCTTCCCAGTCGCTGCATCGAATGAATCAGCACCTCCTTCCACTCGGAAACGGGTAGTTCGTGGAAAAAAATCAGCTGCGAAGTCTTAGGAAATGACATTCCTCGAATGGATTCGATTTGAGAAACAAAGAGAATCTTGGTTTTTCCCTCCTGAAAGTTTCGAATGGTTTTTCGTTCCAAACATACATTATTCTCCAATCGTTCAGCCTTCATTCCTAATTTGTCCATCTCTTCAAACATTTGGTAATAAATATTGTCAAATGATGAATATACAATAAAGGAATCGGTACGATTGTTTTTAAATAGATCCATACAAATCTCCGTCTTATTCTTACGAAGAAGCATGTCTTCGGGTTCAATCGATCCCAAACAACACAGATTCGAAGGGGTAATGCCTTCTCGACACGTGGGACAACGTGGGTGAACCAACATATTTCTCAAAATGCATTTACCACAATACATTTGATGACAACAATTCAATATCGTTGGATAAGAACAGGACTCTAAACAAATAACACACTCATTATCCTTGATTTTACGCTGAATACGCTGTACCTTTTCGGATGCCTGTGCAGAAAGATATTCTGTCGGCTCCATCCAAGAAACATTCAGTGCTTGAAATAAATAAGGAATCTGATGGACTCGAATCGTCGGTTCCATATTTCGTGCCAAATAAAAACTCGTCAAGGATGACATAGATAGATTTGGACGACATTGTAAATGCTCCTGTTCCATGGATGGTAAATTCATACTTGATTGAAGAAGTTCCTTTGAACAACGAATCACCAATTCGCTTCTCTTTGGATGAAAGAAAGGCAAATATTCTTTTAAGAAGGAGGATTGCAATCCATTTTCCAAATGAACCGTTATGTTATCTAATAACCAGTGTTCCAATTCAGGATTCAATTCCACCCGATCTCTCAAAAAATAGAGTGCACTTTTGATAATTGTAGGATGTTTGAATAAGAGTGGAATCCAGTGGCTTGTCATCAGCCATAAGAATTGGAATCGAAGGGGCGGATCCGAAGAATGAAGATGAATGGACGACGCTTCATCCACCACGATTGTATCCCATAAAATCTGATTTTGATCCGCATATTCCTGAACCGCTTTATATGACTTATTTGTCGTTAATACAAACGCACTTTCTCTCATGTTTTGAACAAGCGTATCTCCCTTCAGACCCCTCTTGGTTTCAATGGGAACATATCGTATTGAGGGATACGTCTTCATTTCCGTCTGCCAGGATGCAAATAGATGCTGTGGAACAATTACCAGATTGGCCGATCCCGTATTTTGCAAAGACGAAATCTCATGCGAGAAAAAATATTTGGTCGAATGCGTAGATAATTCCGATGTCATACGTGGAGAGGGAGCACGTGGCTCCGCCAAATATTCAATCATGCATCGTGTCTTTCCTGTTCCAGGTTGATCTCCTAAGATTCCAATCTTACCATTAATTGCATGTTGACCGACCATGTATCCGCGTATCATTTTTTCTCGATATCGATGCATCTCCTGCACAATGGATGTCTGATGTGGTAATAATGTTTTTGATGGGTTACCTGCCTTTGTTAGACTATGATGATATATATTATTTAATATAACCAATTTATCATAATGATATTCTTCTGTCATCTGTTCTTATGTATGTATGATCTATTTCTTATTGATATTCTTTAGGTCAGTCTGGTATAAAAATCAAGGAGAAATGGATCCTTGACCCAATCTTGTAATCTATATAAAGTTTCCTTCTTTCTTTGAATCTTGGATTTGTCTACAGTATTGTCTCCATGACACATAACCAAAATCGTTTTTTTTGGATCCAATTGAATCATTGGATAACGATACCCATCTAAAAAGGACTGCTCTTCTGCTTTGGATACATATTCATCATATCGATGGGTATCTGCATAAGACTTCCTCCAAGCCATTGTTCCATTGGTAGCATGATTCGGTCCATACGGACCTGTTTCCACGATTTTATTCGTATTCATGTCATATAAGTGCATAATCGAAGAACCTGCCAATTGAATTTTAGGATTCTTTTGAAATGCATCCACGACAGTTTGAATTCGATCCGGTGGATAAAAATCATCATCATCCATGGCAATGATAATCGCTCCCCGTGCTAATCGATTCAATTCATTTCGTTTGGCTCCAATCCGCATCTTTTCATCTCTTCGTTCATATCGAAGATTTGGAATAGCAAGGTTTTGAAATACATCGGCTACCTTATCTCTTCCATCATCTAAAATAATCCATTCCATTTTCTCTTTGGGAAAGGTCTGTGATTGATAGATATGAAGTAGAGCAGGTAGAAAGGCTCGGCGATTATACGTAGGTGTGATAACCGAGACTTCGATCATTCTGATGGATGGATCCTTTATTTTTTTAAGTATTCACAGGTGGAAGGGGTTTCCGTTTATTAAAAACGGGATTATTTGTTAATACAGGCGCCGTGTTGTTATAAGGCGGTGGTTGATTCTTTTCATTGTAATTGGGCGGAGGAATATTATGATAAGCAGGGGGTTGATTTCTTTCATTTACAACAGGAGCGGGTTCTTTCTTTTCCTTACCGTTATAATTAGGTGGGGATGATTCATCGGCATTGGATGTTGTTTTCTTTTCAGAAATGGTGGGTGGAAGAGGTGGATTCGCATTCTTCTGGTTTGATTCAGATGCATTTACAGAAGAAAGACGATTGTTTTGAATCTGTTCCGAGATGGTAGGAGGAAGGGGTCGATTCGCATTCTTCTGGTTTGATTCAGATGCATTTAATGCAGGAAGGCCATTTTTCTCCCGTTGTTCCGCGATCGTGAGGGGAAGGGGTGCGGGCGATCCATTATTTTCTTTTGTTTGAATGGACTCTGGAACCGGTGGTTTATGCAACTTCTCCATATTCTCATCAATCTTCTGTAGCTTCTCTACAAACATCGGCATGGCTTTCACGTTATCCAAATAGGTAAAGGATTCCTTTAATGATTCCAAATATCGATTCATAATTAACAATAAATCATTTCCTCCACGTTCATTCTTTGGATAAGTAATGGGATAATTAAATAAATCCTTAAAGAATGAACGTTCCTCGCTTGGATCAAATACTTTTATTGGAAGAATGGACAAAATAGGCGGAACAATCAGTTTGATTCCACGCTTCTCCATTTTATTCACGTAATAATCATATGCGAATTTTCCAAGATAAATCGTTCCTAATAGAATTAATGCAACACGGTTAACATAACACATAACGAATGTAAACACAAAATACACAATGCGAACGGGTACAGGATACATGACCGATTCATTGGCCACAAACATGGCCAATATTAATGGAATGATAAATGTAGAAAATGTATCGATCATTCGATCTTTGATTCGATATCCAATCTTTTTCATTTTTTCTACCATTTTTTCCATAGATGATAGATTATTTGGAATATCGTTTGATGATGCATTACCTTGTATGCCTGCTGCAGATAGAATACCTGGTATTTCATCAAGTGCCTCCACCGTACCGGTCGAGGATTCCGATTCTTCTTTTTGTTTGGCATAATCATTTGCCTCTGGATCATGTACCGCATCCTCTATGGATTGTTTGAGTCGATAGGATACTTTATTTTTCAGTTGAGACACTATCGAATCCATATCGATGTCCAACATTCTATGACCATACACGATTTTATTTACTGCTAAGATTACAAGGCGTACTTCAATCCACCCATTCCTGAAGAAATGGTCACCCAATTCAAACTCTCCACATATACCGTGATAATATACTGATAAAACGTATTGACAGGTAAAGGCCACACATTCAAATCCAACTGAAACGACTTGATTCGACTGCTATTGATGGATCCATGAGGTTGGGTATTCGGAGACGTTAATGAGAACGGATAGACCACCAGATTTGGATCAGGAACTCCCTTCAAATACTTCCATGAAACCACCTCTGTATAATAGCTAATCGGTTTCTCTTCTTGTAATGGATTTCCATCTCCTAAAATGGTGAGGGTATTGAGAATAGAAGGTTGACCATTGAGAACCTGTACACCGGATGCGGATGTTAAATTAATATTACCTGGCCACCCCCCTCCTGTTCCAATAAATTGTGGTTTCAACGGGTTTGTCCAATTTGTGAAATTGTCCATTTGATTTCGATACAAAATCGAATCCGAACGTCGCGGAAGAATCATAATTCGTTCGATTGGATTATGCGTATCGAGTTCCACAAACTGTCGATTGGTTATGTTATCAAATTGGTATCGTGTCACCTGCCGTACCAAATACTGCAATGGTTCACTTGAAAACTGGGTACGCTCATCGTCTGTAACATACACGTAGGTCATCATAATTCGCGGTTGAAGAGGCCATGTATTTAACAACGGGTTTGGAGTTCCAATGTCTGTCAAAAAATTGTTAATGGTAATGTCGGAAATGTTCGACGCTGCGTTATAGTATACATTTCCAGGCTGTAATGGAATCGGAGAAGGATTAAATTGATAGCCTGGTGCAACCTGATACCCATTAATATCCAGCACTCGGTACAACTCACGAATTGGACGAAGGGTGAGCTGAATTTCACACTCGTGATATTGTAGGGATACCAATGGAAGTGCCTCAAACGTGGATTCGGCAAACCAAAACGGAAGAGGAATCTGAAGTTGTCTTCCTTGAATCGAAGGTCGGTTGATGTTAGGTGGAGAAGTAGTTGACCCATTCGGCCCATTATTGTTATATACCAATGGGTATCCCGTTCCCGTTGTTCCACCAGCATACATACCATTTGCCGGATCATTGAGTTCAGGAACATTTCCCACCAATCTTTCCCATTTATTAAATGCATCTTTATCCAAATCACATTGGGCTTTTGCAATCATATAACTCCCATCAAATTCCTGTATTTTCTGGCCACCGATATAAAAGCCCACATTCTGCAGAATATGGCATCCAATGTAATTGGCCCATGCAAAGTTATATTGGGAATTTCTTTGTCCCTGTGGCAATGAAATGTATTTACAGAAAATATCGGGTAGATTAAATACAAAATACAAATCACGTACTAAATCGGCAACACGTTGTAATTTGAAACGGACTTGAATCGGTTGATCATAAGATAAATCCTGAGGACCATCCATCGAGAACGTAACGGATTCTTCCGCAAAATGAGCATATTTCTTATAGGTTTTGTAGAAATATGTGAAATCAGGGTTTCCACTTAGAATGACATTTTGTGCTCCGTACGCCACCAATGAAAAGAGCCCCCCTCCTGGCATTACTAGTGTTGTTCTAGTTAATCTATATGTCCTTTAGACCTACAGATTGACTTTTAAATCATACACCGATGGATTAGTGAGATGAGGAATGGGCCCACCAAGTGTCCGCTAAATACGGGGCTGGATTGGCAATCGCTGATGAATCCATGTTCGGAGAGGGTCCTTCACTGATCAGTTTTTGGATTTCTGCATAGCACAGAGCATAACTGAAATAGTTCAAGCGACTCAACATTCCCTTCATGGCACCAAACACATCAAACCCATTCTCATCCAAGGAAGGAACCATGGCCTTCTTCAGTGTAATACGACGCTGACTAAAGCAACAGACATCCTCAAAGTTTTGATAAGGAGCAAATCCATCAAATGACATCTTCTTCGATAAATTACCATTGATGTAGATCTCCAAGGAATGATCCTTGCATACAATTGCAACGTGAACCCATTTGCTTACGGGGAAATTGTCAACTTCCACATAATTATTCCATGTCTTGTAGGTATTCAGATACACACGTAAAGTATTGGTGTCCGAACGCATATAAACGCCGGGCGCCAACAATGGGAATTGCTGTGCAAATCCTTTATGAAAGATGTGCAACAAACCATATTCCTGTCGGAAGGTAGCCGGGTGAACATTCAAAAAGAAGGAATAGCTAAATTCCACTCCGCTACGCTCGTTATTGGATAAACTAATCGGCTTGGATTGTGGCAGATTGGGATTCTGTGAAATCGAGATGGTGCTATTATCCGTACTGTAGGTATCGGGCAACAACACCGTTCGACTCATCGACAAGCGATTGATATAGTTATAAATGATCTCCGTAAAGACAAAGGTAAGATAAATAAGAGCCACAATCACAACGGCAAGAATGGTTTGTGGAATAATACCGGATTGTGATGCGTTCGATGACATTCCTATCGATTGGAAAAGAGACGATCCCATGTTCGTCGACGGAGTAGAAGTGGCTGTGCTAAAGAAGGACATCTTCTACCTTTACTACTTTGTATGATTTATTTTAGGACTAATTGGAGGTAACCGTTGAACTGATACTGGGTTCAAAAAAGTTAGCAAACCATCCTGCAATGCTTGTAATTGGAACAGGCCCTGCCATATAGTTTTTGTATACTGCCTCTGGATTCAATGCGGTATCATACATGGTCGTTGCTGAAATCTGGCCACCAAATCCACCGTATGCCAATAAGTTGGCGGAATAACCACCTGCATCCACCTTGAAATTAGAAGGAAGAACACACGAACGAGCCAGCTTTCCATCTACATAAGAATCCACCGTGCGTCCATTCACTGCAATGGTCAGATTCACCCAGCGTTGCAAATCAATTTCATGAAGATCGCAGATCGGAGAGGAATCGAGAAGACCCGAATCCGTTTGAAGAACATTAAACACCATGTTTTGCGTAGCCTTATCTAAGGATTCTGCCTGCGAGGTGGTTGTACTTGAAGGAGTAGCCGATTGATCACGCGTTTGAAGACGAACCGATACCTTGGGCTTGTTTCCACCCAAATAGACCCGAATGGTATCGAAATTGGGCCCACCCACACTAATAATCGATTTATTGAATCCTGCACGATGCGACCAATTATTAACATAAATCCATGTCGAAATGGTAAATTCACCACCTTCAAATAATGGGGGAAGTTGATTCGAGGTTATGGTAATCGGCTTACTCGGATCCACCGTAGCCGATTGAGTCGCCGTTAAAAGAGGATAACTGTTTCCCGTTTTTGCTCCAAATAGATATTGATACAAATAATACAATCCAATCAGACCTCCAAAAAAGATCAACATCGGGATAAGTCGCGCGATCGGGCTAGAACTGTTATTGGCACTCATGATTCCTGTCCAATACACGGATATTCTATCCGTCAAGTTTAAGCATAAGGACTATTCCATTCTACCAGATTATTTTTAGGAGGTTTGGTGACAGGATCACATGGTAAACCGGAAGGACATGATGCCAACCACTCGATCTTAGGTAGACTCATATTGATCGTATTCGCTTCCATAACCATATTGTTCGTATCCACATGCGCAACGCGTTCGCGTTCCACATCATTTGGAGACAACCGTTTTCCATTAATCATAACATGAATCACAGAGCCATTGAGACCGGATGATCCAACAGATAAGGGGCTCGTAATCACTACCGGATAATGCTCTAGACGATGGGAGGCAACAATACGATTATCATAGATGACATCAAATCTACGACCTTCTCGTAAAATGGCAAGAAAGATCCATTTCTGTTTGGGAATCGGAGGGAGATCAATCATTTCATCACCAAGTTTTCCACCTTGATTGGTCTGAATACGAAGACGAGCCGAGGTATGTTCTTTTCCTGCGGGTGCAGGTGAAATCTCCAGATACCAATTATTGGCAATGTACATCAGGGGCAAATAGGGTTGGCTCATTTTTGCGGTGCGATCCCCGTCTTGTAATTGGAAATACCCCATAACGGTGCATCCATTAGAACCCAATAGGGTGGACTGAACGATATCGGGAAGTCCTACATCTTTTTTCGCACCCAACGGTGTAATTTTCGGAAGTAAATCATTATTTCCTGCAGGTGGATAAATGACATAAAATATCAAATAAATGGTTACCACCACAAGTACAAATACGATGATACCGATCATCTCTATGTTCCGTATGGAATTAAATTGGATGTTGATCTAAAGATCAGATGATCATACCATTCAATGGCAGCCATACCCGATTGCACTCTCGTTACCGCATGTTATGTATTTACTTCCTATCATGCTAAAAGCAGAAATGTAGAAGATACGCTTAAAACCATGGAGGCACTCTTAGAGATTCCATGTTATCTTGTTATTTACTGCAATCAAGAATTGGAATCGGTGTTGATGGAACGGCGGTCTCGCTTTGCACATCTGACTAAAATTATTGTTCAACCATTTGAATCTCTTTGGTGTTATTCATTGTTGGACAAAGTAAAGAAAAATCGCGAATCCTTCTGGCCTACACGTGATGAACGTACTTGTGCGGAAACGCATTTGATTACTTGTAATAAAGCCGATTTTGTCCTGCAAACCATTCATTCTAATCCCTTTCAAACCCGACGATTTGGATGGATTGATTCCAATCTTGGTCAACATGGCTCCAAAATTTCGAGATCCTATACCAACAATCTCCTTTTACGAATTCTTGATAAAGTGGATGATCGATTTCATCTTCAACTCCTTAACGTGGTCGATAAGAAATATAAACAACCCGAAAACAAACGGGAATATTATTTACAATATCGATGGGTGGCATGTGGGTGCTTGTTCACCACCAGTTCCGAAGTCGGAATTCGAATCCTGACGCGTATCAAAGAATTAATTGTTTCTACTACCGAACTTGGATATGGACACGGAGAAGAAATGTTTTACTTGGAGATTCTTGACGAATTCTATGATGACATTCATCGATCGTATGGCGACTATCAGGATATTCTTCATAATTTTATTGAACCTACCACCAGTTTTGTCTATATTTATTGGAATCTGGTAATGCGATATTATGATATGGGATATCATAAGGAATGCATTGATGTATGTAAAGAGCTATTGAGGCAATTCAACAATTATGCAGTAGAGCTTAATTATGATTTATATGTTCGGTTGTATTCTGTATACTATTTGTCGATGTGTCGGATTGATAAGAACAAGGCAGAACGAATTGGAAATGAACTTCGTCATCATATTCGAACCAATCCTTATATTGCCCAACAGTTTTACAATTTACGCTCTCTTTGTCATATGGATCATTTCATGCTGGATTAAACGGAACATGACGTGGAAGAGGCGGGCATGGGACTCGCTCCAAAACTCTTTGCATTGGTTAATGCTGGCTGAGATTCACGCATTTCTCCTGTACTAATGACACGAGGCCAGATTTTCAATGTACGAAGCTTTGCAAGATTTGCTTCCATTCCTGATGCAGGAAAGATATCGCCTTTCACATCCTTTGGAGTTGCCTGAAATTTACGTGTCTTCATCAAGTATCCATTCAAATACACTTCCAGTGCATGTTCCATGACCACTACACCTAATCGAAATGGTTCTTGTACCGGTACGTTAGGAATAATCACATTTTCCATATGATTATCCTTATTAAGAACGGATACGATCATATCATTTGTATCAGGTAATAAGGCAATCGCAAGATTATAGTTTTCTAGAACTCCCAGAAGCGTATCGCTTGTTGGTGTTTCTCGTATGGTAGCACCACGTGTAAAGAGAATACGTGGGTGTCTTGAAAATTGCATCGGATTCTCAATGAAGATATCCAGAATCATGGAATAACCAAAGGTTAGTTGGGGAATGGGTAAATCAATGCTCTTGATTTGTCCTACATTTGCATTGGTCCAAAAAAGAACTCCATCATCAAACCCCGGGATCGTAATGATCCCTTTTGCATCTCCTGCATGAAAACGAAAGATGGGAGTGATGAAAAAATGGACAAACATTGTGATCACCACTAGGATAATGAGAACGGCAATCACATACGTTCCAATTTGACCGAATGAACTTGCTGGACTACTAAAGGAAGAAGAGGAAGACCCGCTAAAAGGAGACCATGATGATCCACTGGTTGTTCCTGTTGTAATAGCCTGTCCTCCAAATGGAGTTGCCACCTTACTTACAACCGTATTTGCGGTTTGTTGTACAGCTTGGACACCTGTTTTTAGACCATTAGATAGATAACTAAAAACATTCGGATGGCTGGTTGCCGTTGCCATTTCTCTTTTCTACTTATTTTTTTTATTCGATCTTACTCATAAAATAATACACTCCACCAAACACTGATAAAATAGCACTGCCCGTAATGAAGCCTTTAATGAAAGATCGATAATCTACCTCATTCATGTCTTCTTTGGTCCAAACCGGTGATCGATTTCGAGCACCCACCTTTTCATAATAAGCAAGCACCTCTTCCAAAGACCATTCAGGCTTTCCTAATTTTTTATTCACTTGGTTATGAATCTCAATGGTCCATTTAATGAGATCCGTTCGAGAATCCAGAAAGGTATTGATTGGATTATGTTTAAGATGTTCACGATAATGTTCCCTGCATAATGAACAAGGAAGAAGGTAAGCAAGAGATTCATAAAACTCCTTTGCACATTTCTTATCAGTATAGGTTGGATTTTTGGAATATCCAAGTGCCACAATGTGGATGGTATGCCAGAAAAATGGACCCCACACACTGGGAGGAAATTGCATTCTATTTATGAATTCGCCTTTCTTTTCCCTTTTTTCCACATAACCGATGATCTAAAGACTTGGATAGCTACCTTTTGTAAAGTGTCATGATGACAACCCGGATGCAACACTGTACCAACTGTGGACTATCAGGACACATCTTTCGTAATTGTCTATCGCCTGTTACCAGTTATGGTATCATTGCGGTTCGATATCAAGATGATGTGCATTATACTTCTTTATTCTCTAAATCATCCAATGTGAACAATGGAAATCAATCCATTCAATTCTTACTGATTAAACGAAAAGATTCATTATCGTTTGTAGAATTTATTCGAGGAAAATACAGTCATCACGATGACGCTTATATTATAAAATTGTTGGAGGGGATGACGCAACATGAGCAGGAATTGCTACGTACAAAGACATTCCCCGAGCTATGGTTTGAAATTTGGGGTGAATCATCCAACATTCGTTCGCATAAGACGGATTATGAGTCTTCCGAGAGGAGACATTCACAAATCGTGGAACGATTGCCCTCTTTAATCGATGCTCATCCGAGCAAATGGTTAGAGCCCGAATGGGGGTTTCCGAAAGGACGTCGTAATCCCTATGAAACGGATATTGGATGCGCCATTCGAGAATTTCAAGAAGAAACGGGAATTCATAACAATGAATTTACCATCATTCAAAATACTCAATTCATTTCGGAAACATTTTTTGGATCCAATCAAGTTCATTATTGTCATAAGTATTACATCGCAATCTGTCATAAATCGGTCGAAGTTGAAATGAACGTTGATAATTTTCATATGACACGTGAAATTGGAGACATTAAATGGTGTTCACTAGACGAGGCCATTTCCAAGATTCGTCCGGATAATGTAGAAAAGCGTGAGGTGTTGTTAAAAGCAGGAAAGATTATGAAGAATTTTCATCCTGTTCCTACGAATGTCCCTTCACGATATGTGCATCGCACATCCTAAATGAAATGTTCTTCTCTAAATAGTATGGCGTCTAGGAGAAAGCCTACCTTTATTAATGATCCATTTGCGGATTCCAATACGGAAGAGGAAGCTTCTCCACCTGTCGCATTACCTGTTGTCCAACCTGCGGTTCAAGAAGCTCCAAAAGAGGAACGTCCCATTTTATCGGCTATAAAGCCAATGGCTCAAGAGAATGTACCTTCTTTGCTGGCTGTACAAGAACTACCTGTAGTTCAAGAAGCTCCAAAAGAGCAACCTGTGGTTCAAGAGCAACCTGCTGTTCAAGAGCAACCTGCGGTTCAAGAGCAACCTGTGGTACAAGAACAACCCGTGATACAAGAGCAACCCGTGATACAAGAGCAACCTGTGGTACAAGAGCAACCTGCGGTACAAGAGCAACCTGTGGTACAAGAGCAACCTGCGGTTCAAGAGCAACCTGCGGTTCAAGAGCAACCTGCGGTTCAAGAGCAACCTGCGGTTCAAGAGCAACCTGCGGTTCAAGAGATCAAACCATCAGAGAACGCATCTCTTGCAGTGAAAGTGGAACAACCACGCACAGAACCCTCTATCAAACGTCAACGTCGCAAACCGAACATCGGTCAAAATGTTCAAGTCCCTGTAGAGGAAGTACCTGTTGTCTCTGTTCCACCGCCGATTGTAGAATCTTCTGTACAAAATCAAGTACAAAACTCTCCTAAAGAGTCTATTCCTGTAGAGATGGTTCAAAATGTTGTTCCAGAAGAATCGATTGCATCTTCAAATCAAGAGTCTGATGCATCTTCGAATCAAGAGTCTGAAACATCCTCCAACAAAGAGTCTGAAACATCCTCCAACAAAGAGTCTGAACAAGAATCTCCTCTAGAACAACCTCCTGTTAAAGAAGAATCTCCTCTAGAACAACCTCCTGTTAAAGAAGAATCTCCTCTAGAACAACCTCCTGTTAAAGAAGAATCTCCTCTAGAACAACCTCCTGTTAAAGAAGAATCTGTAGAAAAAATCCCTGTTCAAGAACCTGTTATTGTTGCCCCTGTTAAAAGAAGAAAGCCGATCATTGGCAATAATTCACAGCCTGTACCTTCTTCTCTTATTCGATCCTATACAAATGAAGAGCTTCTTCAAGCATGGGATACAACATCGGATTTTGCAACGCGTGATCAGCTTGTCGCTGAACTGGAACGTCGCGAGTTATTTCCCAGTGGAAGTATGAACGCCTGGGAATATGACTCAGGTGCCTATCCTGATGTCAAAGATCCCCAGTTCTTACAAAAACTACTATCCAAGCGCGAATTCTACGAATCGCTCCAAGAGACATGGAAACCCAAAACCGACCCCTGTGAAGACAACGGAACATTTGAAGTTACCCCTGTTCAACGATTTGTATCGAATTTCATGTCCCCTAAAACTCCCTATATGTCGGCTCTCTTGTACCATGGAGTCGGTGTCGGTAAAACCTGTGCCGGCGTCCAAATAACTGAAGCCTGGCTCGAGTTTTATCCTCAAACGGAAGTCTACCTCGTCGCCCCTCCCACCATTCAAAAGGGATTTGAACGAACCATCTTTGATATTAATAAAGTTGTCCTTGGTGAAGGAAATGAACCCAATACTGCGTCTCAGTGCACAGGAACAACCTATATGCGTCTAACCAACACACTATACGAACGTGATCTCGCCAAAATCGACAAGGCGGTTTCCAAACTGATCAAACGTCGTTATAAAATCTTTGGATACATTCAATTTGGCAACTTTATCCAAGATCAATACAAATCCGTTCCCAAAACCATTCCTAAAGAGCGCCGAGATGAACTCATTAAGGAGATTCTTCGTAAACAATTTAGCGGAAAACTCCTTGTTGTAGATGAAGCCCATAACCTTCGTGAAGTTATGGAAGAAGGAGAAGACGAAGATATTGCCTTTGCAGGTGGAAAAGAGGAGAAGGGAGATGCCGCCGCTGGAAAAATGCTGACTCCATTCTTGCTCGACGTCCTGCGTTATTCGGAAGGAATGAAGTTCTGTGTTCTTACCGCCACACCCATGTACAATACATATCGTGAAATCATTTTCATGCTTAATTTATTATTGATGAATGACAAAAAAGCTACCATCGTGGCATCTGATATCTTTGACCGAGAGGGAACCATAACGGAAAAGGGAGCGGCTCGTTTGAGTGCCATCGCCCAACGATATGTTAGTTTCATGCGCGGTGAAAATCCAATTTCCTTCCCTGTTCGATTGTTCCCCCAAGTTCCTACATTATCAACCTATCCTACCATGGATCCACGCGGATCTGCTCTTCCTGCGGAGGAGACCTCCTATTATCAAAAACTTCCACTCGCCCCAATTCCTCTACAAGGAGAACCTCTTCGAGCAAGCATGCTTTTCATGAATGATCTTCCTACAGACGGAAAGGGATTGAGTACCATCATGTTGGAAAAACTCGTCCATGCAGGAAATGTAGTTGTTCCCGCAACGGATGCCACACGTGGCGACACGATTGAAGCCTATACACTTCGTGCCAACAGCGAATCGTTGTGGACTGTTATGGATCAGCAAATCATGGGTGGAGAATTACGTGTTCGTGCAAAAGCATCAGTTGGAGCCAAGTGGCTCGTAGAAGGAGAACTTGCCAATTTCAGTCCCAAGTTCGAATTTCTATTAAAGCGTATTCGAAACGCAGAAGGTTGCATCTTTGCCTATAGTCGCTTTGTCTCAGGTGGTGCTCTTCCTTTGGCTCTTGTTCTAGAAGCAAATGGCTACACACCTTATGAAAGAAGACCCATCCTTATGGATGGAATCCAGGCGCAAGGTGGAAGACAGTGTGCCATGTGTTATCGCAAAGAACGCGAACACGCTTCGGCAAGTCATGCTTTTTCACCTGCGTATTATGGTCTCATAACAGGTAATACCAATCTTTCTCCACAAAATGAAAAAATCATTGTGGCACAACGAGGCATTGCAAACAAGGATGGAAAAATCATTAAAGTCGTCATTGGATCTCAGATTGCATCAGAAGGTGTCGATTTTCGATTCATTCGTGAAACTCATGTTATCGATTCCTGGTATCACTTGAATAAAACCGAACAGATTCTCGGTCGCGCCATTCGTTTCTTATCTCACTGCGCGTTGGAAAAAGAACGAAGAAACAATACTGTGTATTTGTATGTTGCGGTGATACCTCCCAATGTATCCAATCGTGAAACAGCTGATTTATTGAGTTATCGTATGGGATTTCGAAAAGCGGTCCAGATTGGAAAGGTAACCCGAATTATGAAACAATCGGCGATTGACTGTAATCTGAATAAGGATGCAATCATTGTTCGTGGAGAACCACCTATGAAACAGATTGATGCACAGCGTGTAGAGAGAGAAGCGGTAAATATTAATGATATGCCATTTACCGCCGTATGCGATTGGATTGAAACATGTGATTATCAATGCAATCCTACTCTTCCCATGAAGGAACTCGATCTTGACGACTCTACCTATGATGAATTCTCTGCTCGTTGGCGTATTCACCAAATCAAAGAAAGAATTAAACAACTGTTTACCATTCAACCATTTTATCAATCCGAAGATCTATGGAATACATTGGCGGATATTCCACGATTGGCTATTGTAGATGTATTACACGATATTACAAATAATCGAGCCTTTCAGGTGAAATACAACGAAACACGTGGATACATTCGCTATTGTAATGGATATTACCTTCTTCAGCCAAACATATATGCAGATTTAACCATTCCATTGGCCATTCGCGTTGCAAGATTCCCTGTTAAACGGGATCAATATGCTCCAATTCAACCTGAACTATCGCACTCAGAAGAGGACGTGAAAGATGATGCATCCACTGCTCCTTTGGTTTCCGTGGATCGATTATGGATTGCCCTTACCCGATGGGTGGATCATCTGTCTCGACACTCTGAGTATGAGAACCCTCCTGGTGAAATTGATCAACGACGAAGAGATGTGGCACAACACGATGTCGAACGATTAGGTCAATTTCTACAAATTCTGGAAATGGTTCAACGATTTCATCGTTCCTTTCACCTCTCTAGAAAACAAAATCCAGAGTCATTTCGAAGAGCACTTCTCTTCTATTTTTGGGATGAATGGCTTTCCTTATCGGAACAACGTAAATTGGTTATGACCACACCGTCTGTCCTCGAGTGCATTCGAAATGATCAATATCAATTTGGAAAAACGTTGGTGAATCGATATTTGGATCCAAAATCGGGAACTGTGATCTTTGAATGTGAAAACGGTAAAGATTGTATAAAATCATTTGTGGATGAAATTAATCGTGATACCAAAGAACCCATGCGCACATTTAAGGTAGATCGCAATACAACCGGTGAACGATATGGGTTTATGGCACCCAAATATGGGGAGATGGTGTTTAAAACCGCCGAGGCGCCTATGCCTGGAGGTGTCATTCCTCGAGGAAAGGAGTGTGCCAACGTAAGTAATACGAAAGGCCATCTTTCTATCTTGATGAGTCTCGGTGCAATTTTGGAGAAACATAACAAAACGGACTTTCAACTCAATCGAGACAACCTGATGGGTTCCGACGAAATCAAAAATTCGATTCGTTTATGTACATTAATGGATTTGATTCTTCGATTTATGGATGAAGAGCAAATTGATAGGAAGAAATGGTTCTTTCGACCGATTATTTCGTTTTATACCGGTCATAAAGGTCTATTTCGTGGCAGCAGTTCTGCAGAGTAAATTTGAGGACATTTTTTGACAAAAGGATATTGCTAGACAGAAGAATGGAATCCACCGCTTTCTTTGAAAAGAAGATCAGTCTGACTCCAAGCGATTTCAATGAAATGAAAACCGTGTCAGTGGACGATTTGCTAACCAAAAAGGCAAAAGAAAGCATGGAGAACAAGTGTTCCGAGCAGGGGTTTGTTCTTCCCGGTTCCATCGAACTCCTTTCACGCTCCATGGGATATTTTGAATCGGCACGGTTTACCGGTGATGCCATCTATTATTTGAAATTGAAAGGTCAAGTCGTTTATCCTGTGGACGGAATGAAAGTAGCAGGAACTGTCATCCGTAAAAATAAGATGGGTCTGTACATCAACTACAAAGATGCCATTCGTATTCAAGTTCCACGTGATCTTCATTTGGATCGCCCTGAATTTGAAGAAATCCAGGTGGGAGAAACAGTGGAAGTAGAACTGAAGAGATCCAAGTTTGCTATCCACGATGCTTATATCCTAGCCAGTGGTATGTTCCTTTCCGTTGTATCGGATCGTCCAATCCGGCCATTGGTCGAAAATGAAACATCAACTGAACCCGATGACAAAGCTTCAGAAGTGGTTGAACGTGAAGAAGAAAGCGAAGCAGAGGAAGAAGAACCCGAACAAAGTGAAGCAGAGGAAGACGAAGATTAATGCGCTTGGTACATGACTTTGAACATCTATACGGAATTAGAAATGGCATCCCACGAAGAGCGAAAACAAATCTTTGATACCATCAAGGCCTTAGTGAAGCCAGAACAGGAAGAGATTTTCCGAATTATTCGTAAATTAAAAGTTCCTTACAGTGAAAATTCGAATGGTATTTTTTTTGATCTTTCTACTCTTTCCGATGAGGCCTTTGAACAAATCAAAGAATACATTCAATATTGTTTAAAGACACGCCAGGAACATGAAGATCGTCTCAAGGAATTAGAGACCATTCGCATTCAAAATGAGCAATATCAGGAGGAATAAATTTGAATCTAAAGCTCGTTATATAATACATTACCAGTATGACTACCCCTGCCAAGAAATATCAAAACATAAGCTACGCGGAATTGATTTCCTTCGCCGATCAGAATCCCAATCGACACCGAGAATTGGAGCCCATTGAGATTCGACCGTCTGTCCAAGACACCTCCCTTGAGAAATTATGTCTCAAGGGCTATACGGCCACCAACGTCACGCCCGCTGGAATTCTCAGCATCGTGGCCTGTCTTGCCGATCCGTCCTATTATTCCCTCGCACCGCAACATGTTCGTGTACAACAACTGATTGATCTCAGTACGGCATTGCAACTACAAACGGAAGAACTGAAACATACCTCCCTCGCACGCAAACGTAAACGCATTCATGACCTGGTGGCAGGAGCCTACAACGGTTCACGATTTGAAGACAAAGATTACTTTGATCTCTACCACGGAATCAGTCTTATGAGGGGTCTCCACTTTATCTTGATGAAAGAGTCCGTTCAGGATAAGATCGAAGGAGTGGATTATGACAGTGCAGTAAAAGGTGAGATTCTCTTCTCATCTGATCCGACCACCTGGAAAGCGGAACATCCCATTTGGATTGTTGATTATCGTGGGCGTTGGATTGCCACTCCCTCTGAATCAAATGCACAACCGATTCGCTCCATTCTTCCTACCTGGATCACCACCATCGATCAAAAGGGATGGATCATTCAATGGCCCGAAATCGAAGCAACCAAGGTAGAATTGGTAGAACGCCTATCCGTCCTTCCTGGATGGCAAGAAACCGACAAAAAGCACACTAAAGATGTCCTTTCTGCTCGTCTCGGTCGCGCCCTTACTATTAAACAATTCATACACTGGAATGCAAGCACTTAAATCACTTTGTAATAAGTAAAAGATAATGAGTCAGCTTCTACAGGGTCGGTCTGTTGGAGTTCACCTTCTTGTTAACGTCTACGATGTTCCCGACATCTCTCTCCTCGAATATCTCCCATGTGGACGAAATCTATTAAATCAAATCGTGCAGACGATGCAATTGCACGTTATGTCCCAAACCGGTCATCAGTTTGAGCCAAGAGGGTATACCTATGCTTATGTTTTATCTGAAAGCCATTTCACGATTCATACCTACCCCGAACATCGATCTTGTTATATTGATCTTTTTTGTTGCCACCCCGAGTTCAACCCCATTCAGGCCTTTCATCTGATCCGACGTCTCTTTCGTACGGAGCATGTACGATATCAAATCATACCACGTTAGAACATAAATTTGACACAGGAAAATCGTTAAAGCTTAAGGTACTTTTCCTGTGTCTATTAAGTAGAATGGACCTCTCTCTCGGACAATCCAAACAGCTCACCGCGTTTGTCGATGATTGGTCCAACGACAAGAAGATCGAACTGGAGACCAGTTTCGGAGAACGTGGCGTCGTTGATTCCATGACCTTTCTTCAAATCGCACAACGAATTCGAACGAAAGGTTTCGAGGAGATCCCGCAAGAGGATTACTTGAATATCATGACTCCGAACCAACTTCGTTTTACCCTTCGAGGAATCGGTGTCATTCAGTCGTATTGTCGCGATGATACGCTGCAAAATAAAGAATGCACGGTCATGTTTAAAACACGAAACTCCAGAGATAGCAATTTGGATTTGGACGAGTACAACATTCGTTTCAAGACCCGTCGTGAAGAAGAGCTGGGAATGGATGATCCCCAAGTGGTACAAATCGTGAGTCAATGGCCGACCCAACCCAAAGCGTTCCGTCTGATTCGTCGTTGGAGTTTCAAAGGAAAGGGTATTCGAATCGATTTGTCGATGGTACGCCAGACTCCAATCGATCACAGCCGAGGTGGTTTTCAGTGGTCCACCACTTTTCTTCAACGTAGCGTATTGAAAGAGGCGCCTCGTTATGAAGTGGAAGTTGAATTATTACATGATACAGAACATACAAAAACACCGGCAGAGGCTCTCAAATCCCTCATTCGTGGCGTAGGTGAAATTCAACGCGCCATTCAAAAGAATTCTCTTCTGATTCGCAAATCGGTTGCAAATCAGGTACGTTCAGAATACCAGAAAATGACAGGAACGGCAAAGATTCGAGGAGTCAAGCCTGTCACGCTTCAACTAGAAAATATGACAGATAAAATAGATGATCGGGTTATTAATGTTAGGTCTGGGTTCAATGTTACTGATAAGGCGGACGGCCTTCGTACCATGGGCTACGTCGATTCGAAGGGAGAATTATTCCTCCTCGACCAAAACATGAATGTCTATCGCACCGGTTTACGCAGTGTCGCGTGTGCCTCCAGTCTGGTGGACGGAGAATGGGTCACCCTAAACAAACACAAAGAGGCTCGAAATGATTATTTGATCTTTGATATCTACCACGCTGCGGGTGGAAAGAAGGTATCTCATCTTCCTTTCATGACTTATCAAGATGGATCAAAAGAACAGGATGGTCAACACCGTTATCGTATGATGACCGAGTGGTACGATCAATGGGCAGACGGTGAAGAAATCACCGCACCCAAACAAGTATCGGAATCCAATCGGCTTCAAATCATGCTGAAAGACTTCGAGTTTGGAACTCCTGGAGACACTTCCATCTTTACATCCTGTTGCTCCAAAGTATTGGATACTCCTCGTATCTATCATACCGATGGTCTGATTCTTACCAGTAATTCTCAGCCAATTCCTGATAGTGCCGATGTACGATTCGAGCATCAGTTCAAGTGGAAGCCTGCCAGTGATAATACAGTTGATTTCCTCATCAAGTATGAAGCGGACACGGAATTTCCTACCATGGACAAAATCACAACGACTGTGGATCCCAGCAACCAAACCACGATTCAACACAAAACCATGCGTCTCTATGTGGGAAGTTCCAAGAGCATGATCTCTGAGAATCCTCGTGCTGCAATTTTGGATCAGCTTCTCGATAAAGAACCCGTTCGAGGAGGATACCAGCCTGTTCTCTTTACTCCCGTTGACTTTCCTGATACCATGGCCAATACATGCTATGTATTAATCGAAACCAATGGAGATACGGATGAAGAATATGCAATGACCGCGGACACAAAGGAACCCATTTCCGATGAATCGGTGGTGGAAATGCGATATGAACCTTCGCGTGAACCCGGTTGGCGCTGGATTCCCTCTCGCATTCGTCATGACAAGTCGGAACGTTTGATGCGCGCCAAATCGACGGCGAAAGCAACAGGCAAATCGATTGTCTATTCGGGTATCATGAACGACGAAGCCGTAGCAAAATCGGTATGGAACTCTATTCACGAGCCCATAACGGAATCCATGATTCGTACAGGAAACGATGCTCCCAATGAAACCGAAAATGAACAACTCATTTCCATTCAAGCCGTCGATACGAGTAAAAAATACTATGAACGTAAGGCACCAAAACAAAATATTGCTCTCGTGAAAGGCCTTCAAGATTTTCACAATAAATACATCAAAAATGAGATTCTTATTAAACGCTCCCTATTGGGCGGCCGAACGAAATTGTTGGATCTTGCCTGTGGTAAAGCAGGTGATTTATTCAAATGGTTCTTTGGAGGTGCGAAATTTGTAGTGGGCGTTGACTATGCCGGCGAGAACATAACCAATCCAAATGACGGTGCCTATCGACGCTATGTGGATCTCATTCAAGACTTTAAAAAGAAGGCGATTCCCAATATTGCCTTTGCCATCGGAAACAGCTCCAAAAACATTGTAAACGGTGAAGCGGGTGCGAATGCACAAGAGTCCGATATTCTTCGGTCCATCTTTGGCCGTGTTGATCCAGACGGATCGGTTCCCAAATACATTGAAAATGTCATGGCGCGACAGTTTCAGGATGGCGCCGACGTGGCGGCTTGCATGTTTGCTCTCCATTACTTCTTCGAGACGAAGGAAACACTGGATGGATTTCTGACCAACTTATCCGAAACAGTGCGGGTCGGCGGTTTATTCATTGGTTGTTGCTTTGATGGCGATCTTGTCTTTCGTCTTCTACGCGGACTAGAAAGGGGACAATCCGCCAATGGAATGGAAGGAGATGTTCCCATTTGGAGCATTACCAAACAGTACGATGCCGTCGAATTATCTGCCGATGAATCCTCGATTGGAAATGCGATCGATGTCGAATTCATTAGCATCGGTTCTACGCACCGCGAATATTTGGTATCGTTCGCCTATCTGACAGAACGAATGCGCGAAATCGGATTTCGTCTTCTGAATAAGACCGAGCTGGCCGAAATGAAGTTGGCACACAGCACCAATACCTTTGATGTCAGTTTTGAAATGGCAAATCGCAGAGAACAGAAATATAACATGCGTGATTCCGTTAAGGAGTTTTCGTTCTTGAATCGCTGGTTCATCTTCAAACGAGAAGGAGAAAGAATCGCCGCTGAAGTTCCCAAGATCGAACTTCCTATTGCCGAGGAGGCTGTCGCAGAGGATGTCGGCGATGAAAAACAAGCTGAACAAAAACCAGAGGAAAGTGCTTATGATCAGCCACCTCTTCCCACCAAGAAGTTTGAGAAAAATCAAGTCTTTCTGATTGGCGCGGATGCACCCGAATCGAATCTTACTACGCTCGATGATAAACATGCGGGTAAATGGCTATCTTTATCGGCGCCCTTCCCCATTCCTGATCCAGAAGATCCTGCCATTCAGTATCCCACGGTGGAACATTATCTGGCGGGCATGAAATTGAAGGAGGCATCCAATCAACCCAACCTTGCACGAACTCTCATGAGCACCAAAGGACAGATTCATCAACAATTTGGATTTGCACGTCTTAAGGAAACGATTAATGAAGAATCGGTGCGTGATTTCAAGTTATTGGCAGATGAAGCCAAAGAAGTTCATAAGGAAATGTCGAAGAGTGTGCTAACGGGTCGCGGAGTGATTATCGATGAATCCATCTGGCAAGACAAGAAGGATGAATTCTTGATGAATGCTCTTAAATTCCGTTATCAGCGCGATGCTCGATTCCAGAAAATTGTGGAAGCCGCAAAAGCCGATAAGAAATACATTCTGTATTTGAGCAACGTAGAAGTTGGTGTTCCTGAACTCAGTGGTGTTCGTCATGGTGTGAAAAAGACCATAACCGGTGGAAACAAGGTAGGACGTTTTATTATGAAACTTGCTCGGTTTTAATTTAATTCTATAGTAGATATGGGTATCAACGCTAGTCATGAAGAGGAGGAGAGTAGCGAGGTCTACCATATAACGGATACATTTGTTAATCCAAGTGAGTGGAAACGTATTGTAAAACAATATAATTCCACTAACTCCATAGAGGACACCAAAGAACAAGTTGATATGCATTATTTTAATGGTTCTCCTCCTTATACCATCTATGCCATAAAAGATCCTGCATTAAAAGAAGCCATACAAGATCGGTGTCATGAACAACCTCATCTTATTTTATGTCATACCATTCTTATTTTTTGTGCACATAAACGTATCATTTTATCAACTGAAATCTTAATTGATTCTGTCTTTCAACGACCTACATTTCGAAAAATGATGCATCAATTATGGGGATCCCAGACCTCACCCGATCGAATTGCATGGACCATACGTCAATCTCATGTGGCACTTGGATTTGCCATGGTTGCGTGTCATGAACAACATATCTCTTTTTCTCCAATTGACATCACCCAACCAGATTCCATACGATCCCTATTGGATCTTCCTGATGATATGATTCCCACGGTCTTATTGGCCATTGGCGCACCCGATTAAATAAAATTGATCCGAATTGACATAAAGAGTATAGGATACACAACCATGCCACACCATGACTGGCAAACGTTGACTCAGATCAATCGCCATCCACGTGATGCCCATATCGCGTTTGATGAACCAACTCACAAGTATTATGTAAATGGTTCCTGTCAGGGAAACATTTCCTGTACCGGTTTCATCCATGAATTCTTCGGACACTTTGATGCCAAAAAGATCATTGCTAAAATGCGCAAAGGCCCCAATTGGGCCACCAGCAAATACTATGGAAAAACGGACGAAGAAATCATGAAAGAATGGTCTGATAATGGTAAACAAGCTTCTTCTGCAGGAACCGCCATGCATTTGGCGATTGAACAATACATGCACGGAGCCTACTCAGAAATTGATCCCGCCGTCATGGATACCCCTGAGTGGAGATATTTCAAGAAATTCTGGGACGAATGCGGACATGATTTGGAGCCCTACCGTTCCGAATGGGAAGTCTTTACTGACTCCTTGGAACCCATTCAAGGAGAGCGCAAAATCAAACTGTGTGGTTCCATTGATATGGTTTATCGCCGAAAATCCGATGGAAAGTTCGTCATTTACGATTGGAAACGCTCCAAAGAAATCAAATCCGAAAATCCGTTTGGAACAGGTTTGGCTCCTTTGGAACACTTACCTGATACAAATTATTGGCATTATACAATGCAACTCAACGTTTACAAATGGATTCTGGAACAATATTATGGTCTGGAAGTAGCCGATTTGTATTTGGTGATTCTTCATCCTGATGCACCTTCTTACCGTCGTATGCGCCTGAACATTATGACCAATGAGGTCGAAGACATGATCGAGTGCCGCCGACGAGCTGTGGAGGCTGGATGCAAACAAGCCGTTATCTTACCCATTCCTGAAATTCATGAACCTAATACCCTTGCTCAATTCCGTTTCTAAACATTTCCAATACGAGGTTTGCGACGACTATTTTTTATGGCGGATACGGAAGGCTGAATCGAAGATTGCGCTAAAGGCTGAACCGAAGGCGCTGCTTGAACCGGTTCTTCCACTCCTACTTGTGGTCTACGACGAGCCTGTGAAACCATAACAGGAGGAGCCGGCGGAGCTTGCGCTGCAACCAATGGCTTATCATATTCACGCTGAAATGCCGGCTGACCAATTACAACTGGCACTTTCTCCTCTATTCCTGGCATCGGTCGTTTCTTGGGCTCCACAATTCCAGCCGATTCCCATCGTGCACGAACCGCATCTGGTAATGAACTTGTTTGAATCACTGTATTTCCGTCTTCTTCTAACAAAATACCAACACGATCCGCAAGAGCAACAAGAATCATAACCGAATCAAAATACCCAGGTGGCTTGACAAATTGAATCGTTTGTTCCTCAGGGTTTCTTACCTGAATCAATCCAATCGGCTTGGTTCGATGGCGTACATATTTCATCAAATGTTCCACCGATACTTCATTTCCACTCGGATACATTCCCAATTGCTCAAACGTTGTACTTAACAACGAAGTCAACAACATTAATGGTTGTTCTGGATCACGGCTTGTTAAGAACTTAATACGATATGAAGTCTTTTCTCCCAATATCGCTTGTATTTCAGGAACCATCTCTCCCTCAGGCATCTTCTTCTCTTCTGCCTGCCCTGTCATCTCCTCATGATATTTGGGCTCTTCAGGTGTTTGCCGCATCCAATCCAGACGCAATAAGTTTGTCCATGTAGGTGAAGATTCAGGAATAATGTATTGATCATCCTCATGAATGGGCTCTACTATTTTAGAAACGATCGAAATCGTACCTTGCATCAATTGTCTTCGACGAGCTGGAAATCGTACCAATTCATCAATGACACGCTTGGTAAACAATTCAGGAGTACTTACCTCTCGTACTCCCTTTTGATCACTCAGAGAGGTCGTCTTATGAACATGCAATAAACATTTTCCTTCGTCTTGTTTCCAATAGCACGATCCCGTGCATGACTCTGGACCATCAATCATTCGACAATCCTTACGTAAAAACGAAGAAATACCTTTCTCCCATTCTTCTGAATCCGCATAGAACCAGGATAAAAGCGTTGAAGATAATAACAGATACAAACGCTTTCTGCGCTCATACTCAGGAAGATCCGAGCGAAAAATAATATCTTGAATGTTTCTTCTCAGAACAGGTCCACCCACATCACCTGTAATCCAATTCGCTACCATCAATCGAAATTGCTGATATCCTTCTTCCCAGTCCGAATATGACGATTGTTCCAAGAGCGCAGGATCACTTCCACATGACGCATCATTCGAGATTTTCTTATCCATTTCCCATTCAAATTCATCCACCTCCACCACGGACAGTCCTAGTTTTTCAAATGCTTCCATATTCTTTGGAGCTCCCACTGGAACGTAGAGTCCGTTTTGTAATTGAATCGCAACAATCATCTCAATACCCTTTCTACGAACAACATGCTGAACACGATATCCAGGATACAAAAAGAACATGGGATCCAACATGAGACGATAATACTTTACCGCATCTTCCACAGGTGCCAATTTCACATCCGCCCAATCAAGGTAGACACTCGGAATCGAAAACGACGAAGAGATCGTGATGACTCCATCATCTACCACGGGAAGTGCCACTAAATAGGAAGATCCGCCCTTGGATTGAAACGTTAATCCTATGACATGATTATAGCTATCTTTTACAATCCCTTCTGGACGAATCGAAGAGGTTTGAATCGCTTTAGAAAGGGGAATCATCGCCATCGGATGAACTCCTTCTTGTGCGGTGTAAATACTGCGATATCGACTCTGACATTGTGTCATGTATTCATCAATTCGCAATTGAACAATCTCGGGCCAAAACTTGCGCGATGGATAATCCCAGCGAACAATCGGCTCATGAACCTCTGCCTCTCCTCCTTTCGCTGGCTTATTGCTCGTATGAACATACAACTCATAATGAGAATACATCTGCTCCGTTCCATGAATGGATCGCATACTTCTGGAAAGAAAGGCAACATCATTCTTTCGATTTCGATCCACGGATACTCCAAAAATTGGGCATTGAATCGTAACTGGATTCGCACCATGATCCTCCATAATCACCAATTGAATTCCACGAAGCGTAAACAGGCCTGGCTCCGCCAGCAACGGTTGAATATGACGCAAATCTTTTCTCTTCGAGGGGTCATCAATGAATCGAATGAAACGATGAAACGCATTAAAGATTCGTAGAAGTGCGTGATAATTATTTCCTGTCATAGCAATCTGTAAATGATCCTGAGACCACTGCATGAGCTCCATTCGATTCTCGGGCATGGCACTCGCATCCGATGGATTGAAAAATTCCAATACGAGATTTCCAAAGTGAGAGTTCAGGAAAATACGAGGAACCATAACCTCCTTGATTTTCTGTTTCACTTCTTGAATGGAATTTCGGTAAATGATTGGGGCGATCACACCCAATAGGGATTCATAAGGGGTATTCTCTGTTCCTAAACGCAAGAATCCCTGTGCAGTAGGGCGTAATTTCAAATGAATATGGACGCGATCTACAATCTGCTTTGCAGAATCCTGCTTGAAAAAATCGTCAAATACGCGTGGAGCCGTTGCAAAAATACCAGGATCAGGGTGTTTATTTGAATCCAAAATATACGCCTTATGAATGGATTCCAACAACACACCATACTGAATGGACTGAGAGGCTCGAAAGACCAGATCTTGATACACTGATCGATCCTCCTCTTCTTCCATATCATCCACATTCGCGTCCAATTCTTCTTTCTTTAAGACTTCTCTCAAATGCGAAAATTCCTTATCGGCAATACGAAGTGTAGATTGTTTTACAAAGCAACATGGAAGTGCTAGGCCATCGGGGTGGGTTGTTTTTCCCATAAAATCGATAAATTTATGATAGGTTGAACTCTGTTCACTTTTCTGTCTTCGCATAACAGTACGTCCACGTTCTGGTTTCTCATTATTGGTTATTAATCGGCCACCACAAAATGGACATGAATTTGCTTCTTTTCGATTTCCCTCACGATCGGTGGTGGATTCAAAGTCCGTTGGACGAATCATGATTTCATCATTCAAGCAGAAATACTCGGGGCAGAAATAATAGTGAATTCGATCCGGATCTGATCCAAATCTCATAATCGTAATGGTTTCTTCTGTTCCAATGGGAGCGATCGGTTCTTCTGATTCGTTTAGTGGAAATACCACCCAAAATACACGATCATTTTCATAGATGGCTCTCATGCGATCATATTGATCTTTGGTTAACACGGCAGGTTGACGATCTGCCTGCGCCGCGCATTTACGGCTATATCCGTTGCTTGCCTTGTCCGTTTTGAATTCAAACAGGCGTTTATCAATTGATTTGAGCTTGTTAATAAACCAACTTGCTGGATTAATCAACTTTTGATCGTCCACGGACGCAGCCGCGGTGGCTGCTTGTGCTACTTGCGCCGCTTTGGCGGCAACTGGTTTCGTACTGACTGCAGCGGTTGCAGACACTTCAGGTTCAGAAAAGGGATCATCGAGATAGGCACGTGTTGAGCCCATACGCGGAGTCATGAATTCTTTCATCGATGCCTGTGCCGCCGTTCCTTTTTTCGCTTCCTGTTTTCCCCAATTCCTAGATTCTTCCTGTGCGATAATCTCCTCTTCGACCTCTTCGGAAACGGCAGACAATGCATTCTGCTCTTTTTCATCCGAATCATCAAAATAATCATCTTGGTCAATGAATAACAATGATAGCAAAGTAAAGAGGCGCCGATACGTTTCATAACTGTCAATTCGGTGGATGTGAACATGATACAACGGTGCATTCGAGTAAATATGTAAATCAATTCCTGGATTGAAACTTTCCATAAACTCTCCATCTTCAGGAACTTGAACTGTAAAAATACCCTGTTTTCGCTGCCAATCTGCCACAATTTCAATTGCCTCTTTTTTTGTAAACTGAAACTCTTCTTGCACCGCATCAACAATGTTTCCATCTTTGTTCCCCATGCGTTGTTGCATATTCCATTGTGTTATGAAGGTGAAAATCTTATCTTCCGTTGCGTATTGACTTACTGCCTTGTATCGCAAAGAAATAACAGGACTTTCGTCGGGAAGAGGTGAAATCTCCTTGAATAATGTCGAAAAAAATGGCAAACGTTGAAGCAATCGCGCTTTTGTAAATTTCTTGGCATTTGTGGAGGGGCGAATGGTAAAGACAATGGCGCATTCACGTAGCTGGAACCGATCGAATGGCTGTGATAATCCATCAAATACTTGTTCTACGTTCGCCCGAAAATGACGAAAATCAATGACAGGATCGAGCTGTTTGATCTTCTTGGGGGGTTGAAGCAATAAATTCATTGTTCCATCGTTAAGTACATGAATGGTTCCATATATAGGCTGTGCATTTCCACTAGAAGGGCGATGCACATATTTTATACTACAGAAGTCATATCCAGGATCGGGATTTACCTCCTTTCCCCATCCATCCAGTACACTCGGATCTTCCAGTGTAGGAATCGGAATGACACCACGCACATGTAGTTTGGTAACCGCGGTTCCTTCCGCTGGAATCAATCGAAGATAAGGGCGCTTTTCAGTTGCAGGAATTCGGTAAAATAAACTGGCACTTCCTTCGAAACCCTTAACAGGCTTCTTCCAAGAGAGCATCATATTACGAATTCCAGTTAATTCAATCGTGGGAACGGGGACATTTTCTTCCATCAATAAATCCAATCGTTCCATCGCATCTTTTCGTTTCGATAAAATGAATTGAATCTTTTTACCAAATTCGATATCTTCCTTTGTTGCCTGATAGGGTCCATTCACAGATATATCTGGAAAATAGGGTGAAAACTGTCCATTCCACATCTCTTCTGACAACGAAGAACCCTGAATCAGACTTCGAAGGGATCGAAGAGTAAACACGTGAAATACAGGTAGTCTGCCCTCTCGTTTCTTTAAAAAGACATCCTCAATGGTACTTCGTCCCATCACCTCATAATTTGGACTAGTATACATACCATCTTGCTTGACAAATCGATGATCTGGATGAGTTGCAGTATAAGCGGGATGAAACAATTCATACGCCTGACTTGCATCATTTGATCCACTTGGATACCATAAGTAATCAATCGGAAGATATCGTACCTGCTCCACGGATGGTGAATCCAAAGAATACGCTTGTTCACCGAGTGGAACACCTACAAACGTAAATCGTGGAAGAAAATTCTGATCATTTTTAAAATATGCAGAAAGCATATGCTTAATCGTATAAATCGTATCAAATGGATACACGCCTTCCAATGTTATCCTATCATATTCCTTTCCTCCCTTCCAGATCATACATTGAACCGGGGGTATCTTTTCGTAAAGATCGGAAAGCATAGATGGATATAGCAATTGGTCCATTCGCGATGCCATCCCTATGGCTTTTTCATAAAAAAAGCCATACCGATGTTCACATCATTTTCCAAGCTACAAACTTCGCTTTTAGTCGCTTGGTTTTTAGTCGCTTCGCTTAGACATTGTTCCAATCTGCATATTTGTTCCATCCTTTGCAGGGTCATATCGAGGAGAATCCGTTATATAAACACCGCAATAACTCACAGGGTGTGCTGCAAAGTCCGTATACTTATACAAGTTTAATGTTTCTGCCTCTTTTAACAGCCATCCAAAGTTATTCCAGAACGTGGCATCATGTCCTACCGAATCCGTGCATACGTGAGCAAATTCATGAAGCGCAACAAACATCATAACATTCTCATCGACTAGACTTTCATCGGGTCCATCGCGTTGTCGTAGGCACATATTGATGATCTCTCCTTTGTTCACCGTAGAGGAGGTGTGTTCCGATTCGGGTGTTGCTTCGATAAATCGGGCGGGATCGGCTCGAAAGTTCTGAACCATTTGTTTCACTTGAGGCTTATCAGGGTATTTCTTCTCCAAGGTCGAGCACAATTTTGCCAAACGAATTCGTAGTGTCGCCATTAAATCGGCAGCCCTTTGTTTATCAGGCATATCACGAACCTTGTATGTTTTTCCATCGAGTTTCGAGACTACGTCGACTGTCGGAAAATTTCCACCTCCTACAATCGATTGAAACAGCTTGGATGCCGCGCTGAAGATCGACATTCTACTAGGATTCCATAAAGTGCAATGGATTATTTTATCTTATGATACGATGCAAAGATGAAATAATCAAAACGCAACAGATTAATACGAAAAATCAGGTTGTTTCTTTAACTCTGGATTTGTATCCTGTGGATTGAGTTGATTCATGGGATTTACATGGGGGGCGTGAGCATTTTGGTCATGCTGTGGCTTTCCAGGCAACGCATTTACTCCAGCGGGTGCCGATCCATGTGCTTGTTCTAAGGAAGTAGAAGAGCTCAAGTTCCATCCATCATTGAATCCTTCCAACATACCGAACCCATAGGGACGAGTCATGATAAGATAAACAACAATGACAAAAAGTACAAGTGCGATGATGTGAATCGTGTCGATTTCTAAAAGACGATCGAAAAGAGTCGCCATTACTATATGTGCAATGGATAAATTAAGCGCCTACCTCAAAGCTGCGGTGGCTAAAGTCCGGAGAGATGGTGGACTGATTAAAGATGCTGACCGCAACCTGTGGGTTGGGTGGCTCGGAACGAACCTGAAGATTCGCGTTGCGCATGCTCTGGCCGACGGTGTTGACACCGATCAAGGCACCCGCGCTGAGGAAGTTCTTGCCCTTCAACGAGCCTGGGCCCATTGGGTTCTGCTCGGACCAAACGCTCGCCATATCCTTGGGTAGAAGCTCGGAAGGAGTCAGCTGATCACGTGGGTAGCAACCCGCTGGCTGCTCGGCAGAGCCGAATTGAGCCGGACCCTCATAGGCGCTGAGGTCCGCAAAGCCCTCACCGCTCTCAAACTTCTCCTTCTTCTTATCCTCGAACTTCTCCTTCTTCTCGTGATTTTGGAAGTGCTGGTTTGTGAATGGCTTCTTAGTGGCCTTCTCCTTTGCCTCCTTATCGGCCTTTTCCTTGGCAGCCTTGTCGGCCTTCTCCTTATCGGCCTTTTCCTTGGCGGCCTTGTCGGCCTTCTCATCAGCAAAGCCTTCCATGAAGTGTAACGATGAAAACATATGTGGATTATATTGATAAGCGATGAATACGACCACCAATACGACGAGAGCAAATAAGATGACCTTCTCCATGTCTATACCTGCCATTACTTTCTATAAAAGATAGAGGGCATAATTTTACCAAATCGTATCTTTTTCAAAGTTGGACCTCCTCATCTTCGTATTCTTCGTCGGAATGGGATTCAGAATCGGAATCGGAAATCTCCGTACCGTACTTTTCATAATATTTGGCCATTTGGTGTTGTGCCTTATACAGAGCAATCTTGGCCTTTAGACGAGCTTCCTTGGCTTTCTGCTTGTCATAAAATTTAGTAGGCGACTCAATTTCCAATTCTTCCGTAGCGTCTGCAGCGGGAACATCATCCAAATTGGCTTCTTGAATTCCGTGATCTTCCAAAACCGGAAGAGACTCTTCCTGAACGTCTAAATCCGGAATATCAATACGTGCCGGTGTGGCGACATACGACCAGTTCACCCAAAAGATACCCCCTCGAATTTGAACGTTCTCGGGGACGAGCAAGACGGATGCCGGAAATAGCGTCGGTAGAGTACCTTCAAGTGTATGTTTTGTGATTTTTTGAATTTGTTGTACCGTATAGGGCTTAGAAAAGTATTTCGCAGAAGCCGTTAAAAATTCACCAAGCCATTGATTCCATACGTCTTTGTTCTCCAAAATCTCACGCTCGAGCGAAGCAACAGAAAGATCCGATACTTCCTCCGCCACAAATGACAATTTCTTCTCCGACTCCGTATTGGTTATAGAAAAGGTATAGCACATTTCAGTTGCTCCCGTAGTTGCATTCTTTACTTTGGAGTGCTGAGGAGCGAGAAAGGTCGGCATGTCTCTGTCCACAGCGATTAGAAGAGATCGGATAATTTCACCACAGCTATCAAAATGCCGGTAGATCGGACAAAGGATAATGAGCGATTCGTTCATATGTTAAAAGGACGAATTGATCAATTTGCCGTATCACTTTCCAACTCCGATACTAAAAATTACATTCAACAATTGGTAATTGAACCATTTCTACAATTTATTTTACAACGATCCTTTCCTTATCTCATTATCGCTCTTTGTATCTTTTGCGCCATTTTATTATTTGTTATACTAACATTTGTTCTATTACTCATGAATCGAACACCCAGTGGTTTTTGTCCATCCTGCAAACATGCCTTTTAGACATGTGTAGACCTAAGAAGATTTTACCATTCCTATGGATAGCAAGATGGCGGATCCCGGTATTGCTACCTACGTTCGATATTGGCTCCATTACGGAAATATGGCGTCCTCATTCTTCAAACAATTCGGTGCTGTACGGAAAATTAGAGATGATTACGAAAAACAAATCATCGGTATTCTTCAACAAAATGGTATGGAGAAAGCAACCATTCAAATTAATAACGGCAGAATCAATGTAGCCGACAAAAGAGAACCCAATCAACTTTCCCTTTCGAAAGTGGAAGAATTACTCCACGGATACTTTACACAACGGGGTGGAAAAGATGAAACCATGGAAATCATGACTTTCATCCGCTCCAATCGAGGATATACTACCTATAAAGTTCTAAAGCAAAGTGGTATGACACCACCACAAGGTGGACCACAAGGAACCGCGCAAGGTGGTATCAACAAACTCTTATAATCTCTTACGAGGACCAGCGACCCGCTGAGTATGGATTGATTGGAATGTGATCGGCATGATTCTTATAGTCTTGCACCTTACGATCATATGCCAATCCACCCTCGCTTAAATTCGAGTTCTTTGCCATTTCGTGGCGTTTTGAAATATCATTCTCACTTGGTTTCGATCCATAGCAATTCACACCCATTCGGAGCTCAGGATTATCGAAATAACCTCCATTGACACCGGGTATTCCACAGGCCATTCGCTGATCTTCTGGACCCGCCTGCAATTTATCATACGTCTGCTGTTGAGTGGGGAACACTGCGGCTTGTCCTTTGATCCATCCATAATTACACCAGTCCGCACCCTTATTCCAGGCTTCCTTTACTTGGTCATAGGTAGCGAGTTCCGCTCCAAATGCCTTACACAGGGGTTCCGCATCCGTATAAGTATATTTGTCTTGGGCAATGTTAAAGACTTCTTTCTTACCGGGTATCATTTGTCCAACGGCAGATTGGTCAATCGCCTTTCCTTCAGGAAATACGGATGGACTTGGTGGAAGAATGGCCGGTGCCGGTGGATAGAAATAATCATGAATTTTGTTCCATGCAGTCTCGAATGCCATTGCAATCTGATTGCGAAATATGACAACGATAATAAAGAGAATAACCAAAACTCCTAATCCGATAATAACCGGAATCGATATGAAAGGAGAGGTATCCCCTTCAAAGGAGGAGTTCAATGATTCCTTAATTGGTTCTGTAAAATCAGAAACAAAATCGCCCATACTGGATCCCATATTTTTTGCGGTATTGGCAGCCGTGTTAATAGCCTCATTGGCGGTATTCACCACTTGATTGGCTGTATTCACCACCGATTTGGCGGCATTGTTCACTACATTGGTTGCAGTATTCGATGCGCTTACAAAGGATGATGTATTAAAAGGAACATTGTTCGAAGGACGATTCACCTTTAAGGATGTATTGGGCTTCGGAGCGGTGTTATTAGGAAGCTTGAACATCTTATTGGCATTCATTCTATTAGATGAAACGAATGATTATACTAATCTTTTATAAATTAGTATCATCATATAAAAATAGAATGGGAATTAGACTCCGTCTTCTACCGTACGATTTCCTCCTCGCTGATTGATGTAATCTCTCTGCTGGGGTGTGCTGCACACGCATCCCATGTCGCTGCTGTACGATGATGGGCAGCACTCAGGCTTGACATCATTATTCTTGAAGATAAAGAGGCTGTCTGGGCCGGGCTGGAAGGCGGGGCCAAGAAGGGGCTCATTGGGAGCGGATCCACGCCACGAGCTTCCATTCGGGGCAACGCGAACACCATCAAATGCGCCAATCGGCTCCATCTTATGCTTACCAAGACCCGATGCTCCCGCATTTTGCAGGTAGTAATTCATAAATCCTTCACCCGAATCACCCTTGGAATAAACCATGAGCAAGTTGGCGACCAACAAAAGCAATAATCCAGTGATAAGAAATGCGGTTTTCATTCTACTTAGTACGCGTTAGATAATCTGCTCGGTCATCCGGAGTCGAGCTTCCAAAAAGGCATATGTCTTGTGAATCTCTCGATATCCAACTTCCGTAAAGTCTCGTATGATCTTTTCTTTTTTCTCCTTATCATCCCAAATGATGTATTCTCCTGATTCAGTAATCAATGCAAATCCATCAATCGTCTGAGATCCAGCAGGAACCGTATTTTTACTCTTCATCCATGTTCCATTCTGCTCCTCATATCGCTCCGTATACCATAATCCATCCTCCTCTTCTGCATGATATACATGCTCTTTGATGCATCCCAATACATCCTGTCTCTTTCCATTTCGATCCAATACTTGTCCAAACTCGATCTCGGAAATAGGAATCCAACCTTGATGGGTCTTTACTAAGACATGACGACCCATCAACGCGTCTTCGCAGTGAGGTCGAATGTTATGTTTCCATTCCGAATAGGTATTCGACATCGTATTTGAATGAAGCATCTTGGAAACTAAATAATTCCATATGTATTGACCCTTTTCATCATCATATGATAACTCTTCCCAATCACGAAAGAGAATCGTAGAACCATTCGATGAAATAATGGGTAGATTATTGGATGTGGTATTGAAACAATAAATAACAGGAGATCGATGTTCAGTAAGAACAGAACGCTCGTCGTCCGCTACCAACTTCCATTGTCCATCGGTTCCTTTCACTACATGTGATCCTGATACATTAATACCATGTAGATTTCGTAGGACAATTTCATCGCCTTTCATTCGAATAATTGCAGTTATGCTACCACATCCATCCGCCAATTGATCTCCGTTGCGAATGTTTTCTACAGGAACAGCCATCGGATTGCCCTTCGCATCCAATGTCTGCACCATGGTTCCCTCTGCAAAACATAAACCACCCATTTTATCATTTGCATCCGCTGAAATCGAGCTTGATAGAATTCCTGCAAAGACCATTACCGCAGTAATAATGGCGGCCAGTGTTGCCAAAATAAGAGGCATAACAGGAAACAATACGAAAAATAGAATGATAATAATGGCGAGCATGATACCACAAATAATCAAAATAACCTTGATCATAAATTGAATGGAATTAATAATTCCTCGAAAGATGGATGCACCAAGATAAATCATGGATACCGCCACAGCATTGGCACGATCCATTGCCATTCGAACATGCTGAACGATTCGACTCATTTCAAACACGGATCGATTGAATTTTTGAAAGTATACATCCAAATACGAAAGGAATGCATTATACATATTTTGAGCAAGTGTACGAACGGTTCCAATCATATTCATGGCATCACCCGTTAGTCCCACTTGCTTTCCAAATAGCGAATTAATCGGCCCCATGAACATGGTAATAAACTTTTCCACCGTGGTTTGAAGACAAAATGTAAAGTTATCTGATGCAAATTCACTCGGTGTACGTGGATCCGAATCGGGTTTAAAAAAGGAAGCCGCTGCCATAATCGGTAGTTCACATCTTCGATCCGTCCACTCATTCATAACGGTGTTCCTTTCCAAATTAGCAATGGTTAGACCTAGGGCAAATACGAGCCCAAAGGTGATGAGTATAAATGGCCATTTATCCTCCATCTTTTAGAATGAGAGAGATTCATCTGTTATAAAAATCATGTACGCTTGGAATCAAAAATGGCCGTATAATGCATTTTAGAGTCCGGAGAACATACCTCCATGTAATCACGTATTCTCGTACCATCTTCCAATTCGATCTGCGAATTCGGGACGACCACAAAGGATACCATTTCTTTTGTCTGACGAGTCGTATACGCCTGATGTTCTCCAAAACGTTTCCATTGTTCTGTTTCTTTTTCCCAATATAAGGTCGCTGGGGTAAGTTGAACACCATTGGAGAGTGTGCAGATTTCACTGACCTCTCGGCGAATGAGTCCTACTACTTCCGATCCTGTGGATAGCTTATCTCCAATCTTAATATCCTTTGCTGCCACCACGCCATCTTGAGTTTTAATTTTTGCCTCTTCATTCATTGCAAAACATGCATCGGCATAAGGATAGGATTTTCCTACACTTTCTTTTCCATTGATTTTACCTTCAATCCACTGAAGCGTATCGGCATCACCCTCTGCCGTTTCATCATAATCTAAAAAGGTGAGATATTCAATCGGAATGGTATGCGTTGAAGTATTAAGACAATACAGAGGCGCATCGGAATTCCATGGACCGAGAGGAATGGCAGAAGGATGATCTCCCGCGTAAAGATAGGAACCGTTATACATGACATAATGATTGGTACTAACGATTGTTTTTCCTAACTGAACCATTTCTTGTCCCTTTGCATAAAACATAAACGTCGAGGTGACACGAGTCTGATCAGGAAGAAGAACATCGCCAATTTTTACATCTTGAATCGGAATCCGCTTCGAAGAGTCTCCTTGTTTTACGACAATTTCCGTTTCTCCTGGAAAACAAAACGTATCTAAGAATGAAAACAAATAGGTATTAGTAAAACTTGTCATACCTGTTATTCCTGTCATTCCCATATACATGACAGAAAACAGTAGAGCATACAGTCTTCCCATCAAGTTCTTTATATGAATAGCGGTTAGGCGAATTTGAAAGAAGAAATTGGTTATACGATCCGTAAATTCCTGAAAAATAACATTGATGCCTCCACCCAATGATGCGATCACATTTCGAAGTGAACTGATGGAATCAAAAATCGAGGTAAGAAGCGTTGTAAATTGAGAAAACATGGATCCAATCGATCCCAAATATCCACTTGAATGCGTTTGAAAGATTTTACCCATGCAAAACTCGAAATTGTCTTTGGTATTAACTCCAAAATAGCTTGCAAACGGCATAATCGTTGGACTGCATCGTTGATTGGCCCAGTCCTTCTTTGTGTTTTCAATATCAAGCCATGTACTAATACCGAATACAACGGTATAGATACATACAATGACGAGAATGATAAAAAGCAGGGCGTTCTTAAACGACCATAATTCATGCTCCGCCATCCTCCTACTGCTTACTCACCAAGTAATACATCGTAATTCTCCACTCTTATCGAATACTCTTATCGAAACATATTCCATCCTATGATTCGATAATAATGATACATTCTTATAACTGTTCATGAACCCACTCTTTGTCCTTTGAAAAGATGGCACTGGCATCGGGGGCAGTATGCTTGGTCAGTTTTGCAACCGCATCGAGTTTATGGTAGACCGAAAGTGCTCCATAGTGTTTGATCGCTTTTTGCAATGCTAGATGGCGCAAACGATCCGCCAAACGATATTGATAACCATATTTAATGAGCTCACCTTTCCGGAGTTTTCCAAAGACAGATGATCCTTTTGCCGTACGTGTTTTAATGCATTTTGCAGGAATGTGAACGGATGCACCTGTCTTGGGCTTGGCGGTATATAACTTACCCTTACGGCGAACGGTATAACCACTGGATACAATGCTATTACGAAACTTACGCGTGTACCCCTTTCGTAATTTATACCCCGCTGGGCAATTTATCGGTTCGGTCGCCATCTCTATCTCTTCATTTGAATTTAGTGTTGAACAAATGGATTTTCATGAAGTACCTCATCTATTACACGACTATAGGGTAATGTATCCTCTCTTCCATTGTTTCTAAAATACTCCGATGTCCATACCAATACCCCTTTGATGGTATCACGCAACTCCTTCGGAAAAATATCCAACTGTGAATCATCGTTCACATTATTAACAATTTTTTGAGCATCCACCGATATCACGTAGAAATGATTCAGTTTTCCTATGTATTCTTCCAATAACTTCATGTCATGTGATTCCGGTGTTGCTGGTTTTGTAGAATAGACCGTAGAATCATAAAGGGCATTTTTAATATCGACCAACCCCTTTCTAAATTTGGGATCAACCCCTTTTAAGGGGGTATCATTCTTTTCATCTTCATCATCGGATTCTTCACTTTCTGGTACTTCGCTGTCCCAATGCGGATTTGGATTCGGTACTTCAGGAAAAGGTACTTCCGTCGACATCTATTTGAAGAGAACTCTATTTTGCCAGAACACCATACACAATCAGGACAAATCCAATCATAAAAAGGGTTTCAGGAATGGTAGTGTCAGGTCCCGAACAAAACCCAGAAACCACTTGTTTACTAACAGGTTGTGGTGGTGGCGGATCAAACATGGTATTCGCAGTCGCCTGTGCCGACAACATGGTCAATTGTGTGTTTGTCTCATTCATTTGTTGTTTGGTGGCATTCTTTCCTCCGGGACCAATCGGTAAAGGTGCAACTTGTTTACGTTGCAATAATGCGAGCGAATCATCCGACATCCTTTCTAGTGCGAGATAACATAAAAAGGTTTTTCCTCTTCTCTTTCAGACATGTCCAAACAACTTCCACCTGTTCAACGTCAAAGCATGGAAGAAGCGACCGCGGAGGCAGAAGCCCGCCCCTTAGATTTCCAGCCCAAAGAACGCGCCAAGTTCATTCGTACCATGCTTCAAGACATTGCAAAGTGGATGGCGAAAGGAGACTCGGAACAATCGATTCGTGATCGTGTTCCTGAATTTATTGAACAATACCCAGAATTATTCAAGAAAATCATTAACAAACAAGACTTATCACCCATTCAAAATATGCTTGCCATGCTAGACCGAATCGGACAAGGCAACATTTCTCAACATCAAGCTTCCATTATTGTGGGGAAGAAACTGGTTGATCAGTTCGTCTCTCCTCAATTAAACGGCGCCTCTGGGGGTACATCGGGACGTTAAATCGAACACACCATTCATAACTGCTTTGTTCATTTTGTTGAATATGATTTACAATTAAATCATCATCGTTTCTCTTAATCAATTCAAACACTCGTTCCAAATATTGTGTTTGTGTTCGAAACGATTTTCCACGCAATTCTTGAATGATACGATTGAATTCCTCTCGATGCTTTGTCTGGAATAACGAATCCAATGGCTGATGATTTTCAACAATACTACACCATAATCGAAGCATGTCAAGTTCTTCATCAGAACATCCTGTAAATCCTTTTCCAATAAAGTAATGTTCTGGATTACAAGGTCGACTCATATTCGGTTTATACAGTACCCATTCCTCGAAATGACCCGATAGAAAATACAATAAATCCATGGTGGACGGTTGATAACAATCAAACATCTTCAAAATAAACACACCCCCTGGTTTTAACACTTCCAATCCAATCTTGGTCGATGCTAACAATAAAGGAAATACCATTTGTTCCTGTTTCATATAATCGCATGAAAAATCAAATCCACCATCTGCGGTAAACAAATGACACTTTCCACCATAGTCCGTCGTGGTAGTATGATCAATAAAATACTGCTGATTTTCAGGTTTAATAATATCACCTGTATCGTCTTCTCCAAATAGAATTCGAATGTTTTTGTTTTTCTGCAAGAAATAAGATGCACGTTTCCATCCTGGAATATTAGTTCGCTTGGATTTCAACGTCATCGCAATGCAATTATGAATGGTTCGCTGTTTATGACTCGCCTCATCAAAAATCGCTTCAATAAATCCACCAGGTCCCTCGCATACATGCGCCAATCGTATGCTTTCTCCTGGAAACATGTTAAAAAATTGTATCAAATCCAACATTTCTATCATTTTAAAATATGAACGCGACAATGGCTTTAAAAAACATAATGAATCTGGAAAATTATGATATTTTTTCTGAGTATAGACCAATTCATATGGATTCACTACTTTTTTATAGTATTCCCAATTTCTACCGTTCGTTATGCATTGTTCATATTCATGAATGCGATTTCGACAGGCATGAAGCGCTGCTTCTTCTTCTGTACATTCATGTTCTTGTTGGTTGGACTCGATTTGAAATGTATTCGTCGGCGGAATCACCGTACGAGTACACCATCGTATCCGATCGGTTAAATGATACGATTCCATACGATAGTAATCGAATCGTATCTTTAGATGATACCATATTTTGTACGCGTTTACTCTACAATGTTCATTTCAATGTCGGGTTCATCTTCCAGGAGTGCCTTGGGGTTGGGCATGACCATTCCCATATGAAAGTTGGTATCCGAGCAAGCATCCATGATACGTGTGCTTGGATCATTCATCTCACTTAGATCGCCCTCTGCCTCATCCTCCAACTGATTCTTCTCCACATCAATCGCCGAAAGGAGCTCAGGAAGCATCTGATCATCCATCAAGATCTGTGAGAACGCGGTTCCACCACGAATCGCCTGACCCATCATGATGTTTGCCGATACACCCGTCACTGGATCCACCTCGCCAAATAACGCCGCCTTCAACAAGATCTTCTCCGTCTCCTCAAAGGATGCCTTCGCCAATGTACCAATGTCATTCTTATTGATACCATAACGATCGATTGACATCAAACGACCAAATCGCGTCATGACATCACAGAGCAAGCACAGATGACGGTAATTAACACCTACACTCTCAAACAGACCATTGATCTCATTAAAGAGGACAGCACGTGTCGCCTCAATACCCAGCACCTCATAAATATCCCATACATTGGTCGAATAGAGCTTGGTTCCATCCACGGCTGGATGATTCATAACCTTCACATAGTTCGATCCATCGGTGTCGAGAACAAACTGCTCCACCTGCTGATACTTACCCTCCACCTTCTCAACATACTGCTTGTCATTGCGGAAGGTCACCGCCTTGATTCCTGGAAGGCCACGAATCACAATGCTATTGAGCAACTTGTTCTGAAACTTTTTAAGGTTGGTCAGATTATCCATCTGCGAAGCCGTGTCTTTGTCCTTGTTTTCTGGAACACGAATGCGCATAACAAGATTGTCAGAATTGTAATCGCTATAGACAATGTTAATTTCGTTGTTGAATTGTGTCTTAATAACGTAGACCACGTCCTGAATCGAAATATTGCGATTGAACATCTCCTCACGATTCAACTCCACACGCAGAACCCATTTGGATTGCTCCTGGTCCTGCTGCTGAGAATCCGACAAGAGACCCGCCTCAAACTCCTGAAAGAACTTCATCAGTTCCTTGTCTTCCTCTACAATTGTCTCCTCATCCTTCTCATCCCAGTAGATCGCCACCTTATCAGTTATGTTTCGAAGAACGGTCAACTCCAAATCCTGTACAACCTCACGCGCCTTATCCTTGTTGTTGCGATACTCAGGCTTCAAGTAAATTGTTAGAGAACTCGCCTTTGGATTCTGTGTCACCTTCAGCAACTCACGAAGACGAGGAACACCTCGAGTCACCGCCGACTTGGAAGCAACACCTGCTTGGTGAAAGGTATTCAGCGTCATCTGTGTCGCTGGCTCACCAATCGACTGTGCCGCCACGATGCCCACCTGATCACCTGGCTGCACCCATGATTTCATATGTGATACCACGATGAGTTCCATCAAGACCTCAAATGCATTCTTCGTAAATCGCTCCTTGATAATCAACTTATGAGGAGCCAAATGGAATCGCAGAAGCGCGCACCAGATCTTATGATAATTGTGGGTGCGCTCAATGATCTTCTTGATTCCATTCAATACCATGGACGGGGTTAAATCCGTCTTTTCATCCTTCTTCAGACCAAATCGATTCTTGATGTTCAGAATCCAACGGGCCAGATTCACGGGGGCAAACACACTACCACTGTCCAACGATTTCTTCTGGAATACACCCTCCACCATCATGCGCTGATCATACTCCACCTGTTCCTTGAACTCGGTAATAAGTGCAGCATCGTTCTCTCGAATGATTCCATCCTTCAAGACCGTGCTCCAATCCACATTCTCCATTCCAAACTCGGTGCGGATCTCCTGCTGCGACAAATTACCAATCGGATAGCTCTGAATCTCAATCTTCACTGGGTTGATTCCGTCTTCGCCATAATGGAATTGAATGATATTGTTATTTGCATCACGAACGGTTCCGTCATGTTGGACCGTGAGATCCTCCATCGACTTAATGAGCTGACGCTGAATATAACCTGTATCGGCTGTCTTCACAGCGGTATCAATTAGACCTTCACGACCTGACATGGCGTGAAAGAAGAACTGCTGTGGAGTTAGACCACGAATAAAGGAGGACTCAATGAATCCACGCGCCTCCGAACTATCGTCGTATTTCTTGTAATGCGGCAAAGTACGATCCGTAAATCCATACGGAACACGCTTGCCCTCAATCGCCGTCTGTCCCAGACACGCCATCATTTGCGCCACGTTTAAGGGCTCACCCTTTGATCCCGAACGGACCATGGCAAGAAGACGGTTCTCACTCGATAGAGACTGTTGACCTGTCTTACCTGCATCCGTTGTTGCCTGGTTAAGAATACCAAAGATCTGGTCCTCAAACTCCTGTTGATTGGTTTTTCCTGTATTGTTATCGAACAAGTCCAAGTGAACCTGCAGAATGAGCTGTTCGACCTTTTTCTTTGTTTCTTGAATGTCGCTGTCAATCTTCTTCTTGGTCTCCTCATCGGCAATCAAATCGCTGATTCCGACACTGAAACCATTGAGAACAAGGAAGTTTTCCACTGTATTCTGAAGGGCGTCCAGCAGATCCACTGTATCCTTTGATCCATGATCATTATAGGCTACGTGAATGATGCCCTTCGACGGCTTCATATAAATGTCTCCATCCACAACACCCTGCTTGATGTCGCCTTGTTCGATACGTACGTAGTTGGTCGAGTTCGAGTCATCTCCCTTCTCCTTGTCAAAGGACTTATTGCCCATCTCAATGTTGATCGGTGGAAGGAGAGCACCCAACACTTGCTGACCCGTCCAACGCTGGCGTCCATCTGCTCCACGAATCGTCGGCATCGCACCATCAAATCGCTTGTTCCACATCATCAAGTTCATGAACTCGCGGCGAGTAAACTCGATACCAGGTTGGGTCAAACGATAGGAACCCACCAGCGTATCCTGGTACACACCAATCATGGGCTTCGCATGACGTGGCGTAATAATGTGGTGCGGAACGGCCGCAATTTCTTCCAGCTCGACCATCGCCTCATAACTCTGAGGCAAGTGCGCATTCATCTCATCACCATCAAAATCTGCATTGTAGGGACGAGTTGTAAGAACATTCATACGGAACGTCTTGTATGGAAGCACCTTGACACGATGACCCATCATCGACATCTTGTGCAGCGTCGGCTGACGATTGAAGAGCAGAATGTCATTATCCAGCAAATGACGGTTCACCACATCTCCATTGTACAGAACGATCTCCTTGGTGTTAACATGTTTCAGCGAAATCATGCGGCCATCCTTACGCACAATCGTCTTCGCACCCGGCCACTTGTCGGCTCCGTTCTGGATCAGCTTGTACAACTTCTCCAGATTGTAGGGTGTCACGCGCTCAGGGCTCGTCAGGTTCATCGCAATCTCCAACGGAACACCAATCTCGGCCACACTCAAGTTCGGATCCGGTGTAATGACCGAACGCGCCGAAAATTCAACACGCTTACCCTGAATGTTGTAGCGGATACGACCCTCCTTTCCACCCAAACGCTGCTGAATGGACTTCAAAGGGCGACCACTGCGCTGCGCGGAGGGAGCGACACCAGGGATCTCATTATCCACCAGTGTCGCGACATGGTACTGCACCACATTCGTCATTTCATCAATGACATTCTTATTCGAGCCACCCTCGATTTTTTGTTGAAGCGTTTTATCATTTTTGATAATGTCGATCAGTTTGTGGGTCAAATCATCCTCTGATCTCTGATTGTTGTCTTGTACGACCGAAGGACGCACCTGCGGCGGAGGAATGCGAAGAACCGTACAAATCATCCAGTCAGGGCGACACCAGAATCGGCTCAGACCCATGAAATCCACGTCCTCATCGCTAATACGACGGAACAGACGATGGACCGTCTCCACTTCCAGCGGTCGTTGCTGCTTCAATTCATTGTAATGCGCTACAATGCGCGCAATCCCCTCGCGCGTAAACTTGTCGGGCTGCACCGCACCACAGCCATCCTCACACTCCTGACCACATCGCTTAATGTTCGAAGAGAGCGCCAAAATCTCCTTCCAACGAGCCTCGCCCTTTCGTAGAAGAAGGTCCTTATTCTTTTGTAGAGTTTTGTCAATACGAAGTTTAGAGCAGTGAATGCAAATGACCTTGAGAACATTCATGATCATGCCGTGAAACTGGATGTAGTACACGGGACGAGTCAAGCGATAATGTCCAAAATGGCCGGGGCAGTTATGATTGGTTTGGCCACAAGTTCGGCATACTTTTCCATTGTCGAGGACACCCATACGCGGATCAAAGAGACCTCCGATCTTGGGCTCGTTTCCTTCATAGGGTGTATGCGAGGTAATTTCTACCACGGAGCTCCGCTCGATCTCCTCAGGAGATAGGATGCTGAACTGAACACCCACGACCGATTCGATATCAGAAGAATGTTGATTGAAACCGGCTGGCATTCTGTCTTGGAGATAGAGATTGTTGTCTAAGCTCTAAACTCTTTTCGGTGTCAATTTTATGACTTTCTGATCTTTTGTAAAAAATAAGGAATGTATTCAAAGAATGGACGAATGAGCTGATTTCGTTTATCTACAATTCTTAACATTGGACATCTGTGTTTCATAGTATAGTATATGGATAGGTTGTCATTTAGGTTAATTGTATCACCACACGTTCTTTCCAGTTTCTTGCATTCGGAGAGAAGGCACAACGAATCGACACCGATCGATACAGGGTAGAATCGATTTCATGAGTTTCATCTCTGGATAATAATTTTCCACCAGGCGATACACGATACGTGGTAGATATCATACGTTTCCACACAGGAACATAGACTTTTACTTTTACCCATCCCGCTGATTTTGGAACAACTTCCATCAGAATTCCATCGTATTCTGTCTGACCTGTTAGAATCGCCTCCAGAAAACATACATCCCTCGCATATCTCTTGATCGCTTTTCCTCGTACATTCATGTCATACATCGCTTGGGGAACAATAAAACGGTCCTTTGATCCTTGAATCAAGAGTGATAATACACGTTGATTCATGAGATCCGCATATCGACGGATTGGACTGGATGCATGTGCATACGTATTGGTTTCTAGACCATAATGTTGCGTATCCGATTCTTCGGATAAACAGTATTCTGCCGACGAAAAGGCCAGCTGACGAAGCTCAGGAACATGCTCTTCGTATGTTGCTAGACGTTCTCGATTCGGCGCGGAATGTCGACGTAGAATCCCCATTCCAGACTGCTTTAACATTCGACCTGCCTCCGTATTATAGAAGATCATCATCTGTTCCACCCACTGGTGAGAGTCTTCCACTGGTTCTTTGGCCAAATGGGATGCTATCTCTCGAAGCGGTTTCTTATACGGTGAATCCGACTCTTGAAATTCCTCATAGGTATAAGAATCTGCTACACGCAGTTTAGAATGAAACCACGATTCTTTGATAATCTCCTTTCCCGTCCACAAGAATGGAAAGGAAATTCCATATGAATCTTTCCCTGGAAGGAGAGAACACGCCTCTTCCGAATAGGCGGATGGAAGCATGGGACGAATAACCCGTCCATTTGAATCATACAATGTTTGTCCAATCAAAGAGGCCAGAATGTCTACTGCATCTCCTTCTTCTACATACGCTGCTACATCGCTGATGGTTATGATTACCCTCCATCCTTCCGCAACCGACTCAAATGTGAATACATCATCCACATCCTTGCATCCTTCTGGATCAATATGAAAGGTATACCCTGTTAGGGCACGACGTTCCGCAGTAGAATGCAGTTTCACTTCATAGTCGTAAACAGGATACCTCCATGGACACGCCTGCCAAATCAACGCCTCTCGTTCCGCCTTCTCCTCTCCTGACGACCCAAGGGTTTGTTGTATGGATCCTCTTGGAAACGTTCCCTTCCAGTCTTCGAAGGTTATAAGAACAATCCGATTCTGGCTCCGATCCTTCTCCGATGATCCCACCACGAAATGCGGATAGCGTTTGTCATAAGGAGTAAAGAGATACATGAGATTTCCACGTTTTGTCATTCCATACGTCGATTTACTTGTCAGCTCCAGTGTTCCCACAATGAGAGGATATTGATCCCTCAATTCTAGGATGCACTGATCATTCACCCATCCGACATGATCTCCTGGAAAGCACCGGTTCGCTTTTTTGGATCCTTCAAACTCAAGAAGAAGATCTCCTGTGTCTCTAAGAATCTGGAAACGATTATAATCTTTGGTTTGAAGAATGCCACGTGGATACGAAGGAGGCTCTTCGACAGGGTTTCCCCACATTTGTTTCAAGTGCTCCATCGTTGTGGTTTTTATGTACCTGAATTTTCTACTCAAATTTTAAGCCGAACATGAGTGGACGTTTCGTTTGCGGCATGAGACGATTTGATAAGCATAAAGTGAATACGGATCAGCCCAGCAATCCTGCATTGTATCAAGAGAATCAAAAAAGTCTCAGCGAACTCATCCGATTACGTGAAGAACAAGATCGTGGAACGTTTCAGCCCATTGCGAAGGATGAAACGCAGATTGTGAAAACGGCGATGCCTGTACAAGCCGCCACAGTCTATACTCCATGGAAAACACCCTCTACCAGTTAAATGTAGTATATGATTTCCATATGTCCTCCGTTAGATGAGAAGGAATGGTGGGATCGATTGTTAATTCATTAGAAAAACTAAGAAGAAGAAAGGTACATTCGGTCAAAAAACAAGGAAGAAAAAAGTGATACGGAGTGATGGTCCTGTAAAATAATACGTTCTGATCCGATTGTTTTAGAATAAGTTGGGTCAGCGCCTGATACGGTTGTTCTGATTTTCCCATTGTACGAATTCCCGAATAAATCGAAATGGATCCTGTGGGACGAATCCAATAGGACAATTGACGAATTAAGACTGCCCATAGTTCCATGTTTTCTAGATCAGGTTCGATTAAATCAACGATCATAACATCATACAATTCTTCAGGAGGAGTCATGATGGTTTCAAAGATGTCTTCATAGTGAAGATGAAGTCGCGGATCATCCCATGCCCCTTTAGCCCATTGTGGATATTTCGTTTGAAACAGATGAACCACGTCCTTGTCCCATTCATACATATCGACGTGATCTACGGACGGCCATTTTAACACCTCGCGTGCCGTTGCCCCTTCTCCACCCCCTATGATCATGACCCGCTTAGGGCGAACCACACTGGACATGACAGGATGAACAAGTGATTCGTGATACAATTTCTCATCCAACTCACAGCTTTGAATGTCTCCATCCATATAACACGCGACACCCCAGTCTGGACGATGGATCATTTCTACATGCGTTTTTCGATGCGTCAAGATGGAATCCAGACGGGTAATATTTTTCCAAAGATACGATACGTTTCCTTCTTTCCAACTGTTATCAATATAGAAAGACATTGATAATAGATCATCGTTATATATTTAGGTCGAGATTAGTGTTTTCTAGACTTACGAAGGGCTGTCTTGCTTTTCTTGTAAGACTGTTTTAGTTTTTTCAGTTTACGATTCTTTCTTGTCTTCTTGAATCGTCCACCCTGACTTCCTACTGAAATTAGTTGCGATCGACTAGATTGATTAGATTGCCATGATCGATTGCTCGATCCATTTGATTCCAGTTCATTTGGACTAAAATTAGACACCTCTGGATATGATGCTAATTCAATCTGTTCTTTAACACGAGGCAATTCAATGAATTCTACTGATTCTAATAATCCGATGCTCATCATGGTTCCAAATGTAAATATTTCAGGATGAAATTTTAATTGATAATTTGATTAAGATTGCGTATTCTATCATCCTCAGATGATGCTGCTGCAGCCTTAGATGACATGCCTATTTATTCGTCTTTATTTAATTTGATAAAAGATACGAATGATTGTTCTTATGTTTTATCATTTCATGACGAGTCATTTTACTTTCCTGTAGATCCAAACCCACCTGCACCACGTTCCGTATCCGGAAGTGAGTCCACCAAACGAACATGACGAATCCAACCCATATCAGGCGCTACAATCTGGAACAAACGATCGCCCTTTTGGACCGTGGAATTGCCCGTCATGGACCACACGGGCGCCTTCAACTCGCCGCGATAGCTCTTGTCAATCACGCCCGTCGAATTGGCCATCATCAGACCCGACTTATAAATGGATGAACGTGGCATCAGAAAAAAATGGCTGTCCGTCTTCACATACTCATTCGACGTTCCATGTGGCATCGGCTCCACTTTCAGTAGACGCGCGGAAATTCCAAACGAAACAAACTGCGGCGTCGTCTCGACGTGCAACGACTGCGATGTAAACAAATCAAATCCGGCGTTCTCATCGGAACGGTTCATCAGCGCAATCGGATAAAACGACTGATCCGCATCATGTGTTAAAATCTCAAGTTCATACCAAGTTGACATCTTTATCATATAATGGGTGTGTATCTTTAGATTGCTCAACTTAAAATAGGAGGTAAGAAAAGATATGGCTGCGGAGGAATCAGTGGAAGAGTTAGTTATAAAAATCAATAAGGCCCCTGCACTATCATTAACAAGAACGATTAAAGAAATCATTCAATCCGAAACACCCATCATCATTCAACAAATCATAAATCATCCTGATCTACTCTCACCAAGAAAAGCAAAGCTTGAAAAAGAAAGTAAATTGATCAGTGTTCCCATTCAGCCTGTGATAGAAAAAGATCTAGCTAAAAGAATGACGCTTAACGTTATACCACCCGAACGTACCAACGTTGCAGGATCACTTCCAATCGTATTTTATGACGATCTACAGGAATACAAACCGATAGATAGTGAAGTATGGGAGGGTTCAACTGGAGATGCGTTTATCTATCGACGACCTCATAATCCTATGAAAGGGATGTACATTGTAAAGAAAATGATAGGAGAAATGTCATGGACATTAGACCGAGTACGAAATAATTCACAGCGCATCATGTCGTCAAAAATAATTGGCATTCTACACGAAATGAATACGAATCTTGAAGTTACTGAAAAGATAGGTTATTACGTTTCAAAATGTATGGGAACATATTTATCATATCGATTTACAGATCATGGTGGTAAATTTACTGCCTATTTTGTGTTTGAATATCTTCCAGGCATGACTCTTGATAAATGGATTAAGGATAATAAGAATAAAAATAGCTATCCTGAAATGGCAGAAAAAATTAAAGAATCATTGCGGGGCTGCGTCGGTGCATTATCAGAAATTGGATATGTTCATCGTGATCTTAAACCTAAGAATGTATATGTTGTTCTGAATGGAGATCAAGTAGAACGATGTATTCTCATTGATTTTGGAGAAGCTCTTGTAATCGGAACACGTAAACCAATCGAAAATATACTAGGAAACTCCTCTAAGAGTTCGGACAATTCTTCCAATTTTTCTGAAAATGAACGTTTTGATCCTATTAAAGCGAATACAGCAGAAAATAAGTTTATCAACCGATATCAAAATGTTGTCATTCCTGAACAAAATATGATTTCTCTTAAAAGAATCATTACTTATCCTACAAACCGAGGTGGGCTCGGTTTATCAGAAGGAGGATTACGTCGTAAACTACGCACAAAGAAAAATAAACATAGAAAACACCGAACACGTTGCTCCGCTTAAAGTCGCAAATACAATGAATCAGACACCACTACATCGCGTACAATGCGACTGCGAACCTCCATGATCTTCTCCACTTGATCAGTATGTTGACAATATGTCGCCAACGACAACCATTCATCCAGCATATTCGCAATCTTCATAACCGCTCGAATAAAGTTTCCTTCAAAGATATCATATTCCGTGCAAATCACAGACGAATGTTCCCCTTCCATCCAACGACTTATCGGCTCCACCATAAGGGTGGACGTATTCCAATATCCTTCCATCGGATATCCCACTTTTTCTTCCAATTCCTTGAATTGGATTGCCATTCGTTCGATTGTCTGCAGTGCCTGGCGAACCTTGGTGCTCACACGAAGATCCAAAAGAGACGGTTGCTCTTCCGTATCTTTTCGCTCTTGAAATGCTGCAAGAACACATACCAATTCATCACCCGATAGGTCATGGAGGATTCGATCTACGTAGAGTTCTGTCATGAGAATCGGATGACCTTCATTGATCTCCGTTGCCAGAATACCCTTTAGTCCCAAATCGTCATTGGTCAACGTCAAGGCATTCGCATGTTGCAAATATCCCATCTGATGCAAGAAGTCCACCACCGGCTGAATATTCTGGTTATGATCATTTAATGCGTTGAGCCATTCCTCTTTCTCCTGCTGTTCTTTCTTCAATAATTGCATGGTTTGATAGTCCTCCTGCGCCTTGTTCCATCTCGGACCCATTTGGCCATTCTTAAGACTGTCTAACTCTTTCTGTACCTGCTTTCGCTCCGCATTCACTGTTGTCTTGATCCGTTGTTCCAGTGCCAACCTCTTCTGGCAACCTGACAAGTAGGGTTCCACCAAATTCAACGTGGATTGTTTTGCGATACACGCATCGAGTTCCGCCTGAATCTCGCGCTTCTCCTGTTGACGTTGCTGAAACCAATAACTCTGCTCCATGAGTTGGAGCCACTTCAACGGCTGATTTGGAGCCGACGCTTGCAGGGTTTTCAACAGGAAATCGTAATGGAAATCCATGCGGCTCTGAATCGGTGGCCGTGCACCCTTCATCATCTTCTCCATCTCCTCGGGTTCAATCGGCTCACGATCCGGTAAATAAATGACCACACCCTTATCATCCTTTCCACGACGTCCCGCTCGGCCCGCCATTTGGATGTACTCATCATTTCTCAGGATACGCATCGACGCCGTCGCATCATCATACTTCTTGAATCCCGCAAATAGGACCGTTTTTGTCGGCATGTTCAAACCTACCGCGAACGTCTCGGTACAGAAGAGCATCTTGACATATCCCTTTGAGAACAAGATCTCAATGATCTCTTTCAACATCGGTAGAAGACCACTGTGGTGAAACGCCACGCCTCGGCAAAGAAGTTCATAAATCTGATGGTACTGTGGAATCTTCTCTAGTTCTCGCATGTGTCGATGAAGATGGAAGGAAATAATATGTTTCACTGCGGCAGTATCCGACGTATCCAAAAGACTGTGTTCCATCTTGCTCGCATACGACTCGCATTGTTTTCGGCTCAGAACAAAGAAGAGCGCAGGGAGCAATTCCTTCTTTTGAAGAATCTCGGCCACCTCATTCAGACGATGAACGAAATGTGAGGCATGGACTTTTCCTCCAACCGCACCCTTTGATCCTGCCTGGCGCGAATCCACCACTTTCTGCTGAAACGTCTGCACTTCTTTCTGAAGGGTATGGTATCCTCGGTGCCAGTCTCGATACGCTTCCCGTTTATAGTTTTCCTTGGGATCCATTAGCAAGATCATCTTATCCTCCTTTCCCAGTACATAATGCGTCAAAGGAACCATTCGATAATGGGTTTGAATCAAATGAATCGGCTTTTGTTTGAGTTCCCCTAGCCAATGCGCCAAATATTCGGGATGATCCAGTGTGGCCGATAACATGATCATCGATACAGAAGGAGGAAGGAGAATCATTGTCTCTTCCCATACCTTTCCACGGTCCTTATCATTGATGTAATGGCACTCATCAAACACGATCGCGTCCACTCCGTCCATCGACAACGACGCCGTTAATCCCAGATGTTCGGTTGTCGATCCTTTTTTGTAAAGTAAGTTTCGAAGAATCTCCGTGGTCATGATGACAATTTGGGCATCAGGGCAGAACTTGATATCTCCTGTCATGATTCCCACTGAGGCTTCCGTGAATTGGTGTTTCAGGTCATAAAATTTTTGATTGGAAAGTGATTTGATGGGAGTCGTATAGAACACACGCTTTCCTTTTTTCAGGGAATGGTAGATTTGATATTCTCCTACCAGGGTTTTTCCTGAGCCCGTCTTGGCACAAACAAGAACATTTTCATCCTTGGAAATGGCATGGAAGGCGTGTTGTTGAAACGGATCCAGCGGAAACGTGTAGGGGTGATCGAATGAAGTCGACGGGGTAGTGGAAAGATCGGGCTGGATAAGAAACGACATGGTTGTTGAATTCCATTTGTGATCACGTTGCTCAAATTTTATCAACCTAAACCACGCGACATGTATCTTTGATAAATGAAAACCACGGTTGCCCTTTTGACCGATCAGGGTTATTTCCACAAAGCAAAGCGTACCATTTTGGATGTTCGATCTCGAGGTGAATGGACAGGTGATCTTGTATTGATCACGATTGGATTTGACGCACCTCGTAATTTCTGCGATTATTATCGATTGATCACCATTCGAATGGAGCATCTCGATACGAGCAAACTCATGGAAGCATACCGATTTAACCCCATTCGTCCCACCTGCGACAATCGCGAATATACCAAATTAACTCAGTGGGATAAGTTTCACCTATTTGATCCCTTTTTCCTTCAATGGGATCGTGTCATTTATCTCGATTCAGGATTGCGTGTATTTGATAAGATTCAATATCTGGCGGATCTACCTTGTGAGCAGGTCATCATGGCACCCGACGATGCGCCACCTTATGACCAAGAAAAGAGATTTGGCGGAATTATTGAAACCGATCGCAACCCTGGTGTAGTAGAACGATTGTTTCAGGAATATGATCCTTCCATTCTGAAAGAACGTTATTTTTTGAATTGCATCTGGATGTATGATACTGCACTCTTACATACCATCAAAAAAGAAGAATTGATTCGAACCATGAACGATTATCCGATTTGTCGATGCAATGAAATGACAGTTATGAATCTTGTCTTTACATTCAAACATAAGGTATGGAGACCTTTCCCTGATTGGATTGATCAACCAAAAAAGCGTCTCTTTGGATGGAGCGAGCACGACCGAGATTATGGATCTCATTCTTCCTGGCGAGACTTTTGCTTTGTTAAGTATCCTTTTACCATCAACTTTGATTGTGAATAAATTATTTTGATAAATAAGGCTTCAAATTCTTCGAATGAATATGTAAATTATTGATTCGAATCCACTTGTCCTTGTTCAACACATAGGGTATTACTCTCCCTTGATTGTCTTCTTTCCAATCATATTGATATTTTGTATAATTGATAATGGACCATATACAGAGTAAGCCCGTTATGACTAATCCATGAGTATGATAAGGGTCGACCCCTCCTAGATAGACACCCATCGCAGCCGCATCAAAAATCGTTTTCTTGTATCGATGATAATTTTCATAGGTTTCTGGAGGAACCTGTTCACTTGGCCAATGAATCGGAAGAAGTTGTACCTTTTCTGGATTTTTCTTCCAAAATGCATACAACGCCTGCATTTCCGTCATGAAATCATTCGCAATATCGGTCTCTCGAATATATTCTAAACAGCATTGTGTAAACTCATACAAAATATCATGAGACCGAATATAGCAAATACCCGATGCACATCGTTTTACATTATCATACATGAATGCCATTGGCTGAGAAGAGAATGTTTCTTCCCATTGAAGTGGATCATCATAAATTAAATTATCCAGTTCCAGAAATAATACCTCGGACCATTCATGCTGTTTCATCGCATGATAAAGTACAAAAAATCGCTCAAATGCATACATGAATAGGTTTTCACGTCCTTTCAATCCTTCCACCACTGAAAATTTAGAGCGATTCTCTTCAATACAGGAATGAAAGGTATCGTCTTTGAGACCATCATAGGAAATAAATTCAACTCCATAGGTTTGTAAGGCAGCAAGATGAGGTGATTCCATATCACTCACAATAAAATAAATGGGACCTTGATAAAATAATCGTGTTTGATGAACGGTATCGACTGCATACGATGGTAATGGTCCAATAAAACAATAGACAATGATCATCTTTATTATACGATTCGCTTGCGATATTTAGATGGGGAGAACTTAAACTTGATTTAAGAATCGTATTTAAATGGATCGATCAGAGAATTCTATTCAACACCTATCGGTTTTCCTTAGAAAGTTAAAAGAATTAGAATCATTTGCCTTGATTCGTCCTGGGGATGGTGAGTATTTGATCATGCAAAATGAAATATTTCAGACCCAAGACGAATGGGATTTCAAAGGTGGATCTCTACAAAAGGATCTCTTGAACGTCAAGGATGCGATTAAGGGATTGCCCAATTTGTATGTGGGAGTACCTTGTTCTGGATGCCACGGAGATAAAATCATTGGATGGTATCAATCTACATGGGGGTTTACAGATGAACAAATGACATATGCAAGTGTATTGTGTAATAAAAATTGGAAACCGTTTACAAATTATCTTATTCAATCGAAACACCCGCTTTATTATATTGGACCAGGAACAAAAAACGATACACCTCTGGTTATCAAACAACGTTTCTTCACAGACCCTACGCTGGTAAATACATGGGATACCGATAAAATCTCTTTTTTAATGAATCTGTCAAAATGGGTGGCAACCATTCTCGCCTATCATCATGATGTATGTACGTTTGTTTTTTCAGTGGGTCCGATTTCAAAGATCGTGATTCCCATTCTTCATCGAATGTACCCAGGAAATCAATTTATTGATGTAGGGTCTTCTCTCGATTATTATACAAAAGAAACATCCAATCGATATTACATCCGTGAAAACGATATTCATTCTCATACCATTTGCGATTTTACAAAGGGGCACGATCAAGGAAATGACATTACTGTCATTCTTAATTTTTATAAGCGCCCGCATGTTCTACTAGAGCAAATCGATGCCATTCGTAAACAAAATGTATCTCCCACCCAGATCATTATTTGGAGAAATTTCGCAGAGGGATATGAAATTCCAGAAGAGGTACGAAACGATGATTCAATCATTATTATGGATTCTAGCCGAAATATGGGCGTATGGGCGCGTTTTGCGGCAGGTTTGTTAGCCAATACCGAATTCATATGTGTATTTGATGATGATACGATCCCAGGTTGTCGATGGTTTGAAAATTGTCTTACCACCATGAAAAAAGTAAACGGTCTATTGGGAACCATTGGTATTCGGTTTGATATCAATCCTCAAAAATACAACAGTTTTTGTCCTCGAATTGGTTGGGATGGACCCAATTACGAAATAGAAGAAGTCGATATGGTATGCCATTCCTGGTTTTTCCGTCGTGAGTGGCTCCCTGAATTGTTTAAGATTGTTCCTGATTATCATATGATGTTTCGTGCAGGAGAGGATATGGGTCTATCCTATGCCTTTCAACAGATTGGTGTTAAAACATACGTCCCTCCTCATCCTCCTGGCGATTTTGATATGTATGGAAGTCATCCCGAATTGGCGCGAAAATATGGAACCGAAGACGTTGCGATTTCCATGGGACAAACCAATTTCGATGAGATGTTTCTTTTTTATAAAAAGAAGGGATTCTCTTTTTTGAGAGATCGGGTATAAAGATTGTGAATGAATAGTAGCCTAAATGGAATCCATAGATGCGATTCTATACCTTAATTTAAATCATCGGCTCGATCGAAAACGTCATATTGTTCAAGAAATACATAAATTATGCAACGACGATTCCAAAATTCATCGAATTGATGCGATTTATCGCAATCCTGGTGCACTTGGATGTGGATTGAGTCATATTAAGGCACTTCGTTATGCATTAGACCATCCTGAATGGAATACCGTTCTTGTACTAGAGGACGATTTTACATTTCATTCTGATTCACATGATGAAATCAATGGATCCATACGAACATTATTTAAGCATGCTCCTCGATTCGAAGTCGGATTATTGTCGTATAATCATCATTATATACAATATGTGAATACAATGAACGATTCGATTAAAAAGGTGTTATTCTCTCAAACCACATCTTCTTACATAATTCGCCGACATTACATTCCTACTCTTCTACAAAACATACAAGAAGCTACATATGATATGGAACGAAATGGAAAAACAGAACAAAATTGCATTGATATTTATTGGACAAAACTCCAACCTCTTGGAAATTGGTATGCGGTATCCCCTGCCATTGGATATCAATATGACAATTATTCCGATATCGAAGGACGTATAACCGGATATGGATGCTAAACCCTATCCCAAGATGCCTCATAAATGTCCTCCCATTCTCTTGGACCCGCGGGACCAAACCATTGAGAGGGAGCCACAACATGTTTTGCTTTCGAAAGCCAGGTTGTCCACCAAATAAATGTGGAATTTGCCATAATCACATTTTGAAATTGTTGAAGTAAAATAAACGTATTCACATCTGTTTCATCGAGAATTTGATGTGAATGCTCCCATACTGGCCTGATCTCTTCACGAATCTCGTTCCAAAAGGAAGAATCATCTCCACACAATAGAAAAATCGGATTCTCAACCTTTTCCATCATTCGTCGAATGGCCTCTTTATAATAACCGGCCGTCAAAGGACCATGAACATGCTGATAAGTTATATAATCCGTTCGACGACAATGAACAATGACAACGCGGTCTTTTTGGTCAATCAGATCCTTGTATTTAGTTTTAACTTGTTCTATAAGATGGGATGGAGCTTGAAATAACTCTCGAATTTCTTCTTTGATTTCATCATTGTAGAAATATTTGGAGCTTTGCAGGTATCCTCGAAGGTACATTCCAGGCGGAGATAAGGGTCCAATTTCTCCAAACTTGGTCGGACCAGGTTCATACCATGAAGGGAGAGAAGGAAGAAAAGGGACCAGATAAGGGTGCATGTGATGCAGAATGCTATCCCAATATAAGGGTCGATTTCCATTGGTTTGAATGTGTTCGAGTTGAAGTGCTGCTTTTTCCCGTCTCGAATAGGCATAGGCCGTTGCAATCTGAAACAACTGATTTCCAAGTCCACCCAAAATGTTTACCGATACGATTGACATTATGGTTGATAAGTTAAGAATCTTTATATTATATGATCGTTACAGTACATGATGCAGTAAATCCACCATCTGTGGTTCTAGCAGTAATGATCGCCGTTCCTACCGCAATACCCGTTACCACTCCACTGGATGATACGGTTGCAATATTGGTATTATTCGAAGACCATGAAACGGTTTTTGTAGTGGCATTACTGGGAAGAACATTGGCCACCAATGTAAACGTAGCCATTCGCGGCATGGTTAATGAGGTACGATTAAGTGATACTCCCGTCGCTGTCGTAGAAACACGTACCACCACCGATGCCGATTTATTTCCATCCTGTGTCAAAACCGACACGACAGTAGATCCATTTCCTACTGCATGAATGAGACCTGTATTGGATACCGTTGCCACGGATGGCATAACCGACTGCCATGAAACGGTCTTATTCGTTGCATTCGATGGTAAAACCGTCGCCACAGACTGAAAGGTTGATCCTAAAGTTAACGAAATACTGGTGGAATTCAATGATACACTCTGTACACTTACATATACCGATACCGCAACCGTGGCCGTTCGAGACATATCCACGGTTTGCACGGTAATCGTGGTTGATCCTGAACCTACGCCCGTGATGACTCCTGAACTAGATACCGTTGCAACCGATGGATTGGCCGATGTCCATGTAACCGCTTTATTGGCAGCATTGGTTGGCAAAACCGTTGCCGTAATGGCCCGTGTTATTCCTGTTCCAATGGATATACTCGTAGGAGAAACCGACACCGAAGAAACAGGAACCGTTATGGATACCACGCATGTTGCGGTCAATGAATTACAACGCGCTGTAATCACGACGGTTCCAAGTGAAATGGCGGTAATCACACCTGACCCATTCACCGTTGCATTCGCCGAATTGGAAGACCATGATACAGTTTTATTCGTTGCATTCGATGGTAAAACCGTCGCCACCAACGTTAATGTATTTCCAACATGCATGATGGCCGTCGTTTGATTCAAAGAAATACTTGTTGGAGCAATCGAAACGGTAATCGTACAGGTTCCCGTTCGATTGGTTCCATCTGTACTGGTTGCCCATATGTTCACCGTTCCCGATGCAACCGCCGTAACAAGCCCAGATGAATTCACGGTTGCAATGGTAACATTGCTCGACGACCACGTCAATGTTTTATTCGTTGCATTACTGGGTGCAATGGTTGCATTGACCTGTGTCGTTGAGCCAGGAGCCAATGTGGCAGAACTGGGAACCAATGTGATACTTGTAATTCCAATCGAACTCGCCGATACCGATACAGACACCGTAGCGGATACATTGGATCCATCGGTGCTTTGAACGGTAATGGTAGCCGAACCCGCTGAAACGGAGGTAATGAGTCCAGAGTTTGATACCGTTGCAATCGCAGCATTACTAGAAGTCCATGAAAGTGTTTTATTGGCGGCATTCGATGGTGCAACCGTGGCTGTAATTTGCTGTGTTTGCGAAAGTGTCATTGAAACCGTAGTTGGACTGACCGTAATACTAGAAACCAGGACAGGAGCCGTAGCCGTTGTAAGATACGATGCCAAATTTACACCATTAAAGGATCCCCATCCTGTACAATTATCAAAACCGGCATGTGCAGAAAATCCTCCATTTGATCCAGAAGTAATATCATGAAAGCAGTTAGAAGGTGCCTGATAGAGAAGTGGTGTAAAAAAAGATCGACAATTGACCGCCGCCAAGAATCCTGCAATAATTGGAGCCGCCACACTTGTTCCTCCAATCACATATAAATTGCTATTAATTCGAAAGACACCTCCTGTGTTTGGATCGGCTAACGATGCAATGTCAGGAATCGAACGTCCCGATCCAGAAAGAGCGCTTTGATAAGAGGGCTTTGAATATGCGGTACTTATTCCACCTCCACCTGATGACCATGCGGTCTCAACAGTTTGTCCGTCATAGACGTTGTTCGGAGAGACAACCGATGTTCCACCTACCGCCGTGGCATTCGGATTTGAACTGGGAAAATCCACATAATTCGTAGATCCTGCAATTCCATCGGTCGAACCGTTATCTCCTGTCGCAGTACAAATACTAATACCCGCATTGGTCATCGTGGTCATACTCGTATTGATACTCGAAAGAAGGGACGATCCATAATATACTTCAGGTGCTCCCCACGAACAGGATACGATATTTGGTTTATAATTCACACCTGATACCGTCACATTGGTATTATACATGTAATTTAATAAATTAGGAAATTCATTGAGTGTATTTGGGGCAATGTACATGATAATGGTAAGATTTGCACTAGGGCACATGGATCCAATCGTTTCCACATCAATCGTATTTTCAATCGTTGATCCTCCATCATTAAAATTTGGAGAATTGGTCGCTCCATCGATGGTTACAATAATCACACGAGGTTGATTTGCAGTCGAAATTCCAATAGAAGACCAATAGGCCTGAACATCTCCATTCGTTAGAACACCATTTGAATCCACTGAACCGTAAAGTCCTCCTCCAAATGAAATCACACCCACCACAATATTCGCGGTAGTGGGTGCAGGGATATTATAAATCGATCGGACTTGATTCATATAAAAATAGGAAACACCCACCGACTGCGGAGTAATCAGTTCGGTACAAGAAACCATGCGAGGTTTCAATTGATGCGGTACAATCGGAGAGGTAATTTGGTTTGCGGATACCCAGTTTTGTAGACACTGTACGTCGGCACTAAATACATCCAATGTTGTATCATTTATCACAAATGTTTGCAATCCAGCCGCCTGAGCAGAAGCGAAATAATCGCGTGTGGTTAGAACCGAGGCCATGATCTAGCTAGTCATGCGAAAATGACGCACATATAAAGATCATTTTATATGGTGTTCTAGATGAATCTTGATTTTGATGAAACAAAAACCACGCCCTTATGTCGTATCATGGGATTTCATCAAAGCGACAAAGGGCATGAAAACATTCAATCTTCCTGGCACAATTATACAACCGTGTATTATGCATTATTCAAGGATATACAAAATCAACCTTTGAGGGTTTTTGAGTTAGGTCTCGGAACCAATAATCCTTCTATCCCTTCCAATATGGGGGTTGGAGGACGACCTGGCGCATCTCTTTATGGATGGAGTGAGTTTTTTACACAATCCACTATTTATGGCGCGGACATCGATCGCGAGATTCTCTTTCAAACCGATCGAATTCGAACCTTTTTTTGCGATCAAACCAATCCTACCTTGATTCAAGACATGTGGAACCAACCAGAACTACACGATCCATTTGATATTATCATTGAAGACGGCCTTCATACCTTTGATGCAAATGTGTGTTTCTTTGAAAATAGTATTCATAAGGTAAAACCAAATGGATACTATATCATTGAGGATATCTTGTTTAGTGAAATGAATCTGTTCCTTACAAAAATCGAGGAATGGAAGATAACCTATCCCTCTTGTTCCTTTGATTTGATTGCGATACCATCCAAACGAAATCCATATGATAATAATTTATTGGTTATTCGGAAATCATCATAACGATACAAATGGATAATGATCGAATAATATAATGGGTTCAGATGGGACATTCGGCATGTCAATCGGTTGTGGAATGAGCCCTTTATTGGGTTGTTTTGTATGTACGAAATCATTTCGAATAAATGTGCATTCAAATACATTCGGCAACATAATCCCCTCTACCATGTGTGTTTTACATCCATTATTGGGATGCAAATGAGCAAGTGTATGTGTACGATTGATCTTTTCTAGCATGGTAAACATATGTTGATGTGTAATATCCAACAGACCCCTAAAATAGGTTGGATGCAACCGAATATCTCCTGGTGTATGAATTTCTATGACGAGTTGTTTGATTTTCTTCATTTGATCTTCTGAAAATGTAGGAAACACACGAAACTCATGTCCCTCAATATCAATCTTCATAAATACATTCGAATAAGGATCCAATGTTTCATGTAGATTGGATAACGTTTCTGTTTCTCTGTTTCCAATATTCTTTCGAATAAATTGGATACGCGAATCGTTTTCAGGTAAACGTTCAATCGTTCCATCATAGGCAAAACAAGGAACTGGATTTTCATTTAAAAAGGCTTGTTCAAAACTAATATCATTTGAAATTCCTCCACTAATCATTGCATCATACCCTCCTGGTAGATCAAAAACAACATATCCACCGTCATACGGTTTTCCAATACGTTTCTTTTGGAGAGAGATATCATAAATGACCAATTGTTCCATTTATGATATCTAATGTTCTATCCTTTATATTACAATATTTCTAACATGAAAAACCAATGATCAATATGTGTACAGGTTGGAGTATGGGTCGTAAACCAAGAGGAATGACGATCATAACACGATGCCATAATATATTGATCGGAATTTCCAGATATTCCTCTCGTATCATAATCAGTTAGCACACTGTCATATAGTGTACTATATTGGTTCCAAGCGGTTTGATTCCCTGCAATAATGGCCGCGGCAAATCGATATTCAGGATAAACGTAAAATGGCCGATAGGACTGAATGCGAATGTGCTGAATATGTAATGTATTATCATTCAATGGTATTCCGCGACAACCAAAATAAATAAAAGCACGTTCTGATTCATCATTTCGAACACATCCTGCATCACACCATATGAACTCATCCGCATCAGATAGTTTCATTGCACGAAGAACAAATTCTTTTTTTTCATACCAAATGGCGGCCAATTCAGGTGTATGATACGATTCAGGATCTCGCTCTTTTTGACGATTCCAAAACTCGCGACCGCGGTTCCATGCCTTGAAGTCATCTACCTCCATCATAACAAACTGAACAAATGAAAGATCATGTCCAAACGATTGAATATCGTGAAATACATCCTGAGAGGTAAAGAAGATGGTTGGGCATCGAAGCGACCGAAAAAATCGATTCAAATGTGGCAGATAGGCCGCATAGGGTTGTTTGCTAGGGATCTTAAAAAACGCAGAGACAATCACCGTATTTGGCATATTCTATTTATATTAACATACGTATGGTTTAAATCATACCCATGATAATAGAGTAATGAGTGCATTCTGTTATTTTTTATATACCGACGAAGGTCAAACGTACATTGGTGCTACCGTCGATCTCGATCGTCGGCTTCGTCAACATAATAAAGAAATCAAAGGAGGGGCTCATGCAACGGGTATCCGTGTCGCACAAGGACTTGTATGGAAACGGGCATGTTCAGTGGAACTTCCTGAATGGCGCACGGCACTTCAATTCGAATGGCGTTGGAAACAATTGGGTAGAACTCAATGCAAACACGTTCGACATCCCATTGATCGCCGCCTTGCTTCGCTTCGATTACTTCTTTCTCTTGATCGACCAACCGAGGCTGCGATTCCCTATGAGATGTACCCGAATGGGCCACCCACCATTCATTGGGATTCAGAAGAACTGGAAAAGCGTTATGCCGGCGCAAAATCACTTTGATAGGTTCCTGATTCCGTCATGTCCATCAATGCCTTCTTTGTCAGATTTTTCTGGAGTTGATCTTCCAAGTCCTGATCCGGACGTGCATTTACATCTTTAGGAGGGTTCACAAATGGCGCACGAGTGGAAGATAATTGATCCATGGTTCCAGGACTGGTTCCAAAGTGTTCTTTCTTTTCTTCTTGTTCAAAGGCTTCATTGCGAATCTGTCGGGTCAAATACATGACCACGATTAAAACCAGAATGCAAAACACAAAATAATTCAAACCCAATACGTCGTTCATGTCTATTGTAGATTTCATAAAATTATTTGGAAGGTAAGACTACAATATCACTCTCCATAATGGCACGGTGCTCCAATTCGAGAGTATCCATTTTGGAATCGAGTTGATCGAAGCGGTATGCAAGTGTATTGACGTTTGATCGATGTTGTTCTAATTTTTGCTCATACTTTGTTTCAAGGGTAGTATATTTTATCTCCATGGTGTGATATTGAGATTCCATCGTATTAAACCGTTGTTCCATTTCTTGCAGTTTATCCTTGATATTTCCTCCATCCGACAAGGGCCATTCAAGATTCATACAATTCAGGCGCGATCCGGTTGCTCCCATTTCTCTTTGTGAATAATAAAAATCTACGAGGAATAAACAAAATTAAAAAATAACATGAACTACATATGTCTTCGTGGGCCAATCGAAATCTTCCTCGAAAACGGGATATCAGTCAAATCCCTCCCGAATTTCGTCCTGAGATTGTTCCTCGTGTTGCTCAACCCCTCGTTGTCTTATCGGAAACCTTTCGATTCAAACCTGAAAATGAAGTCATCTATCCCGACCGATCATCGATGGAACCCATTCCCCATCCTCGACAGTTTGTCAACCAACGAATTGAACCCACGCCCGCTCCAAGAGCAAAAGAACTTCGTTATCAAGACAAAAGCTACGTGTTTGTTATTTTACGACACATTCGAAATACACGCGATAACGATTTATGGATTTCTTGCTATAATTCCATTCGCCAATTCTATACAAATCTAATTGTCATTATTGATGATAATTCAAGTATTAATACTGTGAATGGTAAATTGATAAACACAGAAATCATTCAAAGTGAATTCAGCGGAGCCGGTGAAATTTTACCCTATCATTATTTTTTGAAGAACAAATGGGCCGATCGTATGATCTTTTTACATGACAGTATGTTTATGAATCGTGCCTTTTTGGATAATGAACTTCAGGGGTTGATTCGTTTCCATTGGCATTTTGAAAACAAAAGTGTCAACCCTAAAATGTCTACCTTTTTGTCTATGTTATCAAACTCCGATGTCATTGAAGAATTCATTCAGAATTCCGAATGGAGAGGATGCTTTGGAGCAACCAGTATTGTTGATATCGAAGTGGTTGAAAAACTGGAAGAAACCTATGGTCTTTTTTCTCGTCTGATTCTTTCCATTCGAACCCGATCCGATCGTGAAATGTTCGAACGTGTTCTCGGAATGGTGGTTGCCTATGAGGGGCTTATTCAAGCAGAGCAGTATTCCAATTTCGGAGATATTTTGAAGTATCCCAATTCGTTTGAAACACAAATTCAAACAATGGATCACGCCCGACAGGCTGTCTCTCAAAAAGGATATGATACCGCGATTGTAAAGGTATGGAAAGGACGATAATCTATCTTATAATAGATGGAGAACATTGATGCCATTCTCTATATTAATCTCGATCATCGAACCGATCGAGATGAACATATCCGACACGAAATTCAATGGATTGATCCCACCTTTTCCAAAACACATCGCATTTCAGGCGTGTATGTTCCTCATCATGGGGCACTCGGATGTAGCACCAGCCATTGCAATGCACTTATGATGATGATGCAGAATCCCGATTGGAATACCTGTATGATCCTGGAAGATGATTTTACATTTTCATCCCCTCTTGATGCGAAGAATCAGATTGATACGCTATTCAAGGACTCTCCTCCATTTGATGTATTTTTACTAGCATACAATGATATTCATATGGATTATAAAGCTTCTTCCATTTGTCGAGTCCACTCTTCTCAAACGACATCAGGATATATTGTTCGAAGAGAATATGTTCCGACTTTATTACATAATTTTACAACAAGCCGAGATCATCTAAAAGGACAAAAATCACATTCCATGTGCTTGGATCAGCACTGGAAAGAATTAATGCATACAGGGAGGTGGTATACACATTCTACTCGAATCGGGTATCAATATATGAATTATTCCGATATCGAACAAACGATAGTGGATCATAAGTGTTAACATATAAAGGGTTGATGGCGATCACTACATATGACATCTTGGAATCAACATCGGATTTCTAAACGAATCGTCCCTCCTCTCTTTCCTGTCCCCATTCATGTTACTCCAACCTTTCATCTTCTCATTGCTACCGCGGGTCGACCATGCTTGAAACGAATGCTCGATAGTTTGAAGGATGAACTTACAGAGAACGATGCCATAACCATCGTATTTGATGGAGAAGGGGCTTTTGATCGATCTACCTTTTCTCAGGATTGGATCAAAGAACATCATGCACCCATTCATATCATTCACCAATCTCCTAATTTGGGGTGGTGGGGTCATGGTATCCGAAATCAATATCAGGGACATCTCACAACGAAAACTACGCATGTTATGCATGCCGACGATGATGATATCTATGTAAAGGGATCCTTTGCTTTTTTGCGCCAACGTTGTATTTCTCCCCATACTCTCTACATTGCATGTATGCTTCATTCTCGTACCAATGAAGTCATTCCTCCTTTTGGACATAAAAAGATCGAACAAGACCGAATTGGAACACCCTGCGGAATCATTCCATTTGAAAAAGCAAATCTAGCCATTTGGAAAGAACGATATGGAGGAGATTTTGATTATTATCACGAACTTCAACATCATGTATCCACAGTCATCTTTTTAGATTATGTCATTTATCAAGTTCCACATGCACTTCAACGTATTGCGTAAAAATAGGTATTCTTTTATCTCCTACGGATACAGCCATATACGGCTCATTACTGCTGATAGCTCAATTGGTAGAGCGGATGACTGTAGTTGTTTTAGTTGTTATCATCAGGTCGCTGGTTCGATTCCGGCTCAGCAGATGTCTTTTTTTGATATCGTTCAACGATTTTAAACAAAGGATAATAATAGAATGGATAACGTATCGATTGACGCCTGGAAGGCATTACATGATGCAATTATGGAAGATGATGTCGAAGGAGTGGAAGGATTGCTCCAAGAAATGCGTGAAAGAAATATGAACAATGCTGCGGTAGGAGCTATTATTAATCGTACGGTGACACTGTCTGACCTTACCGATAATGATGCGATTAAAGATCTATTACGCCAAGAAAGCGGAAACATGATTCAGGAGGCTGGATCAAAAAAACGTGGCCGTCGCGCTACAAAGAGACATGCCAAAAAGCGTCGTGCTACAAAGAGACGTACCGCGTAAGTTCGATTCTAACTCAGTTCTATTTTGATGTCGTTCAACAAACTCAAAATAGAACCCCTTTCTGACAATTTCATTTCATTGTTTTATGTTTACGCGTCTTATGTCTGTGTTGTTTTCTATGACGTCTGGTACCACCGTTTTGGCGATTTTGTCGATTTGGCATGGGAGCCGCTTGAGCCGCTACATCATCACGATGAGCGAGTTCATGAACTCGTTCATGGTCTTCACGAACGATACGCTGATTGGCCGCCGCTTGTTTTCCACTACTCACCGCATTGGCTGAATTTGCCAAGGGTTTTACTGCCTCATAGAGCTGATAGGCAGGATCATTCTCATAGGTTTTATTCTTTGGAAGATTGTTCCCAAAATTACGCGTGTAGTTCTGATTTGCATTCACGTTTTCATTCGCAAGTAATTCATCTGCTTTTGCTAACATGTCTGGATTCGTCGCCGCTGCATCCGCCGCCCATGCCGCAGCTCGACGTTCTTCCAACGGTGTTTTAAATCCTCCCTTTCGATATACCTCACGTACTGCCAAAATGCGCGCAATCAATTCTCGACGACCTCCGCCTGGACATTTTCTATATCGCGGATCATTGTCTAATAATATGACTCGCCCAGGATGTTCTAAATCAACATGATGATGATTACAGCACGGACGACCACATTCAATACACGTTTCAATATGATCTAATTCTGGAGACGGATCTCGATCCAGCTGATTGACGGCGGCTTGGCGACCCACATCCACGTATTTCTCCCAAAGATCTTTAACAAAAAATCGTGGATGACACCAAGGATGTTCACGATGTGGAGTAGTTAATGATGGTTTCATATGACCCATATAATTACATCCTGCGGTTCGTTCCATTGGAAGAAGACAAAATGCACACATGGTCCAACTATATTCAATCGTATTATCTTCTTGATTCTTCTTACGATCCCGTAAAATCGTAGTATAGGCTGGCATTTGCTCGTTTAACCCCGTGCGCATCTTCCATGCGTTTCTCTCTTCTTGTTCTTTTTTCCGTATTGCGGCTGCTCCATGAATATCCCATGCATCCCATGCTTCTTTACTAACGATTCCGCTCAGTATCACTCTCTTGATGGATACCTGACATCTTGGTGTAATGTCATTATGATCAAAAAAACAAGGTATCTCTCTCTGATTTGCTGGGCCGGCTCGTTCTAATTGATATTCTATTGTTTCAGCAGTTAATCCTTGTGATGAAATATGTTTATGTAAATAAAATAATGGCCCTTCATTTCCAACCATATCGTCTCCGTGTGGAAAGTAAGTTAACATTTTATTACGCCAAAATTCAATCTTTTCATCTGTTATTCTTTCTGGATGGGTTAGTTGATATCCAAAAAATGTTGTAAAAAGAATGGTCTCAGGAATTTCTCCCATTAATCCATTTCTATTCATAAATATATAGGTAAAGATTGAAGTAAGCTGTTGAGCACGAATCAATGTGTCTTCATCCATTACTTGATCTTCATGATAAGCATCGTGTAAATCTAATTTAAGAAGTCTCATGACCTCCTCCAATTCGGATTGCTTATCATGTTTCATTAATCCAAATATGATCATACTCAAGTGTGTCAATTCTAACTTTATTTTTTCGGGTGATGCGGCACGAGCTTTTATAAAGACCATAATTAAATCCACGATATGTGATTTGAGTACATGTTGTACCAAACCTGCACAAAGACGATGAATATAAATTGATCCATCTTTATATGAATTCAAATTGATTCCATTATCAATTGCAATTTGTAATACATCAGGATTTTTAATTGTAAAAAGAAGAGGATTTCCTCCCTCTCGATCTCTTTCAAATTTGCTACCAGTATGCAATGCCGTTTCAAATAATTCAGGTTCATCCACTAAATATTGTAATACCTTAGGTGTAAGTGAATCACCTGAAATAAGTAATTGTAAAATGATATCATATACATAACCGTATTTTTCATCCCCCTTCGGAGTAAGACCACGTTCGTTTCGAATCTCAGGCATACGAATGACAAACCAATCCGCAATCGGAGTATTCTCTATTTTTACACCTTTGGTGTCCACATCGGTATTCAACAAATCACGAACTTTTTTAAAGTTATTTCTCTTAATATATTGTTTTAATCGTAGAATTTGCTTTTCATTCTCTGTAAGATTTCTATACCATCCACGTGATCCACGTGGTCGTCTTGATCGTGTTGTGCTACGCGCGCTCATTCTATTATTGATAAATATAATTAATTTTCCATCTTTTCGGCATATGCAAACAATACAATTGAAATAAATGCAAATCCGAGTGCAACTTGTTTGATTGGTGAAATACGCTCTTTAAAGTAAAAAATACCAGATATGGTTACAATAACATCACTTATCAAGTCCCATAAGATATTCATAACGGTCATCGTTTCAAAACGCAATGATTGTAAGAAAATTAATGGTTGCAATCCGTACAGAAACATTCCCAATGGGACATACATCCATGATACCATGCCCAATGAATAATTTTTAAGAAAAGAAAGTACCAATACATCAAGTGATGCCATGATTGTGGCAAATATAATGGGAATAAGGTATACCATTCTACTACTATTATCGTTTTTGATCCCGGCTTTGATATTGTTATACGAACTCAATCATGTGAAAATATCCATTCTTTCTCTTTCTTCATCTGTACAGAATGTCATCTTGGAAGAAAAATGTTAAAAAAATAACACGCCCTTCCATTCACGTATTCCTTTTATGTTATAATGAAAGCGTCCTTCTTCCACACACGGTTGCTCATTATCGATCCTATCTTCCTTCTTGTTCCATAACCATCTATGATAATGAATCCACTGACAACTCTGTTGAGATTGCCCGCTCTCTTGGATGTCAGGTGGTCTCCTGGTCCAGTCAAAAAATCATGAACGAACATCTTCAAATGGATCTACGAAATCATTGCTGGAAATCCATTCCACGCGGATGGATCATCATGGCCGATATGGATGAATGGATTTGTGTTCGTGAAAGTGAATTGGAACAGGAAAGGAAAAAAGGAACTACCCTTCTATCCATTCGAGGTCTGGACATGATCGGTCAAAGTCAAACCATCGATTTATCGGATGTCGGCCTTCACCCACTCCCTCGATTCATCGATAATCCATATGAATCCAAATACATATGTTTTCTACGTGAATCCATTCAGGAGATGCATTACAATGCTGGTTCTCATACTTGTTCTCCCGTTGGAACCGTTGTATATAGCTCCACGGTCTATCTCAATCAACACATTCGATATCCAGGTTTACCTTTTCTGATTGATAAAATGATCAAGCGATATGAAAGAAATGAACAGATGCGTACAGAAAACATGAATTTACATTATTCTAACGATGTACGTCGAATTACCGAGGAATATCAACATGTCTGGAATAAATCAAGTGATCTTTCTATGTTATCATAAATTATTTACGTTTTCTACAGGTCGTAATGGGTTCATATCGTTTTATGTCAGAAATGTCTTTGTGATCTTCACAATAATAGACACACGAGGATGACCATTTCTTTCCACATCGTATTCCATTGATTCTCCAATCACAACCGATGTGTTTCATATGTTCAATAAGAGGAGAGACCGATCGTAAATGATCTGGAAGAATTCCATATGAATAGTCGGGTTCGAAAACAGGTATATATTCAAGTAAAAGAAGGGGTGTAGACATATTGATTGTGTATTATTATGATGTAATCATACACATATTCAATTTTATGATTCTTATATTTTTGATGCCCTATATTTTTTGATTCGTTGTGCAGCCATAAACTTACTACAGAGATCAGTCAAGATTCCTACATCAACTCGATTCTTATCTAAGGATTCTACAAATCCAGTCCAACGCTTAATCCATTTTGGATCATCTTATTTCTCTCCTGCACGCCTCTCTGTATACAACTTGAACTTATCTAGCTTTCCCTCCAGAAATGCCTTTACAACCGTGGATACAGGCCATTGTTCTCGATTCTCTCGTTCCACGGTATCTTTCGCACACAATACATGATGACGAATCCGTCTCAGATTCTCTACAAATGATCGAATGATTTGTTCTGAATTCTGATAGGTCTTCCCTTTGACCGATAAGACAAAGGTAATCCAATCTTCCTCCCATGTGTTTTGGAGAGTATTATGTTCCTCGCAATAGGTTTTGTATTCGTTCTCTTTATTTTCCTGAATAAACTCGTAGATTTATTTGGTTTTCCATTGTTTGGGAATAGGAACTGCTTCCTTTTTTTCCTCTAATAATTGTCGAATATCATTTGGAATTTGTTCTTGTGGAAGAATGACTTCATTCAATGGTTTGTATTCTAGAGGAATAGTGGATTGTGTTTCTGGATTCTCCACTTTGATTCTGGATTCTATTTTAGAGGATCGAATGCCAACTTCTTTGGTAGCAATCCATTCTGTTAATTCGACATGCTTCACATGAATATGTTCCGCATTTCTAAGAATAGATTCATACATTTGATCCTTTTTCATTAGATTACAATGTCCACAACATGGACGACAGTTCTCTAGTAGATATCCCTTTGAATTATCAAAACGATCTATTCCATTTTTATCAGATAGTCCACATAGATAACATGATTGTTTGACCATTTCTGAAAATTCAATTTCAGATATTTGAAAGGAAATATTTCTTGTATTTGCTCCCTTTGCATAGGTTTTATAGTTTGGTGTTGTTTTGGATCGATAGGTTGTTGACCATTTTTCTACCAATGCATCTGAAATCGGCTGGGTGGTCGTCTGGTACACGTAAATCGCCTGCATTTTATCAATGAACTCCTGTGGATGTTGAGAGCCTTTTAGAACATTACAAGTTTCGCAACAAGGAACCACATTCTCTTCCATATACCCCTTTTGATTATCTACGCGATCAATTCCATGTACTTCACCCTCTTTCTTGCTATCACAATAGAAACATGGCTTGACAATCAACGATTCAAAGAGAGTCTTTGATAGAGCAAAATGAATACCACGTTTCTTTGCACCTTTGACATAATGATTCCAAACAACATGTTTATTGGTAAACGCTTCTGCTTTGAAATTACGTTCTCGATCAGGTCTTTCACTTTCCTGTTTCAGCAACTTTTCATAGCATGGAACACATCGCCTCAGAGGCTTATCATGCTTTCCTTTGGCTCGTATCTCCTCCGTTAGGGTTCGTCCACAATCCAAACAAAGGTTCGTATCCTGTCGCTTCTTATCATTTGCTTTTCGGTCATTGATTCGAGCCTTATGAAGACAATATGTACATTTTGCTTCATGATCTGCTAAGATTGTATAACATCCCCGCGCAATATCACAGTACTTGATATTGTCCTGCTTGGCTTTATCCATGATCGCCTGACGTTTATGCTTGGAACAGTATTGATCTGTCGTTTCTCTTCCACAGAGTTCACCCTTTCTCGCTCCTTGCTGAATCGGGGCTTGACAGGTCATTCTTGTATATGCCATAGATGATAAAATGTATGGTTGGTCAAATTTAGTGCGTTTGGAGTAAAAATTGATCTAGAAATTAATTTTATTATAATAGTTATATAATGTCAATTACTATAGATAATAAGCAAATATGCGATAATATATTTCATGATTCTAGCCATATATCATTTAATAAACAATGTATGAAAAAAATATATAGTTATCGTGCCAAAGATTTTAAGAGATGGGGAATAGCAGGAGATATATCAATAAAAGATATCGAAGAAATGCTTATAAGACAAAATAAAAAATGTTATGTATGTAAAGAGATTGTACTACTAGATTCATGGACAAATAATTGTTTATATCAATTTAGTATAGATCGTATAAATGAACATTTTCCACACGACCGTGATAATTTCTTAATATCATGTTATCACTGTAATTGTACATTTTATACCCGCGATGATTCTGAAAAGAAAATATGTATTAATGGCTGTCATAAAGATGAGAAAGTATTTAAATCATCACGTATTGAAGAATTACCTATTATGGAACATTTACGATTATCACACAATATAAATCGAGATGTACAACTAAAAATAGCATACGAAACAATATATGAACATAAAAAATCACAGTTTGAAAACAACATTAAAGATTTTAATAAAAATAAATTAAAGATAGTATTTGATAGATATATTATTGTACACCGATTATTTAGAATGTTTAAAGATGGAATAAATATATTATATAAATCTACTAAAGAATTTATGAATCAATTGTATGATATTCGTATGTGTATAAATAAATCAACAGAAACACATTTGCGTATGTCAAATACTCTAATTAGACCGTTTCATGAATGGTATGCGGATCTTCAAACAAAAAGAATGTTTGAAGATAGATGTCCAATTGAAATTTCTAAAAATAGTATATTAATTAATAGAATTGATGATATTTATGAAACTCAATATAAATCAAAACTTAAGAAAAAAATAGATAGGGTGTTTCAGACTATTTATGGACAGAAAGACTTTGAATTTAATCCAATTAATTTAATAACATTAACTGGATTAAATAATTATTTACTAATTAGTTATGAGATTTAATAAGTTTTATAATTTATATTTTATTCCACCAACCCAATAATTTCCTCATATGACTTTGCCAGCTCTTCCATTTCTTTATTTTTATCCTCATTGTTTGGATTCAAATAAGGATATTGTTGATAATAGATTTCAAGCTGTTCCTTAGCCGCTTTTAATTTATCCTGCAAGGATACATTCTTTGCGCTGGTTGATTTCCATTTTATATTTTCGGTTTTCAGATCAATTCCAAATCGTTCTCCATGCGATCCATTTGGTTTAATATACCATACATGTCTAGGAATTTCATCTACATTGACTCCTGAATCAGCTGGTAATTCGATACGTCGTTCTTTTTGTTTTTGATTAATATTTTGAGCAGATTGTGTAACAAGACAAAGGTTTTCTTTACGATTGTCTAGTCCATTGCGACTGATGTGATCGATTGATTCTTTTGCACCTTTTCCTGGAAATCCTAGTCGGTTCATTACCATATTATGAAGATAGAGTTCCTTTCTTTTACCATTATCGGGTACAGTATGACTTACATATCCGTTCGATATATAATGCCATGTAATATCTTTTATTTTAATAAAATCTTCTTTGTCAATTATTGAATATATATAACTATCTTGATATAGTATTTTCATAATAGTATATTCCTTATTATGATATATAACATGTGTATATACAATTGGATTTCCTGGTCTGCCTGCTCGTTGTACTTCTGCACATATTATTTCCTGTATATTGTTTTCCATTTTGATTGTTTGTCTACCTTCAAAATAGGAAATTTATTTTTATCAATTTTACACATATTCTAACAAAAACCAAATTGTAATGTATTTCACACCGGGAGGTATGATGAATACTATTTAGTTCGAATAAGCTAATCCACCCCAAGTGGTATGATCCTCCATGTTTCCAAGGAGGCTGGACTGTACCTTAAGCATTCTCAGGTTGATTAGACCCTCATTGAATACCGATGCCTTTGCAGTCTCTGAAACGGTTTCATAGCCTATCATAGCGGCCTTAGAAACTCGTCGGCGGATTGCCCAATCCTTCACGTTATTACGTTGTCCGAGGTCATTACCCTGGATTTCTTCAAGTGTTTCCACAAGAAGATCGTAGTGAAGGCTGTAAGGGGTTTCCCGCAACCAGGTCATCTTGCGGCGCTGGATCTCTCCAACACCACTAGCTAGTCATACTGTTTGTCCCTGCTTGATCGCAGGGCAGCTAGCTCTTGAGCACAGGTGATTTGCTAATGCAAATCCGTACATGAACGCAGCGCAAGCGTTTAGTACGAAGTTAATGCCCGACATAATACGAAGAACGTTGTAGTTGGTGGCGTACACGCGAACAGTCGACGACAGGTTGGTGCCGACGGCGTTGTTCGAGACAGTCAACAGCAGAGTGGTGTTGTCAATGCGCGACAAGTTGCAAGTGCCAGATGGCTGGTGCTGCTCTGGCTGGAGAGCGAACGAGTACACGTTGATGCCAACAGCTGGGATGTTGGTGTGGTGCTGGTATGGCTGAACCAAGTTGAAGTAGTTGCCATCGCGAACCTGGAAGCGGTCGTGGCCGTTGAGCTGGAGCAGAGCGGTGACGACTGGGTTCTTGCCGGCCATGCCCTCGACGCGAGTGACCGAGTAGCCCGACTCCAAGACGGAGCGGTCCCACCAGTCGGAGTAGTTGAATGGCTGCTGACCCTTCCACGCGTTGATGACGTTGTCATCGCACGAGACGTACGAGTCGCGCTGGACGACCCAGACGAGCTCCTTGCATGGGTGGTTGAAGTTCAACTTCAGCTTGTTGGCCGAGGAGGTGATGGACTCACCGCCAGTGAACTGCAGCACATCGATCAGGTACTCGTGAGAGACCTGGGCGAACTTGCGGCGCTCATCGGTGTCGAGGTAGATGTAGTCGACGTAGAGCGACGCGGCGGCGAGACCGCACTGGCCGACACGGTTGCGGACGGCGTGGGGGTCCGAGGAGTTCGAGTAGTCGAAGCAGAGGTTGTTCAAGGTGTTGAACTCGAGGTTGATGCGGACCTCGTGGTACTGCAGGGCGATCAATGGCAGAGCCAGACCTGGGTTGCGGCAGAACCAGAACTGCAGTGGGATGTACAGAGTGTACATGGGGGCGCACGAGGTGACAACCTCCGAGGTCAATGGCTCACCACCGTAGCAGTCGTTGTCGCACGACGAGCCACCCTGGTAGATGAGGTTGGTGAGCTCTGGGACGTTGCCGACCATCTTGGCATAACCAGCCTGCTTGCCAGCCTCCTGAGTGAGCTCGTTCCAAATGTGAAGCCAATCACCGTACTGCTTGTCGATGCGCTGACCACCGATCTCGATCTCGACGTAGTCGATGAGGTTGTGGCCGATCCAGTTGAGCCAGCGGAACTGGGCGCCAGAGCCGTCCGAGTTCTGCAGGGCAACCTGAGGCAGAGTGGCCTGCAGGTACATGCGGTGGATCAAATCACCGTTGCGCTGGATGGTGCAGGTGACCTTCTTGCCGAAGTTGGGAGCACCGTTGAAGGGGTTCTCAATCGACTCCATCGCGAAGTTGGTGTGGCGGCGGTACACCACCTTGAAAAAAGTGATCTGTGGGTTGCCGGTCAGGTACACGTCCTGGGCACCGTAAGCTACAAGTTGCATAAGTCCTCCCCCGGTCATTTATCGATTTATACTTAGAGAATACAAAATAATTTTGGGAAAACACAACTTTTCAAAAAATGGCCGGGGGAAGTTTTTTGATTTTTGATAATTCCATTTTATTCATAAACACTGTAATGACGTGTATATATCTTTATATTGTCGAAAATAAACTATAATATAAAATTTGAATAACCAAACACTTACAAGTAGGTTAGTAATGGCAGAAGATAAACCGAAATATGTTCGTAAGAGATGTGAACATGGAAAATATTCCTTTCAATGTAAAGACTTTAATGGATCGTGTATTTGTACTCATGGAAAACTGAAAAGTATATGTAAAGAATGTGGTGGGTCAAATATATGTTCTCATAAAAGGGTCAAAAACAACTGCGTGGAATGTCATGGGGTAAGCATATGCGATCATAATAAACGCCGGAGTCGTTGTGTGGAATGCAAAGGAGGAAGTATATGCCCTCATGAAAAACTGAAAAGTAGATGTTCGGATTGTAATGGCGTTGAAATATGTGATCATAAAAAACGTAGAGAATTCTGTATAGAATGTATTGGATCTCAGATATGTCTTCACCAACTACGAAAAAGTCGATGCTCAGATTGTGGTGGAACTGAAATGTGCATTCACGATAATAATAAATATAATTGCATTGACTGTCATGGGAAAAATGTGTGCGAACACAATAAATTACAGTATCAATGTGTAGAATGCAAAGGGAGACTAATATGTATTCATGATACCCGAAAGGCAGTATGTATCGTATGCACTCCGTCAAGTGGTTGTCAGCATTGTCATATGATTTCAGTAGTTGGATCGAAGTGGAATCCGTATTGCTTTCGATGCTACTGTGTTTTGAATCCAGATGCCGTTATTCCGAGGAAATATAAGCTAAAAGAGCATCACGTCGTTGATTTTCTCAAATCTCAATTTCAAGAAACATTGACAATGAGATTTGATAAAATGGTGGAAGGAGGTTGTTCCAGAAAAAGACCCGATGTCTTTATTGATTTTGGGTCTCATTGTCTGATTATCGAAGTGGACGAACATCAACATGTATCGTATTCATGTGAAGAGAAACGAATGATAGACTTGTATGAGGATGTCGGGTTTAGGAAGATTATATTTCTTCGGTTTAATCCAGATCGATACAAAGAGGGTAAAACGGTGTATCCATCTCCGTTTCGATATACTCGTACAGGAGTCCTTTATTTAGAAGAAACAGAATTCCGTAGACGGATGGATCATGTAGTTGAACGGATTCATATGTATCGTTCTGAGCCTATCGAGCAAATCACCGTGGAATATCTATTTTATGGATCTCAGTAAAACTCCTAAGCATACGATTTTTTTCAACCGAATACATAGAATGTGTTATAGCGTAGAATCCAGTCTGAAGACCACCGCATTATCGCTTTTTGCAATTATCTATCTGTTTCAATCCGAAAGTCCTTATTTTAAGTGGATTGGATTGTCCTTGATTGGATGGTGTAGTATGCAATTTGCAGAATTGTTGCTTTGGTTAACAGAACCGCAACATGGGTGCACCAAATGGAATGTAATTTTTTCGGTTACATTGATTCCATTGGCATTAATGATGCAACCACTTGGATCACTTTTTGGATCTTTCTTTGTTATTCCATGGAGTGAATCTAGTCTTTTTCGTAAATGGTTTACGGTTATCTTTTGTGCCATTGCAATTGGATCTGTTGCCTATGTCCAATTCATTCAACAGGAACAATTGTGCACCTTTGTCACACCAAAAGGTCATCTCTTTTGGGGGAAAACAAAGAAACCCATTCAAAATGAACCAGCTTATGTTTTATCACAGGCCTTGTGGTTTCTATTTATTATGATTCCTATCCTTATTTTTTGGGATAAAAGCCTTCCCTTTCTTTTAATTGCTGCGCCTCTTTTTGGATTTCTGTACGGTCATTACAAAACAGACTCTCGTGGATCAATTTGGTGTTTTTATACCAGTTTTAGCAGTATCGTTGCGTCTATACTATTATTTTTGAAAAATCATAAAATCTACAATGCATTCTAAAGAAGGGTTTAAAACCGTCTAACCCATACCGTGTAAGTACGTCCGTGTGAGATGAGTGATAGTGCCTTTTTTAAAGTAAAAAGTACAAAGCGTTCCAATCCAGAAGCCCGCACTACACTCGATGCCATTCATAATCAAAAGATTCAAAATATGATGGAAGAGAAACAACAAGTCCAGAAATACAAGGAAGAAATTGAAGCACTTCAAGCAAAAATCAGTGCGACCACGTCCGATATGGAAAGTTGGCGGTGGGAACGAGAAATCGAAGGTCTGCAAAAAAAGATTCGATCGATTGAAGACGGATCCGAATTGATGGATTATTATCTTCGAACAGGTGATATTTTGTATCATTATTATGATATTCAAGATCAAATTCAGCAAGGAACAGCAACGTTCGCCAATAACAAGGCCAAACCTGGATCCATTCTAGCAATTTTAGAAGAGGTCGCTCAAGAGGAGGGAAATGAATCAGGAAACGCGGTGATTGATCCATCGACCACCGGATCAGAAAAGAAGAGTTTTCAGAGAAATCAATTGTTGAATGATTATTTACAAATGGAGGATCCAGCCATGGGGCGTAATAGTGTAGAAGAATACGACGATCCTTGGACACTTTGTGAGCGATGCAACAGCGAAATGACGATGTGTTTGAATGAGGCAAATCTTACATGCCCCAAATGCGGTCATCAAGAATTTATTTTGATTGATAGCGATAAGCCATCCTATAAGGATCCACCTCGTGAGGTGTGCTATTATGCATATAAGAAGATCAATCATTTCAATGAATGGTTGGCACAGTTTCAAGCCAAAGAGAGCACAGAGATTCCTGCAGAAGTGTACGATGAGATTCTCGTTCAGCTCAAGAAAGAACGTATAACCAATATGAGTTCGTTGAAACCGACTAAGCTTCGTGAAATTCTTCGAAAGATGAAGTGTTCCAAGTATTATGAACATATTCCTCATATTATCAATCGTCTCAATGGTCAAAATGCACCCTTCATGTCTCGTGAAGACGAAGAGAAATTGCGTCATATGTTCCGCGAGATTCAGCCTTCCTTCAAAAAACACTGTCCAAAGGGTCGTCGAAACTTCTTGTCTTACGGGTATGTTCTGTACAAATTCTGTGAATTGCTAGAGATGGATGAGTATTTAGCGTGCTTTCCCTTGTTGAAAAATCGTGATAAGTTATACTTACAGGATAAGACATGGCAGCTTATCTGTCAGGATATGTGTTGGCAGTACGTGAGAACGGTATAAATTATCTTTGGATAAGTTCGCAAAATAAAATAAGCGGTCAGTACAAAGATGACAAGTATCGGTGCCGAGTTTATGTACCATTTGGTGGTGAATAACATTGCACCGATCATGGCATCCAGTGTAGCAGGAATCTACACGGGATATTTTTCAGGAAGGAATGCTCCGACCCCTACCTTGATTCGCTCGGATATTGACGACGAACGTGAACTGGATTTGCTTCAAATGGATCGAATGTTAAAATGGATGAGTCTTATTTTTGAAGAGCAATTTCACCCCGTAGAGGATACCACTCCAATGGAGGAAGAAAGAGAAAATACTCATAAAGCCTATAAGAAAGAACTATATAGCATCTATATCACCATATGTTCTGATTTCAAACAATACCAGAACTGGAAGAAATATAATTCGAATATCTGGGTATTTTCTTCCTATCGGAACAAAAATACCAAGGGATTGGCTCGAAAGATTTTGGGAGACATTAAATTGTTTCATGAAGGTCTAAAAATGTTTTCGATGTTTGACAAATTATAATCGTAGTCTATAAATTTGATCTATTTGTCGTTGGATGAAACAATCATCGATGCGAGCTCATCTCCACTTCTTAGAACAACGGCTGGTCACTCTTCAGAACAAGCCGGCACAATTCGAATACTATTCCGCGATTCATTTATCAAAACTCCATCAAATTCGCTTTTATGCCTACCAGGATATTCCTGACAGCCATAAACGTAATGCGGGATTTCCTATCTATGACAAGGGTGTGGATCTGATTGATGAGACGTTTCGTCATATTGTCCAAGTTAAATACTATGGACCGAAACGTAAAATCGGATATGGACACCTGGCAACATTCCTGGGAACTCCTGTTCTGGTTGGACGTAAACATCTGAATTTGACCCTGGTTCGAACCAATCATTCCAAACTCCATTCGGAGATTCAGCAAATTATTAAGCGTGGAGACCTAACCGATGTTCCATTATGCCCGCATACATTCTTAAAATCATTGTAAAATTAAATAACATAATATCCAAAATCATGTAAATTATGTTATTTTTAATCATTCTAGGAAATAACCGTAGTGAATTCCTAAAAATAAAGACGAATTATGATCTAGCGATTTAATGCATGGGGAAGCCGACGAGGTTGGCACCCAGACCGAAGCCGGCACCCTGACGGGCTGTAACACCGACGGAGGGCGAGACAGCGTCCAGAATGGCAAAGACGACCGCGGCGAGGACGGCGAGAGTGGCGACCTCATCCAGTGGCAACGCCTTCTTTGGGATAAAAATGGCCGCCGCCGCAATAACGAGACCCTCGATCAAGTACTTAATGATGCGATTGACAATTTCAGCAAATCCGTAGCCCATCATGTTTCTATACTCCATCTCAAGAAAAAAACTCACTGTGGGCATAATGATCAGAAAGCTGTCGGAGTAGCGCTAGGGATCAGCCACTGAGTTTAAAGCATCCCATCCACAAGATTTGTAGAGATGAGTACCGATACCGTAATTGAGGATTTTTTGGACGAAGACACGGAGATTCCAGGCCAGCGCTACGTGCTGTTGAGTTTCCTCAGCCCGGAGAAAGTTCTAGAAAAGAAGGAGCTCTTCTTCTTCCAAACCTTTCTCAAGACGTACGAAATCGATTGGAAAGTTAAGAATTTGGAGAAGTTTTTGGTGGACACCGTACAGAGTTTGAATGCAGATCTAGACCAGAAGGCGAACGAGTTGGAGAAGAAGGATCAATTCGATGCCGCTGAGATTTGCCGTAAGAATCGTCTACGTGTGGATGATATCCTGGCAAACTACAGTTCGTTCATTCAGAAGAGCCGTAGCGATATCACCAAGACCAAGATTACTGAGGCCTATGATGACTTTATCTATGCAAATAAGTCGAAGTTGGAGGAGGAATTCTATACAAAGAATGAGTTCCGCACTTCAATGCGGGGTGTTAAGGTACGTGGTGTCTATGGTAATACAAAAGAGGCGGAGATCAAGGCCAAGAAGCTCCAGGGTAAGGACAAGTACCACAACATCTTTATGGCGGAGGTCGGTAAGTGGACTCCATGGGACCCCTCTCCAAGCGAGATCAAGGATCAGGAGTACAATAACGATCAGCTCAATACACTCATGAAGAAATACAAGGAGAATGAGGATAGCCGCGAGCAATTCTTTGAGCAGCGCACAAAGGGTGTCAAACAAGTGGTAGGTGCATCGACGTCGAGTTCATCAGAGTCGTCATTTGATAGCATGTTTGGTGCATCGGGTGATTTGGCGATCCAGCGCAAGATCGAGAAGCCGGTTATGACCGTCGAGCAGGTATCGGAAGAGGAGTCGAAGAATGAGGTGGTGAATCCTTCCAACTCCGTAGAGAATCCTCCCTCTCAGTAAATCATCGTTAAAAACAAAATAGAATATGCAATGTATATTTCGTTTCGTTTTTTATGAGAAATATCCCGTTTCTGGAACGGCGCCACCCATGTAGACAGGAACACAGGTCTGAGTCAGGCCGTCGCAACGGGTTCCTTCAGGGCATGGCTGGCCATTTGCTGAACGGCAGATGTAATCGGTATTGGGGTCAGGACGATACATGGACTGCATGGAACTGGACGCTCCTGCAGGAACATGAACGGGCTCGCTAGAGGCCGATTGTGGATTCTGAAATCCGGAAACAAGGTAGTGAGGTTCCATACGATCAATGTAGCGAACAATCATTGGAAGAATTGCCACTGCTACGACAAGTAGCAAAAACATCGCGCCTAATCCCATTCCTTTGTGGTGAGCCATTTTCTAGCAAATGGTGAGGTTTTATTGCTGGATCAGGGCATCATTGGAAGATCAGAAAAGAGGGGTAATCGTGGAGCTACATCGGACTTGCAGTATCCATTGATGCACCGTAGACCTGACGCACAAGAGGGCAAATCCACTCCGCATCGACCTACGTCCACAAATCCATCATGATATGATGCATATACTCGATAGAGAGCCAGTGCGATCGTCAGTAGAAAGAGGATCCAGATTGCGACTTTATTCATTCTATTTCAATCATTAGGAATTCAACCAACTGGTTATGGCTTTTTTAGATGCAGTCGATACTTGTGCGGCGGGACTAGAGGTGGCATTGATGGTACATATCGTTGAATAATCAAGATCACCACTACAAAATCCCACATCTTTTCCATTCAAGTGTTCCGCTTTGGTTTGTTCATCTTTTGTTGCTCCTATCTTATTTAAGGCATCCGTCAGTAATGCAAATCGACCTTTTAATAATTTACATTCGTTTTCTGTATATAAACGAACCGCGTTGTCTTCTACCGTTATGGTTGAACGCGTATCTGGATTGCCTAATCCGAATGTAGTACTAAAGGCAATATTCGGTTTTCCTGCATGGGTTCCATCAATCATGCATTCGGATGGTGCTGCCATGACTGCGGTACTTTGATTTAGACCGGCACAGGTTTGACCATAATCAAGAATGATATTTGAACTGGACAGGTCAATTGGAGAGTCTGTGTCTGGTTTATTTTTTAATTGATAGCAATTCATATTCGCATAAACTCCATCTTTTAATTTATTACATTCTGATTTCGTATAACGTCGCATAGAAGAAAAAACGTCTTTTCCCAACATCGCTTTCATAAAAGAAAATGTTGCATCGGATGGACGAATACCCGCTGTACCACATGCATCAGGAACCGTTGCGGTTCCAATAAAGGGATCATAGGATTTCATAGAAAGATAGACGAACAAAAGAACCAATAAAAGAACTAGTACAATTAATCGTTGACTTTTCGCCATTCTATTCATAGGCCTTAAAATCTCTTATTGACACTGATGGCAGGACCTTTCAGGCGCTGTGCGCTTTGTGGATTGAATTCTTCGCCACCCCCATCCTGATCTTTCATACGTGCCATCATTTCCGATTGACGCCATAGTTCAGGTGCACCCATCTTGAATTCTCCGTGAATTTCCGCCTTGTACCAAAAAATGGTATCCTCCATTTTATTGCTCTGTGTATTGTTATTAATGACCAAGCATTCATAATTCTGAGTACATTGATCCATCATTTGACAGAAGAACTCAAATGATGGAAAAGCAGAACCGTAGTTTTGATACAAGCGTTGACGATTGTTCATATAGGGTTCACGTAAAATAAAGACATAATCAACGTTGGTACGAAGAGCCGGCTGAATACCAAGAGGAAACTGCATCGTAATGATGAAAAACACTTTGAGCCAACGGCCATTCATGAAAAGATACTTGATGTTCTTGTCATGAGTCCATGAATCATCATACATACAATCATCCAAAATCATAAATGCTCGAGGATCGATACTGGAAGAAATTCCTTTATCTTTATCCTGTTGAATTTTCTGCATAACCAGTTTTTGACGTTTTACAAAATTTGCCAAAATCACCGGATTGTATTCACCATGAATAAACATCGAAGGAACAATCTGTTTGAAAAAACCGTTTGATTCTTCTGTTCCTGAAATGACACAACCCATGGGTAAATCCTTATGATGAAAGAGTAAATCTCGAACCAAAGTGGATTTACCGGTACGACGGCGACCAATAAACACCGCGACCGCATCTTGTGGAATGGATTTCATAACAAACTTCCGGAGATTGACATTCACACCACCTTGTGTTGCCATTCGATTTCTACTACCGTATCGTGATTTGTCGCGCGCTTTAGAAACACGTTTGTAAGTCTTCCAACCAAGAAGATGAGAGGAGTACTGAAGCACCTTCAGAGAGATCCTTGTCGTGCTCACGAGATTTCGGATCATGAACGATCGACGTTTTCAAATTATTCCCATCTTCAACGTTATTTTCCTGCACTTGATTTATTTACGATTCCTGATTCTGCCCTCTCTCACAAAAATATGGAGCTCCCTACCCAATATCAAATCGATCAATGGATTTCCTCCTCCAAGCCTCGATTTTGGAGTGCTACGCGCCGAGTTGCTGGATCGGACCAAAGTATTCCATCGGAACCATGCCATGTTTTCACCAAAATTGTTCATTTATTAAATCCAATCGATATGATTAAAGAGAAATATGTCTGTCCCGATCATCCTCTCCTTCCACAAAGTGAAAAGACTTGGAAGAATACCCTGCTCAAACTTCACAGTCATAACAATCAGGCCTACGTAGATGCGGTGGCAAACTTTGTACTTAGTCGATTTCGTGAATTGGATTTAACACCTCATTGTATTCTATCCTATGGATCCTTCACAGGAATCAGTGAGAGTTATCAATTCAATATTTCAGGTGAATATGACAGTTATCGCCAATGTCGTTGGTTCTGGAAAGGGATGCAATCCCATAGTGCACGTCTGACTGTGTCCCATCCTAAGATCGATCGAAAGGACATTCCTCATTTTGACGAGTTTTACCGAGACATAACCACCTGTCCTTTTGATGATGATGAGTCAGATGTCGAGCTTGAGCTTCTTCCCATCGATGAAGTGGTTGACCATAGTGATATTGAATCCGTAGATTCCTATAGTTTTGATACGATCGATGAATCAGCCGAAAATTCTTCAAATATCTTTGAGATCAATAAGGCCATCACCAAACGAACCTCTCTAAAGCGTGATTCTAGCCGATCTCCATCTCCTTCTGAATCCGAATCTGGGTCCGAATCTGGCTCGGAATCAGGGTCCGAATCAGATTATGATTCAGAGTCCGATGTTCCTGAACTCGATATTTGTCTTCAGATTCCAAATATGCCTATTATTATGATTGCTCAAGAGGCTCAGGAGGGTGTTATGGATGATTTATTGGATGAAGATGAAATTGACGGATTCGAACGCGAATCACAAGGTTGGGAGGCACGCTGGATTGCATGGATGTTTCAAGTCGTATCCGCACTAACATTTCTACAGAGCGCAATTTGCTTTACTCATAACGATCTTCATTCCAACAATATTCTTTGGAGAAGGACAGATAAGAAGTTTTTGTTCTATCGCAAGAAGGATGGATCGGTCTGGCGTGTCCCTACATTTGGAAAAATCTTTACCATTATTGATTTTGGACGTTCCATTTTTCGATTAGGAAAACGTCTTTGGGTTTCAGATGATCACTGGCCGGATCAAGATGCAGGCGATCAATATAATTTCGGTCCTTTTTTTGATCATACCAAACCAAAAGTTCAGCCCAATCCATCCTTTGATCTATGTCGTCTATCGGTAAGTCTCATTGATGGTCTCTTTGATGAAGCACCGCCTAAGAAGAAAGGTAAGGGTGTATCCGTTATGAGCGAAGAAGATGGATGGAAAGTATACGAAACACGTTCTCCTTTGTATAATTTATTATGGAGTTGGACCGTAGATGATCAGGGTAAAACCGTATATGAAAATGAAAGAGGGGATGAGAAGTATGAAGGGTTTGAACTGTACATTCGAATTGCGCAGGATGTTCATGGCGCGGTTCCAAAAGATCAACTTCATCGCCCCGTATTCCAGCAATTTGTTTGGAAGAACAATGTTCCAAAAGAGGAAAAGGTATATTCCCTAGGAGTATAGAGTGCAAATTGTATCATATTTTGATGTGTATTATGTCATACACATCAAAATAGAAAAGAAGATGAATTCTTTAATTGGTTCCACAGCACACGCTTCCATCTTTTGGAAGAGGGTTGCATGGACATCCGTTGTTGACCGCGGTGCAACCACCGTCCTGCTTACGAAACTCTTTCATGGTTCCCACCTTTACCGTATTGATGATGGATTGATCATAAATTCCCAATCGAGACGAATAACCCGAAGATGGTTGTGAAGAATTCTGGATACGATTGATAAAATCGCCTGATTGTGCTTTATTCATACGACGCTGGGTAATCTGCGAAGCATCATAGATCGTCGTCGGCATTTCTATCTCCATCCCATAATTTATTTTACCGTCCTGCCAAACGTGGAGGGCCCACTTGTAAATCCACCTCGTCGGCCTGCATATTCGGAAACCCATCGGTTAAGCCGGATGGAAGAGATAAAACAGGAAACACATCGGGAACGAGAACTCCCGTAAAGGCAATTAAAATGGATCCACTAATGAAATCTTGTAAGAATTGAATATTTTTATACTCTTTATCCTTATACTTTGCACCAATGAAGCTGAGAATGATAAAGACGATTCCTCCCACGAGCATCCATGGGAACCAGACGGGCATCATTTGCTGTTCGTTGGATAAAAACACACCTCTCTTGTCCGCAGTTAGGAAAGTGTTTCATATTCATCCATATCGAGTGATTCCGATGCTTCTGCCGAATCCAATGAATCAAAATCTACCCCGTCCGATAAGGAAGTTCCTGTCTCCTCCATGATTTCGAGAACCGGAGAGATCTCATTCTTAGAATCATCCTCCTCGGCATCTTGAATCATGTCGGAATCATCCGATGCATCCGAAGAGAAGAGTGAATTAAAGGGTCCAAAACTAACCTTTGGTTTATCATCAATTACAATCACTTGCGGAACAGCCGGTTTTTCAGGAGTCAATGCGGTCGACAATGTTTCCTGTAGAGATTCAATGAAGGATGGTTCCTCTTTCTTCGGAGGTTCCTCTTTTACAGCTTCCATCGGTTCCTCTTTTGGAGGAGGGACCTCTTCTGTTGGAAGAGCGATTTCAGGAGGGACAGCAATTTCTTCCTTCTTCTCTTCTTGTACGTCTTCTTCATCACTATCTTCTTTTGAATCTTGAGACACAAAATCCTTCAAGATCGATTTAACAGGTACCAAACTTCGGATGGCTTGCATGATGCCTTCATTCAAAATCGTTTCGATGGTTCGATAGTTTTGTTGTTTTTCAATTCCGGGAATTCCATCTCGAAAAAGATAGGTACTTCCCCAAAGAAGTTTTGAGGTTTCACAAAGTACTTTAAATAAGAAATGGTCTACTTTTGGGATGTTGATCTCCACTTTCTTGTTATTGGAGGAAAGACGAATGGCGGTAAGAACTTTGGTATGAGCAATAAAGACAGCCGTAAGGAGATCTTCCATGTAATCACATCCACAATTGGTATGAATATGTTGAATCTCTTGACGAACACGCTCCATGTTCCAATCATGAATGTCGTTCAAATATGTCTGGAATTGCCAGAGTGCTCGTTTGGGTTCATTGATGGTTGCTTGTTTGGCCTTCTCTAGCAAATCGACAAAGAATTGAAAATAGGCGGGAACCAAAAAGACACAAAGTTGTTTGGTATATTCGGTGCGCGCATCGGAGTAGACCGAAAGGACGGAATCTCGGTTCATTCTTCTTCCTTATGGGGTGTTGTCGAGACCTCAACGAACGCACTATCCAACGTGGATCCCAAAAATGCCCATAGCGAACCGGCAACCTCCGTACATTTCCCGTAGTCTTTGAGAACCGATTCTTTTTTCAACAATGAATGAATAAATCGTTCTGGATGATATCCTTGTTTAATATATGAAAGAAGATGATGTGAAGATAAACGGTTTATTTCATCTTTCTCTTCTTGATCGTGGGATAACAACTGTTTCCAAATCTCTGGATAGTGAAGTTGTAGATGGGCACATTGTTTTGCACGTCGATAGGAATATTCGTTTCGTTTCATATATGATTTGATCTCTTCCATATTAATTCCACGAAAGTTCTGAAGATAAAGATCAAGGTCTTCCCATGATGGAGAACGAATTCTCTTGATTCGACAACGAGATCGTATGGGCTCTTGAAGACGACCTGCATCACGGCACTCCAAAATGAAAAGAACATCAGATGCATGGGTTTCCAAAATTCGGCGTAAAAAAGCTTGTGCTTCAGGCGTCAAATCGTCGGCCCCTTCTAACCATAAAATGGCGGGTTCCGTTCGGCGGGCCCAGATGTGCAATTTCTGTCGACCATCTCGAAGGGTTCGATCTTTTCGACACGGACAAACAAACAATTGCTTTCCAATTTGTTCCGCATACTTCTGAATCCAATAACTTTTACCGCATCCAGGAGAACCTGTTAGAATGATAGGTGTATGGTCCATTATGGATCATAATATATCATATGTTTATGTTCTTACTTGGAACGAAGCAGGGATCGAACCGATAGACTGCATACTACCGCCGCACCACCAACAACCACACCATACAAAAACTGCTCATATCGTGTCATCCAATTTTTGGCTTGTTCTGAAACGCTCTGTGAAGACTCCTCCGAACCATGCTCTGATGCCTCATTCGAAGACTCGCTCGAAGAATCATCCTGTGATGCCTGCTCCGAAGCTACTTCATTGACTTGCTCTTCCGTCGTTTGGTCTAGTTCACGTACTTCGTTAGACATCTTTACTTTACTTGAAGTCATTGGTCTTTAGTATCCTTTGTCTTTTGAAGAATTGCTACAAAAATTCCATTATGCCACGCCTTTTGAGCTGGACTTCCAAAAATAACATCACGATCATCATACGTGGTACGGATCTCTTTGCTGTAAAGTGTTTTCAGTTTCAAATGATCAAATGATTCAAGTGTTCCCTCACGAACATGTCTCCAGTTCCAATCATCAACAATAAAGATAAATGTATCATCCAAACAATCGTAAAAATGAGTTAGAGCACGACCGTGATTCTCCTTGGAATGCTCTCCGTCATACATATAAATGTTGAAAGAAGGCAATGACTCTACATCGACTTGATAACAATCCTTCTCAATGAAAATGGCATAATTATCACCCTTATATTTCTTAAAATTCTGAATAAATTCTCCCTTGGGTCCACCGAACTGACTCCAATTATCAATGCATACCACTTTCGCATGATTGCCACACATCGCCGAACAAACCGATGAGCCCTTCCATGTACCAATTTCAAGATATCGCGCATCCTCCCGATTTAGCAAATTATTATAGAAATGACGAGTCTTGATTCCTGACATGCCCTCCATATTGATAATCTCCTCTGTTATTTTGGAACGTCCCTTCTCTGCATCTTCAAAGGCACGTTCGACGTGCTCTTGAAGGCTAGTCATCTAGCAAGAAAGATTGATTGGTATTTAAATTGGTTTATTGTGAAGAAAGAAACTTGCGATAATCTCGAATGGCAGCCTCATCGATCTCTGCATTCTTACGCAGACTTTGCATCAATGGATTATTATCCACTGCTTCCACTGCAGTATATGTATTGCGTTCGCGACTAACATCCAAATTAAGAGGAACACGATATTCGACACGACCAATGTCTCCCACGCCAGGGGTGATGTCCATGGAGCGATTCACCGCCAAGGCGCGATCATTAATAATGTCCGTATCAAGCTTCTTCGAAAGTTGGCGACCTGGATCTCCATTAAAGGTGGCGGTATTGCCCGCACCCGCAATCGGTTTACGACCCTTCGCGATTTGTTCCTTGTTTGGATTGGTGCGCATGTTATACGCAGCAGATACATCCATAGAATCGCTCCAAGCACCGTTTCCTCCTGGACCGGTCCAGGACATATTCGCCGAAAGCTGAGCCTTTTGCGTGTTCTTTGCTACATCATCGGGGTCATATACCTTCAGACGTTCTGGAGCCGACGCTGCCGCCATAATACCCATGCGATCCAGATAGATAGTCGATTCCTTGACGGTGGTACGAGCAATGTCAGTTGGATCCCATACAGTAATGGCAGATGCACGATCCGCAAAGTTGATGGGTGTTCCTGTCATGCGAATGTTTCCAACAGTTTCACTACGACGGGTCGGTCGCGAGTCATCATTGTATCGAGACATTCCCAATCCATTTTCAGCCGGAACCGCATTAAGAGCCATAACACGCTCCGAAGTCTCATTACGCTCGTTCGGACGAATCTCAATGGATGATTTTCCGTAATCGGCCTTGTCTCCATCGGTATCTTTGGTATAGTATCCTGTCATGTCTGCATTACGATAACCAGCACCTCCATATTGCTGTCCCATTGGCGTACGATAGGAACCCGTCACATAACTCTCTCCGAAATCCTGAGAGGAGGCAACACCTTCATACTCAACAGAGGTTTCTGGACGTGTGGTATGAGGCATAATTTGTGTGGAGCGAACGGTATCCTTGATCAGATCACCCGTTGTAACAAAGAAGCGCTCACCAGTTTCATCAATGTAAAACGTATCGGGCTTATACTTACGAACCTCACCCAAATCCTTTGTCTCTGCATTTACACCAATAAAATGTCCTCCTGGAATCATGGGTGTATCATAGGTTTCCTTTGGATTAGAAAGAACACGCAATTCATTGGTGTCCTTTGGACGCATGATCTCATTGATTTCCAATTGTTGAAATCCACCCTTTCCTGCAACGCCGAATTTATCTCCTAGGCCTGCACCCACTTTAGTCGGTTCAAAGGGTCGTTCTCCGTTGCGTACCACGGGTGCCTGGCTTGAAATGCGAGACTGGAAGAAATCGGTATTATCCTCCATTCCGTATGGATTACCATATGGGGCACGAGAGGTTTCAAACATGTTTTCGACTTCTTTCTTTCTCATCTGCGTCGAACCATTTCCATTGTACATGTCGAGTACACCGGTGTTAGCTTGAGGGGCCATGTTTTGCTTAATGCGGCCACCATAGAAGGGTTGCATGTTATTGTGTTTAAATTCAGAAGAAGCGATGCGTTGACCCGAAAGGGGGCTGATAACGTAATCACTGTCCATGTAATTGGGACTGGATTCCATTCGATCAGAACGAAATTCTACTTGAGGGACATTGGATTCGATGGGGGAAGGGGATGGTCGGGTACCCGGGATGGATCTTGGGGCATAGGGTGGTTGATTCGATGCATATCCGAATGCCGTACCGTATGGGCCATTGCTTGGTTCGGATGGATAGGTTTGTCCATTTGGCATTTGATACATCAAATCTAGTTCAGGTCCAAACCCAGTTGCCGCGGCACCTTTTGGTGCAAGGGTAAGAGGGTCGGAAGGAGGACCACGCGCAGCGGGCGCAAATCCCTCATGAATATCATTCCGTGTAGGAAGAAGAGGATATCGTTGTTCAGCAGGAGGATTCGTTTGTGCAGGGCCTCTCTCTACACTAGAAGCGACAGGGGTTGGTTTCTTTTGGCCCGTTTTGGAGACCACAAATCCCAAACCCAAAAGACCAGCGAGGGCGGCGATTTCCATACTACAAGTTTCTACCTTTAATTTTTTTATACCAAACGAATGATTTTGGTATGCAGACTCGTTCACTAGAACATAAACCATCCACCCCATTAACATCAGAATGTCGATTCAATTGACAAAGGAACAACTAGATTCCTATGTGTTATCGGATGGAACTACCATCATGACCACCGTAACCAATCATGGCTATTTGTTATATACTCTCAATATGCTGAAAAGCTTGAAACCGTTTGGCCTCGATCATAGGATGTTGATTCTCTGTTTGGATCGAAGAGGGGCAGACATTCTTGAGAAAAAAGGATATCGTGTGGTATGCATCGATCATTCCATTGCACGATTTTGTCCATGGAATACCAAAGGATACGATCAGATTTGCTACTTAAAAATGGAGTTGGTTTATCGTATCCTTTCTTGTAATAAGAACGTTCTGTTAGTGGATGGTGATATTGTGTTCTTACAAGACCCTATGAGGGATGTATTAACATGGCAAAACGAGAAGGGAGAGGTTTGGATTCAAAATGACGCGCAGACCAATCAGGATACAACCAATTTGTGTACAGGCTATCTTTATCTACGTTCTAGTCCTCGCATGATTCGATTATATGACTGTGTATCTTCTGCCGGTCAGGAAAAATACAAATCATGTGCATTTGATAACAATGATCAAACCTATTTTAATCAATATGTCAAGCCGTATTGTAAAGTGAACGCTCTTCCAGTGGAACAATATCCGAATGGAAAAATGTTTTATGATCATTTGAAATCGGTTCAACCCGATATGATTTTAGTTCATTTTAACTGGGTAAAGGGACATCTCAAAATGGCAAAAATGAAAGAACACCGATTATGGCTATTAACCGATGAAGAAGAATATTAATCTTGTACGACCGTTAATGTATATGGCGTAACTTGTATTTCATGATAGGGTTCTTGTAGAACCGGACGATCACGTCCTGATGAAAAACAGGATACGATACAGTCGAGACACGCGTACCACATACTTTTATCGCATATGTTTCTCGTGGCCCAACTCCGCAATGGATGGTTGTTGAAAGGGAGTATAGCATGCCTTTTTACGATGAGTATTGTATTTCTCTTTATCCATCTCACGAGACGGAATAAAAAAGTCGAAGGGTGTTTCAAATGTTTCCTGAGGATTATGAAACAAGGTATCCCATCGATTCCAGCCGGTAGCGCGAAGTGTACAGGGTGGATCGACCAAACGAGCAAAGGTTAAGGGAACATTCTCATCTTGGGCATGTTGAAGGCGTGTTTGATTGTTTCGATTCGAGTCGGGATGATATTGGACCGCATCACAACGAATTTTGGTTCCGAGACGATCAATTCCTTTCAGATCCGATTCTACATCCGTCTTCCATTCTCCCTCCACCCAAGAATTGCCTGAACGCTGAATACGACTTGTGGGGGCAACAGGAAAAGTTGTCGGACAGTTTGCAGCGGGAGGATTTAAATAATATCGACTTGCATAGGAAGTAATGCGCATATCATCCACTTGATGAAATGGATCATTTCTCAATCGGGTTAATGCCTGTTGGGTGCAGGGGAGCGCCATTCTTCTTACCATGCTTAATATTTTTCAGGCTTCTGACAAACTTCATTCACCATCGGCAATGGGGCAGTGACCGATGGATAGGCCATCATCTGATAAGCCGGTAAATGATGTTTCTCTACGTGAATCTTTAATGCTACTTTTGTATTTTCGCGAACAATCTCTTTTTCAGATACACGAGGAGGTTGATATTGTCGAGAGGGGCAAAAGGTATTCGGGATATTGATTCTTCGTAGATCCGACTCCAAATCGATCTGATTTCCTTTAATGAGACTGACTTCATTTCCTCCTACCAATCCAAGCATATGGCGATGTGGTAAAGGGTGGACTTCTTGTGAGGGTAGATCATCGTAATGTTGTGGATTTTCTTTCTTTTCCCAATGCGAAGAAAGGAGTGGACCGTATGCTTCTGATAAATTGCTCAAATAGATGGACATTCTATTCGATCGATGTAAATTAATTTATGAAAATTGACGGGTCGGCGAGTGTATGATTTAATCGACACATCATGCCGCATTTAATTCTCTCCCTGGATGGAAACATTGGTGCTGGAAAATCCACGCTTCTTGCTGAAATTCGTCGCGCACTTCCCGAAATTCATGTCGTGGATGAACCGGTGGGTCAATGGACATCTCTCATTCATTCGAACGGAAAGAACTTGTTGGAGCTCTTTTATGAAGATAAAAAGCGTTGGGCCTACACCTTTCAAAACTGCGCCATTTTAACCCGTCTTAAAAATATCAAAGACGCAGTAGAGAGTTTGGATCCCAATCAATTCAATGTTATTCTTACCGAACGTTCTGTATTAACCGATAAATATGTCTTTGCACAAATGCTTCGCGATGCAGGTGATATTGACCCATTAGAGTGGGAATTGTATGACAGCTGGTTTACTATCTTTAGCACCCAACATCGCGTAAACGGCATCGTTTACCTTTCCACGAGCTCCATGACTTCCAAGGACCGCATTCATATTCGTAATCGACAAGGAGAAGATCGAATTCAATTGGATTATCTCGATGCATTAGATCGTCAACATAAAAAATGGATTGAGGAAACGGATCTCCCTGTTCTTACTCTTTCCACTGAACCAGGTGCTTCATTAGAGGACAACCTGAAACAAATCAAACAATTCATCGACACTCTTCGCAATGATTGCATGTATGATATGACTAAACTATAACTTGGGCGCCTAAATTACCTTGATAATGAGACCGTTGGGCAACGGATTTTTGATGTAAATTGGCTTGACCCACCGACTGATGCAATTGATGCATGGATTGTTTTCTATTCTTAACAGAAAGTGAGTTCATGAGAAGATCTCTTTCCAATTTCTCCATTTTTTCATAGGACAGAGTTTTTGATCGTAGACGTTTCTCTTCTTCGATTCTTGCCTTTTCCATACGACGTTCTTCTTGAAGTCTTTCCTTTTCCATACGACGTTCTTCTTGACGTTGACGACGCTCTTCTTCGCGTTGACGGCGTACTTCTAGTGCATGCTCCTTCAATGCTTGTCTTTCTACCCGTTTCTGTTCGGCTTCTGCTCGTTTCTGTTCGGCTTCTGCCCTTTTTTCTTCTTGAAGTTGACGGCGAGCAAGTTGAAGTTCTTTCTTGTGTTCCTGATGCGCACGCCGGGTTGCATTGCGTTCATTACGTAGCTGTCGTGCCACATTTTGCTTTTCCTGCATTGCGCGTCGAGTTGCATTTTGCTTTGCACGGTGATGAGCACGGTATCGCTCAATAAAATTACGACGTGTTCGATGCGACATTTGTCGCACTCGATGTTTTAAGGCGTTGCGCCTTGTATGACTATTTGTCATCTTCTACATGGATCAAAGGAAATATGATAATAATCCAAAAAAAATGGATTATTATTCTATATAAAACCAAAATGATCTTAGCAATTGACATCACGGAGATACGAACGAGAGGGGATTCCACCATGCATCCATCCTGCCGCGGCAACCTCGGGGATCAAGTTCTTTGGATTTTGGACATTGTTCTTCAAAACAGGGATCATCGGGGTGTACTGCTGAGAGAAGAATTGCTCCGTCACCGTACCGCATTCCTTGCCCATACGCACTTGTTCCGAGTGAAGCAAGAGACTCTCAACATCGCGAGATGGATTGCCTCCCTGCATGAAGGGAACCGTAAGGAAGGGACGAGCCTGTGGGCGAATCTGGCAGCGATTGTTCTTAAAAGCAATTTGATTACGAAGTACAGAATCGGCATCAATGGCGGCATTATTGAATCCAAATCCTTCACGGGGGTAGAGGAGAAGCTGGTCCGAAGCAACGGGGTTCACGCCGGTGGCTTTTGGAACCAAATTGGTAGTCATATAACGTCCTGGGCCAACCGATTGGGAATAAAACGATTGGATGCCACAAAGGTCATCTCTAGAATGCGTTAATCGGTTAATCTCCATGATCTCTACACGAATGAGTTATAAAAAATATCGAGACAACCCGATGACACGCCAGCCTTCAGATTATACAAACTTATCAAATCCCTTTTCAATAATGTACTCATTCATATTCTTTGTTTTCATTCCTTGATTACAAGTCTTACATATTGGGCGTAGATTCGTTATGTCATCGCTTCCACCGTCTGCCCGTGATAGAATATGTCCCATATCAAAGTTTGACTGTGTCATCCATAACGTTCTGCAGCATAGACATTTATGCTTAAATACATCCTCTGCAATATGATGCGCCCAAACCGTGCGTCGATCGCATACTCCACCAATTTCTGGCTTTTTCTTTGGAGGATCTTCTGGTTTGGGATCTGGCTCAGATTCCTGTTTTGGTTTTTGCTTCGGATTGATCCCACCGTTGATTTCATACATCTTCTCTAAGAACAAGGCGTGGTTTGGGCAATCCTCTCGAAAGGAAACCTTTGTAGTAGATGGCGTAGGAAGCTGATCAAATTCATCCGAGGAAGACTCGAAATTTACAAATCCGATCAGTCCGTTGAAATCGTTATGGGGGCCTTCCTTTCCACGATACAATTGCCAAATTGGCCGAGGTTCAATCATTCTGCCGGAAAGTGAAAGGTGTACACGTGCCCAATGCTGATTCTTTTGTCCATATCGTGGAAACTCTTTTTTGAGTGGAAAGGCTGTATTTCCTTTTGCTAGAACACGATACAATGTATATGACATTGTACCTTTATTAAAGGGATGAACGGCTCTATGTACGATTTCAGCATTTCCTGATTCTAACTCTTTCTGTACGCACTCTTCAAATGTGGTCCATTTGTTCTCTGTTGATGATTCAAATATACGTGTTTCTCCCTCCTTGACTTCTAGAGTAAATGTTGTCTTGTCAAAATGAGCTCGAGAATATCTGGTTCGGTATAACTCTTTGATGGTATCAAATATATCTTGTGGAGTCTGTATATTCCCCAATCTTGATCGATCAAACTCGATCATCCATTCGAATCCTCCCTCTGGTAATGTTATTGTGTCTTCATGATCAACTGTAATTCTCTGATCTGGTCCAATAAATGGAGCCTCCATCATATAAAGAGGAGAGGTCCCTTTTGGATATCGATTCCTCCAAATTGCCTTCCATTTTGCAGTTGGATAATCTGGACATAATTTGGCAAGCATCGTTCTAGAACCACGCCCATACCGATTATTGATACTCGTGGAGGATTTACTACCCATCGAACGCAAACGATCAATTCCACGATAATCCGGGCCAATCCCATTATCTGTCATACGCAATCGTGCTTTGGATTCAGGTAGAAGCTCAAGCAATGTACTGCTTTTAGATGCTTGACCCTGTGAGATAGAATTGTCGGGCGCCTCTGGAAGAACAAGAAATAGCTCTGGAAAATCTTGAGTGTATGGTAGTTTTTCCCCTGCAATTGCACGCCATTGTCCATGGATTTCGTTATTCATAGTTGCGATGGACAACATGGCCATTGCAAATATCAAATTTTATGAAATCGCATTTATGAAATCATGATTACTCAATCAGCTCCATATTCGACAGCTCCTTCAAATAGCGTTTGGAGCAGGTTTCCACCAGAAGACCATTTGCATACACACCATAATTCATGTAGATGTCATCGTGCTCCAGTGCGATATGATAAATGGTATGGTGTCCCGCTTTCTCATACACGGTTGCACGCGGATCAATACATGCTGGTAAACGTGCCTTTCCATCCGTAAGATAGATTCTACCAAGAAGCTCTGTTACCGCGGAACGCTGTTCCTGATCCACAAAACGATCCACCAGAACCGCATGACAACCTGTTATGACCAACTCCTCTGTGAGTTCAGGGTATTGATCGGAACGGCATACGTAGAGCTGATCCTTAATACGCTCCGAATTGCATGCATGATACATCTGACGCTTGCCAATCATGTTAATTGGTTTCAAACCATGTACATATGTCTCCACCAAATCACCCTTTCGAAGATCCTGGATGGCACGATATCCTTTGTCTGTCAAAATCATTGATCCTTCTTTGAAGCAAACCACGGAGTTTGATCCAGGGCGTCCTGAAAGAAGAGTAAAGGTATATACAAATCCGCTATGACCGTCTACGTATCCAACATTTGAATTGGTAGCACCATACATATTATAATCTCCTTGAGTTGATCCATACAAATAGGGAAAACTAGTTACATTACAACCACCACCATCAAAACAGAGCCATCCTGGGTAATAGAGATAGGTCGGTCCTCCATTATAACCGGACGATCGGATATCAACGGTTGGATTAGTTGAATCATAAAATTGTTGAACAATATGAGTTGAATTATCTACGCTAAAAAATCCATTAAACACCGTTTGATTACTCGATGCTAACTGAATCGAATACCAAGACAACGACATATATTAATTAATGATACTATTTTTTTAAATAATATCATTAACTCATTATTGATTGATGTGAAATTTACATTGAATCGGACATCCATGGAATGTGTCCATCGGTTCCACTCATACATACCTCGCGTCCTCCCTCCTTGCACGTCTTACCTGGAATCTTGTACAACCAGTCAGCAAAGGAGCCCTGATCATTTGGCACCGTAGTGGAGGGCTGTGTCACAAATTGTCGTTGTCCCTGACTCTTTCCAAAGACATCGGTGGGATCCGAAAACCATTGAACTCGAAAGAAGTCATCCATGGTTTGTTTTACAGTAGCATGATCAACAGGCGCCGCCTCTGGACGATGAGGATTATATTTCATCTCATCCACCAATACATTCATAAACAGATTTCGAGAGGACGGTGGTGTATAATCAGGAAGAGCCGGTCCAGAATAAGGATGAGCATCCACTTCCACTTGTCCCATCGGAGATGGGGATGGTTGTACACTTCCTACTGCCGATCCTCCATTCACAAAATGTTCTTTCAAAGGTGCCTGATATGCTCCTACTGGATCCACCGTAGCAGTATAGGGCAACGTATGATAATCATCAATTGGTGTTCCTGATGGTGAGGAAGGCTCATGATATACTTTCTTGATTGGCATAACCGGATGAGGGGTCGTCATCACAATCGCAAACGCAGTTATGCCACCGAATAAAACAGCGACCATCAACGCGGATAGACCACCAATTACACTGGCAATCATTCCCAAAAAGAGAGACAATATAACGATCCGGGTAATAAAATTCCATTTTGAATGATGACAAGTTGGTTGATATTGTAATCGAAATTCCCTAAAAAGGACCGATAGATCCTTCCAAAAAGGGGGTTCGCATCCTTTCTTATCAGTCATTCCCTATCCCGTATCAACTTTATTTCTTTTTGTTGCCAGCTCCACTCGTAGCTTGTTGTTTCTTTTCGAGCTTCTTTCTTAACCGGTCGCGGACAGTGGCAAGTCGTGCACTTCCCTCCTTTCCTGCAGCACGAGCAATGTCCATATCCTCCATTCCAAAAGCACTCTTGAGTCCGCCCATCATATCCACAAAACTAGAATTGCCGGCAAACTCCTTCATGAGTTCTTCAGCCTCACGAGCAATCTCCTGGGGACGAATGGCACCCGATTGTACCTTCTGCTGAAGACGCTTTCCGATTTTGGCAATGGTCTTCTGAATAATTCCAGGATTGCTGGTAAAGGTCGACACCAAAATGTTAAATGCCCGGGACGGATCTTTTTCGCAATCCTTTAACATTTCAGGACTGATTCCGAGATCCTCTGGCGTAATGTCCTTTACCAATTCCTGTGCCAGCTTGGCCAAATGACCCTTCAAGAATCGTTCAGGGAGCTTGGGAATTCCGTTCTCAAACATTCCCTTCAGATCGGGTCCCTTTTCATCCGAGGAGGCATTTGATCCATCTCCTGGTTGAAAGAACATCATAAACTTTTTAATAATGGAGGCAAAGTCTACACTTTCCAATTTCTTCTTCATCTCATTCATGGCCTCTTCCATCCATTCTGGTTTGGCATTGTCTCCAAACCCAGCCTCCATGAAACAACAGATGGATACAATACGTACATGTTCCCAAATGGCCTTCTTTGTATTTTCGGAAAGAGTGGTCCATACCTGATCTTCGACAACAACGCCAGGCAGAATGGTTCCTGGATTCTTGGTATGATCGTCTTGACCACCCAATGTATTGGCTACTTTGACCTCTTGATGAAATCGATTTAAGCGAGAAGCAGGATCCAATGCAGCCGCCGCTTGAATTTGCGCCGTATATTCGGGAAGGGCACCCAATACATCCTCCACGAATTCTGCATATTTTGACTGAAAGACAGATGGATCTTCGTTTGCTGCGGCCATTTCTTCTTAGGCGTTATGAAAAACCCTTTACATTCTACCACACACTCAATGCGCCGTGGCCTTTTCGCACAGAATGCAAAGAACTTTGAGGTATTGCCAAATGACATCTTGATTTTTAGGGCCCATTGTATCCCAATACTTATCAAAGATCGAAAGTGCCGAAATCATTTCATTGAATTCGCTTGAAATCTTTCGTTGTGCGATTTGACGAAACAGAACAGCATTTCTCTCATAGATTGCCGTGGAGCATTCTTTGTAGACGTGTTCCACAAAGAGATCAAGAATCAGCCGTGGATTGATCTTTTTTGCTCCTTTAATCGCCTCTGTTCCCATTTTGATTTCCTTGTCTTCCGGAAAAGTGGAGCAAAGCTCATCAAATAAGTTGACAAGTTGTGTGTTAAATGCACTCAGAAGCGACATTTCCTATTGAATCTACGGATCAATATCTTTAGATTACTGACGAGCAACTCGTTGGGGGATTCCGATATCACGTGATGCTTTGTATTGTTCCATTTGCTGATCGAGAAGTTGTTCCTTCTTGCTACGTTTGGCATTTGAATCCGTGGTTTGAAAATTGGATGCTTCTCGTGTGCTTACTGCATCGCCTCCACCCAAGTAGGTAAAGTTATGTTTCATCGTCATTCCACCATTTCCCTGTGCAGACGTATCGGCACCGATAAATGAATAACTGTCTCCGTAGTTTCCACCCATCTCTGAATCCAAATATGGTTCGGGTTCTGATGGGGCCTGCATTTGAGATCCGCTATTGTTAGAACCACCCTTAGAACCACCTCCTTCTTTCATCTTTCTCTCATATAACCAATTCATGACATCGCTATTGGTTCGTGGCTCGGGCTCACCCGAAATGACCAGTGTCGGGGTCTGTTTCAACCAGCTCGGAAGAGCAGGACGGTTCTGGCCCGGATCGACACAAATAAAGCGGAATTCACTTGAATAGTTTGTTTTTGAGATTTCTTCGACAAATACTTTTGACCACTCACACCGATTTGAATAGAAACAAATATGAATGGGGGCAGGTCGGCTCATCCTTTTCTTCTCTACGAACGAATCAGAAACAGCTTGAACGCAGAATCGTAAAATTTGATGCCGATGAGATCGGAGGATAAGATAGAATGAATCCCATACAATTCTCTGAACTCCAAAAGCATGACGACGGTCGTACGTACACCTTCAAGATGGTGAACAGCCACGTAACCTACGCCAATACATTACGACGTCTTATCCTAACAGGCGTAGAAACCGTTGCATTTCGTGCGGACATGACCTCGACTGGAACCACGACCGATGTTTCCGTCAAACGAAATGATACTCCGATGACCAATGAAATGTTAGCAGACCGGATTGGTCTTCTTCCCATCCATGTTACGGACCCTCAACACTGGAACAGTGAACAATTCCTCTTCACGCTGAAAGTGGATGGAGACAAAGACCGAGTACGTTATGTGACCTCGGCTGACTTTAAAATTCAAGCGGTGTTGGGACCGGATGACGATGAGAAAGAAATCCCCACGGAACGATTCTTTCCTAAAAATCCTATCACCGGTCAAACTTGTTTGATTGCTGCCCTTCAGCCAGGAGTCGGAACCAATCAGCAAAGCATTGAAATTGTTGCCAAAGCAACAAAAGGAACCGGTCGTGAACATGCTAGGTTTTCACCGGTTTCGCAATGTTCTTACGAATATACACTGGATAAGGATCCTCAACGCCTTGATGAAATGTTCATGAAATGGCTAGCAGTGGCGAAGAAGGCAGTGAATGTGGATAAGGCATCCGAACGTTATGCAGAACTCAAGAGGGAGTTTGATACCATGCAACGAAAGCGATGTTTCCTTCTCAATCAAAAGGGCGAACCTTTCAGCTTTGACTTTACAGTAGAATCGGTAGGTGTACTGGATGTATCCTACATTGTGGAGCGTGCCTGTGAGGTTGCTGAAAACATCTGTCTCCGATACGTGAATTTGGATAAGGGTGATCTACCAGATGACATTTCACTCTCTACTGCCGATTCTCGTGTGATCGGATATGATTTCCTCTTTCGAGGCCATGATCATACACTTGGAAATTTGTTTCAAACCTGGATGGTTGAGAACTTGATTGAAACCGCAAATCCGAGCATTACCTATGTAGGTTATTCTGTTCCTCATCCTCTCCGCGATGAAATGATTCTACGTGTAGGAGTGGAAGATGGAAAAGAAGGATCCGCACGAGCCGCCGTTGCCGCCGCCGCAAGTGGATGTCAGGAACTCTTTCGAAATCTTCGAATGGAATGGCGAAAATTAATGGGAGCTCAACAACAAAGTGGTATTAAAGTCAACGTTCGTCGCCGAACCCCAATTGTAGGGGATCATTAATGAGTTGGCGTTTGAGTCTTATTAGAAAACATGACATACGACATGGTTGCTACACTCATACACAAATATGAAATCATAATAAGAATACTTTTCTGAATCGGCTCCTTTGAAAAAGTAGGAATCCAATCCATGATTGGACTAAAATAAAACCCAACCATTCCAAAAATAAGAATCATACGAAATACTATTTTTTCCTTGCTCAGCTCTTCTGGAAATAATCTTTCTTCAAATACCATTCCAATCAAAAGTACTCCCAATGCAAGAAGAGTTAAAATGATTTTTAAAAGAGCATTCTCTCCTGCCAAAGGGAAATAGAGAAGAGTTAATATCGCTGCAACAGGAATAAGAGATTTCCAAAATGGCTGATCAATTCCTACATTGAAAAGAGTCAGGATAAAACAAGAAAATGAAAAATAGAAATCGTTTTGTGCGGTTAATATAAACAATACAATTAATACAGACTGTATACATTGTGAAATGACAGGAGATACAGAAATCATCCCATCCAATACATCATCGCATATCTTTGTATTGATTCCTAACAGGACTGGATACAAGGGATTCATTTCTAAATGCGTTTATGATTATAAATAATAAATTGAAATAATACATGCGGTTTATACGACACGTATCATTTCAATAGAAGAAGTGATTATACTCGGTTGAATAAAAACAATAAAATAGGATCTGCATGAGAACCAAGATTGACTCCATCGATATTATAGCTAGATAGAGTATTCTGATCGTGTAATACAATACGAGAACCCTGCAATGGAACAGATGAAGAGATAATCATTTTTTGTTGGCCTACCGTAATACTCGTATGAAGATCGCTATATTTTTGCTTAAGAGCAAGAACGGTTGCATTCGGATCCACCTCTATTTCTGTTAGGGCCCCTGCGTTATCCTGTAGGACAACATGAATGGTAGAAACGGTACTCATCTATCATACAGTTCATATTTTTTTTAGTTGTTCTCGTACCACATCAAAATGAAGGCCCGTTCGTTGTTCGATTTCATCGATCCACTCTTCGACTTCAGGAACGGTATCCCATTCATTCTCATCGATTTTCCATAAATTTGTTTTGATTTGATCATTTTCTTTCATGTGATTCGAAATCATAAACATAAGAGTAAGAATATCCTTTCCATTCATAATATCCAAAATATCATTTCGCCTAAACCGTTCCTGGTTCACTTCTGGAAATGAAAGATCGGTTGGGTAGGGAAGAAAAATATCGGTCAGAGAGGAAGACGTCTTCTGCAAAGAAAGAAAAGGGATAGTTTTAGTAAAATATGTACGCATGTATTTTCCAAACGGTCGTTCGAACCACCCTGCTCCAATTCCTTCCTCAATCTTTCTCCAAACTTCCTGATAGGCACGATGTGTCGTATCATATGCTTCATTAAATGCATTCCGATTTTCTTGTTGAAAATCTTCTTGTTGGTCTAACCAATCATCCGTCCATTGAAATAGAATTCCAACATGATTTCCCCAGATTCTCCAAAAGGTAGGATCCAATTCGGTACAGATTGCCACGGTTTCAGAAACCAATTCAAACAATACCCCTGTTTTGAGAGATGCCAATTCTACCAAGGTTCCCTTCTTTTCCATATCATACCATTGACCCATCATCAACCGTTGTAGTTTGGTTTTCATGAGATCATACCATACTTGTTTTTCAACATGAATCGGTCGATTCTTGGCCCAGATCATACGCGCCATGTGCATCAAATCATAACAGATCAAACCCGCTTTTTTTTGTCCAAAAACACGATGAAGACACGGTCGACCTCTTCGAAATTCGGCGTTGTCCATGTAGGGACTATCATCCATAACAAGACTCGTAGCATGAATGCATTCAATCACAAAGGCAAGTTCTCCACATACAGGTAGATCCGGAGAGAGATATTTCCATAGTTCACAGAAGAGTCGTGCGCGAATCTCTTTTCCACCCGTGAATAAGTATGTCCATGAATATTCTGCAATATCGCGTGGATGCGTTTCGAACCAGTATGATTTCCACGTATCATGGATATGGGATTTTTGTTCCTCCCACGCCATACTACTTTCATTCGGGTTTCTAGCGGATCGCAAATTACACATCCAGTGTTCTTCCATCCTCTGCAAAAACACAGTGGAGATCCAAATTCTCCATTTCTTTGAGACGACCGCCACACATGCGAACATATCGAGCAAAAGCAACTTCTGCCGATGGATAGTGTTCGATTTGAAATGGATTCCACCATAATAAAAATTTGGCACGTAGGGCATACATTCCTAAGATGCAATCAAATGGTTCAAACTTCAAACTATGCGATCCATAGAACTTGACAAAAGCATCATATTGCAACTCATGATTGAGAACCTCTTCAAAGAAGAAGGCAGAAGTGGCAGAGTATCGACCTGTCAGTTTGATGATCATATCGTCGGGTTGAATATGATAGTGTTCGATAACGGCTTGAAGATCCATTCGTTCCACCATTCCTTTATTAGAATATCCTCGATGATTGTGATCGGTATAGAGTACCGGAACAGAACGCCCATTATGCTGAAAATGGTCTAAACAGGTTTTCCTCGATCCATTATTTTCAACAATAATGGGATGGATAGAGGATGAAAGATATGCCAAGGTTTGTGTAATGGCAGATTGATATTCTTGTTCTCGTTGAGATAACCGGAACTCATATCGATTTTGAAGAGAGGTCGTAAAGATAAGATAAATCATTTCCGTTGTTCTATTTGAAGTGTCTGAAGAAGTTGTTTACACTCTGCAAACGCCAATCGGTTGCAGACATAGGCGTTATAAAAGTGCTTGTGATGATTTCCCCGATTCACAAATGTACTCTTGCAAAAACGACACTGTAGGGGTTTATCTCCTGTGATGGACTGTGTCAACAATTCATCCAAAAACATATGGATAGGAAGAGCGGGAGTTCCATACTCTTCATGATTTGGAAGTTCCATCCATCGTTTGCACATTTCTGTCATTCCATAATGCGACTCAAGATCCTCTTGGGTACGATATCGCTTGAAACACCCTGAACATTCGAACTTCTTATCCATCTTCGCTTTTGTCTTTGCATCGATCTCGATATCAAGATCTCCAATGATAGGCTTTCTTCTTTTGGGAGGTTCTTCCTTTACTTCTTCCTTGATAATTTCCTGTATGATAGGCCGTGGTTCTTCTTTGATTTCATCCGTCCCTCTTTTATGGCGTACCGTTTTATTGGATCGTTTACTACGATGATGATCTTCAAAGATCGAGATCATAGGAACCACCGCCGGTTCTGATCCAACACGGGTCTTTGAGGATAAACTGGATAGGAGAGTATAAAGACGCTGGTACTCTGTCGAGCTCGAATTTGTGCTCATTACGAATGATTACACGTCTCGATTTTAAACTTGTTTATTCGCGAAATTACTGTTCCTCGAAAATACATGTTCTTATCATACTATTATTAGTCTACCTCTTCTACCTTCGGTCCCTTAGGATTGGTTTGAACACCTGGGCTTACATTGACACCTGGACCCATATGGACACCCGCCGAATCTGCGCCAGGTGATCCCGCATTCTCATACATCTTTGTCATGATGGGACGGATCTTCTCCTCATAGGCCTTCTGCTTGTCTGAGTATGCCTCTTTCTCGTCATCGGGATGCGCATCGAGCCAATCGATTCCCTCCTGAACCCACCCCTCGACCTCCTTAACGGTTTCGGCACCAAGAGTCTCCTTCACCTTATCCTCTCGAACCGCGTTGCGAGTATTGTAGAGATATGCCTCCAACTGATTCTTGGCATCAACACGCTCCATACGAACCTTGTCTTCTGCCGCATGCTTCTCCGCCTCCTGTACCAAACGCTCGATGTCTTCCTTGCTCAAACGACCCTTGTCATTGGTAATGGTAATTTTGTTCGATTTACCTGTCGACTTCTCCGCAGCGGATACATTCAGAATACCGTTCGCATCCACATCAAATGACACCTCAATCTGAGGAACACCGCGAGGCATAGGAGGAATGCCCTCTAGCTTGAAATCACCGAGACGATTGCAATCACGAGTGAACTGACGCTCACCCTCGTACACCTGAATCAACACACCTGGCTGATTATCGGCATAGGTCGAGAACGTCTGTGATTTCTTGCAAGGGACCGTCGTGTTGCGCTTAATCAACGGAGTCATGACACCGCCCGCGGTCTCCAGACCAAGAGACAGAGGCGCAACATCCAACAAAATCAAATCCGAAGTGCGATCGGTAGTATGCTTGCCCGCCGTCAAAATGTGCGCCTGGACCGCCGCGCCATATGCAACGGCCTCATCGGGATGTACCGAATCATTCAGCTTCTTACCATTGAAAAAGTTGCTGACGAGTTCACGGATCTTGGGAATGCGTGTCGAGCCACCCACCATGACAATCTCATGAATGTCTGTCTTGGACATATCCGCATCGCGCAGAACCTGCTCCAACGGCGCAATCGTGCGACGAAAGATAGCATCACAAGTCGACTCAAAACGGGCACGAGTGATCACCAGATTCAGATCTAGACCGTTCGCCAAACCGTCCACTTCAATGGTCGCCTGAGTCGAGCTACTCAGGGATCGCTTGGCACGCTCACATGCGGTTCGCAAACGACGTAGGGCGCGTGTATTATCCTTCAAGGAAGTTCCCTTGTTCTTCTTCTCAAATTCCTGGACACACCAGTCGACCATCATGCAATCAATGTCCTCGCCACCAAGATGAGTATCACCCGCGGTTGCCTTCACCTCAAAGACACCGTCGTCGATGGTGATCAATGATACATCGTGAGTACCACCGCCACAGTCAAATACGATAATATTCTGTTCGCCCGTCTTTTTCTTATCCAGACCATACGCCAACGCTGCAGCGGTTGGCTCATTGATGATACGAAGTACATTCAGACCCGCAATGGTACCTGCGTCCTTTGTCGCCTGACGCTGAGAATCATTAAAATAGGCGGGAACGGTGATGACCGCATCCTTCACCTCTGAGCCCAGATAGGCCTCTGCCGTCTGCTTCATCTTGGTAAGAACCATCGCGGAAATCTCTTCAGGCAAGAACAACTTTTGCTCTCCCTTGAACTCCACACCAATTCGTGGCTTGTTATCAGAACCCGCCGCAACGGTGAATGGCCACAGAGCGCGATCCTTTTGAACCACTTGATCGTCGAATTTACGACCAATGAGACGCTTGGCGTCAAACACGGTGTTATTTGGATTGGACGAAATCTGATTCTTGGCGGCATCTCCAATGAGACGCTCTGTGTCAGTAAAGGCGACATAGGAGGGAGTCGTGCGATTTCCATGTTCGTTTGCAATCACTTCGACACGGTCATTTTGGTAAACAGCCACGCAGCTGGTAGTCGTTCCCAAATCAATTCCAATGGCATATGAAGTCATTTCTGATATAGTACATGGGTGTAATTCTTAAGTTCTTTTATGAGATCCTATCAGGTTTCATAACATAACTAAAAAAATGTGAAACATTATACAACCGCGCGACCCTTATTTTCCTTCCAATCCTTCTCATTTCGATCGACCTTCTCATTTCGATCCACTACCGATTGTAGAACATAGGATGTCATTCCTACCTGCTTCATTTCATAGAGGAGAGAATTGGTATCCTTTGGAAAGCAAGTTCCACCATACCCCCTCTTTCCATCGTGACCTGGAACAAAGCTGTGCGATGAACCGATACGATCATCTAGTGTCGCTGCATGACGAACTGCCTCATACTCGATTCCCTGTGCTCGACAGAATTCCTCCATTTCATTGCAAAAAGATACCTTCGTCGACAAATAACAATTCCGAAAATACTTGATCATTTCTGCCTCCTTGTTTGTTCGAAAAACTACATGGCTTGATTTGATAAGATCTTCTTCTACCGCGTAGTGAAACATTTTTTGGATGGTATGTTTGAATCGCTCTTCGTGCTCGTTGGATAATGAACCCACGATCCAATGTTTACAATCGATCACATCTTGAATGTAGTTCTTTTCGGTCAGAAATTCGGGCATGAAATAACAACCGAGACGATCGCATGTTCCAGGAGGAACCGTCGAACGAACCACAATAAATGTTTTGGAAGAATCGATGATTTTCTGCAGGTCTTGCACTACCGATTCCACGAGAGAGAGGTGGCATTTTCCAGAGGATTCCATTGGAGTGGGAACGCACACAAAAATCACTTCACATTTGCTCATATCAGAAAGCGTGGTTCCAAGAGGAATGCAACCTTCAGGGCGAATGTCATACACTAAGGTACGAAGATTCCATCCACTAAATTGTTGAGTTGCTTTACCAACATATCCGTTTCCAATGATTCCGATGTTCATTATCTAGTATGAAGAAAGTCGTATTTAAGCCATGGATTGATCCATCGAATCTGACAGTTGCTTTGTATACGCATCTTGGTTATTTCGAAGAAGAAATGCGATCCGTTGCCATGGTTGTCGTTGAACATAATCAAATACATCATTCATGGTAATGGATTTTTTACGAGACAAATACATTCCATGAAGAGCATACAAATGAGGATGAAACATTCGATCAATTTCCTGAATGGGTGTCGATCGACGAACGTGCACGTCCATGTAGAGCCCATGTAGATATTGGATCATATGATTCAAAAATTGCGTATAGAATTGAATAATGGTTTGATCCTCTGGATAATATTGCATATAGTACAAAATCAAATTATTCTGATACAATGGAACAAACCGATCCAGTACATGGGCGGCATTTCCACGAAGATTCTTTACCATGGAATATTTATTGGATCGAAATCTCCAACGATTTCCTTCCTTGTCTTTGATAACAATACCCTGAAAATGCCACGGCTGTTCTTCTAGAATGGTTTGAATCCATGTTTGAAGATAGGTTATCTTTTCATCCGCTCCACCGATGGGAATGGAGCGAAGATTGTCTCGAGACTGAAAGGTTGAATGATTCTCTTCAAATTGAACGGATCCATCTTCATACACAATCGTCTTATGAATTAAAAATGCCCGATTTTCGGCTATGGGGCTAACAATACGATGTTCCTTATGTTGAACCAAAAAGCTATATCCACATGCAATTTCCTTCTTTTCCGGATCAGGACGGTCCCACTGCTGAGATTCATCTTGAATAAAAGATTCCAATGACTCATCTGTATTTTTGATACAAGCTGTATGAGCTTCCATAAACAACTCTCGAAAGGATTTGGATGAATAGAACTGTCCGGATGCGTTCAGCTTAGAACGACTGCAAATGTGCAATGCATTGTCTCCCACGGTGGTATAACAATTAATCATAAATCCATCCAAAAGTTCTTGACATACCATTCCTGCATCAATGGCCTGCTGTGTAGTTTGAACGGGTAGATCCGCGCTCATTGCTTTGGGAGGGGCAATGCAAAGTGGACGATTAGTTTCCGTATCCCATACAACCGAACGAAACCAGCGACTATGAGGTAAATTCATATTGGATACTCCCTTTTCATATCGAATCATGCATCGCCCTGATTGGTCATAATCTACTACACGAAAGGATCCACCCTCTTCCGATTCCAAAAAAGCCTCCAATGTACTCCATGTTGGGTATTGAGTAATCAACTCTGAAAACGTATGATTACGATACGAAAATGACATGATTACGCTATTATCATGACATTCTATTTCTTTATATTGGAGTGTTTTTATCGTTCGATAGAATCTCTAGTAAAAGATAGGGAAGATGGAGGAGCCACTACAAGCCGATGAAATACAAGAACTCCCTATCCATGTATCAGCCACGGAGCCAGTAGAAATGGAGCGTGTACCGAGCGAGGAAGAAGTCGCTGCGGAAATGGCGCGTCCTTCATCGGTACAAATCTCCCCGACGGAACCCTCTTCGGAAGAGGAGGATCCTATGGCATTTATTATTGAATTGGGAGATTACGTAGTCATTGAGACAACCACATATGGAAGAATTGAAGGTACGGTATATTATCGAAGTCTAGAACGAATCAGTATCAAGCCGGCGGGTGTATCTCACTACCTCCATCATTTCAAGGTAGAACAAACGGATGAAGGGGAAATGTACGATGAAGCCGATGGAGTCATTGATACCTTCATCATTGATAAACGCAAACAATCCACGTTTGTGGAGCAACAGAACTTTCGCGTAGGTCAAATGGTAGATACCTTTACTTCCGACCGCGAACCCTATCGAACCTTTAAAATTATCGATGTATCGACAGAGGATGATTCAATCAAACTGGAAGATCCAGAAGATACAGAACATCCCATCGATCTTATTTTTAACGGTATTGGCATTGAATCGGATGAACCGATTGCCATTATTCGAATTCGACCTTCTCTTCCTGTAGAAGAATTCTCATCAGAAGTTCTGGAAGACATCCCATTGGAAGGAGAAGACGTGGAAGAGGTTATGGAAGAAATTCCTCTTGGGATTAAGGAAATCGGCGTGATTGAAATTACTCCTCCTAAAATCTTTAAAGAGGCTGCAAGTTATGAACAGCGCATTCCAGACGATCTTCAACGAATTGATGCAATCAATGATTTTCTTTCAGGATTGGACCCAGTTGTTCAAAAAGATCCACGAACCCTGCGCACCATTCGTATTTTAGTGGAAACCTTATTTTATTTGAAGCAGGGAACCATCTCTTATCGAAAGGACGGATCCATACAAGGCCCTCAATCCGTGTCTGTCTCTTTTCTTTCTGATTTGATTAAACGTTCTCATGTTCCTATGGGTCGTCCTGTTCTCATGGTTTCGAAGAAAGAGTATTCCATGAGTGAAGAATTGGACATGCTAGAAAAGCCAGATGAAAGCGAACAACGTGTAGACGGAGATAAAGTATATTTCGAGAAATTCGAGGATGAATTGATACAGATGAATGCATATACTAGTAAGGTTGTTTCAACATCGTCTAGTAAAGGCTCATCGGTTGCGGAATGGAAAGACCAACAGGATTTCATTCAACGATTTTTGAATCCATGGAGATCGACCAGTGAATCCACGTGGAAAGCATTGGAAGATTCCGATTTTTTCCGAATGAGTCCCCCATTGACTCAGCAAGTAGGAAATGGAATCCATGAACTTCAATCGGTTGTTCCAGGATATGTCGCCAGCCACATGGAAGGTCTCAATCTGGTATTCGATCGAGTTTCCTTGGCCATGGAGCGAGCCCTCGGACCAACCTATCGTAAAGGAAAAGACCGCTCGAAACAAATCTTGGTAGGAGAAGATGGTGCTCGGCTACTTTCTTATATTATGTTTCCTGCCCGTCTAGCAAATCATTTAGGACGCACTCGTTCCAGACAATTGGCAGTAGACAGTTATCGAAGCCAACTCCCTCTCAAAACTATGAAGATGATCATTGAGGAAATGGGAGAACCCAAGGAAAACGGAACATCAAATGATGCTCTACTTCTTTCAAGCGATGATGTGGGTGAAATTTCCATCGCCGATTATGTGTCTGGAATGACCATTCCATCTCTAGGATTTGGGGATGCCATGGATGCCCTTGATCAATATGGTATGGAAGATTTAGAGCTGAACTCGGATCTAAGCGATGCGCTTCATCAAAAGATTGAAAAATATCAAGAACAGTTGATCTCGGCTCTGGCTTCCTTTCGTGAAATCCTTTCATCTAAGGAACCACAGGATCCCAAACCGAATCCGATGCTTCCCAATCCAGAGTTCTTCAATATCATTTTGAATGAGCCCATGTTGCGTTCAGAATTGGAGGAGTATAAGCGTGTCAATCCCTCGTTGGCCACTTCAGACATTGGACAAGTTAGTCATTTGATGAAACATGTCTCTAACTATTTTCAGGTTGCCGCTGGACAAAATAAAGTATTGGTGGGAACTGCATTCTTGCAAGCAGGATTAACTGAATATTTGAAGCAATTGAAAATTGCAAACCTGATTCGATACAACCAAACCCATGCAGGAGAGCGTCCGAAAAAGAACATGTGCAAACATGTCGCAGATCTGGTCAGTGTTCGAAAGATTCATGACGATAGTGAGCGATTTCGTGAACTAACCCAATTTGTTAAACGGTATCAGGGTGTTCGTACAAGCAATTGGACAGATTGCCGTGTATGCAAGGAACATTTGATCTGCATTCACGAACGTCTTCAACTTCAAGCCTACTTGAATCCAAAAGAAAAAGAGACGATCGAAAAGCAGATTATTCTTACTTGCTCAGGTGGTCAATTTCAAGGAAAATACATTTGCAGAAATTGTGGTCAGACCCTTCGTGATTTAGATTTTGATAATAATTTGGAGTTTGATGATGATGGTAAACCAAAATCGGGTCGTTCCGTGGTAGTAGATGACGATGCGGTTCTCGAGGAAAAACTTAACTTATTGGTAAGTGTTCCAATTGAACCATCGCAGAAACAAGAACTTGAACTTACACAAGATGAAGTGAAATGCTATCATGTGATTCGTGAATTGGCAGAGCGTGTAGGTGTACAACTGGAGAATGAAGGCTATCGTACCGTCATTGACGATGTTATGCGATTTATGAATCAACTCTCTACACGTGAAGAATATGGAACAAAGAAGAAGATTGCATACGAGGTATTTGTGGTACGATTCCTCATTACATCTTGTGCCGCCTTTTTATTGGTAGAGATCCAAACTAAAATTCCATCGTATGTCATTCGATACACATTGATGGGATGCAATAATCCTGGATTTGATGGTTATCCTTTGGAGAAGGAAAAGAAGAACATGCAGGGAGTGGAGTACATGGCCTGTGCCATTTCTTCGATTATGAGAAAGGAGTCTCCATGGGGAAATACAGGATTTCAATCGGAGCCCGATGACATCAAGCGTATGAAAGGAATTGTGGCATACATTGATAATATTCTATCCATGTCAGAACATAATGCAGTCATTCAAGGAAGACTATCCATGAAACGACGCTACTTGCTAGATGTATTTGGAAAATCAGCCGATGACCAGAGTGGATATTCAAAGGAATCGATCATGCCTACCTTTCTACCAGAGCAGGTTATCCTTACTCCAGAGGAAGCGGCCAAACAGGTCATCCATAAAGAGGTGATGGAAGCGATGGGAAGCAGTGGTCGTGCAGCGTTGATGAAATTGTGGATTCGTCAGGCACATTTGGTAGCCAAGACATCGGCCAAGTTAGTGAAGGGATCTCCTCTTTCGGAAACAACGTGTTGTACCGCTCCCGTTTCGACACCAGGTATCTTTTGGAAAGAACAAGAAAACTTTCCTGAAATGCAACCAAGACAATTGACTCCCAATCAACAAGGATCTTTCCTTCTGACCGACTTTCGTCCTCGTGATGCAAGCGTGGGTGTGATTGAGCCAAATAAGGATTTGTATTATCGCCTGTTTTTGAAGTGTTGTTTTACGGGTCCACGAGTTGGACATCTTCATGAACCAGGTCTTACTCATCGATGTACGTGGTGTGGATTTCAATTTCCAGGTCATCCAAAGGTCATTGATACCAACACAGAAGGTCGTGGTGCACTTTCTGAAGTCAAGACCACCACAGAAGAGTTTAATAAGTTGTTGGATCGCATTCATGAAGTGAACCGTGTTGAACCAATTAAGAAAAAGGAAATTTCTTCCTTGAATGATCTAATGGAACAATTTGGTTCTGTTTCACCCCCACCCTTTCCAGAATGGAAGGATGTCATTGCTCATACTACCGAGGAGTTCATGAAACTACCCCATGACGCAGGTAGAGATGATATTGCCATTGCGGCAGGACGTATTTCCACCATATCGGGAGAGGCGGAAGCGATGATTTTTCAACGTAGAACCATGGCGGCCTTTCGAACTCTCATCCAAGAACAAATTACAGAACTTTCTTGGAATGATTTCTTCAATGTTCTTCAGAATTACTTCATTATTCCGATTCAACGATTCTTGGCCGAATTTAATCCAAAAGGATTTGCCATTACCATTGAAATGAAGAAGGAACTTTCGGAGACCCACACGTCGCAAGATCTTCAACCCATTCTCGATCGTGAATTAGAATTTATCAAGGCGAAATCCGCGGAACGAAAGAGTGAAAAATTAGAATTCGCACGAACCAAATTAGCTTATTGCTTGAAGCAATGGAGTGCCTTGTTGCCCTACAAGAACAGGATTCGTCCGATTGTGGTTCCAGGAAAGGAAAAGGCGCTCTTTTACATTCAGAAAGCCATGTTTTATGGCCCTCTTGCTTCTCTTCTTGATTCGGGAGAAGTGGTGGCGGGACTCAAGCAGGGGCGTAAATCAGCAATGGCAGCGGTCAGTGATCCGTCGGCCTCCTTTATTTTGGAAGTCATCACCTCTTTCTTGATGAAATATGGAAAAGAAAAAATGTCATATGATGAAAAGGAGATTAAAAATATGATTGCTATTCGTGATGAAAAAGAACGAGTAAATGTCGTTGCAGAATTTAATAAGTTATCGGATGAAGAACGTGCATTAGAATTACAAAACAAGAGACTTGGAATAGGAAAATGGGCAGTTGGTGGAACGAAATTGATTTATGCCTATGATAAGGACTATTATGATAAGGAACGTGAAAAACGCCTCGCAGCCGGCATTGTTGATTTTCCCGGATCAGCCAACGGCGAACTCGGTATGCCTCAAGGCAGAGAGTTGGATGATATAGGTCTTCGAGAGTATGGCGATGAAGAATACGAACAAGAGGGAGGTTATGATCAGAATCAGCATGCAGATGATGATGCTGAGTAATGATACAATTTTTCTATGTAGAACAATAAGGAATGTCCCTTCTCATCTATTCGGGATTGCTCTACCTACTGGGAATTTCCATCGTTCTGGCACTGAAGCCTGAGCTGATGTTCTCTACGGATGGGTCGTGGAAGGAATTTGGATTAGGGAGATCCAAGAAAAAGTATACCTGGATGCCATTCTGGTTATTTGCCATTATGTGGGCCATTTTATCGTATTTAATCATTTTAGTGATCGCAAGTGCAACTGGTTTGGGCGGAGTATCAAATACTGCTGACATAACCGTGAAACAAAACGTCATTGAACCTGAAAATGTCTCTCAAAAGGCATTATCGACTCCCTATCCAAAGAAGAAACCTCATTCACATCAAGACATGAAGAAAGGATATTATATATTGGATGAGGCCCAAACACAAATCAAAGGTGTACCCACCTATATGTATTTGGGTCCAGAAACTCCGAACCTCGTTTATCATGAATCGCCTATGGAAGGAGATGAGCATTAACACGCTGTTCCCTTCGCTGTACCGGTTACCATACCAAATAATAAGCCAAAAAAGGCATAAAAACCATAACACCACCCGGAAACGATTGGAAACTTATCTTCAACCGCTTTTAGGGTTCGTTGTGGTACACAGCATGGCGCAGCATTTTTAGCATTTTTAGCATTATTGGGGTTCGGTGGAGGTGTATCGTCGATATACATCGGGGCAACAACGGATGCAATGGGTATACGGCAGACATCGATCCACGAAATGCCTAATGCAATCCACACCGCGACTAATGTATACAATGATCCCAATAATGCATTCATTGCATTGACATGATCGCAATTTTGATAACTGAGATGGATTCCAAATGAAGACATCATTGCCAAAAATGGGATGCCTAACCATAATATAATCGAAAAATTACTACTCGCTGAATCTACGGATCGAAATAGCAAGATAATCATCATGACAATAAAGATGCCTGTAGGAACGGCAAGGGTCAAGATATCCATATCCGGTTGACTAATTAGTTTCAGAAATTATTTGGTACAATCTTTTCATGATTCCGCGGTATCAATGAGTCCAAATTAGGTAGGTAAAGTAGAGAATGTCGGATGGACTAAAAAAATTCTATGCTGGGCGAGAGAAACATGGCAAAGATCGATTTGATTATGATGCCGATGGAAACCTGGTAGAACGCAATAAACAGGGTATCGTCGTTAAAACAATTACCCTTCCTGTTTATCGTCCCACGACATTGGATGAAATCAAAGAGATGGATCAAACCCGAAACCGGGCCATGAAGGAAGCCATTGAGACATTTGATCGTGCCCGAATGGCATTATCAGAAGAATTGCAAAAAGGTGAATTTCGTGATCTAACGCGCGTTCTTGCATTGAATGAAGAAGTGGCCACCGCCGACATTCGTCTTCAAATGGTGCGATTTCCACAACGTACATTTGATCGGGAAGAACTTCAAATTCGTAAGATTGATTTTACCCAACCAAATGAAACACGTAAATTCCCTTATCCAACACTTATTCTTCGAACGAACCCATATCTAATAACGGAACAATACGTTCGTGTTGGTGAACCGGTAGAAAAACCATTGATCAGTGTGGAAGAGGCACGATCGGAACAAGTCGTGTTGTTTGGTGATGCCTCCAATGTCGATTATGGATTTTTGTCGCTGGATTGGGAGATTGCCCTGGACATTCAGTCGGCGGTAGATGGAAAATCAACCGTGTATCAGTCTGCTACACAGGCAATCTTGGGAGAATTGGCCAAATTCTTTCAGGATCAAGAACATTTGGAAAAGATCATGATGGCGGCAACGCCGGATGATATACAATACACGGTGGACGAAGTTCCAGGAAATCGTGATGAAAATGAAGTACGATGGAAGGACCAATATCAGCGATTATTATATGAAGTCAATCTTAAGAAATTTACGCAGTATCCTGAACTGGCTCTTCGATTATTACAAACGGGTCAAATGAGATTAGGTGCGTATAAACCAAAGGACAATCTAATTGGAATTGGATTGTCATCCGATGATGCAAGAGCAAAGAATCCCGCCATGTGGTCTGGTCAAAATCAATTGGGTGTGGTCTTGATGCGCATTCGTGATGCTCTTCGTGAACAACAAGAACAGCAGGCAAAAGCACAACAAGCCCAAGCACAGCCTGTTAAGAAATCCAGTCGAAAACCACGTCGTGCACCGGCATCCTTAGATGCAGCACAACCGCAAGATTCAACCGCATCCGCAGATGCACAAGCCGTGGTAGAGCCTATCGCATCAAAGAATACCGTACCCGTAGAGCAGAATGCAGCAACCGCTCCTCTTGCCGTACCACCTTCCTCTGTTGCAAATATGATTTCATCGCAAGCATCGCAGGCACCGCAAGCAACAAGAACAATCCGTCGCAGACCTCAGATTGGTTCAATCGAGTAATTATTTACTAAGAGGAAAGTCCTTCATCTTTGATTCATGCTTGTCGCAATCCACCTTATTGGCACGATAACGATAGCAGATGCCATTCTTGTCTTTATATATGGTTTTATCCGCAGTGGCAGGATTGGGATATTTGTATACCACGCTTTGTTCGGGTTTTACAAAAATAACAGCAATGATACCAATCACAATACCGATAAGTAAAGGAACTAATTTAATGTGTTTGATCATCTTTATTTAGGTCCAAGAAAATATAATGATGAAACAGGAATCATGAATCTGTCGAAATTATTACATGATGATAATTTTAATGTGTTTTTTAGTCTTGTGTTGGGTATCGGATTAATGTGTTTGTTTCGACCCATTTGCACGGGAAAGGATTGTACGGTTAGCAAGCCCCCCTCTGAAAAGGATTTTGAGAAGTATGTGTATCGTCTAGGCGGTTCGTGTTATGAATTTAAAACGGAAGTCATCGAATGCCCCACATCCGGTGCGATTGAAGCCTTTCAAAGCCATGAGAACGGAAGCCAGTTTTCGAGTCGTCGAACCCCCATTCAAAAGTGCGATTCGTTCTGATAAAGGAATTCTCACAAAATCAGAGAAATGGCAACGGCAGGTACGTTATTAAGTGATCTCGATAGTAAGACTCCGGTACTTAGTAATAAGGATGATGATCTAGTTAATAAGATCTTGGCCGATATGAATCTTCCTAGTCCTTCAAATCCCATTATGAATTCGCCACCTCCTTCCGGTAATGGTGCGAGAATGATTAGTGCACCCAATCCAAACAGTACTTATCCTATGTCATCTGATCCAGCAACGGCTACGGCACACATGATTGGCAAGGAATATCCAACCACGGCGGATTTTGCAAATCTAATGCATGCACCCAGTTATTCACATGGTGGTTCAATGTATGCTCAGGTCTCCCCCCACATGGTCGCTCCTCAACCCACATTGGTAGAACCGGCTCATGTCAACATGTATGGCGAACTTCTTTCTCAAGCCAAACAACCCCTTCTTGTTGCAATCATTATCTTTTTAGTGAGTCTTCCTATTATCAATGTGTTAATTGGTCATTATCTTCCATCATTGCTGCGTCTTGGTGGAGATTTAACTACGGTAGGATTGGTGGTGAAATCATTAGTAGGTGGTTTCTTATTTTGGTTTATTCAAAAGATATTGGTTCCGCTCATGTCGTAGAAAAAAGTTTCCTAATCCGCATATAGAGAATGCACTTCAACGACACCACTCATAAGATTTCTTTGGCCGTGCTGGGCATAACCGTGTTGTATATCTTGGCATATTCCGGTTTAACAGGTCTATTACTATCCTCTGCGGTGGCATTGATTGCTGCGGCGTTTATTGATCCATTGGAACTTGTGGTTGCCCTCACTGTCATTTTTGTATTATTTTACACACTCTATTTGAAGAAGATTTTGAAGAGCATGGAACCCTTTCAAGATGGAGGAAAGGTCATTGTAGATCGATTGGCGGGAATAGAGAGCAAGTATCATCAGGCCCCACAGGCATTGAAGAATCCTCGTAAGGAGCCAGCGGGTGTCTATGATCCAGCGATTGAAGGATTTGAAGATGTTCAACCCCAGGTGTCAAAGGATGGAGAATCTGCGGATAGTTCTTCGGCGCCCACCCAGGCCACTCAGGATCAAGTGGATCCCGATCACGTTCAGGCCGTTTCGAGTTCGATTGATGCAAAAGATGTGGAGAAAGATGAGATCAAATCCGCAACAGGTGTCCTATTCAAGAATGGTCAAATGCCATCCGAACATGCCGATGGACCCAAGTTGGATGCAGGAAAGACCATTATGAAGGCAATGGAGTCATTTGATTCGGATACGGTATCCAATATGACTACGGATACAAAGAAACTTCTTGAAACACAAAAACAACTGATGGGTATGCTCACTCAAATGCGCCCCGTTCTTGCCGATGGAAAGGAACTCCTTCAAACCTTCTCAGGTATGTTTGGAAACAGCAATGGTGGTGGTAGCGGAATGCCATTTAAATTATCATTGTAAAGAGCGATCTCTATTTTATATTATCAAATCGATTTGTATCACAACTCGATTGGTGTATATTCCTGTGTTACCATAGATTATGGCGCGCTGTCCACCAGGAGTATTTTGTTTATCAGACGGTTTAGGAACCGTTCTTCTCGTTGTATTTGTCATCCTGATTGTTGCCCTTCTTGGTGCGATTTTCTATCGTCTATCTTCCCCACTTACGACTCCTATTATGATTTCCTCTCCACCCGCTCAACAGGCTGCGTCCACTACGATTATTAACAAAGGAGGCGATTCCCGTTATGATCGTGCTCCTCAACCGTTGCGTGATTGGATGGCACCTCCTGAATTTCCACCTCGAGGTGGACTTACCTCTCTTCCTATCAACATTCCGACACAAGGTCTTCCTGAATCCTTTCAGTCGGTTGGAATTATCAATGTAGGAGATCAAGTTCTACCATTATACGGAAGAAGAACCGCAGGAGGAAGCGATCGTTGGAACTATTATACAAGAACGGATACCTATAATCCTGTTCCTGTTCCTGTTCAATTTCAACGCCGTGATTGCATGGATGACGTGGGTTGCCAAGAGATTATGTCAGGGGAAGATGTAAAGATCGATGCTCTTCGAAAGGAGGGAAAGACAAATATTTATCGATTTGATGGTCCCAAATATATTCCAGGAATCATATAGAAATGAAAACAGGACATGCTCTGATTCTTTTAACAGTTGTGGTCATCATTGGAATTGTATATATGGTACAAATTCGATCAGGTTTATTTTCGACTCTTCCTTCTTTGGAGATTCAGCCAGAAGAGGCCAAATTCAAACGGTTCGGTCTCATCATTGATGTTCGTACACCCAAAGAACGTGAAGAACTAGGATTTTATCCCAATTCCATTCCGATTGCCATTCAGGATTTACTAAAGGAGATTCCAGAGTTGATTGGATCAGGTCTTTCTAGTAAAAATACGTCGATTCTGGTGTATGATAATGGAGATCGTCGTGCACATATCGCGGCAGAAATGCTGTATGATATGGGATATCATAAGGTACATTATCTTTCCAGTTCGTATGATCGCATGCTACCAGGTCGCTCGTAATCTTCTACCTTTTTTCTAGAGACAGGCAGATGTTTTGCCCATCGGATGTATCTACGGGCTTGGTTCAAATTGTAGGACCGATCCAACAAACGGATCTTACTAGTATTACGGTAGCCGACGCTCCTGTATCCATCTCGTTTGGGTCTTCCATCCCAAGTATGGATGGAAATCATATTCACGTCGATTCTTCTACCACTCAGACGACATCTCGCTATAAAGGTAAAACGTTTACATTGATGGATATTCAGATTTGTACCGTAGCACACAAAGGATATCATCTTCCAGGAATGACCGATGAACCGATTGCAGAAATGATATTATCGTTTGTTCCCTCTTCCACTCCGTCCGATCGAGCGGAATATTCGGGTATGTTGATGTGTTTTCCAATTTATGTATCGGGGCCGAATCATCATGATTCTTATCTGATGTATGCGATTTCTCCACAAGCAACGACGACCCCACCCTCTCTCAGCACCGTTTTTTATGATACTCCATCGGATTCGACACAGACCTCTCTGGCCTACAAAACATGTTTTGAAACGATCGATTCAAAAGGAGAGGCGGATTCAAAAAGTCTGTATGTTATTGTTTTCCCTCATGGAATATGCAATACTTCACTTACTTTATTGGGATCATCCCTTCCTTCCTATAAGGTTCCCATTCCGATTCGAGGAACGGGTGCTACGGTGTTAAGATATCGTTTCGATGATGAAGGAAATAAAACATCTACGGCTAATTCGGATGAGGGTGTATTATACACCACACAATTGTCGAGTTGTTCCGATGAATTTAAAAAACGTATCGAACATTTTACCATTCCACCTGGTCTTCCTTCCTCCTCAAAATTGTCCTCCAAGACATCTAAACCTCTCTATAAACCTGCCCAGTATAAATGTGTTCCTTTCGATCAATTACGCGACATGTCAGGGGAATATGTTAAATTGGGAAGCAAAAACATGGAGCAGATCATGAATGAACAACAACAAGCAAAACAAGCACAGGATAAAGAAACAGCCTCTTCTTCCTCTACGGATTCAGATTCTACGGATCTTGCATTGGAAATTATTGGAACAGGTATTGGAATTGTTGTTATTTCTGCAATTGCATATCAAATCTGGAAATTGAATAATGAATGATTAGATTAGGAATATGGTGGAACTATGGTTTCTTTTGATTAGCATCGCCATGTTATGCATTTTTATTTATTGGAGTCAACATGATCCAGTTGAATCGTTTGAAAATTCTACATCATTGGAGGTATGTCCTTCTGGATACAAATCATTTTATCAATCAAACGGATCCATTCTTTGTTGCGACGGAGAAATTGTAGCCAATCAGTGTATGGGCAGTCATCCCTGTACCCTATCAGGAGCTGGAACACCGGATCTTCCCAATTGTTCGGCGGTCATACAAAATGATTATCAAGAAAAAGGATCTCAATGTCCTATCTCTATGCCGTCGTATTTTGAAGATCGATCCGCCAAGAAGAAAGGGTGCACAAAAGGAGATCTTAATTCAACTCTAACAGGCCCCAAACAAGCGACGCAACCTACATGTATGATTTACCCAACGATGGAGCAAAATACAAATGAAAAAGATAGTTGTTCAAACCAAAAAGAAATGGATGAATTTCCTTGCTTTGGATTGAACTGTACGAAGGAATTGGTTCGTGTCGCTCCAAATCAACCGATTAAGATTTCTGTTGGATTTACCGATTCTTCAGGAATGCATCACGTTGCGTATACTCGTGCATCGATGGAACGCTTTTTGAATGTTTCCAACCCTAAATGGAGAGATCAAGGAATTGACCTTTCCAAGAATATTAATGTGGCAGAAGTCGCAAAAGCATTATATGTAGATAAAACCCTGTCGCAAGACGATGTACAAATCTGATGATTACATCTTATATTTTCCCCATACCATTCCTCTTCCGACGGCATATACTTCGGAAGAGTCATGAGAAATCGTTCCATGTAGAGCAGCTTCTGCCCATGCCTTTGATGGCCCAATTGACCATTCTTGTTGCAAATGAATATGAAACAGAACATCGTCCATGGCAACCACCGTTTGAGCGTGAGCGAGAGATTTACAGTTCATAATGTCGGCCATGGCGATTTCATACGTATGACCCCCATCAATAAAAATGAGATCAAATCGTGCATCAGGATGGGATCGAATATACTCGGGAATGGTTTGTGTGCTATCTCCTAAGATCAAGGTATGACGCCCTGGAAATTTACGATCGATGTATTCTTTGGCATGGGGAACACTCTCACGTACGTTTAGATCAAAACTGACCACATTGGCAAGAGAAGAAGACAGAAAAGTGTGCGCGGAATGTCCTGCGTTAAATCCAATTTCTAATATATTTTTATATTCGATATTGGAACATAGTTGTTGTAAGCGTTCGGTTTGTTTGGAAAGATCGCCTGAATTTCCTTCATAATCCTTTACTTGATTCTTTTCAAGATAGGCGGATAGGCTCATTCTATCATATAGATAATATGGAACTTTATATTACTATATTTCGTAATTAAGCAACGGTTTCGACTCCATCTAGATGACCCAATCCTAGTTCTTCATATAGATGCTGGGAGGCAGAAGGAGATCCATCACGATATACCGTGGAAAGAACCGTTTTTTGGTTGATGCTAGAATCAACCGGTTCAAATTCATCGGATGCAGATGAACTGCTGGGGCTGTATTCTACTTCAAAGTCGTCCGCGGAATCAAAGGGTGCAACAGGAACATTTGTTTGGGGAAGAGAGGCTTGTTGAACCGTGGCTTGGGGATGACGAGGAACTTCCATTTCGTCGAGTTTCTGTGTGGCAAGGGTAGCTTTGCGGCGATTGCGCTCCATGTAAAGGGCCGCAAACGCCATGAAACAAAAGAGCCCTGCCGTAGGACCAATATGAATGAAATAGAGTAAGGCGATCACCATGATAACACGTACCAGAAGATGGTCTAATAACAATAAAAGGGATGTGGGTAGAAAGGAGGAGGCAATAATCACCACCGCAAACAAAATGAAATAGAATAATTCGGATGAATTCATTTCCTCTGTATACTGTTCATAAATTTGACGTTCTTAGAATACCATAGACAAGAGTAGATTGAAATGTCAATTCAGGATAAAAATCGTGTTCTAACTGTGAAAGGATATGCCATCAAGAAATCTTCCTTGAGTGATATTCAAACTCATTATTTGCGTTCAGAATTGACGGTTGCACCCAAAGTGATGGACAAATTTCAAAAGATGACTCCTCATTTTCCAATTTACTATGAATCCAGTACTCGTTTCTATGTTCCGAGACATTGGGGGAAAAAACAGTTTGGCGAACCGGAAGTGGATATTGTTCCAGAAGGTCTTCCTCTCCCTTCTGCAATCTCCTTTCGAACCACCTTTCCTCCTCATGATTTTCAAATCGAAATTATGAATCTGTTTCTGGAGAAGGGTGCCAATGGATTGATTTGTGTTCCTTGTGGTTATGGAAAAACATTTATGGCATTACATTTGGCAGTTCAGATCAAGAAACGATTCTTGATTGTGGTTGACAAGGAGTTCTTGATGAATCAATGGAAATCGGAGATTGAGAACTTTATCCAAGGTGCAAGGGTAGGTATCCTTCAATCCGCAAAAGCACAAATTGAAAAGGAGAAATATGATATTACCATTTGTATGATTCAAACCATTTGTCGGCGTGAATTTCCTGATGGATTCTTTGAGGAATATGGTCTAACAATCTTTGATGAATGTCATCATTTGGGGGCAGCCTACTTTTGTCAGGCACTCAAGAAGATTCAGACGAAATTCATGCTGGGTCTCTCGGCAACACCAGATCGCGAAGATGGTCTGACGCGAGTCTTTGAGGCATTCTTGGGAGATCCAGTGTACAAGAATACACAGCGTGCACCGGATGCGGAAGCAGTAGTCAAGGCAGTATGGTTTGATTCAGAAGATCCTGCATACAAGGAGATTCCTGTGAATTGGAGAGGTGAACCGATAACGGCAAAGCTGCTGAATCAGGTGGCAGAGTGTGAAGTGCGAAATCAAAAGATAATGAAAATCTTGGAAGAATATGCGCGGGATCCAAAACGGTTTATTCTCATTCTCAGTGATCGAATTTCACAATTGGAATGGTTTGAAAAAGCACTACAATCTACCCCGTTTCGAACGGGATATTATATTGGAGGAATGAAACAATCGATTTTAGATGACAATGCGGATAAATGCCAAATCTTATTGGCAACCTATCAGATGGCATCCGAGGCCTTTTCCGTGAAGAAACTAAATACAGTTATCTTGGCTACACCAAGAAAGAATGTTCAACAGTCAACCGGTCGTATCTTTCGAGAGCGAATTGAAGAACGAAAAGTGGCTCCCCATATCATTGATGTGATTGATTCCCATGATTGTCATCTTCGAAGGTGGTTTGTTCGTCAACGATTCTATAAAGAATGCAAATATACCATTCATCATATTGATCGGCCGAAGAAAGGAAAGACAGAGGAAGAGAAAGAGGAAAATGAGGAGAAAGAAGATGAGTTCCTTATTCAATTGTAAAAATATAAATATACATAATAATGACAACCGTTTGTTCAAATGTATTTTCAAGTGATACTCTACATGACATGATGCAAAATGATCATGTTCTTTCAGCATTATATGAATTAAATCATTCAACGAAGGAAGTTGTTTCATTTACTGTTCCAATAACGGATTCGATTCGAATCTCTCTGCACAATGCGATGCATCTCGATTTATCGAATGTTGTCCATCTTCCCATGAGATGGATTAAAGGAGATACGGAGTCGCATGTGGATGTTGGTCCAGTATCTTTTGATAAAACGTATCTCGTTTATCTTAATGATAATGCAGGTGAATTCATTATAGATACACAATCTTATGCGATAACTTCTAACACTGGGTTCATTTTTAATGAAGGACTACAACATCAAACCAAGAATACAGGAACTGCACCTCGATTGCTATTAGGTCCGATGGATGCTTCAGGTAATCAAGTAGGTATTGTCTTTAGTCCACAATCTCTTAATTTTTTCCCAACACAGGCCGATGCTCAAAATATAACCAATCTGATATATCAAAATAGTGCATTTTACATTCGTAATTTGTCTCAAGATCCTGGTGGTTTTCCACAGACCTATAGCGCATGGGCAGTCGATGGAACAAATACAATTAGTGTTGGGTACAATAGTACACCTTATACATTAGGAGAGGATTTGCCAACGGATGGGTATACTGCAGGTGATGGTTTTGCACAATATTATCTCTATCCCACTTTTATAATCTATTATGGATCGGTCCATGATATTCAATATGATATTAACCAACTTTCTAATTCATCGACTTCCTATACGGTCAACACGATTAATGGAATTTCCTATTGGCTTATTCATTCTAGTAGTACAGGAACCTCTTCTCAAAATAATGTTTATGCTACAGGCGATACCTTATCGACAGGAGGAACTTACTATTTGTATCCTTCGCCCCTATTGAATTATTATGCTACACAGGCGGATGCTCTATCCAAAACGAATTCAATTGGAACTTCGGGTTATACAGTGGGCACCTTCGGCGGGTTTAATCGATGGAGAATTGCATCCAATAGTACAGGAACATCCTCTCAGAACAGCGTATATTCATCAGGCGACGACTTGAATTCAACAGGAGTATATTATCTTTACCCTAATGCACCCTGTTTTTTACAGGGAACACAAATTCTTTGCCAGATTAATGGAATCGATACCTATCAGGCGATCGAAACATTAACAAAGGGAATGTATGTAAAAACAAGCGCACACGGATACCAAAAAATCGAATTGATTGGAAAAGGAACCATTCAAAATCCTGGAAATAATACGCGCATTCAAAATCGATTATACAAGTGTTCTCCTATCAAATATCCAATTTTAAGACAAGATTTATACCTGACAGGTTGTCATTCGATTTTAGTGGATCAATTGACACAATATGAACGAATGGAAACAGTGAAACAACTAGGAAATCTGTATTTGACAGACAAAAAATATCGATTAATGGCATATATTGATGAACGTGCAGAACCATGGAGCTCAGAAGGAGAGTATACCATTTGGCATCTTGCACTGGAACATCCAGATACTCGAATGAATTATGGAATCTATGCAAATGGTTTATTGGTCGAAAGCTGTTCGATCAATTTCTTGAAGTATCATTCCAATATGAGTTTATGATCCAGTTATAATATTGTATGAGATAGATAGAAAATGGCAACCATGGTCTCCGATATATTTTCAAGTGATGATCTGACTTATTTGACACAGCACAAGTCCGTTATGACAGCACTTCAAAAGTCAAGTATTATTTCAACAGGTATGATGTCATTTATTACTCCCATAACATCATCCATTCGGTCCTCACTTGAGACACAATTAGGAATGGATCTGACCAATGTTGCAGTGCTTCCGATGCGATGGATCAAGGGTGATATTGCGTCGCACGTTGATATTGGAATAGCTCCCTTTCAAAATTCATATGTCATTTATTTACAAGATTGTCAAGGATCTCTTTTATTGGATTCTGTATCCTACACTGTTGCTGCAAATACTGGTTTTGTGGTAAAACAGGGTACGACCCATGAAACACAAAATATGGGCCTTGATGCTCGTTTAATTGTAGGTCCTATGAATGAAAGAGGTGAACCTCTTGCATAATTCCATTTTAATAAAGGATAACATGATTTAAACTCGTCGTAGGTTAGAGGAGTAATATATGAGTTCTCCGCCGATTCACTCATTACATTTTATCTATCAAGCATTGTCTCATGGTAGACAGAAAGATAAGATTGACACGATTCTCGAACCTTTACAGGCCATGATTCAATTGGCGATGCTCAGTATCTCTCCGATTGGAACCAAACTTCGCATTCAAGAAAATGTACTATACGTTCAGCCTCCTACGATCCTACAGCCGATCGCAAGATGGTATCATTCAGACAAGAAGGACGATCTTTATTTTTTGTATTCGGTTATCAAACGGTTTATTAAATGGTATAATCCCACGATAAACAAGAAAAGTCCACTCACACCTGAGCTTTATCAGCTGATAAGCCAAATGGGTGTCGATGGACTAAACAACTTATTTAAGACATATAGTTCCGCAGATTCCAATACAGTGATTCATGTGATTCAGATGTATAAAAACTTATTAGAATCAACGAATGACAAAATTTTAGTGGATGAATACATCGTCGATGTGGAGAAAAATAAGGTGAATATCGACGAAGTATTTGAACGTATTGTTGGTGTGTATGATAGCAATATTCTCCAGGTGATTTATCATACTCTTTTTTTGATTAAGCAGGAAGAAGACGAGAAGAACCAACAGCAAAACATTGATGGGCTCAACAGTATCATGCATAAATATAATCAGTCGATTAAAGAATGGATCAAAATGAATCTCATACTGTAATAGAATGTCTTGTGAAAATTATTATGGAAAGGTGTTTGCACATGTAGCAGGCGCATTAGGTATTGCTGCGATTAGTGCGGAACATTTTGACATATCCGGATTATTACGATCATCCTTTTCGATGCAGATTCTTAATATTATCCTTAACTTGGCGGTGGCATTGATCTTGTTATTTGGTGTCTTTTGGACAGAACCAGGATCGACAATCCAGTACTTTTTGTTTGCCGCGTTTGCGTTTTGGTTGGGTCAATCGATGCACGTCATGGTCTCGAATTTGGAGACACGTCAGAAACTCAAACAGGTTCTCATCTTGACGGTGGGTATCTTTTTGGGAATGATGGCAATTGGATTCTATGACAAACAGAATACGCTCGGATTCGGTTCATACTTTTTGGCATCCCTCGTCGGATTGATCCTTGCACAGATCTTTTTAATCTTCTTTTATTCAAAGGAAGCCCATTCGATTGTTTCTATGCTAGGAGTTGCATTGTTTTCATTGTTGGTGGTGTATGACACACAGGTGATTAAGAAAAATAAACAGGTATGCAATGTTCTTCTCAAGCGTGGTGTCAGACCCAATTTTCCAAAGGAGAGTCTAGGTCTCTTTTTGGACTTTATTAACCTGTTTTCGAATTTGTCGCAGCAAAGTTAAGACCCGTGTACTTTGATGTCTCCTTTTTCACAGATCTTCCATTCAATGAGAGAATCGTATACATTCTTTCGTTGATCGCCCTGTAATTGAATGACGTCTCCATATTGAGCATCCGTACTAACGTGTCCATTTGTATTGTACATTTTTTTGAGATATTTCGCAATCTTAGGAAGATCAAGATCATTGGCGATTCCGTGGATGAGTGTGAGACATTTCTTTCCATTGCGCTGTTGAACACGAATATGAACAATGTCGCGTGAATCAGTAAAGAGATCCATCTTATTTTTAAGATGGATTAAATTTATTTAGGTACGGTAGTTAGGATATGGATAAAATAAATTTTCCAATCAATTTTAATGCAATTGGATTGGATTATAAAATGACATATACCAATTTTCCACAGTCAAATAATATTCATCATTTACGACCATTATGTCAGACGGCCAGTTATGATAGCATTCAAGCTCGATCATTTGGGGGACATTCGAGTGGATCAGAACTAATACGAGGTGGCGAATTACACTTGAACGATGGAAGTCGATATCAAATTGAAAAAACATTGGCATACGGATCGTATGGAACGACTGCAATTGTACGAAATAGTGCAACAAATGAATTATTTTGTTTAAAACGTCAAACTCCACAGGATGAAGATGATGAACTGGATTGCTTTAAGGAGGCCATGATGCATCATATTTTAGATCTTCATACCAGACCATTTGAAGATTATCGAAGTGATTTGATTCCAAGATTGTACCATGTGGTTCGTTCTCAGACCGCTGGTGGACCCATTATTGTTTATTTTATTATGGATTTAATGAGCACTTCGTTATCGAATAGAATATCTGCCATTAAAACGTACCATGGTAGATTGCTCGAATTTGTGAGATGTCTCGCACATATAACGCCCACTTTACGAAAATTATATGCAAAAGGATTATATAATCATGGAGACCTTCATATGGGAAATGTCATGTATGATCAAGATTACATGACGTATAAAATAATTGATTATGGATTTTCACGTATTCAAATTGGAACGGGTGCAAGGCATCATGTATTGGTATTAAATGAAAAGAATGCGCGAAGTGATGAAAGTCGAGATCTTACGCAATTAATTGTTGCATTTGAAATGTCATATGGTATGAATGATCTACATTTTACAGAAGGTAGTTTTGAACATGCCGTACAGCAAATGATTAAAAGTGTGGTATACGATGGTCATTGTTCAGGGGTAGGTCATCACGATCATTTGTATGACTTTATTCAGCATGGGTGGAGTTCATCCTATCGGCATTTTAATACGCATACCAATGTGAATGGAACTCATAATATGATACAAATGGCACTCAATGCACTACCACGTTCTGATCGCGTATCTGCACCGCCTGCCCCTGTTTCACGCGTATCAAGTTCTGCAGTGGTTCGTACACCTCATCCTGTAAGAATTGCACCTCGTGAGCCAGAAGAGGCTGCACTACAACAGATAAATCGATTGAGTCCTGGGTGCATGTTATTGTATATTATGTTCATGTTTCTTGCATTTCGTGGAATGGTGGGAATATATTATGGTAGGGGAGGGAGAGATCCCAATGTAAATTCAATGGTAATTTCTAATTTATCCGAACCGGTTCTATCCAATCAATATTCAATCGTGCCATTTCATGCGAATCATTCCATTCAAAATAAGTTTCGTTCCAAGAATCATTCTTCTAAAACTCGAACGAATCGATCCATTTCTAAGAGAAATACAACACGTCGTCGTTTCAATCATGTTCCTCAGGTAACAATTGAAGATTTTGATAAATTATCACTTGCATCATTTTATCATTATCTTCGGTTTCATGCGTTTCCCCATGTATCACAGAAAAATAAGATGGAAATGTTGCGAAAGGCTGCGATGGTACCATTGCAACAGGCAAATGTATTTGCACAAATTGTAAAAGCGGTTCATCAAAATGATATGGATCAGATGATGGAGATTCTCCAAAAGAATAAACTAGAGTTAGGAGACGTAAAAGCATATCAGAAAGTATGGAATCATATTCTTGATGCATACTTTGAGGAGAAAGATTCACCAAATGAACTTCTTCAAACCTTATTGCATATGGGAAGTCAGTTAGATGATTTTCTTTCGCGATACCGCTCTGCAAATCAAGAAACGAAGAAGATGATGGTTATGCAAACCTGCATTACTGCAAGTGATGCTCCCGAATTAATGTTAGAATAAGACAGGAATACGCTATTATTTTCATGATGAACAACATGATGAAAATAATAAAAATCAAGCCAGATTTACTTACGATTCTTATGATTGCGCTTGGTGTTGCGCTTGGAACGCTTAGAACGCTTGGTGTTGCGCTTGCTACGTTTTCCACCGGTATGACCGCATGCTGG